GGGCTCTGAAATTCTTAGTTATTTTTTAGCCTATTTCTACCCTAATTTCGAAGGGTCCCCGCCCCAGAGGGGCTAAGGACACCTTGCTGGTGGGGTTAACCGTAGCTACCAATCTTGCGGATGCCGCCGCGAGCGCGCGACTTCTTGAAGTAGAGCAGGGCCTGGGTCATGGCGTCGACTTGGTCATCGTGGGCGCCTTCGGGGAACTGGCTGACCTCCTTGAGGAAGTCGTTGATCCAGACCTTTTCCTCCGGCAGCCACACAGAGCCCTCGACGATCATGGGACTCACTTCGTCGAAACGGAACTCCTTGGACTGGCCCTTCGGGTCGATCGGAACGATCGGGGCCGGCGCGAGGCGCTTCTGGAAAGAGGTCTTGCCTCGGTTCTGGATGTAGGCCGTACCCTGGCCCTTGTCTTCGACCAGGATGGCGTCGACGTCATCCTTGCGAGCCTGGGTCTCGATCTCCTGGATCATCGCGTTGAAGTCGACCTTCACCCGCTTTTGGTTCAGGAGGTAATACTGCCGGTCGAACGTCTCGCCCCAGGTCTGGATGACCGTGTAGTCAGCGCGTTCGGTGGGCTTGGACGCGGTGTCGACGCTGAGGACGATGCGACGGAAGTATGCTCGGCGGTTCGGCTTGGGACGACCACGCTTGTCGACGTGCCCCTCGGCCAGGGCCTTGCGCAGCGCCTCGTTCGTGAGGTGCGGCGGGATCGAGTAATACTTGAAGTTGCCCGAGATGCTCTCGGTGGACGCGGCCGAGTCGTTCTGCTGGATGACCAGGGAATACCGCTGGAAGCCGAGTTCGACCTGCTTCTCCTTCGCCCAGGTGTGGTCGTAAACGTCCCACAGCATATCGCCGACCTTGCGGCCGAGGATGTCGCCCTCTTCCTCGTAGCAGACGCCGGGCACCTCCACCTTGAGCCACTGCGAGCGCTCGCTGAGGCGCGAGTTCATCTTCATCAGCGTGGACGTCAGATCGTCCTCGTGGAACCGGGTCATGACCAGGAAGACCTTGCCGCCCGGCATGAGACGCGTGCCCAAGTCCCCGATGAACCACGTGGCGACCTTCTCGCGGATGGTCGCGGATTCAGCTTCTTCAATTCGAGCGTAGGGGTCGTCGACCACGATGAAGTTGGCGCGGAAACCGTGGACGGGCGAGCCGACGCCCTTGGCGGCGTACTGACCAGTCGTGCCGGCGATGGCCCATTGCGGCGCGCCGCGCGTGCTCGGGTCGATCGCCAGAGAGGGGAAGACCTTGCCGTACATCGGCGTGGTGACGAGGTTGCGAATCTTCTTCGAGAACTCGTTCTCGACGAACGTCTGGCTGTTGCCGCCGCCGATGATGCGCAGCTTCGGATTACGGCCCAGACGCCACGCCACGAACAGGCGCGAGGCGTAGGTCGAGTTATGGACGACCACGCCATCGGCGAGGAAGGTGTGATCCTGGTTCACGGTGAGGCACTTGCACGGCCCTTCGCCGGCGGGCTCGACCGAGGCGACGCTGTCCGATAGCGGCTTGATCGCCTCGGCGCGCTTGCTGAGATAGGTTTCGTGCTCTTCGCCGGGGAAGGAGATTTCCTGCTCCTCCAGGACGCGCAGGCCCGGTGCGCTAATCGTGACTCGGAACGAGCGCTCACGGATCGTCAGGGAGCTATCCACACCCATCGACGCGAGCAGTCGTTGCCAGTCGCGGGCGTGCTTCTCGGTCGTGTAGTTGAAGCGCACGAGCGGCGTCTTCTTGCCGCTGAAGGTTCCGCGAACCTGGATATAAGCTTGGGTGAACACCTTGCGCTTGGCGTAGGTCGCCGAGAACACCTTCTCCGGGATGCAGCGCTCTTCGGTGGGCACGTCGAGGTCGAAGCGCGCGAGAAACGCCTTGATCGCCTTCGTGCCGAGGCGGTGGTAGGACCGTCCAGCTTGCGCACGTGGATAATTGGTGAATGGGATCGCGTGCTGCGTCAGCAGATTTTCGAGCGCGGTCTGGTGGCCCGCCAAGCTAACCGAGAAGGAATATTCGTGGAAGTCCTTCTTGTGGATGCGGTACATGCGCGCCACGACCCAGGCAGCGAGCCGGTAGTTCGCCTCGGTCAGGTCCGGGTAAGGATCAGCAGCCTTGGTCGTTTGCGGCGTCACCGCGCCCACGATTTCGAGCGGGTCCCCCGGCCGCAGATCGACGGCCTGCTTCCACTTCCCCTTGGACAGAAACGAGTGGTCGTGCGCCGACAGGATTTCACGACCGCGCCGGGTCGTGATCTTCAGCAGGGGCAACACGCCCTGATCGTGAACGGCCGTGACGGCGCGCGACAGGCCCACATGCGACAGGACGAAATCGCCCTTCTTGATGTCGCCCAGGCGCTTCCAGCTTCCGTCGCCCATGCGGACCAGCGTGTCCACGTGCAGCGGCTTGGCGTGGCCCGGCGGGCAATTCAGGATGAAGCGGTTGAGGCGCGGGTTGTTCTCGATCTCCTGGAGCTTGTCGACGAGCCACATATGCCAGGGCGACTCCGGCGGCTCGTCCGGGTTGACGTATTCGCAGAAGGCGTTGAACTCGTCCTTGGCCAACGGCAGCAGCCGCTCCAGGTGATGCTTCTGGACCTTTTCGGAAAGATCGTTCAGGGCTTCAACCTGCTGGCTCGGATCGGACGTGCCGGTGATCTTGATGATCGCCTGCTTGGTCGTGGTCGGCAGGATGAGGCCCATCTGGGCGACTTCCAGGCTCTTGTGGGCGAGGTCGTTGAGTTGGGTGATGGCCGCGCGCGTTCGCTTGCGCTGCTCCATCGGATACGGGGCAGGTACGTTGGTGGACGTCATGGTGATTATTCGTCGTCGCCGGCGTCCGGCGTTTCCTCTTCATCGTCGAAATCGCCGTCTTCCAGCGATCGACGCAGGGCGTCGTAGTCGAACGGCTCAGCGGCGTCTGCCACGGTGATGGTGTTGTTGGCAGCCTTCGGCTTCTCCGCCTCGGCGCGCTTCTGACCGGCGATCAGTTCGGCCGCTTCCTCATCATTGAGCGGCGGCATGGCATGGATGTCCTCGACCGTCGGAAGCGCCTCGTGGGCGCTGTTGACCAAGCTCGCCAGGGCGTCGAGATCGGTCGTCTTCGGAACGTCACCGCGATCTTCTTCCGATGCGCCCTTGAACATACCGAAGTCCTTACCGATCAATTCGAGCGCGGTGATCGCTTCCTTGTAAGCCTGATCATTCTTGGCGAGCCCTGCGACCTCGGCCAATTGCTGGATCACCCACGAGCGACCGTAGCCGGCGAGTTGACCCACAACCTTCGCGGCCTCACGAGCGGCAATATTCTGCTGCTCCTTGACGGCCTCATGCTCGGCCCGTAGCTCGTCAATCCGAGCGCGGATTTCCGGGTTCTCCTCCAGATGCGTCGTGGAGGAGTTGGGAGAGAAGTTAGCGGCCGGTGCAGCCTTTGACGGAGACATACCCTTAGCACGGTGACGTGCGTAGAGTTCATGCTTATCGTTACCAAGTCGCGGCAATGTCTTTTACTTCGCTAGGGCCTCTAGTCGGGTGGTTAGACGGCCGATTTGGATGGTTAGGTCGAGGAAGGATTCGTAGTAGAAGGTCGCTAGATTGCGATTTTCTTCGATGAGTTCGTCGTTGGCGTTCTGGGCGACGAGATTGAAGACGGAGGACTGATGCTCCTTCATCGTATCCATCACCAGTTCCTGGCGATTAGTCAGACGGTCGATTTCCGCCTTCAACCGCTCGCCTTCTTCGACGTCCTCGGGGCTCATGGCGTCTTGTCCGGGCCGGCGGCCTCGTCCTTGAACGTGATCTCGATGCCCTGTTCGGCGAGCAGCGCCTTGGCCGCGACCTTGTCGCCCTTGGTCTGTTCGAGCGCTGCTTCAATCAGTTGCATGATCAGGCTGGCCTGATCCTCTTCGCTCTCCTCGGCTTCCTCGGGCGTGACGAAGCCGATGCCCAGGCCGACTTCCGAGACCGCCAGCATGTCCTCGGGGATCAGGGTCTCGACTTCGTCCGGCTCGGGCGGGCTAGTCTTCGGAATGACGAAGCCCATCGGCACCTTGATCGGCACGGCGACGCGCAGCAACATCATGCCGCGATGATCCAGGACGCCGGTCGGCGTGATGCGCGGCTCGCGCGGATCGTCGATGACGTGGTCGGCCGTCCACGAGATGCCGTCTTCGGACGGGATCGGGCCGGAGCCATCCGTGATGACGACCGAGGCGCGCTTGCCGCGCAGCGGGCCTGATCGCTTGAACATCCGGAGCTTAGGGGTACGCGCGCCGACCAACTTGATACGCGAGGTCAATTAGGGAACTCCACCAGGATAAGCGGCTTGGGCGGCATCAACTTGATGCTGAGGAGCCCGTAGAAACTGAGGATGGCGGCTTCCGCACGACCGTCATCCTTGACCCGCTTGAAGAGGTCGTAGGCGCAGGGAAAAAGTTGCATGGCCCGGCGACGGGCCTCGTTCTTGTCCTTGGGCGTCTTGGTCGCGGCCTTCCAATCCTGTGGGCGCACCTTGGTCAGGATGGATCGGCTGGCGGCGGCGCCTTCGAGGATGCCGAGGTTGCGTCCGAACGAGAACGCCGAGACGACGCCCATCTGGGGCGAGGACCAGACGTCTTCGATGAAGGTGTAGTCGGGCGCGGTGGCGTCGAAGATGCGGGCGCATCCGGCCGGCGAGACGGCGTTCTTGCCACCCTTGCCCGGCTCGCGCGGCATGTCGGTAATGCAGATCGACCAGTCGTCGGTGTCGATGAGCGCGATAGCGCCGTTGACGCCGGGGTCGATGCCCAGGATACGCGACATCAGTGATACAACCAGAAGACAGTGGCGATCCCGGCCACGGCGAGGATCAGCGCGTAGAGGTCGTCACGCCAGGACACCTTGTCCTCGACGTAATTTGGGTGTGCCCGGTCGAGTTGGGCGTTGCGCGCGGCCCAGGCCCCCGTCGCGCCGGCGGCTACGACAGCATTCATTGCGCAGCCTCCTCTTCGCGGATGTGGTGCAGCAGGTTGGTGATCAGGCGGATGTCGACGCTGTAGTCGTCGATCAGGTCGAAGCTGCGCTCCATCACCTCGTGATGCGGCAACTTGCGGACCCACTCGGGCAAGGCGGCGATCTTGGCGGGCGAGAGCGCTTCCTTGTGCGACACCATGAGCGCTCGGCCGCGCCGGACCGCGATGCGCTCCTGAACGTAGGGGCGATGGTAGCGCGAGTGATCGCCACGCTTGCGCTCGACGTCGACGGCGAAGGGCAGCCCGCGCGGCATCACGCGGCTCCGTTGGCCGCCAGCGGAATGATCTTCGGATATTCAGCTTGCGTGATGTTGGCGGTGACCGACTCGGCGATCACGCGGACTGGCTTGTAAACCTTGGTCAGGCCGTCCGGTGGCTGGACCAGGGCCTGGGCATAGGTGCGGTCGATCGTCTTAATCGTGCCGGCGCGCGCCTTGCCGTTTTCGTCTTCCCATTCGATCGTGTCGCCATCCTTGCCGGGGAAGCGCAGGCCCGTGCGCAGCACCCAATGACCAGTTTCGATCTTCAGGGCGATGGCGAGCCCTTCGATCGCGTCGCGCAGAACCATGATCAGGTCGATATCGACCGGCCACGAGAACATGTCCTTCAGAATGACGCCGGCGCGGAACGCGTCGGCTCCGCTTCCCTTCAGCGCCGAGGAGAGCGCGAACTTGATGTCGCTGTCTTCCAGCGAGGGGATGCGAGGCTTGAGCCAAGCCTTGACGTCCGGCAAACGTGACTCCAGCGCCCGGTCGACGACCGGCGTGCTGAGCGGTTCGGGACGTTGATCCCCTTCGGGAGCATTGCGGAGATAGGCGCGAGCCATGGGACCTGAAAGCGTTAACTGTATGCTGCATCCGTCTCATGATCCCACCAGCATGTCAAGATTTCTGGCAGTTTGCCGCCAGTAGCACTGGCCGGTCAACCTTGTCAAGCACCGGCTATTAGCGGTAGCAACCGGAGGTCAGGATGCAACTTTCCGGCAAGAGTCGGTCCCGACTCAATTTTTGACTCTTTCTCCTCTCTATATCCTTCCCGTAGCAGGGACTAAAGCACTTATAGACTAGAAATAGACTATAATGAGGACCCTCCTGTCGGTAGTTAATTAATGGTCGAGAAGTGCTTTAGTAAGGTTAGGGTAAAGAGGGGAGCAGGGCTTGAGCCTGTCAGATGCGTAGTTAATTAATGGTCGAGAAGTGCTTTAGTAAGGTTAGGGTAAAGAGAGGAGCGGCGCATCGAGCATCCATTAGGTTAAATATACGTCAAAAGCGTCTATAAAAATGAAGCAACCCAAGGTTAGAGAGTGATTGGTCTATTATAGGTCTAAAAGCTATATAGATGAAAAGGCCGCCCGAGTGGGCGGCCTCTTCAATCTTTCATCAGCTTCGACGTTACATGGACGACGGCGTCTCGTCGATGTCCAACTCCTCGTCGAGGTCGATGTCATCTTGATAGAGGAGTTCGCGCTGCCGTTCATCGGCAACTTCATGCGCGATCTGCTCCTCGATCATTTCCCAGGACGTGCGGCGCGTCCGATGCGGCCGGAGGCGGACATCGTCGTGGGGCTTGTCGACGATCAGGCCACGGCTGAGAGCCGCCGGGCACTTGCCGTAGTGCTCCGCCACTGCCGTATAGAGGAGCAGCGGCGCGTGAACGTGCGTTCCGACCGTGCCTCGCTCGAAACGGGAATAGAGCCAGCGGATGTGCTTCTTGTCCCATTCGTCGTCACGGCCGGCGCGGTACTCCTCGATATCCTGCCGCACGATCGGCTGGAGGTGGCTCCAGGTCTTGCCCTCGGCTTCCAGGGCGTCAGCTTCGGCTTCAGCGGCATCGCGGCGCGCCTGAACCCACACATCGGTGCGGTCGCGCCATTCGGCTCGGATGATGTTGACCTCCTTGGGCGCGGCGCGCGCCAGGGTCACGACGGCGCCGTAGACGCGGCTATCGGCCAGGAGGTCGTCTTCGCTATCGCCGAATTGCTTACGGAGGTTCGCGAACGCTTCGCCGACGTGGGCGAAATAGGCGTCGCGCTGATCGCGCCAGACGTTCAGATCGACGTCAAGCTTCGCCTTGGCGCTGGACTCGATGAACGAGACCTTCGACATCAGGGCGAACCACTTACCGCGCAGCGGAAGGCTCCCGAGTTCGGCCCAGGGGAGGTTGTAGACGCCACGGGCAGCGAAGTCCTGCCGGATCAGTTGACTGTTCGCGATTACGCGGGTCAGTCGCGAATAGAGCGGCGATGCCTTGATGATGCTGGCGTCTACGCCCTTCGGGCGGCAGTCGTGGGCGTCCAGGATGTCGCGCCACTGGCAAATCCCGCCTTCGGCGCGGATCGCGGCGAGGATCGACTGCTCATCGGAGTCGAACTTATTGACGCCGGAGCGGCGCGCCACCATCGACACCTTATACAGGCCTCGCTCACCGAGGTCGCGGTAGATGAGGTTACGGCGCGCCATGTTCACCAGGGTCTGGGACAGGACGGTTCGCAGGGGCAGTTCGGCCCACTCCGGGCCTAGACCTCGCGCCACATCGGCGTTACGAGCGCCATCGGGATAACGGTCGATCTCGTCCAAGATCGCGCGAAGGTAGGTGGTATGGTCCACGGGCACGCCGTGGATCGTCTTCTGAATTTGAGGGATGCGGGACATCGGTTAATCCTGGTCGGAGTTAACCATGTCTAGAATACTGGCAGCCCGGTGTCAACGATCCTGGCACATCACTCGCTGGGCTTCGCCTGCGCTCGTGACCGGCTGCCGCCGGCTCGTCCTTCGGACCCCAGAAGATCAGTAGTCAAGGACCCTAGTAGGTCAAGGGCTCGCAACCGAGGTGGTCGAGACGAGCCACGAGGCCTTACAACCGAGGCGGTCAAGATGGTCGAGACGTCCACCGGAGCGGGATGCCTAGGCGGTTGTCATGGAGAGATGGCTGCGCTACAGCTTACCCATGTCACTCCGATATACCGACGCGGCCCTGAGGGTCCTACGCCGCATCCGTCAGCAGGGCGCACACATCGTGGCGCTGGGCAGTGAGCAACAGGTGATTGAGCGTCAACTAGGACATTTCCTGGCGCGGACGCCGCGCTCGGGTGGTGAATATGAGTTCACGCCCGAGGGGGTAGCGGAGGCGCAGCGATATGCTGACGAACCGATCCCGCTCCGTCCGGTCGAAAAGAGTCTGCTCTATGATGCGGCGCTGGGCACGCGATCATTTTTCGCCTCGAACTACGTCGCGGTACACCATCTGGTGGAGGCGGGCCTGATCACGGCTGATCTGGGCGCTCGCACGTACGAGTTGACATCGGCGGGCGAGGAAGAAGCACGCCGGCTGGTCCAGCAGGGGTAATAGGCCGGGCTGTCACTCGGAGCTTCGCTCCTCGTGATCGGCTCCGCCGACGCGTCCTCCGGACAATCAATTGACGAGATGGTCGAGACGCCCATGCGACCATGCCGGCCTCGTGTCGACTGCGTTACCGTATTCGATAAACCAGCGCGCCAGCAGGGCAATTTGGCTCCATATTGCCGAATCCGGTAAGGTGTGCCGGCCAGCGACTGTGTCGGCCGAAATTTTTCCGACGACCGGCTACATAATTGCTGCGCAATTCGGCCGTGTCCCAATTATTCTAGCTGACTCCTGGACTCGCTCCGCGAGTGCCGGCCGGCGGCTCGCGTGCTGCTCGAATGGCCTAGTTTCCCCTTTGACCGCTACGCGGGTCTCCTATAATGAAGAGCGTAGGCTAGGAGGGGTTCATGATCAATCGTCGAGTGTTGTTGACCGCGATGGGCGCTGCTGCGTCGATGGCGGCGATCGGGAGTGTGCAGGAGGCTGCTGCGGCGATTGCGCCGATGCACGACCGCGTCACTGCTGCCCTGGCGGACTGGACGGCCGAGGGCAATCCGGCGCGCGAGCGGTCGGACTTCGATCCGGAGGTGTTCTCGTTCATGATGCAGGCAGACCTTCTGGTGGAGCAGGACTGGAGGTTCGTGTACCCCAATGACCCCGGCCCGACCTATTGGATGCGGCGTGAGGCGATCCGTCGTGGTCAGGTCGCGCTGGCGTATCGGATCAGCCCTCAGGCCGGCGACATGATGCAGGACTTCATGGCCATCAAGGTGGTTCCACCCCAGAACCTGGGGCGCCCATTCCGGGACAGCGATTTTGCCCGCTTAGATGCGATCGCCAAGACCCGCAAGCGTGTCTACCTGGGGCCGCCGGTTGGCGGGGCGCTGCCGCGTACGGTGCTGGACCAGTATCAGGTCCGGGATGGGGACTGGCGCTGGCGCGCGGTTCTGTCGGCGCATCTGCGGCCGGAGTGGGTCGGCGACACGATGATGGCGCTGGTCCGCACCCCGATGGGGCAGTTGAATTATCGGACGGAAGATCGAGTGCTGCGCTGGTGACTGAGATGTACACGCTGCGAGTGACGCGACCGGACGCCCAGACTGACAGCTATATCGCGCCCGATCTCAGTTGGGGTGTCTGGGACGGAGGCTTGCTGCGGGTGTGGTCGAACGGGCACGCGATTAGTGCGACCTACTCTAAGGGCGAGTGGACCGAGGTCGCCGAGGAGCGTCCGATCGCTGGGGCGGATGGACTGACCCAGACGTTGCGCTGGAGCGCGGATGCGTGGCGGTCCAAGGCGCAATCATGAGCGAGATTACGGGCGCGGCGATCGCGTGGCTTGAGGACTATTATCGGGCTGAGCAGACCGGCGAGGGTGAGCGGGTTCCGTTCGAGGTTTTGGATGCGATGGCGGATGCGATTGCCCAGAACCGAGAGCGTGGCGAGATGTGGCAGGCCAAGTACGCCTTCGACGCCATGGTGCGCTCTTTCCGGAAACTGAAGGATAGTGTGGATGATGGCCTCGCGGGGGCGGCGCCCGTTAGCGATTAACTCATAATTGAATTTTCCGCTTGCGCGCGTCATGTTGTTTCTTTACTGGTCACGGTGACGATCAATAAGGAGACCCCATGCTGAACCGCGACCGCGTTAATCTGTTGCGCCCCCGCTTTACGCTGGAGATCGCGCAGGCCTGGGAGAAGGCCGAGGACCGCTGGGTCTTCATCGAAGACACGTTCTTCAAGCCGCCGCATGATCGCGCTTCGTCGGGTCTCGTGTTCGAGATCGGCCAGGAGTTCTGCACCATGCTGGACGCCGCTTTCCCGTGGAGCAAGCTCGACGAGATGATCGCCGTGGTGCTGCGCCGGAACTTCAAGGTCACGACCGAGAAGCCCGAGCCCAGCGTCGGCGACTGCGCCAACGCGATGCTGGCGGTCTACGACGTCCTCGATCTCGCCGGTGTCAACAAGCGTAATCCCGCCCTGGGCGAGACCACGCCGGACGGCGTCCTGAACTATTGGCGTGCGATGAAGCGCAAAGACACGCTGCGCGATCTCGTTTAACTTCAACAAGGAGGCACCATGCGTAAGACCCAACTGCTGCTCGCGATCGGCTTCATCTGCGCGTTCATGGCCGGCGCCATCGTTGGGCGCATTTCGACGCGCGATTTCCCGGTCGCCGTGAGCGTGCGCTGATGACCGCGATCGAGACCCTGCAAGGCCGCACGATCGCCAAGGTGAAACGCCGCAACGGCTTCATCCTGCTGCTGGACGCGGCCGGCGACACGATCCTGATGACCAAGGAAGAGAGCCTGTACGATCACGACGGCAACCACTTCCTGACCTGGGACGTCGAGGACGACACGCCGGCGCCGATCGTGTTGAAGCGCCGATGACCTTCGACGCCTATCGGGTCCGCATCGCGATCTGGAACAACCAGAACAGCGACTTCGAGATCGCCTACGAGATGGTGACTGCCGACAACCGGTGGGCCAAGCGACCCTTCACTCTCAGCAGGCGGCTCAAGCCGGGCGTGATGTACGTCGCGCGCTTCGCGACCTTCGAGGCCGCGTGCGCCGGCGCCGAACGTCACAGGAAGGCACAGCCTAAGCCGCCGCGCGTCGCGCCGACCAAGCTACAAGAGCGGGCGAAGGCCCTGCATGACGCCCGGACCCTGGCCCGCGATCTCGAACTGGAGGCGCAGTCCGCCAGCGGTGCGCGCTGGCAAGCACTGCGTGGCTACCCGAATGGGCCGGGCCTGATCGAGGAGGCCGAGATCGCGGCCAAGCAACGCGATCTGGAATTCATGGAAGCGCTTGTCGAGGCGACCGGCTTCGGTCGCTCCGATCTGCGGGAGATGATCGGATGAATGTCACACGCCAACGCATTGCCGAACTCAAGAAGTTGCACCACGAAGTGGTAAGCATCGTGGGCGCGCAAGCCTTGCAGGGCACGCCGTTGACCTGGGCCGTCGTTCTTCAGTTCTACAGCCAGTTCGGCATCGAGACAGGCGAAATCGGCATCCTCAATGAGGACGTGAAGGCCGCGTACGAGGAAGTCCGCAAGGGCGGCAAGACGTTCATCTTCATCAAGGACTCCTATCTGCTGCCCGCTGGCGCGGACTCCCTGGATGTGCTCCAGCATGCCGAACTGCTGGGCAAGCACGCCGCCGTCCGCGCCCGGTTCGAGGCCCGCGCCGACACTCCGATGTCTGCGTATGATCGGCTCCGCGTTGCGAATGAAGGTGTGCGATGACGTTCTATCAACGCGAACAGGAAGTCGACTCCGAGGACCACGGCATTCTCCGGTACAGCGCCGAGGAAGCCGCGCGCGAGGAGATGCAGAAGAGCGCGTGCCACATGAGCGTCACGGTAAGCCGGCTGATCGGCAAGCTGCATACGCGCGGCCTGCTGAACGATCTCGATATCGTCGACGTGCTGGGCGCGACCTGGACCACCGACCCGAAGGAAGTGACGCTGGTCGAGACCGGCGAGTACAGCTTCTTCCCCTAACTCCACGAGGACATGATGAAGGTCAGACAGGCGAATATCCCTACCGCGACGCCGGTGCCGTTGAGCCACGCCGTGGTCGACGTAGGGATCGGGTTCGTGCTCGCGGCCTTGATCGAGAAGCTGCACAAGAGCGCAACCTTCGACGATCAAGATGTCAGCGACATGCTGGCCCGGCTGTACGAGGTCGAGTGATGCAGACGTTCAAGGATCGGGTTCGGGCCGCCGTTCACGAGACGCGCCGAATTGACGCGCTCAAGGGTCTCACACTGAAACCCGTCCAGACCAGCTACACGGTCGATCTCGGCCAGGAGGCGTACGACGCCCTCGCGAAGGCCGAGCGGCTGGCAGTCGCTCGTCTCGTCGAGCCGAAGCACGGCCTCAAGCCGACCCTGACGGAACGACTCGAACTGATCGCCGGCGTCGAGAACGTCGAATATGACGGCGCCTTCGGTCCAACCGTGTTCCTATCGATCACCGCCGACTGCGATCGCGCGAAGACGAAGGAGCACGTCATCGGCGTGATCCAGGACCAGATCAAACGCGCCAACGAGTGGCCGTGATATTTCCGCTTGCGCTTCGATAGATGTTTCTTTACAAGCCTCCTGGACGATCACTTACTCGCTCCCAGGAGGCCCCGATGAAGCTTTACCCGAACCACGCTGACATGCTCGCCGCGATCGCTGAAGCCCGCGCCGCTGCGCTGGTCGAAGCCCGGCACTCGGTCGGTCGGCGCGGCGTCTATCAGTCGCGCGGCACCTGGGCCATGACCAGCGACGGCCGCGAGCGCGCCGGCCCTCTGGTCGAGTCGGTCCCCGGCGACGACTGGAAGACGAAGTGGAAGTTCGACGTCCTGATCGCGACGATCGAGGCCCATCACCCCGAGGTGACGGAAATCTACGTCGAGGGCGGCTTCGACTATGCCGAGTCGCCGCACGCGATGCAGCAGGGCGACTACGATCCCGAGGTCAGCACCTGGAGCCTGCTGGTCTGGAAGCGCGAGCAATGAGCCTGAACGACAAGGCGCTCGAACGCGCTGCCGAAGAACTCTGGAACGCCATCGGCTACCGCAACTTCGATGGGGAGGACAATCCCTATCAAGAAGCTGCTGCACGTACCGATGCTGAGGAACCCGGCTACCGCCTCGCGGGCTATGTTCACTCGGTGCGCAAGCTCGCGCGTCGCGCCGTGACCGCGTACCTTGCGGGAGAAGAAGCGTGAACCGCGTTTCGTCGCCTCCTCCGCCTGCCGGCCCTTATCTGCATCTGCTCGACCGCGTCGATCTGGAGCAGGGCGACTTCCCCGTGCCGGGCAGCCTGTCGGTACAACCGATCTGGAAGGGCGTCGACCGCCCGAAGGGCACCAGCTACGCATTTCGTCCGGAGCATCACCAGTACGCCTATCGTCTGCGCGATCTGATGTTGTCGGGCCGCGCCTTCACTGGCGCCGTGGTCAAGACGGACATCAACGGCAAGACGTTCATGTCGGCCGGGCAGCGCTTCGCGGTCATGACGATCGAAACCTGCCTCGACACCCTGGAGAAGGAAGCCTGATGAAGCGCGCGCAGTGCAAGGCTGCCCGCGTCCTCCTGGGCTGGACCCAGCACGATCTGGCCAAGCAGATTGGCTGCGCAACTTCGACCATCGCGGACTATGAGCGCGGCGCCCGCGAGACCGAGCCCAGCATTCTGCTGGCGGTCTTCGAAGCGTTCGCTCGGAACGGCGTGCTGTTCCGTCCGGATGCGATCCTGCACGCTCCGATCGTCGATTAATCAAGGAGGGCTCCGATGCGCACACTCATCCCCGACACCATGCTCGACGCGGCCGTCGAAGGCTGGGACTACGAGCGCTCGGAAGCGCGCTTCCGGGGCTTCAATTTCAGCATCCGTGAAGGTCTACGACAAGCCCTGCTCTGTGGCCTCGGCCTGATGTCGATCAAAACGGCCGGACGCGTATCCGGGTCGCCCGAGGTGGGCCGCATCCGCGAGATCGACAAGGCCGTCGAGACCCTGGACGAGATGCGGGCGCATCTCCTGCTGGAGCGCTATCGCTTGTCGGATGCGCTCGATGAGCGCCTGAAGGCGACAAAATAACGCTTGCACGTCTCGGGATGTTTCTTTACAACCATCCCGACGAAGCAAGGAGACCCGGATGCCGCTCATGACGATCGCCCAGAATCGCGAACACATCCTCCAGCGCATGCGTGAGGGTGGTGAGGCGGCTCAGCGCCTGCTGCGCACGGGTCAGGCCGCCATGGTCGCCCGCTGGAACCCAACCGGCCTGCCCGAGATGTCGCTGTCGCGCTACAGCTACGGCTCGCGCGCCTTCACGGCCGCGAAACGCATGGTCGACGCTGGAGAGATCATCGTCGCCGGAGGCGCCCTGGAGAACGGCGAGGCCCACCTGCTCGCCGGCCCGAACTTCCCGAAGGAGGCCTGATCCATGACGGACACGACTGTCGCCGAGAACCGCATCGCGATTATCGCGCTGATGCTGCGTCAGTGGGACATCACGAAGCAGCGTATCCAGGAAGGCCATCCGCCGCAGCCGTGGAATCCTGACGTCAAACCGCACGCCATTCTGGAGCGAAATCGGTTGGGCGTGCTGGGTATGCGGGCTGCCCGCAAAATGGAGGAAGCTCGTGAGGTCGATGTGATCAGCGGGTCATGGTCGGATGGCGCAGTCAGGGTCATCGCCGGCCCGAAGTTTCCCTATCCCGAGCCCGATCGCACCGCCCGTCAGGTCGCTCGGTTCACCTCACCGATTCGCGACATCCTGACCGAGGAATTCCTGCGCGAGTGCGAGAAGGTCGCGGCCGAGATGGAGGTACTGAACAAGCGCCGCGACGTCCTGTGGATGCAGATCGCCGACAAGGTGTACGCACTTCCGGACCGCAGCACCGCCAACACGGTGTTCAACGAGATCAGCTTCGCCTGCGCGGCCAAGGACGGTAAGTTCCGTGACATGATCTTCGACGTCGAGCGCGTCCAGGTCATGAACCAGTTCATGTCGCCCGAAGACCTCTGCGTCAACTATGGCCGCCTCAAGCACGAGCCGACCGACACCGCCGAGGGCTTCCTGCCCGCCGGCACAAGGGAATCATGATGAGCGATCTTAAACCCGACGCGTGGCGCTGGCGCCGCCGGATCATGACGGGTAAGCCCAATCCGTGGGTTTATCGAGACGGGGATGACTCACCCGAGCACTTCCTGCGTCAACCCGGCTCGTTCGAGGTGGAATTCCTGCGCGTCGATCCGGCGGCTAAGCCGACCCACTACGACATCCGCGTTGACACCTACAGCGACGAGATCACGCGTCTGCCGGCGCATCGCGTGACGCCGGTGGTGCTGCCGTGACCGATGTCATCCAGACCCTGACGCCCGAGGCCGCGCGCGGCGATCGCTATTGGGCCGGCGGCTCGAAGCGGCGCTGGTTCGTCATGCTGCACTATCAGCCGCGCTGGTTTCCGGACGATGAGGCGACCGACTATGAAGTCGAGAGCTTCCCGGTCGAGGTGTACGGCTCGGAAGCTCAGGCGAGCCGCGCCGCGTTCGAGGTTGCCGATATAATGAATGTCCGAATTGGGTATGTTCTGGAGAAATAACGATGAAGATGATTCGTCGAATCAAGGTACCCGGCTGCCTGAACGATCTGCCTCAGATGGCATTCTCGCAACGACCAGCACCCAACCATGAAGAATCCAAGCGTCTCGACATCGCCTACGGCATTCAAACTTCCGAGCAACTCGCTGCTGAGTTTGATCGACGCGAGGCGCGGCTGAAGTGACCTGGACCCGTACCTCCGACGATCGCTTCGACCGCACCGACCGGTCCAACGTGACCATGACGGCGCGAGGCCGATGGAACGCCTACGTCACCGGGCCGAACGACGATGGCGGCACGCCGCTCCGCAAAGCGTCGGGACGTGGCGTCCGCTGCGAGCCGGCCCTGCTGTCCTGGAAGACTGCCGAGGAAGCGATGGCGGCGGTGGACGCGCGCAAACCGCTCCAGGTCGACGGCCTGTGCCCGGCCCGCTTCGGCGATCAATCGTGTGGCTATCAGCCAGCGCCGGGGGAGTCCTGCGACAAGCGGCTCGTGACCTGCCGCAACTACGGCAACGTGGTGAACTATCGAGGCACGCCGAAGATTCCGCTTGCGGAAACGTGGTAGTTTCTTTACACGAAGCTTGACGATCACTAGGAGAACCTGATGTCCTTCGACCTGCTGCAACCGATCTATCCGCTCTCGTACGACGAACACACCGCGATGGTCGTGTTCATCAACGGCGGCGGCCCGGAAGAAGACATTCCGAAGTTCATCACCGCGATGCGCCTGGACAAGCGGCTGCGCGAGACGACGCATTACTACCACGGCGTCAGCCTGGATGTGGACAACAACATGCGCTGGTACGTCATCGCCCATATGGCCGTGCAGCACAGCGACACCGCGACGCCCGAACATTGGTACGGCGAGCACGGCGCGCTGACCAGTCAGCCGCTGTCTGACGACGTGCGCAAGGAAGCGGAGGAAGTGGTGCTGGCGAAATTGCGCATGGATTTCTTCCATGTGCTGGGCCTGGAGGAATTCATTGGCTGAACTCGTCGAAGCCGAAGGCCTCGTCCACGTGGTCAACCCGGTCAGCGGCGGCGAGCACACTCTGTGCGGCGACGCGTTCGATCTGGCGTCTGACGTCGACGGCTATGAATGGACGCCATCGAAGTCCAAGACGATCACGTGCCCGAACTGCGCCCAGATCATCCGCGAAGTGCGTAACCTCCGAACCTACGTGCGAAAGGAACCCTGATGGTTGACCTGACCATGCAGGATCGTGCCCTGATCACCAATGTGGTGCCCGGCCCGCTGCGCATCTTCTTCACGGGCGTTCGCGTCAGCGAAGCCACGGCCGCGCTGCTGGCGGCGGCTCGGAAGGAAGGCACGGAGGCGCGCGAAGCTGCGCTGGAGGCCGCCGTTCGGCAGGCCCTGGGCATTCTCTATCCGCCGTGCGGCACGGCCGCTGGCGCCGAACACTCCTTGGCTCGTGCGGTCGATGTGCTGCGCGCCGCGCTGACGGAGGAAGGCAATGTCGGCTAGCTGCCACAAGTGGTGCGTCGAGAAGGTCGTGATCACTGCGGGCGAGCGCGCCGGTCGTCGCGTCATCTCGCGCCACAAGACCAAGATCGCCGCCGAGCGTCACATGCCTTCATCGGCCGGCTGGGGCGGATCGGGCATGGTGTACCGCGTGCGCCGGCTGACCAAGAAGGAACGAGGCCTCGCATGAAGCCCGAGAACCTGAAGCTGATCGAAGGCATGAGCCATTCGGTCGCGCACAACCTGCGCACGCACGGCATGTTCTATGGCACGATCAACGCCGACATGTTTGATCGTATGCTTGACGCGGCGCGAGCCCAGGGTCCGATGCCGGTCCAGAAGATGCCGGCGGACGCCGCTTCGGTGCTGCCGGTCCTGGCGCATCTCGTCATGACCGGCGAAGCAACGCCCGAGCAGAGGGCCGAACTGCTGTCGTACCTGCGGTACCAGAACTAGCGAAAATTTCCGCTTGCATCAGTCACGTTGTTTCTTTACAAGAACCGTGACGATCAAGAGGAGACCCCGATGGCCCGCATCAATCCCTACGACAAGTACCGTGAGCAGATCGCCGCGTGGAACGCCGCGAACCCGCGCTACCAGATCGTACAAGATCAACTGACCAAGACCATGCAGCCGGCGGCGCGCCCGTTCGTGCTGTACCGGAAGCTCAACTCGGGCGTGATCGACTACGTCGCCCGCTACTCGACCATCGAAACCGCCATGAAGGCCGGAGAGAAGGACCCACGCTGGTGATCACGCTCCACGGAAACGTCTACATCCCCGAGGCTGTGATCGCTGCCGCCGAGCCGATCCGGATGCTCAACTACAAGACCACCACGCCGGCGCGGTTCCAGAAAAACACGCTGACCGCCGACATCGCCGGCGACCTGCTGCAAGACATCGCCGATCGGATCGGTATCGACCGCGCGCGGCTCGACTACGTGTACTTCTCGGCCGCCCAGGGCGCCGAGCCGCATACCGATCTGCTCGACCCCGAGGTCTTTCAGTCGAACACCTATGTCATTCCGGTCATCCTTCCGGCGGGACGTACAGTGATCGAGGCGGGAGACGCCCATGTCGAAGCGAAGGTGGGCGACATCTACGAGTTCAACCATGAAGAGACGCACGGGATGACCGTCGAGGACACCAAGTCCGGCTGCGTCCTGATCATGGTCGCGGTCCGTCGCGAAATCGCCCTCGACGCCGAAGGTCAGGAAATCGAACGCCTGTGGACCGACGCGCTGCGGACGGACATCGTTGTGCAGGAAGCGCTGGGCTCGATCAAGCAAGTCCACGGCCCTGTCGACGACATGCCCGACTGGCCTGACGCCTGGGAATCCGACAAGCCGTTCGCTAACGTCGGCATGCAATTCGACGGAGGTGACGCCTCGGTCGGCATCCCCGACTGGAGCGGCCTGTGTCTGTCGACGGATCAAAAGGGGACGGTGCTCGGCGACATCCTGGCGGCGCGGCGCGATCCGGCCCTGCGTCATGCTCTGCTTTCGCTGAGTCCTTACATGGACCCGAACGACGACCCCGACCAGGGCCGGCGCGACACCGCGCTGGTCGTGTATCGGGCGCTCGGCCTGCTAGAAGGTCAAGGCTGATGGCGGTGCAAGTCAACACCTTGCTCAAAGCCCTGCGCCAGATCGCGGCCGAGCCGCGCCCGTGCTCCTGTCAATTCCAGCGCGAGCAGGGTCATCTCGCCGCGCTCGGCTACATCGAACTCGGCACCGGAGAGACCGGTCATCGCCGACTGATCGTGACCCAGGACGGTCATGATCGCCTTGCCCTGGAGGCCGCCGCATGAAGATGCCGGATTTCCGCGACGACGGTCCGGACCCGAAGGGCGCCTACGTCTGCTGGGTGCTGCACAAGCTCCACAACGGAGGTTGGTGGGATCAGCCGGAACGCTGGGCCGTAACCTACATGATCTCGGAGACCGAGAAGACGTGGATGCGTCCCTATTCGTCCGGCGTCGGGCAGCAGCGCGGCCTCAAGGACTTGATCAAGGGCCGCTTCACTACGCGCCAGGAGGCCGAGGCCGCGCGCCTCGCCGCGATCGAAGTCTTCCAGGACATCGCCGCCCGCGAGGCGGAGGTAGAGCGGCTCATGGTGGAGGCTATGCGACCCTTTAAGGATCGCTTGAAGCAACTCGCCGCCGAGCAAGAAGACCGCCTGTCGGAGATCACGAAGTGAAGCTGACCGAACGGCACATCCAGGCGCTGTCTCACCTGCGCTCCTATACGGGAGACGCGCAGCAGAAGTGGTCACGACGTCCCAGCGGCTATTCGGCTGCCCTATTCAGTGGCCTCGTGCGGCGCGGTCTGCTCCGCAGCGCTCAGCAGTCCGAGCAGGTCCGTGGCGAGCGTAGGTACTACTACATGCTGTACCAGATGACGCCCGCCGGCCTGGAAGCGCTGAAGCAGGCGGCTCCGCAATGAAGATCAAAGACCTGCGTCAAGCCATCGCCGCCCTCGACGATGACTTGGACGTCAAAATCATCGGCCGTGATGGCTTGGCCTGGGACATCCGGGCCAATCCCCAGGCCTTACCCTTCGACAAGCGTGGTCGCTACAGCCTCGGCGCGGATCAGGGCTCATCGCTGGCGCTCGCGCTCATGATGGACTGCTGATGGACACCTATCGCAAGCCCGCCGAAGGCTCGCCCTGCACGGGCTGCGGCGTCTGCTGTGTCGCGATCCCGTGTGGTATCGGTCAGATGCACGGCTCGCCGATCGGGGAGCCCTGCCGGCTCCTGGTCTGGACGGACGGGAAGTCCAGTTGCGGCGCGCTCAGCCTGCCGGAGGGCGATCTGTACGCGAAGCGCCTAGGCATCGGCATGGGCTGCGACAGCGGACCGGAGCCGGGCGAGGTCGACGAATACGAGGGCATGACGGCGCGCGAGTTCATCGACGCCGGGCACGTGATTAAGCCGGAGGAGGCATGATGAAGGTCGTGATGGAAGGGGTCGTGGACCCCAAGAAGGAAGATGGGGGCATGGCCCTGATCGCCGAGGGCTTCGAGCACAACCCGCACGAGCCGAATGGCATGTTCGTCCGCCTGCAAAGCTGGGACGAGAAGAAGGAGCACATCACCTTCAACCAGTTCGTGGGCAAGAAGGTGCGCGTGACCGTCGAGGTGGTCTCGTGACCGAAGCCATCTTCTCGATCTTCGATAGCAATGAAGACGTCCTCAGGGACTACCTGAACGACTTCAGCTACTACTTGGAGAAGTTCGAGCCGAGCGCTTTCGGAGCGCTGAAGGCCGCACGTGATGCCGGCGACGCGCGCAAGATGATCAGCGTCGCGAACAGCATTTGGTTCGCGCTGCCCGATGATCGCTCGATCCGCCGGCACGGGTTCTTCCGCCTGTGCGACATCGCTGAGTACGTGGTCGAACAGGAAGGCGATGACGAAGCCCACGCCTGAAATCGTCGCTGCGATCAAGCTGCTCCGCAAGGCCGGCTACGACATCGAGCCGCCGGCGCCCGTGCAGGCCGAGGAGGTCAAGGTCAAGCTGAAGGCTGTCCGCGATCCCAACCTGACGCCCGAGCAGGTTGCCGCGTGCTTCCGCATGACCGGCTTCCAGCCGTCGGCCGAACAGTTCCCGCATTCGCCGGAGGGCTTTGCGTGGCTCTGCCGGTTCAACGGCGCCCGGCCCGAGCAGGTGCCCTGGACGTGGCACTACGCCAGCAGCGCCGGGATGCGCGACTACATCGAACGTCTAGCCAGGGAACAACCCGCATGACCACGCCGCTAAAACTCAGCAACTTGAGGTGGCTCGCGATCCGCGCTCGCGATGCTGCATTGACCGACGCTGCCCAGGAGACGCTGGACACCCACAACGCATCCGAGAAGGCCGACATCGCCCTGGCCCAGGCTTACCCGACGGCTGAGACGTTCATCGCTCTGCTGGACCTGATTCAAGAAGCAAGGACCGCCATGGTCGAGGTGCAGATGTCGCCCGCGTGGCTTCGCCTCTCGCCCGAGGCGCGCGACATGATCAACGTTGCGCTGCTTCGTAGCCGGCCTTGAAATTTACGGCTCGGGCGTGATGCTCATTCGGCCTGCGCCTTCGTCTCGAAGAATCCGCGACCGACGATCTTGACGACCTGAGCGTTCGTCAATTGCCCATCCGTGTGAAGCTCCTCCACCAGCCGAGCGAACATCTCGATCAGCTTGTCGACGGTCTGGTCCGCCCGCTGCCCCGCATTGTCGTAGGAGTATGGGTCGGGCGTGACGGCCGAGGAGATCGCCGTGAAGATGGAGTGCTCTCGCGGCTCTTTGTTTCGCCATGTCTTCTCGTAGAGGATCATCGGCTCAATACTCCAGGAAGGCCTCAGGCCCCTTCTCGCGGAACATGCGTTCCATCGTCGACAACTGGTAGCACCAGACCCAGGTCGGGAAGCCCATACCGCCCATTCCTTCAATGCTGCTGCGCACCCGCTTAAGCCGGCGCTGCTTGTAGAGCGCTGACAGGTCGCGGCCCAGGCTCGGACAGCGGTGGGCGCCGTATGGCTGAATGTAGGCCGACGCCTTGGTCGCATCCAGGTAGTCGTTCACAAAGTCGGCGCTACAGACGTCCACCGTCTCCTGCGGAGGTAGGGCGGCGATGTAGTCGAGGAGCCACTTGTGCCGGTCGGCCGGCTTCATGATCTGGGTCATAGCTCCACCGTGACGATGGTGCCCAGCTTGTCAAGGCTCCGCTTGATATCCTCGACTTGAGGACGCCCAAGCATGCTGCGCGCGAAGTCGGTGTCGACGATCGCACGGATGTCGTCGATCTCGTCCAGCGCCCGGCATTTGATCGATTCGCGGCGATCGCGTTCGGCCTGTTGTTCGGAGGCGGCGCGACGCTTGGCCTCCTGCGTCTCACTATACGAAGGGACCGGCGGGCAGGAGCACTCCATCGTGTGTCCGTTCAGCACTTGGCATTCCGGGCAAATCCAGGTGAAACCCATTGTACCCTCAGTTGTCGAAGAAGAAGACGCAACGGACATCTTCCGGCTTGCCCAGGCGCAGCAGACGGGGGATCACGTCGCTCCAGAACCGACGCGCCGACTTGTAGTACGGAACTGACCACCGGAAGTGGCAGTACGGATCGCCGCCGCCGAGCAGCGCGATCATGCGCGACTTCACAGGGTCGAGCGGATCATTGGGGTCGATCTTCCAACGCGGCTTCGAGTCGGGTGACCATCCCTTTTCTCGGCAAAGCGCCTGCCAAGCCTCCTCGAACTGCTCCATGGTGTGATGACGGATTGTCGCGCCGCCAACGCCGCCACAATAGGCATCGGGGCCTTCTGGATTGTCTCGGCAACGCACCCACTCATTGAGGTGGACCCATCCCTCGAACTTGGCCTCCTGGGTCCAGTCGTATTCGAAGAATTCCGCAAGCGTGAAATGCGAGTGGGAATGCCCATCGAAGTCCCAGCGCTCGACGTGCGCTTTGTACTCGGGGCAGGCGTCCTCAGGAACGCCCCGGTGAGCGACAGGCTCGCCAGCTTGCGGGCGCCGCACGCCGGCCAGGATGCCGTAGAATTCGTAATCGCGGTCAGAGTAGTATTGGGCTTCATAAGGGACGTGAAGCCGTGGAACGCCCTTGTCGCCATAGCCATCGTCGACCCATGTGTCGGCGGCCTGCCAGACCCCGTCGACGCGACGCTCAACGTAGAAGTGGATGTCACAGCCCATCGTGGTACTCTTCAGCAGGAGGTGAAAGACGTTCGATCAGGTCGTCCAGATCATCGACCTGCCATTTGTCGCGAAAGCGCACGGCCGCCGCGTACAGTTGGTTGTTTCGGACTAGTGAGGCTTCGCGTGCGGCGTCCAGCTTGGCCCACTGCGGATCATCTTCGCAGCAGGCGCGGTGGAAGGTGACGTAGTACCAGTCGAAGGCCTTGCTGCGCTTGTAGACGCGATACGGGCCTTCGGTGATTGGCTTACCACAACCGCCACAGCGCATCTCGCCGTGGCGAGACCCCGTGTCGCAGTAGTATTGGTGATCGTAGGGCCGTCCCATCTAAGCGGACTCAGCCTTCAGTGCTTGTCGATCGCGCTCCAGGTCTTCATCACCACGCAGGAGAGGGATAAGCGCGGGCGCGAACCGGCGGCTATCCAGACCCCGGAACGAACCTTCCACGCGGACGATCTGAAGCCCTCCGCTCATCTTCACCTCGGCAACCACGAGGGGCCAGTTGAACGGGATGCGGAGCGTCGAGTTGGGATACAGCGCGTGCTCAGTTATGTCGCCGGGAAGCTGATCGTCCGGTAGCAGACGAAGGCGATCGCCGACCTTGACCTTCTCAATCGTCATCATCGGTCTCGGTCATCTCCTCGGCCGCCTCGACAAGCAGCCGGCGCGCCACACCACGCCAGTACGCGCGATCATCCGGCTCTGCTTGATGCCAGTTAGGCGCCGCCCCGGTCCGCGTGTGAAGCTGCATCGCGAGCGCCTCGACGGCCGCGAGATCGACGTTGTTCTCGGCGTCCGGCGGGACGACACCGCCGCAGTGCGGGCAGGTGATGAGGAATTCGGTCATTGGCCGTCCTGTGGGCAGGAGATGACGGTCGTCTGCACGGTGCCGTCGCTATATCGGGTCACATAGACCCTGCACCCATCGCGTTTCCGGTCTAGCGTTTCCGAGTGGGTCGGTAGAGGTCGACCAGCCAGAATGATCATCGAGACGATGCACACCACGATCCCGATGAAGCACACCAGGGTGTTCACCTTGTTTTCAGACGCTTCGCTCATTCGACATGCCCCGCCAGCGCCGCGATGCAGTACGGGTGCGCCTCCCGGCCGTCGAAGGTCGACCGGTACCCATAGATGCCGCGCTCCACGTCTCCATGGACGAAGCCCGCCTCCAGAAGTTCGTCGAACGCTTTCTGCTGGCGCTCGTTCGCAGCCGCCATCAGGATAGGCTTGCCCATCATGACGACGCCGAAGTCCTTCAGCGACGCAATGTAGACCGCGTCGTTCGAGAGGGCGTTGATGCGGGAGATCAGATCAGTCACAGGTTTGAGCCTTCTTCAAAAGCTCGACGCGGGAACAGGTTCTGAGGCACGACGACCTCTTCCTTCGTGACCGTCACCCGGACCACGCCGCAGGTGTCCCAGCACGACGCATTGCTCTTCAGGTCTTCCATGCTTGGATAGACCTTGTTGCCGCCGGCGGCGTTCTCTAGCTCGTCATCGAAGTCGGTCATGCACATGAAGCCGACGCGGGTCTCTTTGGTCATGTGCGTTTCCGTCCAAATAGGTGGGTGACGATCAGGAGGAAGATCAGTGCTGCGCCCGAGATCACCAGGGTAATTAGCAGGGCCACTTCCGGGCCGTATTCAGCGATGATCGGTTCGAGCCAGCGGACGTAAGGGTCCACGATGACGCGGGCCAGGATGCAGCCGATCGCGGTCAGTCCGACCGTGATGACCAATCCATTCCAGATGCCTTTGAACTGTCCCATCACTCGCCGCTCCGCGCCTCGTGACCGGCTGCCGCCGGCGGGACCTCCGGTCGGCCGAGGGGATCGAGACGGCCGGAACGATCCAATTGCTCACGCTCCCGGATCGACCAATCGACCAAATCGTGCAGGGCGTCCATATGGCCGGCATAATCAGAACCACGGCGCTGAAACTGATCACGGACCGCGCGCATGATCTGACGCCAGCCCCAGGATTCACCGTAGGCGACTTGTCCCCGGATAATGCGGATGGTCTGCTCGCGCAGCGCTCCGTAGAGGAAGAGATGCCCAGGACGGCCCAACTGGAGATGTTCGATGATCTCCAGCCCGGCCTCTTCAGGCGTGGCATTGCCGGAGCGGATGCGCGGGAGGCCGGGCCGCTTCATTGGGAGTCCACCGGCGCCACCGCGTTAACCATCCGATGCAGCGCGTCCCCCATCCGACACCCTTCCTCGCCGGTGAACCGCACCGTGGTTGTCGCGTCCGGGCCGGCATCCGGATCGATGCAGCAGTCCTGCCCGGCGCTCAAGACCTGATCGGCGAACTCGCGGATCGACTCAATCAACGCGTCCTCGAAGGACGGCTTACCCAAAAGGGCGCGCTGGACCTTCAGGATGGTGTCGACTTCTTCCAGGGTGAAGACGATCGGCCGATCCGAAACCAGCACGGCCGACCCGAAGATGTCGGTGATGATCTCGCGGCTCTCGGACGAGATATCCTTTTCGGTCGCATAGGCGTCGAGGTCGTACCGATCCAGCAACGCCTTGGCCGCAGCGATCGCCTGTTCTTGCTTCACGGTCTGGGCTGCCCAGGGCGCGAAGGCGTCATGCAGGTCGCGCAGCGTCTGGATCAGGGAGACTTGAGTCACGTCGTCCTCTTGCAGCATGTGGATCATGTCGAACCCGGCGCCGATCTCGGTGTCGCCTTCCAGGGCGACCTTACGCTCGAACCATTCCCTGGAGATCGCGAAGCGACCCTTGTCCTCGGTCTCCGGACGGCGGACATGGATGAACTCAATGCTCTGATCGCCCTTGACGGACCAGGACATCTCGCCCGGAACCTGCATGCGCGTGAAATCGATCGGATTACCCGGCTTCACCATGAAGCGCCCGAGGCGTCGATGGACGAGATATTGGTAATGGAAGGAATCGGCCGCGTCGAAGGCGTCCCGCATCAGCTTGGACAGGTAGTCGAAGAGGACTTCGGCGAGCACGTCGACGGCGACGCTGTCGTGGCAGTCAGGTTCGCGCCGCGCCATCGTGACCGAAACGCCGCGCAGGAGTCTGAACCACCTGTTGAGTTCGGTGGCGTCGGTTCGACCGCTGGTCAGCACCTTGACCGTCCAAACGCGCAGGGCGGAAAAGACGTGCGTGTAGACCTTTAGGCCTTGTTCATCCAGCAACTGGCGCAGTCCAGCGCGCGCTTCTTCAGCGGTTACTTCGCCGGTCTTGATGCGGTTGAGGATGGGGTAGATGATCATCAGAGGTCCCACCACGACTTAAGGCAAAGCGCCGCCGCTGTCATACTCTTGACTTGCTCTGGCGAAGGGGCTGGGAGGGGCCGCATCGCACTAGGGTGGCGAGCGTTAAGTCCTCGCAGCAGAGCGTCCAAGATAGCACTAGGACGGGGCATGTCGGGATTCCGGGATAGGTCCAGAGTCTTGAGAGCCTCATTGAACTCTGTGTCGGTGTATTGCGCTTGAATAGTCATCTACCAGAACCCTTTAGATATGGTGCCTTTGGGCGCAGCCTCCAACAAGGCTATCTCGGCGTCGATCGACGCCAAATAGCTCTCCAGGGTGCCGCCGAAGGATTCATTGTTCTGAGCGTAGTGTTCGCGATAGGCCTTCATCCAGGCCAGCGTACCCCAGGGGTGGCCGCTGCGGTTTCCGGCGCCCGAGGCCATTGCGCACGAGATGGTGTCGGGATGCGTGCCCCAGCCCATGGTTTACCTTCAAGCCATTTGGTCCACCCTGAGTGAACCTTTCGGCTTATCCGTAAACCAACGCTACCTGTGAGGTCAACGCCAAAAGTGTTGACAGCCGGCTCGGCTAGACTGCCGCCCTGACTCCAGGGTACGCCATCGGCATCTGTACGAGGCGCCGGGCCATCTCCCGCGCCAGTTCGGTGCGCAGGGATCGAGAGAGCAGGGCGGTCATATCGGTCGCTTCAACAGACTGGTCCAGCAACGCCTGAACCCCTCCCGCCACGTGGGCGATGGCGGCCTGTTCGCGCGCGTAGACCTGCGGATCATGATGAAGCTTGGTCATGTAGGTGGAATAGCCGTTTTTCGGCCATGCAGCAAACGATTTCGAATGGCCAAGGTTGTGTCGAATTCCCGACACAATTCCCAAAGTGGGTATGAGTCCCCCGAGGCGGCTCGCCTTACGATTTCGCTTGCATGGGGTGATATGTTTCTTTACAAGCGGCCTGGACGAACACAGGAGGCCCTATGACCAAGCGGCGTTTCAAGATCAAGACCGGCGTGCGCCCGTATCCGGGTAAGGTGTTGCTGGCGTCGTACGTCGACGATCATTTCGTCCACGGCCACGTCATCATCAGCCGCCGTGAGACCGCGACCGGGGAACGGGTCTACAGCCGTTCCGAGGTCGAAGAAATCACCGAATGAGCCAGACAGCGAAATAGGAGATCAGGATGACGACCACCCCGAAGACCCTCTCGCGCGCCCTGGCCTATCTGGCGATCACCGGCGCCCAGCGTGGCCTCCACACCAACACCCGCATCGCGATGTACGGCTACTACTCGCTCGTGCCGACCGAAGTGCAGATCGGCGACCACATACTGACCCTGCATAAGGACAAGCTCAACGAGGCCGGCTGGAAGCTGGCCCGCGAGTCCAAGCTGTGGCGCGCCCACGAGAAGCTGGTCGAGATGGGCTTCGAGTACAAGGAGCGTCGCGGTCGGCAGAAGCCGAACTTCTTGAGCTACGAGCATCCGACGCAGATGGCCCACAAGCGTGCGCGGGGAGCCTTCATCAGCACCGACAGCCTGTACGTGCAGCCTGCCGAAGACGCCGTGCCCGAGGGCAAGCAGCCCTGGGATTACCTGCCGACGGAGTTCTGACGCATGGGCATGCTGAGTATGCTCCTGGTGTTCCTATGGGGCCTGAGCTTCGCCGCCTACATCGTGAGGCTGCGGACGATCCATTATGTGGAGCGCGGGCTGGAACCTGGGCGGCCGGTGCGGGCGCCTCAACCTACGCCGCGCGTTCGCCAAGAGTCGCGCAGCGGCGTCATCCATCAGATGGGCTTTGGCGGCCGTGAGCCGCCGCCCGGCATGAAAACCTCGCCCGTCGTACATGAGATCGAGTACGCCGGCGAGGTGTGCGAGACCTGCACGATGTGATCTTGCGCGGCGGAGCTTGAGAGTTTACGAGTGGCGTGACAGGAGGCTTATATGAGCATGAAGCGGTATCTGGCACTATCCCGAGCGCATGATTGGCAGAATGCCGCATCCGTTTTCGCGGTCGCCACGTTCTTCGCCGGCATCTTCATTCCCACGATCGGTACGGTGCCGTTCGGCTGCCTCGGCATTGCGTGTGCCTTCTGCTTCTTCCGCGCCGGCGTTTGGATGAAGAACGCGACGCGCCTGGACGACTGATGTTCATCCCGCTCACGCTCGATACGGCGCCGCTCGATGTGCCTCTGTGGGCCGTCTACGGGTCCGACTGTTTCCCGACCGTCTTCGCGTGCATCGTGAAGGACTACCCTGGGTCGCCCGGCACGGGTCGCGCGCTCTGGGGCTGGAGCATCTACCGCAACAAGGGCGCGTTCCGAACGCTCGGCGTCGGCATCGAGTGGTGCGAGAAGCACAACGTGCGCATCTTCCGCAGCCGCCAGGAGGCATTCGACTACATCGCCTCGCTGTTCCCGCAGGAGGGAAACGCCTAATGAGACTGCGTAACGTCTACCTCGCCCTGAAGGGTCAACTGCCGCTGACGCGGCTTTACCGCAACTTCTTCATCACCGGCAATGCCTGGGGGATGTTCAGTCGCAACTCCCACATCAGCCGGGGCAGCAAGAAGCCGAAGGTCGAATACGGCTCCCTTGAAAGCGCGGAGAAGGCCGCCGGCGCCATGCAGCGTAAGCACGGCGGGGTCTTTCGCCCTTACAAGTGCGTCTTCTGCGACGGCTACCACATCGGTAAGAACGCAGCCTAGCCGGCTGCGCTCACGATGATGATGCTGTCGGGGCCGGGTGGCAGGGCTGAGACCGGCGCCGGCACGTTGTCGGGCAGAGTGTCGCCACGCGCGTCCAGCTTTTCCTGCTCTTCATCGGTCAGGGTCAGATACGCTTCCAGCGGCATGAAACCTGCGTGGAAATAGGTGAACTGGACCTTGTCGTCGAAGAACGCATAGGTGCAGTCGGTCAGATAGAGGTCGTTCGTCCAGGGGAACGGGAAGCTGCGCTTGTCCGGGTCGCAGTAGTCGTCCCGTTGGAGCGCAATCTTATCGACGGCCTCGCGGAAGTCGTGAACGGTCTTGACGCCCTGGAAGGCCTCGCCGATGTCGCCTTCCGGGTAGCCGTCCCAAGCGACCGAGCCGAGCCAGATACGCTTTTCGAGATCGCTCGGGTGGTTGATGAAGAACTGCGCACGCGTGCCCATGTCGGCCTCATTGGTTAATGGCAACGCTGGTTCTCGCACGGTCAGCCAGACTGTCAAGCCGGCATTTTGAGGCTTGACCCTGTATGTGGTTTCTTTACAAGATGTGACCGCGATCGCCAGGAGCCACGCCATGCCAAAAGTCGAGACGGCCGTCTTCAAACTCGACCCGACGAAGCAGGGTTTGCCGCCCGTTCCGGATGGCTACCTATACGTCAAGCGAGGCGATCCGTCGTCAGCGATTTACGTGCCCGCAGCAAAAGAGGAGCCCCACATGAAGAAGAATGACATGCAGGAGCGCCACGAGGCTTTCGAAGCCTGGAAGGCTCTGGGCGGCACCTATCCGCCGGGCGTGGATCGTCTCGTCCTGGACATCGCGTTCAAGGCCGGCTGGGAAGCCCACAAGAACCGGCGCAAGAAGGACACGGTGTCGCGATGAGCCTCTACAAACAGCCCAGCGACTTCATGGCGCTGATCCCCGAGCTACTTTCGTCCTCGGCCACGACGCATCTCGATCGTCCTGAATCGCCCAATGGTGAGTTCTGGATCGAGATCGACTGCAACGACTTCAACATCCAGGTCCAATGGACGGCGAAGTACGGGTTCGGCTTCTACAAGCTGAACGAGGAGCCCGTGTACGGGCAGCGCCCGGAGACGTACTTCCTCTTCGTGGAGCAGGCTGTCGGCCATGTCGTGAAACTGTACGCGGAATTCGAAGCCTCCAACGCTGGAGGGCGTTGACAGGCGGAGAGTGTTTCTTTACACACGCCACTGACGAACAACCCAGGAGGCCCTGATGTCCATTTCCTGCAACGCCGTGTTCCAGCACACCGACGTCATGTCGATCGTGAAGGCCATGCGCACCCTGTACGGCGGCTCGGACTATACGATCCGCCTGACGGATCAAGACGACCACGTCGTCGTGCATTTCAACGAAGAACTGACGCCGGCGCAGAAGGCCGGCAACGTCCGCAAGAAGTACCATCAACGCGATCGTGGCGAGCCGCGCATGATGCACGTCTTCCTCAACGGCTACTGCGCCTGCGATTACCGCGAGGTCTTCTCGCGCGATCCGGGCGTGCTGCTCACCCTGGGCTCCTACGGCGACGCCGAGCGCATTCTGCGGCTGGTGACTGCCCACTTCGGCGGCGGCTGGATCAAGGACGAGGGCAACTCGAAGCACCCAGACTCGTGGTATCATGTGCTGGCCGGCGCGGAGGCCGCGTGATGGAACGCGAACTCGCTCTCAAGAAGGCCGAGTCGCTGGTGTCCCAGACGACGCCCGTCATCGGCGGCTTCAGCTTCATGGTCAATCGCGCGCTGGCGACCGAAGCCTACTCGATGACCTTCATCCTGTATGCGCAGGCCGAGTGGTCGCGCCGCGCCATGGTCGCACGACTCGCGCTGGTCGAGGCCGGCGACTGGTCGGAACACGAGGCGGCCTTCTGGATCGAGGAGGCGCACGCCCGCGCCAACCTCGGGAACAAAAGCCAACTCTACTCCAGCGAGATCGTAGATCGCGCCTACGCCGCCAGGAAGGCTTTCCGCGAACGCGCCGAGTACGCCCTGCATATGGCCGCCGGATGACTCGCAGCACGCACGGGCAGCGGCACATGGAACTCGCGACCGCCGCTGCAATAGAAATGTTGAAGCAGAAGGGCCTGGAAGCCCGTGCTGTTCGGCAGGGCAAACACGTCCGGGTCCAATCTCAGCTTCCAGGCCAGGGCTGGATTCATGTCACCTCGATTCGTAGCACGTCCCGAGGCGGCGATCAGTCCTCCGTACATTTCGCTGTGAAGAACGTGAACCAGTTCCTTCACAAACACGGCTATCGATAGGTCCCTTGGTCCAACTGGAGAGGGCAGCCCTCTTCTAAAGGGCGGGTACTGGTTCGAGTCCAGTAGGGATCGCCACGCTATCACTCACTACTTCTCGCTTGACGTGGTCGTCCTGTTTCTTTACACGAAGCTTGACGATCACGAGGAGGCCCTATGACCCAGCAGATTATCCCGCGCCACGGTAATGGTGATTGGGGCGTGAAGCGTCGGCTGATCGCCGCCCTCCATCGCCCCGGCATCTATCGCGATGATCCGACTTCGACGGTGATGCTGTTCATCGTCCCCGGCCATACGATGGCGCACGGCGCACGAGGCTTCGGCCGCGACTACGTGCAAGCCCAACTGATCCTGCGCGCGCCGTCCCGGTTCAAGATGCTGGGCGGGTTCGACACCTGCTGGCTGGAGAAGGGCCGCATCACGCAGGCCTCGATCGCCAAACACGCCGACAAGATCAACGAAGCTTTCGGATTCGAGATCGCGAGCCGGCTACATCCGAGCAAGACGCTGTGGGTGAACCAAAACGGGGAAGCGATCTGATGAAGTTTCAGAAGTTCACCTGTCCCGAGACCGGCATGACGTGGCTGGAGCCGGTCAGCGAGCCGCAGGACTACGCACCCAAGCCGATCACGCCGGAGCAGCAAGCGATCCATGATGACCTGCTGGAGCGCACCAAGGCACTGACGGCGGAAATCAAAGCCGCGCTGGACGATATCAACGCCAAGAAAGAAGCCAATGCCGACGCCTAAGTTCCAGAACCTCGTCACCCGGCTGAAGATCAAGATCAAGCAGTCCCAGACGCCTGTGCCGGGCTTCATCATCGGCCTGTCGGGCACCGACTCGCTGACGGCGTTCTACGCCCTGCTGACGGCCGTGCGCGAACTGGAGGCCGAGGGCTTCCGACGCGTTCCGATTCGCGCGCTGCACTACGTCGCCGCCGGCCGCAAGACGCCAAGCTGGTTCGAGACCGCTGCGGCGGCCTGGATCAAGGAAGTCGCCGGCGACGAAGTCAGCCTCGAAGTCCTCGTGCCGCTGGGCGGCAATGAGGATCAGCAGCGTTGGGCCGACATCCACCTGCGTGCCTTGAACGACGTCGAGTCGCACGAGGGTATGCCAACCAGGAAGCCGATTCCGTATGAGCCGGGCAACAACTTCTGGGTCGTCGGCTGCACCAACCTGACCGAATTCACCCTGGGTAAGTTCAGCCTGCTCTCGGACTCGGTGTCGATCCAGCCGATCCGGTCGCTCTGGAAGAGCGAGATCATGGACATCTGCGCGCGCCTGAACGTGCCGCAACCGGTCATGGAAGCGGCCCGCTTCGCGGATTGCATCTGCGGTCGCGATGAACTCGCCGCCGAGAACATCGAACTGATCGACGCGATACTGCGCAACGACTTCGACCCCGGCGCCCACGATCCTGACCTGCTGAAGAAGCTGATCGACTACGTTCGCGAGACGAAGCGGGCCTTCGACTTCCGTCAGCGCGTTCCATACATCGTCTAGGAGGGCTCATGACCGTCGCCGTCGTATCCTTTTCATCCCGACCGACTCCGGCCTCGCTGGAGATCGTGGACTGGACCACCGTCCAGATGAAGGACCGCTTCTACAGCAGCACCCGCATCGCGCGGCTCGCCGATCCGGGCCTGAAGTCGGGCATCCAGCACGCGGAGTTCAACTTCGTGTACGGCTTCTTCGACACGTTCGAGGAGGCCTATGAACGCCGCAAGTCGGCCTTCACGCTCTGGAAAGAGAAGAGCGCGCCGGTCGAAGCGCTCGACGCCGATCGCCTCGCCCTGGAGAAGAAGTTGGCGAGCGCGATCGCCGCCTGCGAGGAGGCTGAACAGGAACGCAAGGAGGCCCTGAAGGCGCACTTCGAGCCGGTGGTGACGGCGCCATGAAGATCGGAACGCATCCGCGTCAATACAGCAGCAAAAAGACCGAATGGATCGTACGGGGCTTTTCAAAACAGATCGGCCAATACGTCTACCCCAAGATCGGATGGTCTTGGACTGAGTGGGTCCCGGAGATCGCGGACACGTACGAGACGCATGCGGAAGCAGTCCGCGCGATCTCCGCCGGCTATCTGAAGTCGATGATCGAGACGCAGGAAATCGTCGATATCATCTACTACGAGCGCACCATAGTGCATCAGATCGATGAGGTGGTCACCATCGTCGGCTACGATGCGAACGGCCAACAGGTCCAGGTCGCTGAGCCGACCGCCTTCACCGATGATCACATCATCCAGGCCGAAGATTACCTACTGCTGGGTGATCGCGGTGTGGCGGGCATCTACGCCCAAGTTCTGGCGGTGCGAGATGGTGAAGCCTTCCTCTGGGTCCTGAACGGGTGCTGGAAGATGCGCGCGCAGATCACGCCTGATGGGCTGGTCATGGACGGGTCTCACGGTGCTCCGCACATCTACACGATCCTGCATCACGGTCCGGTCGACCCTAGCATCTCCGCCGCAGATCACGAGGGCCAGACCGACGCCTGGGCGCGGCTCTATGAGAAGGAGGCCTCATGATCGGAATCGACGCCTACGAAACGCTGGCGGTCACGCTCTATGAAAGTTGGGTTCGACGCGCCTATGGACAACGTCCGGATCGGGCGAAATCCTACGAGGAAATGTCGGCGAAGGAGCGAAATCGCTGGCGTACGATCGCTCATCGGATGATCGCGGAAGCGAGCGAGCAGCGGTCGAAGGTTATCGCTGATGCTGCCGCCACGTACGAAGTGCTCAACCCGCCTCTCGCGGGCGATTGACAGGCTCGAATAGTTTCTTTACAACCCTCCTGACGAACAACGAAAGGAGGCTCGCCATGTGCAAGCAGACCCATCACATCACGATCGGCGGTCGGCCCTACTGCGATCTGCTCGGCTCGGTCGCGGGCCTCGCGATCGCCAAGGATACCGGCGTCGACTCGTGCTCGCATCCCTCGGGTGCGGCAGCCCAGCGCGCGGCGAAGGCCCTGCGTCCCCGGTTCAAGTACGGCCGCGTGAAGGTCGTGGCCGGCGACTGCCCGGTGGTGGCCTGATGGGCAAGACCGCTTGGAATCCCCGTCCGTCCGAAGGCTACAACTGCCTCGAACGGACGGGCTATCTCGCCGGCTACAGCGATGGCTTCCACGGCTTACACTACGGCGCCGGCTACGATGATCCGCCGGCGGCCTATCGCACCGGCTTCGAAGAAGGATGCGCTGCGGCGCGAGGGAAGGCTGCCTAATGGCCCGTCAGATCATAACGCCGGCAGGCGGCGTCATCCTGTACGCCAAACGCGTCGCCGGCATCATGTACGAGATCGTCACCGAACAGGGTGAGACGGTCGGCTACATGCGTCGCGTGCTGCATTCGCGCTGGGCCATCGCGTTGACCGAGGACGAAGAGTTCAAGGGTACCTACGCCGACATGCCGCACGCGGCTCAGGGCATCCTGTTCCGCCGTCGTGAAGATGCGGAGCGCTTCTAATGGCGCTCCACTACGACACCGTCCGCCGTGACTTCGAAGCGCTGGAGCGCATCGCCGAACTGTCCGATCAGGTCGAACTCGACGCGCGGCGTCTTGACCTGATGCGGACACCCACCAAAGCGAAAGCGGCCGATCTGTACCACAGCGCCATCCTGATGTGGTTCAACGAGCACGGCGAGGATGCCGCGCCCGAACTGGCCGAGGTGTACCTGTGAGCCGGGGGTTCATTCATCTCCAGGGCGACCGCAAACCGGTCGTCATTCCGGGCCTGGGTTCATTCCTCGTGTCGGTCAACGGCTCCACGATGGCGACGGATCACGTCCTCGTCGAGTTCTGGGCTGAAGGGCGCGATGCGCCGGCGATGGGCCATGTAGGCTACAAGCCGAGGATCGCCGTGACTGGTGGGCTCGATTTCGGTAAGCCCTATAACTACAACCTTCGGATCGGCGCCGGCGAGCGCGATTGGTCGAAGGCTGCCCACGATCAGGCGCTTCTCCTGGCTGAAGCGGTCCAGGTCCATGATGCCGTAGGAATGCTCTGGGTTCTCAAGTCGCTCTGCCATATCGGCTGGCTCGACCATCGCGACAAGCTTCAGCAGGCCGAGCACACCGTCGAGAACTTCACCGCGATGCTGGCTGATCCGCTGTATCCGCAGACGGAGCGTTACCGCAATCGGGAGACCGGTGAGTGGGTGGATGAGCCTGTTTCCGAGGAGGAGCGAGCAAGGCGTCGCGCAGGCTGGCCCGCCGTGCTGAAGCGCGCGCAAAAGACGGTCGACGAACTCACGTCGGCCGAGGCCTTGCGCCAACAGCGCCGGATCGAGATGACGCGGCAACTACTCAAAACACTCTATTTCAACACGCCGAAGCGGAAGATGTCGCCGCGCGAGATCGCCCAAGCTGCGCTGAACATGCTGGAGGGCGCGGAGTGAAGCTGGCGATCAACATCACGCTGGCTCCTGGCGATGCCCTCGACGTCCGCCTCGTGAAGGACGGTGCGGTCCTGGCGTTCAATGGCGTCGAGGTCCGCATGGATCATGACCATGTCCATGCGCTACTTCAAGGCCTGGGGAAGCGCCGTGTGCGCCGCGATCGACTGAGCTTGTCCGAGAAGGTGCAACGACGAGCGCAAGCGCCGGCATCCCAGGCAACCCTGGGCGCCCTGGAAGGTCTCCAGGAAAGGCACGGGTGGGTCTTCGTCCACCAACTCGTGGAAGTGCTGGGCTACAACCCCGACAAGGTCCGGGCCTCTCTGCACGCACTGAAACACGCAGGCTTGGCGGAATCGAAGGTATCGGAGATCAAGCCGGCGGGGTCTCCGCAGCCGCTTGTCATGTACCGCACCGTTGAGCCGCCGCCGCCAGCGGTGTAAGGTCTAGCTGCCTCATCCCGAGGCCTGGAGATCACCATGGATTACTCGGCCGGCATATTCATTGGCAGCCTGGGCGGCGTACTCGCCTTCCTAGCGGCCCTGATCTGGATCACCGACGCGGCCCGCGATCGCAACGCGGCGAAGGAACTGGACGCGGAGGTCCGCCGCAAGGAAGCCTCGCGCCCGATCATCATCACGCTTTAGCAGGGACGGACCGCCGTCTCGAACCAGACTATCGACTTGATGTAGCTGTCGCCGGCGTTTAGCCGGGCGACCAACTCGACCATGAGCCCTCGTCCGCGCATCTCACGCCTGACAAAATCGGGAGGGGTGTATAGCGGCTGGCCGTCCTGGAGAACCCAGAGACGGCCGCTGCGCTTGGCGAGAGTGTGGGTCATTCCCGATATTGCTTCTGCCGGTTGCGCTTCCAGCCGTTGCCGCGACGCGCGTGCTGGACGTCGTCCCAGGCCGACGGGAGCTTCGAACGCTTCCCACGAACCTTCACGCCCAGGTCGACCGCGTCCTCGTCATAGCAGAGGAAGCCATTCTCACGGCGCTCGCCGGTCGTGGCGATCCGGCGGTAGCAACGCCGGCGACTGGCGCGCGTGCAGCGGACGCCCTCCACCGGCCCTTGCCGGAAGACGTACCGGCGGTTCCATCGCCGATAGCTAGGGCGCGGATTCAGGCGAGCGACTTCGTCGATCTTCCAGGCCGGGATATAGAGGCCGTCCTGGTCGAGGATGTGACGCATCTTCGGGTCACCGTAGTAACCGCGCGCATAGTATTGCACCGCCTCCACCAGAGAGTCAAAGCGGCGCGCCGTCCCCCAGGTTTCGAGGGCGATCACAGGGCCGTCAACGCGGCGCCAGTTCTGGGTCATGGGTAGTCTCCGTTGGCTAACCTAACGGAAGACGACCACCTCGTTCTTGATCGACATACGGCATAGTTACACCTTGTGGCGCTTGAAGTCTAGTTTTCCCCGCAGCCGAGACTGCGAGCGTTCGAGCGGTTCGACGCGGCCGACTTCCCGTTCGACCCACTCGGCCTCGTCATAGATGCCGGGGCAGGGGTCGCCCAGATCGCTCTTGTGCCGGCGAGGCCAGTAGTAGCTCCCGTCACCCGGCCCGATACCATCACGAGGTCGACGCCCACCAGTCAGCTTACCGCACCTCACACACTGGAAGCGCAGGTCCATGACCGTGCCGTCCTCCAGGTAGTAGATCATAGCCGGGAACCGTCGGGACGTCTGCGGATCGGAGCCGCGTCGGGCGTGCAGCCGTGGTGGCCCTGCTCAATGAAGTAGCGATCGCGCTTGATCAGCTTGCCTTTGATCCAGAAGCCCCAACGCCGCGACGGTCGGCCGGCGATCAGCAGCGTGACCGTGCCCGGCTTGACATTGATGACCTTGTGGGCGAAGTCGGCACGGCGGTACCGGATCGAGCCTGCGCGAAGCACGTCATAGACCTTGCCCGGCTCGCCAAGCCGTTCGATCACCTCAGGGCGCATGTCCGGACTCTCGTCGGTGTAGCCACCTTTCAGCACTAAGGTGATGAACCAGTTCGGGTGATCGTGATAGGCGCGGTGATCGTCGTCGCCGTTCCACTCGTGGGCGCGGATCGAGAAGGGGCCGAAGTCCAGCTTGGTCAAGCGGAAGTACGGACACTCCTCCAGGCCGCCGGGCCGGCGCCAGATCAGGCTAGGCAGCTTCATGCGGCTTCCACAGCGTGATGAGCGCGGCTTCGATCGGCTTGCCGTCGAAATGGAACATGCCGGCCGGCAGGGTCGTGAGCGAGTATTCCGCATCACCGACAACACCCAGATGAACGATGATCGCCTGGGCATGCTCACGGTGGATCAACGCGACCAGTCGGCCGCCCGGCTTCAGGAAGCTGTAGGCGTGCGTCACGTGCGGAACATTGGCGCGCGGAGGGTTCATGACCACGCGATCGTACAACGTCGTCACCGGCGTCATCAGGAAGTCGGAGCGGCGCACTGCCAGGACGGACTTCGGAAGACCGTACATGTCACGCTGCTTGGCGATGCTCTCGCAGCAGCGCTGGTTCAGTTCGATTGCGGTGACATCGGCGCCTCGGGCCACGGCCTCGAACGCGAGACGGCCGTCGCCCGCGCTGGGCTCCAGGACCGAGTGCCCAGGACGTACGTCAGCGAGATCGAGCATATGCCCGACCAATTGCGAGGGGGTTTCGTTGGCCAGCAGCGAGGCCTCAATCGTGATCGTCATGAGAGGCCTCCTGTGCTGTGAAAGGGAATGGTCGGTGTGGGCGCGAGTCGAACGCCCGACCTCCAGGTCTTCATCCAGGCTGTGATCCCCGACTCTTGCCAGCGTTTCTTCAGCACCCGCTTATGGCCGAAGTTAGCCATCGCGCTGAGCCGTGTAATCCGCTAGCTCATCGTTGCTTCAGTCCAGCGTCTTCCGAGTAGCGACCCCGGCGTCGGCTTCGTTCCGCAGCATCACAGTAATCCCGGCCCTGGCGCTCTACCACCTGAGCTACACACCGTTATTCGAGAGATGGTCAGAGGGGAAGGATTCGAACCCCCGACACCCAGGTCTTCATCCGCGCACCGAATGATCTTTCGTCGACTTTCCTAGTCTGGTTTCCGGAATGGCCTATCCCGTACCGCCTCGCCAGTATTCATCTTCGTCCAAGTCCATCCCTCGCTAAAGGGACTTCCAACCTTGCTTGGCTCGGTTTCCGGCACTGAAGAATGTGCCATCCGCGTCACCTAACTTGGTCTCACCCGATGATTGTGCGGCCCTGGTGCTCTACCCGCTGAGCTACCCTCCGATCTCTCATCGACGCTTAGGATTTCTCCGCCGCGCTTGATGTCTATCTATTGGCCTCCCTGCCGTCCGTCAACTCTTGATGACAGGATTCTTGAACTTTTTTCGTCGACTTAGTTAACGGACGGCAGCGGCTTCAGTGTGACGACGACGTCTCGCTTGTAGGGGATATCCGTCGTGCGATTGATCGCGATCGAGATGATCTCGTCGGCCGCAACACCCTCGTTGGCGATCAACAGCGTCTTGATCGCATCCGGCAACATGGCGAACGTTTCACCACTGTCTGCGCCGGAAAGGTGCAGCCCGCGCAGTGTGTAGCTCCAGATACGAACACCCCCGTCTTCACGAGGATCGGACATGATGTCGTAGTGGAGCTTCCGTTCACCACGGAGCGAGGACAGTAGGTCCGTGTCCTTCTCCAGATGCGCGTTCAGCCGGATCAGGGCGTCGCGGAGCACCGCGTCCTCCGGAGCATTCGTGCAGGTCAGCAGCATCCGAAGGCGCATCAGGTGATAGGCCGGATCACGGACGTATCCGCCGAGATCGGGGCAGGGTGAGCGTTCTTGGGTCACGTGTACTTGTACTCCTTACCGCCCCAGACCGAGGCTACAGCGCGGACTAGCGCCTCATCAGGATTAATTCCACCGTTTACGGGGATGGGCTCGTAATTAGGCGGGCTCAAGATGTTGCTGTACTCGGTCAGGCGCTTAATCTCCCAAGTCACTTGAGACTTGAAATCTTCCTCGAAACCTTGACCATTTTTGGCGGCTTGTTCTAACGACTCATAGTGATGCGTCTTAAGGTCTTCCCAATGACCATTCAACCATTCCCCGTAGTAGGTAACAGGGAACCATTTACCCTGTGCGTTGATCTGCTCAACATGGAATCGGTCCTGATTGGTCTGCACGACGCGATGTGCGCCGGCGCGACGAAGCTGTCGGCGCAGTTTCAGGGCTTGAGCCTTAGCGTCCCGCGCCTTCTGCTCCCGCTTCTGTTCCGCCTGAGCGCGCTTCTCTGCCTGAGCTTGGGCGGCCTGCGCCTCATGTTCAGCGCGTCGCGCCTTGGACCACCACCACTTAGGCTCCGACGGCTTTTTAGCGTATCCACCCATCTTAGCCCCTCCCCTTTAGCGAACCGGCCCAGGCCGGCGAATAAGCGGTAGCAGCGCCTCGGCCTTGAACCGGCGCTGACGCGTCGCCGCGATCACCACGTCGACGTCCTCGGCTGTCATCGGATGCGGCGGATTCTCGCGCGTGATCTTCAGAAGATCTTCGCGGGCGGCCATGGCCTGGATACCCAATTCGACCAAATCGACCATGTCCCCGTGATCGACGTAGTTGAGATTGAGTTGAATGATCAGGTCGTAGGGTTGGTCGACCAGCTTGCCCGTCCCATCCTCATTGAGTTGGAGGATGTCGGCGTTGAGCATCTGGACCATTTGATGCCGCTGACTCATCGACGTTTCTTCTCCGCGAGGCCTTGCCAGAACCAGATGCTCCAGACTCCGACGGGAAGCAGCGCCAGATCGACTGCGTCGATCGTCCACCCGGCGTTCCAGATGGGAAGCCCCGCTGCACGGGCGACGGCGAAGACGGCGCCGCCCCAGAGCAGGGCAGCGATCAGCCACGTCAGATAGTCGCGCTTAGGCGCCGGCGGCTCAGGGGCAGGCTCTTCGTAGGTCGGCACGCGGTGCTCGAAGAAGCCCATGCGTTCGACGCGATAGCCAGACGGGCGGACCGCACTGCCTCCGAACGGCGGATCGCCATGCTCGGCGGTTTCAGGCTTGTAGCCGCCCTGGACTTTCCGAGGGGCCTGCATCACATGAACTTCAGCTTCTGACGCTTCGAGGCAGCCTCACGGCAACCGGCCGCGAACGTCTCGGCCATCTCGACGAAGCTATGACTGCGGACCGTGGGATCGTGGTCCGGTAGTTGCGCGAGCAACGGCACCATCTTGTCCAGATCGTCCGCGACCAGCCGGCACTCCTTCGGCGTCAGGTGACCGTCGCAGTCGCTGTGGCAGAGGAGGATGTAGAGCCCTGGATGAGTGTCACGGTCCATTCCGGGACCGTAGTACCAGTTCGTCTCCCCGTCGTAGCCGTTGGGGTACGAGCCGCCCATCGCGCGGCAGATCGCCACGCGGAAGCGTTGGAAACGCGAGTAGGCGCCATCGAAGGCGCCATGCGTACAGTTCAGCCCCATCACATCCCTCTCAAGGTCATATCGGCGGCGTGGCAGTAGTCACAGACCAGCTTGCCCCCAATCACGTTTTCATTGCCCGGCACGCCGCCGCTGCGGCCCTGGCAGATCGAGCAGTCGTCGCGCAGTCGGGTGCGCGTGCGCAGGACGTGCAGGACGTCCTCCAGGGTGCGGCCGGGGGTCGCCTCCCACTTACCGATGGCTTCGTCGACGGAGCAGCCCTCGTAGTAGCTCGGTAGCGCCTTGGCCAATCGGTTCAGCACCACCCGGTCCAGCATCGATTCCTCATCCACGCGGTTGTAGGCTTTGAACACCGTCACCGCGAGCAGGACAGCGCTGGTCATCGTAAGCGTGTCGTCGTCGGCCGTTGTACGGCGCCAGCCTTGCTCGACGATGTACTCGGCCGCCGCCTCCAAGAGCATGTCCATTTCGGGAGCCGAGATCGTGCGCGTGATCTTGCCTTGGCTCGCAACAACCTTACGGGCCTTGCCAGTCGGCACGATGATCACGTCAGGACCGCCTTGGGAATTCAGGCCTGAGCGCCGGGTGATGATGTCGAGTGCGTTCGACTGGATGTCGAAGCCCGACGGGCGAGTGCGGATTGGCCAAGGTTCGGTCACTTCGACATCCCATAGGGTTCCACGATGACGTCGGGATTCTCCAGCTTGTACTGGCGCATGTCTTCCTCGTGCATCGCTTGGGCGGTCGGCTCGGGATCGATGTCACCCTCGGCGTAGAACGGTACGGGGAAGGTGATCGCTTCATCGGCGACACGCTCGTACGGGCGGAAGATGTCGCCTTGGTAGGCGTTCTCGCCGAACGGCGCCGTCGAGATGTAGACGGAGTCGAACTTCGCGCGCCAGAACACGAAGCAGTTCTGCGTCGCATCCCAGCGCGCGAACTTGGTGTTGCGGTTCCAGCCGCGATAGTAGGCGCGGTGGACGAGTTCGGATTCGGGGATGGTTTCCAGGGCCATGGTTCAGCCTTTCAGGTTGGCGATCAGGTGGCGCAGGAATTTGATAGGATGCCAGACGCCGCAGCGCCAGCACGGCATGTAGCGGGTATGCCCGTGCTTGCAGCGTCCGAAGGTCCCCGAGTTGACCATGAAGGGCACATTACCGCCATAGAGGTTAGAACCGGACATCAGACTCGAACCGGCGCAAATAGCCCGGCGAACAGGAGGCCAGTGGTCTTGAACAGGTTGCGGCAGTGCATCGGATTTGCTCACTAAGGAAGGACACTGACACGGGTAGAGAACGGGGCGCCGTCTGTCAACTCACGCAGGCACCTGCGTCGCGACGAAGAGCAGACGATGGGCCATCTTGGCGGGTTCGACCGGCGCGGACAGATCGAGGTAGCTGTAGTGTTTGCGGAAAGCGGCCCGAGCGGCGCGTTCCGCCGCGTAGACTTCGTCGAAGCCTACCGAACGTTCCTGCTGCTCCACAGCAGCCTCAATTACCTGATCGAGCGTGGCCGGATTGGGATACCAGCCCAGCGCGACCTTGGCCGCGTGGATCAGGATCGAGTTGCGCGTCGCCTTGCCATTCTCCAGGAAGGCGCTCATGCCGGCGGCCTGTTCGCCTGGAGCGCAGCCTTAAGGCGCACGACTGCCGACGCGGCCGGCAGGCAGTTGGGCGAGGACTTCCCGTTCACCACTTCGAAGGCGCTGTAGGCGTCGGCGGCGGCCCAGACGCTGTCGGTCGGCTCGACCTTACTCGCCTCATGGCAGATAGTGTCGAAGACGTCGCGCAGCGGGATGACGGCGGCCTGCGGGAATCGTTCGAAACGCTTGACCACCTCCGCGAGGATGGCGGCGTTGCGTTCACGGCGGGCCTCACCGAACGCGTTCTCCAAGCGACCGGTGAACTGCGAGATGGTGCGCGCCTTGCGCCACATGTCGATCTTGATCAACAGGGCATCGACCTGCTTGTCGTTCAGCAGATTGGCGTCTTCCGGGACGTCCAGACCAATCTTCTTCCCGAGACGCCGAACGGCTTCATAGCGCGTGGGGACGTCTTGGGAACCGTAGTTCAGGCCGACGACGAAGGCGTTCATCGGTGTGTTGTCGGGCTCCTCCCGGATCAGGAACAGCGCGCGTTCGTAGATGCTGACGAGACTCATGCGATCCCCATGATCTGAGCGGCCTGGGCGATCGCCACAGCCTTGTCGGTTTGAGTGAGACGGGCGTAGTCCGCGTCGATGCGCTGACGCATGCGTTCGATCTCGCGACCACGCTTGCCGCCGGCGTCGATCTCCGCCACCTTGGTCAGGGCGGCGCGCACCACGTCGATGGGTTGTTCATTGGCCCAGGCGTCGATATCGGCACCGGCCTCGGGCACATCCATTTGGAAATCCATGACCATCCAGACGTAGACGTCGCGGGTCCCGGACGTCTCGAACGGCATCCCCTGCATGGCGATGTTCTTGAAGACCGTGGTCAGCTTGGCGCCTCGGGTGATCTGGGCAGCCGCGAGGAGGAAAAGGCGATTGGTCATTGCGCCAACTCCTTCGCGGCGGTCCGCAGCGCGTCGAGGACATCCCGGACAGTGCGGTCAGGCGCGTCGTTCCACTCCACCAACGATGTCGGCGGGCTGGGATAGGGATGCAGGCCCAACTGAATGATCATGAACAGCGCGAGTGCGCGGGGCTTGCGTTCGATATAGCCGAACTTCGCCGCCGTATCGATGAATGCACGTTCGTTCGCATCCAACATGACGGCGCGGCGCAGGGCGTCGACGATGCAGAGAGAGCCTATAGGCCTCACCGCATCACCTTTATGCCACCAGCCGTGGGACTCGATCAGATCGGCCGCTTTGTTCAACAGCCCCGAGTTCAGTTGTTTGACGTCTAGAGTTTCGTTGGACATCGGAGCTACGTCCGCATGAACGCGCGCGTCAGCGCCGCCCAGCTTTCCGGCTTGACGCCTTCCATCAGTTCGCGGATCGAGTCGGCGGTCGCTTTGGTCAGGAGACCTTCGGCTTCGCCCTCTTCGATCACGCGGCCGAAGACCGTTCGTCCCTTCTCGGCGTCCTCGCGGAAAATGTTGGCGATGCGTTCTTGCTCGGCGCGCGTCTGCGCTTGCAGGGCGGCCTCGATTAGACCTTCGTCACGAACGCGCTGGATCACGGCGTCGACGAGCTTGCGGTTCGCCGGTACGCTGAGTTTAAGGTACTGGCAGGCTGAATAGCCTTCGGCCCGATGATCTTCGACGAGGCTGTTCTTGTAGAGGACGGGAGCGTTCTTCATCGTACCGAAGTACGAAGCGCCGCCGGCGCCCACTTCCAGGGTCTCAGCATCCGCCCAGACGTGATAGCGAGCGCTGCTGGTGAGGAAACGGATGCAAGTCCGATTCCCTTGCAGTTGAACCTCGATCGAGGTCACGTCGCTGATCTTGGGCATGAGGGTCTCCTTTGTGATCGTCACCGTCACCTTTAGAGACCCGCACGCTGTCTGTCAACTCTCGAAGTCAGACGACGATGACCTCTACCGTATCGGCGCCGCCGCGCATCGCCACGAGTTCCGAGATCGGGTCCATCGCCTCGTACTTGTGGGACGGGATACGCGGCACGTCGAGGGTCGGACCGTACTTCATCACCCAGACGTCGCGGGCCGCCAGGATTTGCTCCTGGGTCATCTCCTTGATCTCGGCGAAGAACGGAACCATCGCCGGATTGTAGCGGATGAAGGCCTCGCGCGCCGGCTCCATGGCTCGGGGCAATTGATGGGTGAACAGGTCCGAATCCGTCATGAAGTTCAGGACTTCGTAGATACCGCCCATATCGGCCAGCAGGTAACCCGATGTGGCGCCTAGAACGTCCAACGTCGGGAAGGCCTTGGTGTAGATGGTGATCTCGGTCATGCGCGCTTTCCTTTGCGAATGAGGGTGGAACAGGTGGGGTTATGGCGCGGAGTCAGTTCGCCACAGTAACGGCAGTTGTCGGGCATCCGCATGTCGTCGCCGAGTTCGGCCTGAAGCCGGCGCACCATGAAGCGCGGATCGCCCACCTGTGCGTAAAGCTCTTCGACATCCTTGTGCGGCTTGGGCATCAGTTGATCTTTCGGAAGAAGCCAGCGGCGAACCAAATCAGAGGCAGGCCCTGGAGTTCCACCATGGGATACGCGCCAGACCGGCGATTGTAGGCCCACCAGCGGAACCTGGAGACATGTGCGACGCAGACGCCAATCCGCTCAGCGAGCCACTGATCTTTGATCTCGATCAAGTCATCCGGCTTGAACACCACCCTCAGGCCTAGCACCTCATGCGGCATCCACTTCTGATCGGGATGCAGATGGATGGGTTCAGCTATATCTGGATAGCTCACCCAACGACCCCACTTAGGATGCGCCGAGATGATCGAGATTTCGGACCCGGAGATGATCAAGGGACCAGACACTAGGCTCCCTTCAGTGCGAAACCTTCGGCCCAGGTGTGCAGGGCGGCCAGCCGGCGATGATTGTTGTAGCCTGCTTTCGTCGCGGCTTCCTCGACCTCGTAGCAAAGCCGCTCGATTTCGCCTTCGTCGCCGTTGCACAGAGCTTCTTCGTAGGCAACCGTCAGCTTCTCAACAGCGTCGAGAGCGGCTGCGTCCCGCAGGTCGAACTTGATGTGTCGGCCGCTATCTTGGCCGAACAGATCGATCGATCCTTTACGCCAGACGCCATCGATCTCGAAATAGAAGTTCTGTCCATACGACATGTCGTAGTGGGCCAAGGCGATGGCACCGTTCGGCAGGGTCAGGTCAGCCAAGTCCCAGACTCGGCCGGCGTGATTGGAACGCTTTGGGGCGGCGCAACGCGTAATGCCTTTCGGAAACTTCATGACCTACCTCCTCATTGATCGTCAGAAACGCATGTAAAGAAATACGCCCAACGTGTCAACGGCTATCCGAAGCGGATGAGGCCCTTGGCCTCCAGGTTGGTTAGTGCGCGCCACGCCTCGGTGAACGGGACGTCGAGTTCCTGCATGACCTGCTCGGCCGCGTTACGCTTTTCGCGATCGCGGGCGTGATAGGCCTTGACCTGCTCATCGGTCGGCGGATCGAACGGACACTCGCCTTCCAGGATCGTGAGCCCTTCGCGCCGGGCCAGATTGACGGCTCCGGCCCGCGTCTTGTACCAGCGCTGCAACACCGACTTCGTGAGCGGGAACAGCGTGCCCTTGGTGACGACGATGTAGTGATCGCCGCTGACGGTCTTCTCGATCCACGCCGGTCGCGCCGTGTCGATCGCCAGACGGATGCGCTGCGCCTTGTCCATCAGAATGGCAGGTTCAGGTTGGCGTTGAAGTGGGTCAGATCGGCGATCACCCACGTCAACAGGAACAGGCCCAGGAAGATCATCATGACCTTGCCGGTGAACCGCTGACGTTCGGCGCGCTGCATGGCGCGCCATTGCTCACGGGTCAGGTCCGGCCCGCCCGAGGCACCGTACTTGCTGCCGGCGAGTTGGCCATCGAACGAGCGCTGCTCGGTCTGATAGCTTTCGTTGACGTCGACGCCGCGCATCAGGAGAAGCTCCCCTTGAAGGCCCAGAACTCCTTGCCCAGGCGGTCGCGGAGTTCGGCGTAGGCCGACAGTTCCATCTGCTGGAGATAGTTGCCGCAGGTCGACGTCGAGATGCGCGGATTGGCGGCCATGCGCAGGGTCTCGCGCAGCAGGCTTTCCTTGATGAACTCAACGCAGTAGTCCGAGTCCTTGGGGTCCTGGCCTTCCTGATTACCCAGGAGGCCGTCCAGGTAGTGCAGGGCGACCTTCTTGTAGGCAGCGGCCCGGACGGCGTTGTCCGCCCAATCGAAGGCGTAGTAGGGGTTCTCCGCGAACCTTTCCTGGAACTTCGCCAGGGTCTCTTCGGCGTCGGTCACGACACCCAGCAGGGCCTTCGCGAGCGCCTCATTGCGCTTGTCGACGAAGGTGATCTTGGTCAGGTCGTGCAAAGGAGCCTCCATGGCTGTGATCGTCATGGAGGCTTGTAAAGAAACACTCAACCGAGGTCAAGCGGATATTTTTCGATCGCTGCCTTGAGCGATGCCGGCATCACCGTGAAGGTTGTCATGATGAACAGGAGCACGATTAGTCCCACGCAGCATGCCGGCCACACGAGAGTGAGCAGCACCAATTTGGAGTTGTTGGGCGACCACCAGCCCTGGGAGAACGCACAGCCGATGTTGAACACCGTTAGTGCGATCATGCCATAGACCCAGATATCCAGCATGTCAGCCCGGCTCCGTCGGGAATTCGTGATAACGCCCGCGCCAGTTCCGATAAAAGGTGTCACCCATCCCGACGCGGGTATTCGCGTCGTAGAAGTTCTGGTGCTCGGCGAACCAGTAGACGCCCTCGGGAATCGCGCCGGAGACGGGATCGATGAAACGCTCGCCCGGCAGCAGGCTCACGACGCCTCGGATCGCCTTGATCAGGCGGTCCCAATGGTCGTGTCCAACCGCAATTTTCTCATCCGCCGACGCGCGCTGGACGCGGTCGTAGAACTGGACGGCGTCGCGGGCCTCTTCCAGGGCACGCGGCTCCGCCGACTTGCGCTCACCAGCCAGGATGCCCTCGCCCGTTTGGACGAGCAGCATGATCTGATCGTTGATGTCCGTCGGCAGTCCTGCGTCTTCCAGCAGGCCCAGGACATCATCCTGAAGCTTCGTCACGCCGTCATCGCCGTCGAACGGGTTGCTGCGGCTGGGGCACATCAGGCTGGAACTGACCATCGGTCCTCCTAGTACGGGCTACCGCCGAAGCGGACGTAGATGACGTTGTCGATGCGGGCCTCGACGGCGGTGTGATCGGCCGGCGCCGGCACGATGCGCGTAGCGACACGTTCGAGATCGGCGACCTCACGTGCCCAGCGTTCATCGAACTCGACGTCCGCGACGCCGGCGATCGACGACATCTTGGGCGACATCAGGACCGCCGGATCGATGTCGTCCGGCGCCTCCAGGATGCGCTTGATCTCGGCCAGCAGTTCTTCGACGGTGGGTTCGGGCTGGATCATCCGACGGTCGCCATCACCGAGTTGTGGGTGACCGCCTTCACGATGAAGGGATGATCGCGCGCCACGTAGCCGGCGGACTCGAAGCCGGTCTCCGTCAGCAGATAGTTGCCGCGCGAGTCCACGAAGACCATGCCGATGGTTTCCAGCGAGGTCAGGACGTCGAAGCCGACGTGCGCATAGCTGGGGTACTCGGGTCGAGCATGACCTTCATGGGCGATGCGCGCCACGGCTGCGTACAGCTTCTTGGCATCGGCCCCGACCGAGGACAGCAGCATGTCGTCATCGTTCGGGCCGCCGAATTGGGCTTCTGCCCAGGACAGGGTCGAGGACATCGACGGGTCGGCATGACGTTCGCCGTTCAGGTACACGACGAAGGCTTCACGGCCCTTGTCGGCGAGATCGCTGTGGTCCCAGAACTCCTTGGAGCCGTCGGGAGCGATCATGAACGAAGCGTAGCCTTGGGAATCGACGGTGATCTCGCTCACGGGAGCGAGGTTCTCGCCGGTGATGACGTTGGCTTGCGCGTCGCCGAAGATTTCGACCGCCTTGGCGTGAGCCTCTTTCAGGTGATCGCGGTCACGGCTGGTGACGACGATGGCGTGATGACGGATGGTGCCCATGGTTTAGCTCTTCTTCCGCGCCGTCTTCAGCGACACCTTGAACTGACCGCTGTCGTCGTAGGCATCGGGATTGGCGGCCGGCGTATGCCAGCCGAACAGCGAGCCGTTGAACATCGCGGCGGCCTGCGCCGGCGTCACGCCCATGCGGTCGTTCAGGTTCTTGACGACAGCTTCGCCTTGCGGACCGTAGCCCGGATCATGATAGCCCATCTCGCCACGCTTGATGATGACGGTGTCGCCCGAGGACGGCATGACCGCGTAGGCCAGTTCGGGAAGAGCGGCGATGTTATCGTCGAGTTGGGACATGAGGGCTCCTTTGGGTTGGAGGAATAACGTTGTGGTTCTTGTAAAGAAACTACTCAGGCTGTCAAGCGCCTCGCGGCGTTGACAGGGCGTTTTCCGAGATCGGTTCGGAAAACTTCCGATGCCTCTTCCAGCGTCAGCAGTTTCTCCGAATTGAACCCGATCGCCATCCACACCCGGCCGGGCGTTGACGTATGCAGGCCGTATGTATCCTTCAGACGCACGCCGTGACTTTTCGATGTACCGCGCCGCACGAGAGCATGGAGCCGCCGCGCCTGATGGAGGCACAACATCATACCGCGCTGTTGAACCTCTTCACCTCTCCAGTTGTAGAGGCCGGTGACGCTGTAGCCAGCGGGACGCAGGATCAGCAGGTAGCCGTATTTCTCGAACCCAGGATCACGGTGATAGGCGATCTCGCCGTTGGCCGTGATGATGCTGATCCGCAGCCAACCCGAACCGACATCCACATCGCCAGCCCACGCGCGGCCATCCGCTCGAATGACCGAGGGGTCCGTGCGATTTAGGTCGTCGCGCCAGAACTGAACCTGATTCCTATGCTGCCGCATCTGCGTCTGCATCCAGTCGCGCGGCTCCAGTTCGAGCAAATCGGCGGGCGCCGTCTGCATCCATTCGATCGCGTCGCGGTTCATAGGCAGAGCGCCGCCAGGACGGAACCGAGGATTGTGAGCGCCAACGCCGCACCGATTAAGTCGAAGACAATCGCGTCCTCACATTGGTCTTGTAGGCGATGACGTTCGATTGTACGGGCCTCCCATTCTACGCGCTCTCGGCGCATGCTGGTGAGGATGTCTTCAACATGGTCACTCACCAGCGGCTCCTTTTGATCAGGTCTTCACCCCAGACATGCTGACGCTGGGACGCCTTCATGGCCTTGGCGTAGCGCCGGCGCAGCAGTTGCATCTCCGGCAGATCGTCCAGCGAGACTTCGGCCCAGATGTCGTGCCACGCATAGTCGAACTTGCGATCAGCCTTCCAGGTCCGACAGTCCGCATGGATGATGCGGACGCGCGGATCGGGATAGGAAGGAGCCACCAGCTTGATCACGTCCTCGGAGAGTTCCAGGACGGTGATGCTCGTAATCTCGGGCTTCTTCAGCAGGGCCTTCACGACCATGCCGAGGCCCAGCCCCGAGATCAAGATGTCACCCTTGGCCGCACCGATGAACCACATAGCGTCACGGTACTCGGCCGGCGTGTCGCTCATGAAGCAGTCTTCGGTGTCGTTCGCGAGTCGCGTGTACTCGCCCTCTGGCAGGCCGCGTCCACGCAGTTCGTCCATGATCGACGACGCCGAGCGTTTGGCGAAGAACTTCTCGACGCGCCAGTTACCGCTGACGCCCTCGGGAACGTCGACCAGCCGGGGTTTGTGGGCCTCGTAGGTCGCCATTTAGGCCGCCGCCGGCAGGAGGTGCATCGCATTCGGGACGCGGATGACACGTTCGTCTTCGACGATGATCTCGGCCGCGATGACCTGCTCGACGATAATAGTCGTAATACCATCATCGTAGCTGTACTCAGCCTGGATGCGCTCGCGAGCTTCCTCGGCGTCCAGCACGGTGTGGTGCTGTTCCTGACCGATCAGCATATTCCGCCAGCCGCCGTCGATTATGACGGAACCGGAGAAGCCGACCGTATAGAGACGATCCGTGCCGTGCGGATTGACCGGGATGCTACCGACGCTGGGTGTGCGCTCGATCGCGATGTTGTCGAGAACGACGACACGGTTCAGCGAGACCATCTCGAAGGTGCGGTAGCGGACGTCCGAAGCCTTCGTGCGCCGGCGCCGCTCGTTTTCGGCTTCGCGGATGTTGTAGAAGAAGGCCTTGGCTTCGAAGGCCGCCTCCAGGGCGAGGCCGGCGTCAGTCGAGACGATGCCGATTGCGTAGACGGTCATCAGAGCGCGCCGGTCTTGACGGCTTCGCGCAGCAGCGCCTTTTGGTCGTCCGACAGGACGCCGCCGACCGCATCGGCCATGGCCTTGACCTGGGCGGAGTGGGCTTCCTGCTCTTCGCGCGCCTTGTCGTGGGCTTGGTGACGTTCCCACCAGTCGGCCAGTTCACGAGCCTTCGGGTCGTGGGCGTCGTAGATGACGCGCTCGCGCTCGCCGTCCATCATCTTGCGGCAGATGGAGCAGAGGATCGACGTCAGGTAGTCGCATTGCTGGGGCGCGCCGTAGTAGGTCTGGGAGATCGCCACGACTTCGGGGTCCGGCGTCTCGCCCAGCTTCAGATTGGCGTAGACGATCAGGCCGGCGACCTTCTTCGACTCGATCTCGCGCGCGTTCGGATTCATGTATTCGGAGTTGCAGGGCATGGGATGTGACTCCTTTGCTGAAATGGAAGGGCTTAGTAGTCGACCTGACAGGAGAAGTTCTCCTGGTCGTAGAACTTGTCGATGGCGCGCTTGTAGAAGTTCCAGGCCTCGCTCGACGAGGTGAACTCCTTTTCCAGCTTGCGCGTCGGCCAGTAGCTCTGGCGGCTGATCAGGACGGTGACCACGTAGACACCATCGGAATCGTCGTATCGGATGCGGGCCGCGAACAGCCGGGTCCGGACTTCGGCCAGGACCGCGCTGGTGTCGCGGTATTCGTCGGCTTTCAACCGCGTCAGTTCGAAGCGGCCCGCCCCGTAGTTGGCCTCGGCGCCGGCGAAAAGCTGGCGACGCTGGTCGTCCAGCGCAGCCTCCAGGATTCGCTTGGCGCGCGCCTGCTCTTCTTCACGCACGCGCTGGACTTCCAGATCGCGTACACGCCACATCGCTTCGCAGACGCGGTCCATCTCCTCAGCGGTGTAGAACTCTTTCCGGGCGGTAGCGGCTTCGGTCATTCAGGCCTCCTCAAATTGCGGTGCAATTCGTGTTCGTCGAGGAGGTTTGTAAAGAAACACTTCAGACGCGTCAAGCGCCTTTTTACAGCACCTCGAACTGCGTCGCCCGGTACTTGGATTCAGGCCACTTCCGCGTAGCCGTACCGACGTAGCGATCGGCCCAGGGCGAGGGACCCGCCCGCGCCAGATCGACCGGACCGATGCCGTCGCGGGCGGCGAACTGGCGGGCAGCGCTTTTCGCCGACTTCTCGTCGAAGCACGGGATGCGCTCGATCTGGGCGTCATCCGTGACCACGCCGTTTTCGTCGACGCCGTAGATGTGAAATTCGTAAACGGTCAGGTCGCGCATCAGGCACGCTCCAGCGTGCGAAACAGGTCGTCCATCTCCGACACGGCCTTCTCGCGGGACCCGCAGCGGGCGTGCTCCTGTTGAGTGGGCTCGCCGGCGCTGTTTTGCCCCCAGGCGATGATGTTGAAGTGACCAGCGGCCTGGGCGATCGCCTCGTAGCGCAGTTCAGCGCCTTGCGGGGTGATCTCCACGATCTTCAGTTCGGAAGCACGCTTGAACGGCATATTAGCTCCTTTCCAGAAAGGCGTTGATGTCGTCGATGATCTTGACCACGTCGCAGGCATACAGCCCGGCCGAGTTGAACGTGTTGTACTCGATGATCTTGAACACGTAGTCGCGCTCGCCGTTGATCATTTGGTATTGCTGCGCGACGTCGATGACATAGACGTCGCCGGGCGCGAACTTGGCGTGCGCCTTGAGGATCAGGTCTTCGACCTCGGGCAGGATGTGCAGTTCAGGCATCACGCGCTGCCACTGCCGATAGATACAGCAGGACGAGACCTTGCCATCCACGACCACCGCGCGCCATTCGACGCCCAGGTCTTTCGGCGCGGCGATCACCACATCGAAGTCGCTGTCCTTGGTCAGATACCCCGTGTCGATCATTCCGGCGAGCCAGACGTCGAAGTCGTCAGCGGTGATGACCTGACCAGCGAACTCCTTGGTATCGAGGTTCGGCTTAATGAACCGCTTTTCGCCGGGAGTGAGCGCGGCGAAGTAGGCGCCGGCGGCACTGAGCGGCATGCGCTCCATGTCGTCGTTCAGAAGCAGGTCGCCCAGCTTGTCGCGGAAGGTTTCATAGTTGAAGTTCTCGTGGTCCGTCCATACGCCCGGAGTCCAACCATGCTGGCGCGCTAAGGCCTGGACACCGACCGACCCATAGACCACGACCGGTACGCCGGCCGGCAAAACCGGGGTTTTGCCCTCGATCTCCGGCGCCTTGCGACCACCATCGCTGGTCATCGGCAGGACGCGTACGAGGTGATGTTCGATGCCGGACGCGATCAGGTGTGCGACCATCGCATCGAAGCACACTTCGGCGAAGACGTTGGTTTCCAGAATCCAGATTGGCTTGGTCATGGAGGGTCCTTAGGCGCGACGCTTGCGCGGCAGTTGGGGAAGATTGTGCAGGTGCGCGAAGTTCAACGAAAATGCGTGCTTTTCCTGCACCTCATCGTTGATCCGCATGAGGGTGGCGCACTGCGCGTCATTGGGCGCAAACGTGGCGTGTGCGGTGTAGCGGGACAGCTTGATCCAGCCTTCTTGCTCTTGCTCGATCGAGTTCATGTCCATCCATTCCAGCAGACGCTCATGACGGGCATAAGCGCATCCGTAGAACTTGCCGTCACGATCGATCCAGCCGGTGCTGTCGTTCAGGAAGTAGCCGCCATCGTATATGGCGTTGCAGAGCGCCGACGGCGTGACCGGCGGCTGCTTGGACGGGTCGTCCGAGAAGGCATAGGTGTAGCGCTGGTCAGGCATGGAGAGCGCCTTGTCGACGAACCGCGTGAACAGTTCGCGGTCCTCGATCGCGATCCGGCCGTTATGATCCGGCGCGCAGAAGCGCTCGATCAGTTCGTCGCGGGTCTCGGGCCAGTGGTCGCTCATGGGTGCCTCCTCGTTTCGTCGAGGAGGCTTGTAAAGAAACAACTAGACAGCGTCAAGCAACTTCTTGCGCCGACGTTGTTCTGCGCGACGCTTCTTGTAGGCGCGATCGAGCATCTCGCATGCACGGATGATTTCCTCGTCCGTGGGGAGGATTGTTTCTGGGCCGAGATAGAAGCGCACCATCATCACCTGATATTGCGCCAAGCGCGATACGGCCATCAGGCGGAAGGCGGCGGGGCTGTCGTGGTCCTTAATGACATCGACGGCTTGCTGGCAGCGTCGTTCGCGTAGCTTGCCCAGCGGCAGCCGCATTCGATAGGCGAAGTCGATCAGTGCGACGCCGTCCCAGGCGTCATAGATTGAGATCGGCCCGCGCAGAGGGAACCTGACCGCTCGCGCGGCCAGGGCCTCTGGATCAGAAGTGAAGTAGGGCTCAGTCACGCGGCGAGCGGCAGGGTGCCGTTTCGAAGATAGGCTTGAACCAGGGGACGCTGCATCAGGCGACGATCCGTGACCTTCACCGACCGCTTGCCCTTGGGCGTGCGGTAGAAGTGGATGAAGTCTTCGCCGCCCTGATAGAGCCCGATGAAAGGATTGTAGGCCGTGTACGGCAACCTGACATGCCCGACGTAGCGCGGCGTGCGCGCGTCACGATAGGCATTGTAGGCGTCGGAGAACTTCGAGATCAGCTTACGCATCGTAGACGCCGACCTGACCGGGGTTGATCCACTCGGCGTAGAGGCCGTGCTTCTTCAGGACATCATGGACCTCGGTCTTGATGCCCTGGGCGTTAAGAATCTTACGCTCGGCGACCGGCACGTCCTCGCGATCCCAGCGCTCGCGCACATCTTCCTGGTAGTAGTCGCAGAAGAGGCTGTCGTCGTTGTCGCGCAGTTCGGCGCCGATGATGAAGTGGGTGCCGTGTTCGCCGGCGAGGTGGAAGTAGACCGGAGCGCCCAGCTTCAGCAGTTCGTCACCAGCCTTGCGGGCATGCGGTTTGGCCTTCTTACGGGCGGCGGCAGCCTTGTCGGCGTAGCGGGCCTCGAATTCCTGGCGGAAGGTGCTGGTCATGAGAAAGCCTCCATGGCGTTGATCGTCATGGAGGCTTGTAAAGAAACTAAACTGCGCGGTCAAGCGCTCTTTTGCGGCTCTTCCTTCTTCTTCATCGGCAGGCTGAAGTGGCCGCCCTTCTTGACGCCCACACGCCGGCGCGTGCCGTCGGTCTCGATGATTGTGTCGCGGCGATCGCAGTTGTCATCGATCTCGTTGAGCAGCTTACGCGCCCACATCCGCGCTTTGACCAGCGCCGGCATCGTCGTCAGCGGCTTCTCGATCGAGGCTTCCGACGTCTCGACCAGGGCGTTCAGCGCCAGAGCCAGTTCCAGGGCGCGCTCTTCGGCGGCGCGGCGCAGCCGCACGTAGGCCCAGAACGGATGCTCGCCGTCCATGACGAATTCCTTGCTCGCGATCAAATCGTCGATCGCACGCATCGCGTCGTCGTGGGTCGTGAACCACGTCGCGCCCGGCATGACGTTGGTGATTCCGCCATCGGTCACAACGTAGCCCCGATCGTAGACGAACGGGCCGACGTGATAGCCGTACTGGCCGAAATCCTTCTTCGGCTCGATCGTGTACCCACGATAGGTAGGCTTGCCATCCTTCATCTGGATTTGGCGGTTACCCTGCGCGTCGCGGAAGGGGTCTTTGGTCATCGGGTCCTCCTGGATTGCACAGTAATCTGTGATCGTCAGATGTGCTTGTAAAGAAACACAACGTGAGCGTCAACCCTTCTTGGTGTAGTTCCCGTGCTCGCCCTTGTGGAGTTGGATCGTCAGGTCGATCCGGCCTGTCTTCACCTCCACGAATGTGCGCCCGAAAGCGCAGTCGTACTTCTGCATGAACGTGACGACCTGCTCGGCGCGCAGACGCTGGCGATCCCAACGCTTGAACTGACGCTCGAACCCGAGTTGGTAGAAGCCGTCGAAGCCATAGCAGACCTTGGTCGTCACCTTGCAGCCAATGATGTCTTCGAGGCCGGCGAGCACCTCGCTGAAGTTGAATTCGATAGCCTTTTCATCTGAATCAACCCTGCCGATCTCCAATCGCGCATAGGTTTCGTTCTCGGATGTCTCCCTGATCCACAGGGTCTTGGCCGAGATGCCGTAATGCGCGCCGTCGACGCAGGTGATCTGTCCGTTACGGACGGTGACCTGCTTTGTGGGGTCGTCCGGATGGGTCCACAGAACGAATCCCCGGCAGAACGGCCGCTCGGGATCATAGGGGAAATGATTGTTGTCGATCGCGTCCATTAGGACGGCGAGTTCGGCGCGCAGGTTGTTCAGGTCAGCGTCCGGCGCGCTCAGGCGCGCTTTAGCTTCGCGGTAGGTGATCTGGGTCACGTCAGTCGACCGAGACCAGGATGGTCGCGGTGCGGCCGTCGACTAGCCTGATGTTGACGGCGGCGCCGTAGGCTTCCACGTACTCCGCATCGCGCGGCACTTGGTCGATGTCGCCCGAGGCCTTGAGAAGCTGAAGAATGAGATCGAGCAGGTCATTGTCCCTGCTGACGTCATCCATGGTGCCGATCTGCATGTGGGTCTCCTCTGATTGATCGTCAGGACCCATGTAAAGAAATGGAAGTCGATCGTCAAGCTGCGTGCGAAAGCTGATCCTTCAACCCCCGCAGGAGCACAAGGCAAGTCGCCTTTGGCATAGCGATGCAACCTCCACGCACCTCTTCCGAATAGACCGTTGAGCCGTTTGGGGTGGAGAGCACCGCGCTGGCGTACTTCTCATCCGTCTTGTCGTCGAATCGGTACTGGACTCCGAAGTCCCAGCCGGGGAAGAAACGCTCGATCAGGCTGATCGCCGATTCCAGGCGATCGAGCGGATTGAAGCGCGTGACATGATGCCACTCGGGTGGCCACTCCGACTGAAGCAAGAGCGTGTGGAGCAGGTCCGCCTCCAGGCTCAGATGCAGGAGATTCGGGTCCGCCATACGGACACGATTGGCGATGGCGTCGAGCGAGTGCGGCATGGCTCTTGGATAAGCGAGACCGGCGCCGGCTGTCAACTCTTGGCTCAAACGAAGAGGGCGGCCCGAAGACCGCCCTCCCGTTTCCATCAAACATCATCCCTAAGGAGACCCAGCAGGCTACCACCCCTACTAAGAATCTCACTCTCGCTGATCTCGATCCCTGCGTCAAGGAATCACTCGCGCCTTCGGCCCTCGTGACCGGCTGCCGCCGGCGGGACCTCCGGTCGATAAAGTGTCATGTGTGGGCTGTTAGCCGAGAAATAGGCCCTTAATGGCTCACATACGGGCGGTTACGCAATTGTCCACGGGTGGCCAAATCCGACCGATAAACGGCGGTTGTCGGCCATATCTGGACAGTTAGCCAAAGATCACGCCCATCAGCCAGACGAAGATCACGACGTTCACGGCGCCCGTCGCCACGATGTACCAGAAGAACGCATTGTTCGTTTTGATCTCGTGCTCGAACCGGCGCTGAAGCTCCTTTAGCATCTCGATCATGTGGGCTCCCTTCATGTTTATGTTTCTTTACAAGAACGATATACCCATGGTCAAGTGAGCACTAGCACTTCGATACCCACCTCGGGCAAGTCGACGCAAGAAGCCGCATAAGCGGCCTCCGACACGCAGCAGTCGTAACGTCCACTGTTTTCCAGGCAAGCGATCACCCTGGGCACGACATGAGGCGGACAGCTTACTCCGGCGATCCATTCAGCGGCGGCAGGATGCAGAGGAGCAGACGCGCGAAGTGAGATATGCACGTCCTTGGCAAAGCATACTGGCGGCCGAAGCAAGATCATGGACATCGGCCGCCATGCTGTCCACGTTGGAAGATCAAGGTCAGGCGCGATCCCTTCTCGATCTTCGTGAAGCCATGCTCAACCTGACCGCCGTCGAGCCGCCAGATGCGACCGTTCAGCCAGGAGCGGGCTCCCGCGCCGGCCGAGAAGACGCCGCCGGCCCTGGCCCGGATCAGTTCCAGGAGCAGGATTTCGTTGTGGTCGATGCCGTCAGTGTGGGGATTGAGGACATAACGCTCGCTGTAGCGGTTGATCATCAGCGAGTAGCTGAACAGCTTGGTATCGATGCCCAGCACCAGCGTGAACCGTGTCTCTCCGTTGAGCGACGGGCCGAAGTTGCGAGTGTAGACGATACGCAGCGGGTTACCGTCCTCGCGTCCCATGTAGCGGAAGACCCGGTACTTGCCCTTGCGCTGACGATAAGCGTTCAGGTGGTAGACGAAAGAGTCGAACACTGCTGGTCTGCCAGTAATTGCGAAGCGCGCTCGATATCGGCGTCGGTCAGGCCGTGATCATAGTGCGTCTTGACGTGGGGTTGGTCAGGATAGAAGTCGCTATCGTCATCGAAGATCACGTAGGGTGCGGCGCCGTGGCGAGGGTTAGCGCGGAACCAGATACGCACTTCTTCGCCTCGAAAGCCCTTGTTGGTCGAGACCGTCCGCCAATGCTTCGAGCGCGGTATGTGATTCTGGAGCCAATCGCCGAGGTAGGAGATGAACTACGCGCGCGTGTTCAGCTTACGCCACGTGCTCGACACCACCACAATCATGTTGTGGGCCTGCACGAAGGTCTTGAGCCGCGCGACGATCGCCGGCTCGGAGAGGTGGGCATATTTGCGCCACGCCGGCCGTCGCTTGTCGTAAGGCAGCGGCTCGGTCGACGTCGTATTGACGACGCCGTCGCAGTCCAGGAACAGGATCGGACGGTTCACAGGCTGACGCGGTCCTTCGGTTTGACGTGGGCAGGTCGGGGGAAGTCGCCCTTATGTTTCTCGTGGGCAGCGCTGCCGAAGTAGCCGGTCGTCTTACAGTGACCGATCATTCGGGGCGCCGGCGCTCCGAAGTGGCAGCACCAGCGGTCGTGCTGCCCATCCTTGCGACCTTGGGTCCAAAGTGACGGACAGGTGCGGCAGTCCTGCGGGATGGGAGGGTGCTTAGCCATTGATCACCATGGGGAGCGGAGGACGCACTTGACCGGGCGGACCCAGGCCCAGGCGGCAGGCTTCTTCGACGCAGCCGACGACGTCGCCCGCGATATAGGGATCACAGCGGTAGATCGCCGCCGCCAGCCGATGGTTGCCGTCCGTGACGGGCCAATATGGCGGGCGGGCGCCGAAGAAGTAGCTCGGGATACCGACGTCGATCATGATGGCGTCATGCCATCCGAAAGTTACGAGATGGGCGATGCGTTCGGCATGGGTCCGACGGCGTTCCGTCGGATCGTTCCAATTGCGCGAATAAAGCGCAGTGGAGATGTGGCCGCTGTAGCGTCCTTGAGCGATCGCATCATGGACCTCCTGCCGAGTGATCGGGGAGTCGATATCGAGGTGCCAGACCACGTTCTCGAAAGGGTCGGCGATTTGCTGGAGATGCGGCACCGAAATGGGATACATCAGCGTCTCCGTGCGATCGTATCGGCGATGCAGGGCGTCAGTTCCTTGGCGGCGGCATAGGCGATCAATCCGTCGACGTGGACCGGATCGGCCACGCCGTTCAGCCCCTTCCAGAACAAGGCGCGCGCTTCCGCGAGGGCCTTCTGGTTCTCGGCGCGGATTGCTGGGTCCGTGCTGTCGTTCAGCGCCAGGGCCGACGTCAGGTACTCGTCCAGAACTTCCTGGAAGTACATGATCGGCAGGCCCATCACGTGGTTGCGGATGATACGCGCGAGTCGATGACGGGCGCCGCCGACCGGCCCGTTGTAGAAGTGACGGTAGATGAGGTCGGCGAGCGTCTGTGGATCGAGACGCTCTTCGAGGTCGGTCATCAGCGCCCCATCGCCAGCTTGTGGATCAGTTCACGGAAAGTCCGCTTGCGGCCCTCCAGGTCTTCCATGTTGGCCGAAATCTGCGCCGGCAGCGAGGTGATGACGCGGTTGATCGCGCTGTCGAGGTCGCCCCATCCGGCCAGCAGTTCTTCGGGCAGGCCCAGGGTCAGAGGCGGCTTGTTCTCCAGATAGGAACGAGCCGCCGGCGTCAGCATGAACAGGGTGTCGCCGTTCTCCTCGACGAAGTCGACGACGCCCGAATTCACGAGCACCTGGAAGCGTTCGAGTTCCTCCTTGCGTCGCTTTTTCGTCGCCTTCTCGCCAAGGCGCGACGACAGCGAGACCCGACCTTGCTTGAGCAGCGCCTTGTAGAAGCCGCTCCAGCCGTAGTCGTCGAGCATCGTGTAGAAGCCTTCGGGCGGTCGACGGCTCAGAGTACGCTGCGCGAGTTCCAGAGCGAAGGACAGGCGACCGAGGGCGTACGCAGTCTCGATCTTCGAGTCTGGCTCCTGGCCCAAGATCGCCGGAGCGATCGCGCCATTGTTCCGAAGCCCCGCCCGCAAGATCGTATCCAGCTTCTCGGCGAGCAAACGCAGTTCTTGCTCGTCGCCGCAGATCGCTTCTTCTAGGCGGTCGGCGATGATCGAGAAGACTCCCGGCGGCGTGTCGCCGGGGTCCAACGCGAGTTGGTTGAGGCCCTCGTCGAAGACCGACATTAAAAGCGTTCCTCCACGCCGATGTCGGCGTACTCATCCGGATCGTAGTCGTCGGACGTTTGGGCCTTAAGCCGCGCGAGCCCTTCGACGCCGTTCATGATGCCGCCGCCGGCGAAACCGATAGCTGAAGGCGCCCAGCCGTCGCCGAGGAGGAACTTCATCCACGATTCGTAGCTGGCCTTGTCCGTGCCGTAGGGATGGCGGGCCTTGTAGCGGGCCAGTTCTTCCGGCGTACGGAAGACGGGCGTGATCGGCGAGCCCTCGGAGACGGTCTCCCAGATTTGCCAGCCTTCACCTTCGGGCGGAGGTGTCGGCTTCCAGGCGTTGTAGCGCGCCTCGTCCTCCTTGGAGGCCCAGATATCTCCGTGCCCTCCGCAGTGCGTGCAGGTCGTCGGCTGCCCAGCGCGTTCGCAGCGACTGCGGATCACGATCGACATATTGATGCTGTCGTGACCCATGCTGCTACAGGACCAGATGTTGACTTCGCGCGCCGTCGGAACCACCGCTGGTTCCTTGGGATACCAGCGACGCCCCTCCGGGCCATCGCGCCAGACATGGGTGAAGTCGTTCAGGCGCCCGGCGTTGATCAGGGCCTGCACGTCATCCTGGTCGATGTGGTGGCACAGCGAACCGTTCCAGAGGTTGCTCAGGCGCAGCGCTTCGCGCGCTAGGGCTTCCGGACCTCGGCCGTAGTAGCCGGGGCTATGGTTGAGTTGGCGCTGGGCGTACGCGACGACGTGATCGTCCGTGGGCAGGTGCGGCTGGCTGTAGGCAGGCACTTCCTTGATGCCGCCGCGATGACCGTACCACTGATCCATCACCTTCTGGGCGTAGGGCGAGTAGCCCGTTGAATGTCCCGAATTGTCGACGCAGATGGGACACGGCGTCGCCGTGTAGTGCGGATTCAGGAACCCTTCCCAGGTCTCGTTGATCGGCCAGTCGAAGTCGAGCGGCACACGGCGGAGTTCGCGGCCCATCAGGCGGCGTCCTTCTTGGCGATCCAGGCGTCGCCGGCGGGCGTGCGCGTATAGCGGTCGGAGCCGTACTTCTGCGCTTCCTTGGTCGCCAGACCGAGTTCGACTAGCTTGCTCGCCGGCTGATAGCCTTCGGCGGCGGTCGTAGGGAGTTCACGCAGGAACGCTTCCTGAGCTTTGGACAGTTTCATGGGGCCTCCTTGTCGTCAGTAGCGACACAGGTATCCTAGCCTTGCGCCGTCTGTCAACTCTCGAACTCTAGATCGACGCCGTCGGCGTCCATGAACTTGATCACCATGCCCAGACGAGGTTTCCCCCAGATATTCAGGCCCATGTGTTGGACCTGAACACGTTTCACGAGGGCGCCATCGGGGCCTAATAGACGCTTGCGAAGCTTCTCCGGCGCTCGGATCATCGCCTGAAATTCGACGCCGGCCGTCGTACGGCAGTTCGCAAAGCCTGCCAAACCTTGCAGCCGACCGCGCCCCTCGCCGAACGAGACGAGTTCGCAGTCAGTGAAATCAGCGTGTTTGAAGCGGATCACTACGGATGCCACTCCAGGCCCAGCAGCTTCATGAGAGGCATGATGACCGCACGCGAACCAAACACGTAGGCAGCGGTCTCCAGCGATAGCGAATGCAGGGTAGCTCCGTCGCGCAACGGATAGGTAGGGTCGTTGATGATCGCGGCCGGAGTGCCGACAGCCTTACCCAGCATCACCGCCGCACGCATTTGCTCCAGGGTAGCGCCGTACGTGAAGACGGTACCGAACCCGTCGGCCTCCTCCAGCCACATCTCGACCCAGGCGGTCTGCATTGGGTCCCACTTGCGAGAGTCGTAGACCAGCTTGGAGCCGACGTGGTTGGTCTGCGCCATGCCCTTGCCGGGGTTCAGGCTGGCGAGGTCGATACGGACCAGTTGGAAGCAGGTCAGGTCGGTAGGGATCGGGGTCATTCGTCGTCTTGATCCACGGCATAGCCCGCACGCTTCAGGAGGGCTTGGTTGAAGTGTGGCAGGGCCTCGGCCCAGGTCAGGTGACCTTCCAGATGCTCACCGATCTGTGCGGTGTAGCCCTTGTCGTTGCTGACCGCATGATCCACGGCCTGGATGTTCGTTTCACCAAAGCCCACCCGGAACCGACCATCGCGATATCGGGCATAGAAGTGAGTGCCGTCTTCAAGCAAGCCCTCCCACTCCATGGGACAGCCCGACATGACTTCGGCGACGGAGGCGATGTGGTCGCGCGGATCGCGGATCAGCATATCTTCGTTGTTGTACTTCCACCCCGGAACATCGAACACGAAACTATCGAGCGACGAGGACGTCATCACGTTGCAGCCGATGCGGACGCATTCCCCTCGGGCATACTCGACCGCTTTGGCGAAGTCAGCCGGCGGGTCTCCCGATTCGAATCGCACCTCGGTGCCGTCGCGTAGCGTGACGGTCACGGCGCGGTAGGCATCGTCATAGTCGATACCTAGGTGGAGGTTGTGGAACCTCATGCGGCGGCCTCGACCATCGGCCACCACTTGTGGTGGTCCGAATAGATGATCATGGGGTCATCCAGGCGCGGCCCGACTTCTTCCATGATGCGTTCCATCGAGACGGCGACCAGACGCGCCTTGTTCGCGCTGCTGGGGCCTTCGGCCTCCAGCACGGCGTTCATGCGGGTCAGTTCGGTCAGCACGGCCGTGTAGACTTCGTACGCCTTCTCCTGGCGCGGAACGGCCCGGATGCGCTCGACCACCGAATCCAGGAAGAGGTGTTCATGAGCGACATGCCCTCGGGCCATCCAGGCGATCGCGCGGGCGCAGGCCTCGTGGATCGTCGTCTGCGGGTCGGACTGGTTCATCTGGACCTCCTACAAGTTTGGGGCTGAGGCGCCGCGACGCGCCATGCGGATGAGAGCAGCCAGCGTCGAAGCATCTCGCTCCTGGCCTCGCGTTGGCAGGCAGCCGGGCGGACACATACGCTGCACCATCTCGGCGACACGCGCCTCCAGCAGGTCCAGCGGCGGTTCCTCGCCGGCGGGGACAGGGCTGTCGGTGAGTTCACCCGTCGCTACGAAACGCTGAAGATGCGGCAGCAGGTCGGCGGCCATGCCCTGGGTCAGGTGCATGCGCGACCCGTCGCAACCGAGCCAAAGCAGATTATCCGTGGCGACCGAAGACTCTTGGATCGAGCAGCTAATGTTGTTCGCGTCCAGGAAATCTCCGCGCAGGAAGTTGCGGCTCGTGGGCGTGAGTTCAATCATCGGCTTCACCTGTCATGCGTTCCCAGCGCTCCAGGGTTTCCAGATGGTCGGGCGCGGCGGCGTCGAACACCACCTCGGTGCGGTTCCGGACGTAACGGAACGAGGGCATCGGAATGACGTCGACCTTGGAACGCTTGACCGTGCTGGGCACGAACGTCGGGCCGGGAATGGTCTCGATGTCGATCATCATGGTCGGATGGTCGTAGGTCACGCGACGCACGAATGTGCCGCGCTGAACGCCTTCGGGGAAGTCCGTCAGCTTGATGCCCTTGGCGTCGAGCATCTCGTGCATTTGTCGCTGCGTCTTGTGTTGCAGTTCCTTGTGCGAGAAGTGGGCCTGGGCCAGCATGCTGACTGCGTTCCGCTCGGCGTCCAGCGTGCGCCAGAGCAGCATGTTGGCGGCTTCGTAGTCCTGCGGCAGTTGCAGTACGCGGGCATCGAAGCACGGCAGGCGATCCTCGTAAGGCGTCCAGCCACGAATTTCCTTACCGAAGGCGGCCGTGGCGAGACCGGCGAGGACGCTGGTCATCTTGGTGATCTTGCCATTGAAGAAGATCGACGACTTGTAGTCCGGCGCCTTCCAGACAAGGCTGATCTCATCGGATTGCGTATAGCCGATCAGGGCGCCGGTGTGCTGAACGAGGTACTTGGTCGTCTCGATCATTGCGGCCGACATGCGCGGATCGAACGGCTTGGCCATACCGCGCGTGAACTTCGAGAAGCCACGCCCGTCGATGCGGGCGTAGACCGGCAGCATGGAAAGGAAACGACGTCCCGTTTCGTGGAACTCGTATTCCTTCATACGATCGCCGAGGTCGTCCTTGCTCGCCATCAGGCGTCCACCCGCGAGGTGGCGTGCTTCATCAGACGCTTGAACGTGCCACGGTTCATGTGGCAGGCACGACGCACGCGGTCGAACGCCTTGTCGTGCTGCTCAGGCGGCACGTCCTTGACGACGGCGCGGATGGCGGCCGTGATGTCCCGCTCCTGGGAGCGATCGGTGAGCCCGGTAACCAGGGCCTCGCAGGTAGGCGGCAGCGTCATTGGTGTCCTTTCGTCGGCGCCGGATCAGGTGGTCAGGATGTGCTTGGGCGCGACGCGCAGAATGTCGTTCACGCGCACACCGTGATAGATCGAGTTGACCAGATAGTTGTCGACCTTGACGAGGTAGTCCCCGTCGTCCAGGCGAGCGACAACATCCGTCCAGAAACGCTCACCACCGCCGGCGTCCACCTCAATGCAGACCTTCACAGCCGCGCCGAGCTTAAGGTTCTCGCGCTCGTATTCCGAGGGGATTTGGAAGGTGTCCGGATATTCGGCGTTGCGGGCGACGCCGTCGACCATGACGCCAGCCTGAAGAGGCCGGATCGAGAACGTCAGGTCGTTGCCGGCGCGGACCACGACGTCGTTCTCGACGTAAGTGGCCTCGAATAGGTCTTCGAGCGGCCGATCTTCGTAGGTGGGTTCTTGATGAATCGGCGAGAGCGTCACGGTGTCGCCGTACTTGGCGATCAGATACGACGCGTAGGCGTCCACACAATCGGGCCACGTGCCGAACGCTTCAGCGTCGTCTTCATTGGGGAAGTCAGGCAGCGCGCCTTGCACATGCCGGGCCGCGATCTGAGCAGCCATGGTGACGTGCAGCACGGACGGGCGGCTGCCCCACAGAGCCTCCAGCGCCACGAAGATGTCTTCGATGTCGCTCACCAAGCCGTGTCCGGTCGTAACCGTCGCCAGAGCCAGGGTGTTGATGGTGACTTCCATGGGACCTCCTTCTGATTGATCGTCAAGGGCCTTGTAAAGAAACCAACGACGATGTCAACAGCCTAGTTGACGGGTACGCCGGCTCGGCGACAGGCCTGGGCGATGGCGTCTTCCAGGCGACGCATCTCGTCTTCCATTTTCGTCAGGTCATCAAAGTGCTTCGTGAAGCGGGCCTTGAGGTCGGCTTGCTTGGTCTTGAGTTCCTTGACGTCCTTGATGAAGACCTCGGCGGCCTCGTTCTTCTCCGGGCCGAAGAACTGATCGCGCACGGCGGCGATCCATGCGGCCGGATAGTGAAGCTCCTCGGCGACCTGTTTGTCGGTGTAGGTCTTGACGTAGTGAGGATTCGTGGGATCGGAGGTGTCGTAGACCTCGTGCAGCTTTTCCAGAATCTTCTGGTTCTGCTCGCGCGTGGCCTGACGCGGTTGATCAGCCATCGAGGTCGGAGCGGGATTGATGGTGGCGGCGGCGGGCATGGCGGACTCCTGGGGCTTTTTGGCGGCGCTCGTGGCGCGGGCGATCTTGACCTTGGCTTGGGCGAGTTCTTGCGGGGTAACCCGCTTGGGGTGAATGAAAGGCACTCCGGCCTTCTCGGCGGCGAGTTTTGCGGCGCGAGTGGCTGCCGCGACCCGTCCGCGTTCGCTGCGCTGCTCCTTGGTGAGCCCTGCCCAGAACCCCTTGATGCCGCGTCCCATCTTCTCGCGGCGGGCTTCGGCTGCCTGCTCATCAGCCAGACGCTTGATTTCCGCACGTTCGGCAGCCCGTTCACGACGGGTCTGGGCAGCCTTCTGGGCAGAGGCGGCGCGTTCCTCGGGCGATCTGCTATTCAAGGCCGCAGCGCCTTTGCGGGCGAGCGCGCTGCGCTCTTCCGGAGTGAGTTGTGCGATGCGGTTGTGTCCGCCCTTACGCGAAGCCGCAAGGCGCTCTTCGGATCGAAGGTCTATTCCCTTAGGTGCTTCGACCGTAGGGTTGACGGCCGGAGGCGCATGAGGTTCTCGAATTTGGGCTATAGGAGCAGGCATATGAGGCTCACGAATTTGAGCGACAGGTGCTGGGGAAACTTTAGGGGCCTCGGTCAGTAGACGCGCCGCCTCGATCAGCTTTGCGCCGAGCATGGTGTCGGCCTTCGAAGGATCGGCAGGGATCGGACCATCCACGCCCTTTAGGACTTGCTTCGGCGCCTCGGCCTTGCGTCCGCGCTTACTGCGCACACACGAGGGACATAGGTCTTTCGCCCGCACGCTGCCTAGTTCCCACCCTTTGCGGGTGAAGAGCTTCTGCGCGTATTGCAGAGGAACGGCGCCGGAACCTTTTGGATCGGCGATCGCTTCCTCAGCGTCACAGCCAGAGCAGTGCGCGATGATGAAGGGCCGCTTTGCGCCCGTATCGCCGTATTGCCGGCTCTCGATCTCGAAAGCTTGCGTCATGCTTCCTCCGCTCCGCTGCTCCAGGCCGACGCGGTGTCATTCAGTCGGCGCAGGATCAAACGCGTGCGCTGTTGGTCGCTCCACTCGGCGCCCAGCATCAGGTACCGGCCGCGCAGTCCAGAGCCATAGTCCTGCTCATCGGTGAAGATGATTTCACCAAGCATGCAGAGCGCGTGAAACGCATCGAACGAAAGCTGCTCGCACGGAGCCTCCTGGCCGCCGACCACGAACACGTATTCGCGTGGCGGCTCGGCGGACACCTTCTCAAATCGCCCATCGTGAAACTCGTCCACGTGACGGGCGAAGAAGCGGCCTTGACCGTCGCGGTAGAAGACGAGCGCGTCGTTGTCCTGGATAGGCGTTTCGCATTGCGCGATACCCTGACCCAACACATTGTAGGTTGAGCCTCGTTTCAGATGGCGATATTTGTCGCCCCGGTCGAGTTGAGCGCTGGCCGTCTCCAGGGTACGGATGAAGTCGCGCTCACGAGCCGCGTCAACTCGCGCGCGCTCACGCATCTCGTGCGAAAACAGGTTGCCATCGGTGTCCAGCACGGATTGCGCGGCGGCAAGCTGTTTCTTGTGATGGTCGATGAGGGTCTGGAGCACAGGGCCTTCCTTTGAGATCGTCATTAGATGTACGAGGGGAGAAAGCCGTCTGTCAACTCTTTGCAGCACGCTCATCAGGGAAGGCGATCGCGTCCTCCACCAAGCGCTTCGCATCAGCCAACTTCGTTGCCGTCCCCGAGGGACCGTGATTGTCGACGGCCCAGGAATATACGCCGTCCCACAACGAAGGCGGCCCGAGACTGACATAGCCCAGGCGTTCAGCACCACGCCAGAACCCGTGGACACGATATCCTCGCTCCCAATGGGTCCCTTTGAGACGGGCTTGGCGCTCAAAGAACCGATCCTGCTGGAGGGAACGGGCTTGCTGCTCCTCCAGCACGGTCTTGCCGGCCGGCGTCAGCTTGTCATCCTTGTCGAGCCAGCCATGACGCTGCGCCGTGTAGATGGTGTTCTGGCGACCTACGGTGCGCGATTGCGAACCCTTCCCGTCGACCAAAGGCACCCACCAGATATCTCGACCCTTCTCGGCGAGTTCGAGGACATGGATGATTTGGGGCGAGACGACGCGGGTCATGCGGTGCAGTCCGGCCCAGGACCGAGCCAGCGCTTCACAGCCGCGACGAACTTCTGCCAGCCCGAGGGCTCGAAGGGCAGTACCTCGAACTCCTTATCCTCGTAAGGTTTCACCTTGAGGACCGGATGGCGGTGCTTGGCGAGATAGTCCTGCACCTTTTTCGATTCGGCATGAAGCCAAGTCGAATTCTCCAGCGACTGAGAGTGGTCGTGACCGCCGTTGAGGACGATATGGTCGGAGAGGACATGGTAGACTGCCTGCCAGTCTTCTTCGTTGCGCCGGCGCACGATGTGGGTCAGCCGCCGAAGCGCCTGCTGCTCCACTTCGCACAGCGTGATCTCGACCGGGACGATTTCGTCATCGAAGATGCAGTGACCGACATCACGGCTCGGGCGGCGCAGGCCCGAAGCCTTTTCAGTAGCCGTCAGCGCCTCGTCGAACTGCGCGATCAGGCGTTTGACCAGGATCGGCTGGACGCGCGACGTGAACTGATCGAACTTGAGGACGCTCAGGTCATGCCAGTACGTCCGCACGGCCCCCTTCTGCACCTTGAAGATCAGGTCCGGGTAGTCCATCGCCTTCTCATCGGAGAAGTGGGATTCACCGATCGTCGGTATGGTCATCAGGCCGCCTTCTTCGGCTTGACAGTGCGCACGATGGGCTCGATCGGCGTAGTGCGGGCGACGACCATGGCGTCGAGCGCATCGCGGAAGCGCTGCTCGTAGCCCTTCATGGGGTTACCGGCTTCCGTGCGACGCTTGAAGAAGTCCATCAGCCGCCGGGTGAAGTGCCACACCGTCAGTTCCTTGGCGATGTGCGGCGCGGTGATGTCGCTGTACTTACTGATGTTGCAGATCGCCCGCCGCCCGACGTCCGAGAAGAGCGGAGACTTGAACAGCGCGGCAAAGCGCATCTCCAGGGTGTGGAGGGCCGCTTCGTGACGGTTATCGAACGAGCGGCCGTCCGAGGTTTCGATCTGCTTCTTGCCCAGGCCGTAGCCGAAGGGACCTTCCAGCGCCATGAACGCCGGGAGGACGTTGATCAGGTACTGATCCATCAGGTCGCGCAGGATAACGAGATCGGCGACAGGCATCTCCGTCATATTGCGGAGCGTGGTGAAGCACCACATCGTGCGCGTATCATCGAAAATCGCCCGACCGAGGGCTTTGACGGCGCCGGCTTCGGCACGATGCGCCTGCGCGCCCTCTTCCGTGCTGAAGCACTGGCCGTCGATCCCCGACGGATAGCTCACGGTCTTGGTCGTTTGGGTGATCTTGAACAGGGACATGAAGGCCTCCAGGTTTATCGTCACCCTCATCCCTAAAACACCTCAAAGCCGTCTGTCAACTCCTGATGTCACGACCGTGCAGCGCGTGCCATGCGGCGCAGCGGGGATTGACGCCCTTCTCATCCGTCGTATGGCAGACGAACCCATCGTAATCGGCGGACCACCTCGTCAGTTGTTCGATCGTAACGTCCGCCGGCCGGACCGTGGGGCCTGTCGGGTTGAAGGCACAGGTCTCGCAGCACTTCTTACGCGGAATCTCCGTCGTCTTGCCGTAGGCGTAGCCGTGGAGGAAGAAGTCCTCATCCGTTCCCATCACTCGCCGCTCCGCGCCTCGTGACCGGCTGCCGCCGGCGCACCTCCGGTCTCCATGGCGGAGATGATGGCCTGGAGCCGAGCGGCATCGGCCGCCACGAGCGAATCGATCGTCTCGCCCGTGTCGAGCAGCGGAGCGTAAGAGGTCCAGGTCTCAGCGTTCATGCGGGCGACCTCGGCGGCGCCAGTGCGGGCCTCACCGTTGAGCCATGCCGAAAGCTTGGTCGAATAGGCGGCGCATTTCAAGGCATCGGCGCCCGTCTTGACCGCGAAGTGAAGCGCGCCTTCGAGCGGCTTGACTTCTTTGTCGTACTCCAGTCGCGGCGGGTCGCCTTCAGCGCCGACCGAACCACTGCTGAGGATCAGACCGTGCGACTCGGCGATCTTGCGATAGTGCTCCGTCGTCTTGTGTCCGGGAGCGAAGTGAGCATCGTAGGCATAGCCTTGCTCGGCCTTGCGGACGTGATCTCCGACGCCGCCTACGGTTCCCCGCACCCAGCCCACATACAGGGCGAGAAGACGCATCTGCGCGCGGGGATCGCGGTTGCCGCGCAGGCCCATCCCGACATCGAAATGGCGGCTGTACCAGCCGGCCGGTGGGATTGCGCTGACCTCGGGGCCAAACTTCCGCACGTCAGTTCCGGCCCAATCACCATCATCGATCTGAAAGCCGATCTCATCGTCGATGAAGCCATAGATGGTGCAGTTGATGGCGTCGTGTTTGACGATCTCGAAGATCGAGAACCGATCGCCCTCTTTCTTGCCCGCCCAGACGGCCTCGACGATATTCTGAAGCATGTCTTCGCCAAACTGCTCACAGAACGCTGCGGTCTTTTCATCGCTCATCTGGCGGCTCCAATCCAGGCGTCGACGCGAGCGTCGAAGGACTTATTCAAGCGCGCCACTTCGGCGAGCCATTCGCGGCGCATGTGATAGAGATAGCGCGCGGCGTCGAGCGTCGGGATGACCCGCACGGGCTTGCTCTCCTCGAACAGAAGCAACGCATGATCGCCGAGGACTTGGCCGCTGGTGTGCTTGTATGGCTCGATCTTGATGCCCAGATCGGTGGCGATCACCACACGGCCTGTCTTCATCGTCAGATCGGTAATGTCGCCGATCAGGACGAGATCGCCAGGACGGATCAAGTCCATTCCTCCATCACGATCAACTGCTGTTTCGTCGCGGTGAAGTTGGTCTCGGCCCAATTCTCCTTCATACGCTTCAACGCGGCGCCCATGCCTGGACCGGGTGCGATGAACTCGACCAGATCATCGCCCGTCACCGGAAACATCGGCATGTCCCAATACTCTACCGCATTGGCCGACTTGACCTGCCCTTGCGAGAGCGCCAGTTCGAGGACATGATCCAGGGGAGCCTTCTTGACCGCGAGCAGGCGCTTCAAGGCCTTCTCGCGCACAGGTTCGTTGCGATGCTTCAGAAGGAACGCCGCCAGGGCGAGGTCTTCCTTCGTCCAGCGCAACGAAGCGCCGACTTCGAGCGCACGGTCGCCCAGGAGAACCGTCATCAGGGTGATGGGATTCTGGGTGTAGCGGTAGGCGTCCTCGAAAGCCCAGAGATGGACCAGGGGAGGCAGGCCGGCGTTTTGCAAGATGCCGGTCGCCGACATGCGGGCGAACATCGCCGGCGCGTGCGGCCCTACTGCAATCTTCTTCAGTTCGGACCAGATACGCTCTTTCGAGAGCATTCGCAGTCCGCCGACGACATGCGGCAGTGCAGCCATCACCTCATCATCGAACGGCGCAAGGCCTGAGAACCTTGCGTGGAAGCGGACAAACCGCAGCAGGCGCAGGTAGTCCTCTTGGATACGCGCTAGGGCCGAGCCCACAAATCGCGTGCGTCCCGCCGCGAGGTCTTCTCGACCGCCGTAGGGGTCGACCAGATCGCCGTCGAAGGTCAACTCGATGGCGTTGTAGGTCAGATCGCGACGCAGGAGGTCGGCGATCCAGTCACGTGTATAGGCGACGGCGGCGCGGCGTCCGTCGGTCGCTACGTCCAGGCGCAACGTGGTGATCTCGTAGTTGATGCCTTCGAGAACGATTGTGATCGTGCCGTAGTCGTAGCCCGTGAGGATGTAGCGGATGCCCAGGGCCTCGTAGATGGCGATCTGTTCATCTGGTGTGGCGTCGGTCGCGAAGTCATGGTCCGACAGATCATCGACGCCGGCCAGCTTGTTGCGGATGATGCCGCCCACGCTGCGGATATCGAATCCAGCAGCGCGGAAGCTTTCGCGAAGGCGCAGGACCGGCGCCGGGATGTTGATCGTCAACTCTCTCATCCCGCCAACCTGCCAGTTTGGCTGGCCGTTGTCTAGCGACCAAAGGCGATGTGATTGTCCCAGAGCGCTTGTTCGCGCCGGCGGCACATGTCGACGAGGTCTTCGATGCAGGCGTAGAGGACGGGCAGGGCGTCGTAGACCTGAAGCGATTCTTCTTCGCTTCCTGAGGCGTCGCCGCGCTCGATCTTGGCCGCCAGATCGCCGATCTTGTCCAGAGTGCTTCCACGCGTGTGGTACATCTCAGTGATGAAGGCCTTCAGATTTGGGCTGGGCTCATAGACGTAACGCTCAGCATCGGCCGACTTGCCGACGCGCTCATCGCGAGCGTCACCGACCGGACCTCGGATAGAGATGTTCTCGTAGAGCATGGCGCCCTCCTAGCTGACGTGGGTGTAGACGTGGAAGCCGAAGGTCTCAGCCGTGAGAACATCGCCGATCGGTTCGCCGTCGTCACGCTTCACGCGTTCCAAGCTGGAGGCGATCTCGACCTGGATCAGCGACAGGTCGGGCACATCCTTGATCGGGACCCCCGACACGTTGCGACGCCAGTCGTGCTCGTAGACAGCGCCCAGGAAATAGCTACCACCTTCGTACGCCCCTACGTGCTGCCACTTCAGCCAGTCCGGCTTGTCGATATCCCACCAGCCTTCGACCTCATCGGGTCCGAAGGTCGTGATGATACCCCAGCCCGCGAGGGCGCTAACATCCATGCCCATTTCTATTCTCCCCGGTGCGCGGCGATCGCGCGTTCGAACATGTTGAGGCAAGTCGGGTCGGGCACCACCTCGACCGACTTTGCGTGATAGGGGATGCCTCCGACTAGGATGAAGCCCTCCTCATCCATCTCAGCGATCCCCTCACGGAACCCGTCGCGCCACTTCACCCGCACCCGCTTTCCCGCGACGCAGTCCTCGTCCGTGTAGTCATCGATCGAGCGCCACCGCCCCTGATAGGTGAACCGATCACCCCGATCAGTGCGTCGCCACTCACGCGCGCCGACGCAGATTTCGGTAGGCGCTGATCCGTAACGCAGGCTGATACGCGGGCCTTCGATGATGTCGGCCGGGTCGTGATCGGTGAAGGGGAGGTCAGCTTGGATCATCTTCACCTCCAGGCGCGTACAGGATCGTAGGTTCTCGCGATTCCTCGTAGCGCTTGTACCCGATCATCTGACCGAAGTGATCGTCGAGGTATGGACTGATCCAGTCGACGAACTTCTCGATCTCATCGTGGTAGTTCTTCAGATCAGAGCGCGAGACCAGAGACCACGCCTTGGCGATCTTGTCGTACTCCAGCTTGAAGACGGTCGTGGGCGTAAAATAGTAGCTGCAACAGCAGAACAGCGACGACCATCGCGGCGTCTGGAACAGGGGGTGGTCCGGCAATGGAACCGGAGGCTCACCCTCGGCGCCCTCACGCATGTAGTTCAGAATGGCGATCACGTCTGGGTTGTCGACGATCTGCGTCGACAACACGAGTTCGGTGTACATGCCCATGGTTCTATTCCATCTCAGGCGCCGGCAGCGCCGCGATCCAGCGTTTACCGCAGAGGCGGCAGGTGAAAGCTGCGGTGCAGCAGCCTGGGCGCCCACAGCCACCGGCTGCGAGATCTTCTTCGCGCGAAGGTGAAGCCTCCTCCCGCGCAGCATAGCCGTGACACTCGCATTCAATCGCCGTTGAATGGCGCTCGATGTCGTCGAAGTGATGAGCGATGTTGATCATCACGCCTCCATGAACATGCCGCACGACGCCTTCACGTCGAACCCGACGCGGGGAACGATGCGGGATAGGTCGATGCGTTGCAGCAACTCGCTGCGATCGTTGTCGAGGTGGAAGGCGAGGTGATTGAAGAGTTCGGCCAACAGGGTCACGTTGGGCTCCTTGCCCTGGGCCGGCGAGTACGGATTGTACCGGACCAGATTGAAGCGCGTCTTCAGTCCGCGACGCCGAACGGCTTCGATGATCTCGTCGACCGTGCCGAAGTCGTCGTTCTCGCCTTCGATGAAGGACCAATGAAGGACCACGGCGCCGCCGGTTGCGACCTGCCAGTCCGCCAGCTTGTCGAGTGCGCGTTCAGGGTTCATCGCGTACGGCAACCAGCGTCGGCGGAATTCAGGCCGCATCGAGTAGAGCGAGTAGTAGAGCCGCACGCCCTGGGTGTCTCGAAAAACGTCCGTGAGGCGGTTCAGGATCGCCTGGGAAGGCATGATCGTCGAGATATTGAACAGGGCCTCCAGACCCCGTTCCTGGGCCTTGGCGGTGAGGTCCCGATGGAGGCGGGGCCAATCACGCCGGACACCCGTGTTCAACAGAGGTTCGCCGCGCGCCATGAAGTTGAAGTGGACTAAGTTCGCGGGTTCATCCAGCCCGTCGTAGTGGGCGAGGACGCGATCGGCCTGCGCGAGATAGTCCTGGCGCGAGGCATGGACCATAGACCTCTGCCGGGTCTGCGTCAGATGACACATGCGGCAGGACTGGTCACAGCCCGTGTGGCTGGACAGGTAGGCAATGAAGTAATCGCGGACGCGCCGGACATAGCGAGCCTCGAACATACCGTCAGCCGCCGGCGCCACGAAGTTGACGCTTTGATCCAGGACCGAGGCGTGTGCGGTGAAATCGAGGATCACTGGTAGCCGTCCACCCAAAGCATGATGCCCATGACCAGAAGCCACGCCCCACCCAAATAGCTGACGCCCCTCAACCAGCCCTGATAGGTCGCCATTTCCCGATACGCTTTCGTATCGGTCACCCGATTGAGGTATGCCGGAATGACATCGTCCGCGAGCCAAAGGCCAAACGCGGTAGCGACCAGGACAGAAATGAAGGTGAGGGTGAGGCTCATGGCGCTACTTGATCGGTTCGAGCTTGCTGATCGAGACAGAGTGCGAGAAACGGCCGACGCTGTACGAAGCCTTGACGAAGCCGTCTTCAGCCATCCACGCCGGCGGCGACCACGTACGGGTCACGGTGTCGCGGCCGTCCAGCGTGACGACATCGACCTTCCACTCGGCTTGATGATGCGTCGTCTTCTTCTCCGAGCCCGATCCGGACGTCGAGGTGTAGGCGGGTCGGTAGCGAATCTCATCGATCCGGGCGAGGCCACTCTTCGTTGGCGTGCCGGCGCGATCGGCGATCGCATAGACGATGACGCCCACGATGAGCAGTATAACAGCGCCGCCCAGCCACAAGGCGACGTTTGAGGAAGACGAGGATCGACGGGTCACAACAGACTCCTATTCGGGAAATTGGGCGTGGAGACGCAGGGCCTGCCAAGCCAGTTCGTAGTTGGTCTTCTTCTCCAACTCGGCGGTCGGCGGGCGTTCAATCTTCAATTGATCGCACATCATGTGGATCGAGAAGATGATGTCCGACTTGCGCCGTTTGGCGTAGTATTTGATCGACGGCGTCGTATGGTAGGCGACGATCGACATCAGAGGTTCGCCGCGATCAACAGGGCCAGTTCCCAACCGCGCTCGGTGGGTTCGAAGCGAGCCACCGGCGCAACCATCTTGCTATCGTCGGTGAAGTGAGGGTCGAGCATTCCCTTGTTCTGCTTGACGATGGCGTCCAGGCTCGCGGCCCGGAAGACGAGAATCTTCTTGCCCTCGTAGTTGGTGCAGTCCGGGTAATGGATTTCGGCGACGAAGCCGCGCCCGACCTTCTGGCCACGCAGCAGAGTCCAGCGCATCGGGTCCGGGTTGCCGGGCTCCAGCGTCATCGGCGACAGGCCTTGGGTGACCGCCGGCGACGAATAGCTGGAAGAGCGCGGCAAAGAACGGGCCGGCGAGCCGGGAGAATGCGAGCGACGGACAGGCTCAAAACGCTCCGATGAGCCGGGCGAGTGCGCTCGAATAGGTTTGGGGCCAGACCCTGGCGAATGGGAGCGATAAGACGACGAGCCTGTCGAGAAGAGACGCCGGTGAGTACCCAAGGTTAGGCTCCCTTATTCCAGCGGGCCGCTAGTTCGAGCGCAAACAGTTGCGCTTCCACCTCCGGCTCCTCGAAAGCATCTGAAGCCACGCGCGCGACGATGTTGGAGACGCCGGCGCGGGGAGGTATGCGGCTCAACGGCACATAGAAGCGGCCATCATCACGTTGAATGGCCGCGCCCGGCTCAAGGGTGATGCCGCCGGTGCGGCTTTCCTTCATGGCGATGCAGTAGCTGTCCGCCATGTGGAGGAGTTCCGGCCCGGTCAGTTCCTCGATATCCTGCCGGATCATTCCTTCAGTCTGGAGCACCTTCAGGAGTGCTTGACTGAGGAGATCAATCCGATGCTCCAGGAGTTCGATGCTCGGAGTATCAGGCATAGGCCACCACCGTCTGGTTCTTGATCAGAAGCAGATCACTGATCCGCGCTGACAGTTTGCGATTAGCGATCCGACAGAACTCGTTGTCGGTTGGCGGCTCCAAACCCACCTCTTTACACAGGCGCTTGACCTGTTGGATCAGGAGGTGACGCGCCTCGGTGTGGCGATCCCGCTTGCGCGCGCGGGCCTCTTCGATCGTGCGGCGTCGGGCCACCTCCGCCGGCGAAGCTTGGAATTCCTCGTCAGACTCGCCTTCGATGCGGTGGCCTTTGCGCGTATTGCACGGCGAGCACATCGGTTGATAGTTCTCATCGACGTCGGCCCCGCCGCGCGCCCTGGGCACAATGTGGTCCTTGGTCATCAGAACCGCGCGGGGGCTCGGACCATCGGTTAGGGCGTAGAGATTGAAGTGCCAGGAGTTCGTCGTTGGTCGGTATTCGCCCGTCGACTTCACGTACCGAGCGCTACGCTCTTTGGCGTAGAAGGCGCCTACGAGGCCACAACGCACGCAGGCATGTGCGCGTGCGAACAGCACGTAACGCTGCGACGCCATTGGAACCATGTCGCCGTCGAACTCTCGTGGCTCGGGACCGATGTGGGCGTGAACCTCCTCGATCGAATAGAGGCCCTTGCGCTCGTAGCCGGGGACGAATCCGAAGGCGCGGATGCCTGGAACCTCGATCATTCAGGCACCCGCGCATCAAACAGGTAGCCCCCGTTGGAGCCGCAGCGCTTCCATTCGCCGGGACCTTCGAAACCGAAATCCTGACCCGACAGGAGGGCTGCCGCCCGCATCGTGGTATGGGGATCGAGATGAAGGATGCCCAGACCGCCGGCCTCGGCCCAAGCGGTGACGTTCTCAATCTTGTCGTCGATCAGCAGTTGGCGCTGGGAGTGCTTGTGGTGAAGGAACTCGTGCTTGCGCTTACTGGTCGTGCAGATGAAGTTCTCATCCGCGATCGCGATGTGATCGGAGTAGTGAACGCGACGCATACCGAAGGCGAAATCTTCGTAAGGCTGGGTCTGCGGCAGAAAGACATGCTCAACCCATCCACGCTTGTGATACTTGGCGCCTTGCCAGTACGGATTGAGATAGTAGTTGTCCTCGGTCGCACCGAACAGCGGTGAAGCGGTCAGGATGACCGGCTCGTTCGTGCTCTTCAGGGCACGATACATCTCGACCGAGCCGGGCATGATCGGTAGATATCGGAAGAAATCGGTGCCCTTAATCTTTTCGTACATCTCACGCTTCAGCGGATGTCCGGTACCGGGCGACAAGAACTTCTTGCGCAGTTCCTGGCTGACGTCGTAGCCCAGCTTGCGCATGCCGGCAGCGTAGTCGGCGTGGACGCCGTCGAGATCGTGATAGGTCTGGGTGTCGCCTAGGTCGATTACGATGGCCTGACTACGCAGCACTGTCTTCTCCAAGGCCGTTCATCGCGTCTTCGCGGCTGTCGTAGGGATCGGCGCCCGCGATCAGGTCGACCAGTCGATGGACGCTGATGTGGCGATCATAGATGGCCGCGTCCTTGAACTTGAACATCTCGCTCGCCTCGTGGATCAAGGCTCGCTGGACGGCGGCCCAAGCGGTCTGAACGATCTCGGTGTCGGTCGCGTAGTAGGACAGGTCCCACTTACGCCCTTTCCAGGAGGCAGCCTCACCGGTCTTCGTGTCAACGCCATCCTCGCAGACGATCTGGAGATATGGCTTATCCGTGCCTGGATGCGTCGCGAGCTTGAAGTCCAAGCCTGGGTACGAACAGGCCGCGACCACTTCACGGATCGATTCGAAGGACCGGCGCGGCTGGACCATCAGACCGAACCCTTCAGCTTGAAGTCGTCCAGCCAGCGCATGTCATAGCCGATGCGCGAATTGGGGCTGTAGCCGTTAGTGTCGCCGAGGACGTACCGCAGTTCTCGCTCCTCCTCGTAACGAAGCAGCGGCTTGCGAACCAAGTAGACGTCCCGATACTCGGCGCGAACGTGCGTCGATCCGTGGGTCGAGGCGAGGCCAACCGGCGCGAAAACGGCATCCCTGCCGTCCGGCATGTGCTCGGTGATCGTGATCGACGGACCAATCTCATCGGTGTAGCCGGACATGTAGTTGAACACTGGCTTGCCCCAGGCAACGTCGAACCGGAGGTTCTCGACGCGCACTGTGCGATCACCGATGAAGCCGTCGCCGGCGCAGTACAGGATGCCCGTATCGACCACTTCCTTGATCCAGTCGCGGACCACCTTGCGGTGCGGACTCGCGTTCGCTTCCGCCGACCAGAAGACGAAGGCATGGGCCTTATCGCTGTCGAGGTCTTCCCATGCACCACGAACGCGAACGGTGGCGAGCGCGGGAAGACCGACGGCCGAAGCACCTGCCATGGCGGCGGCGCCCAGGAGGATTTCACGACGGTTCATGGCCTAGACCTCGACCTCGATCTTGTTCTGGGTCAACCACTCGACCAGGGCCTCGCGGCTCTCGAAGTCGGCGGCGTGGGCGGTGCGGTCGTTGTTATCGGTGATCTCGCAGCCCCAACCGGTTTCAGGATCATGCTCGATGAACCGGGCGATTTCTCCGTCCGGGTCTTCCTGGAAGTTCATGTTCCATTCAGCGAAGAAATCGTCGCCGGGTTGGAAGATCAGTTCACCGAAGAAGGTCTTACGCATGAGGACTCCGTGAATTGGTAGAGTGGAAGCGGTGATAAAGGGCGCTGGACAAAGGGCAAGCTACAACGGACAACGCGCAACCCACAAATCTCTACAGTCCGGAACAAACAACAAGCCCATAAGGGCACTCCGTAGAGTAATTCCGGTTAGCAAAGAGATGTCCGCGTAAGCGGTGGGTTCCATGATGAAGGCCGGAGCCTCATCTTTGCTGTTGCGTTCCTCTTCTCCGCTTCCACCCCTCGGACGTTGCCAGTCCCGCAGGAAAGGCAGCACGTCCAAGCTCGTTAGATCAGCTTCAGGGCCTTCAGCAGGCTCTGGACGTTCTCCGACACCTCGATACGAGTGCTGGCGTTCAGATAGGTTAGTTCATCGGCGATCTCCGCCTTGCGCCGGCGGATCACCGCGATCGAGTCCTTCAGCGGCACCTTGATCTCGTCAGTGATGACGCGCACGTTCAGGTGATCGTCATGGTGCATGACGGTCTCGGTCTCGCGCTTCTTCTTCAGCGTCGTCAGCTTTGCGTCGGCGTACTGCGGCTCCACCGAGTCATCGTAGGTGTACTCGATGCCGCATACCGTCGAAATGAGGGCCTCGTGCGCCGAGAGGTTGGCTTGCTCGGTGAGCAGGAGGTTGATGCCGACGTCGGCGTTGGCCTTGGCGATCTGACCGCGCAGTTCGTAGCCACCCGTGATCATGTGGAGCGCTTGGGTCAGCTTCTCCCGCGCAGCCTCTTGGGCCAGTTCGACCAGGGCTTGCGCGGGCTTTTCCACGGAGTCTTCGTAGACCGACACCGAGATGAGGCGATTGATCGTGGTCTTGCGGCCTGCCTCGATCAGCGCTTTGGAAAACTGAGAGGCTTTGCGGAGGGTGATGTTCATGCCGGTTATCCTGAAAGGGTCGTGACAGTTTTAGTGGCGCCCTCAGTCGGCTGTCAACTCTCTAGTTCGAGAACCGTGCGATCGCCGTCATCAGGCAGTCGCGCTCGAAGTTGGTCAGGGTCTCGCGGGCCAAGATGGAGTTCAGGCCTTCGAGGGTCTCCAGACGCTTTTCCTCGGCGATGCGCGCGGCCTCGGCCTGCTGAGCCTCACGTTCGGCACGTTCTCGCGCCCAACGCTCCTTGTTGGCGGCGTCTTGACGCACGGACTCCTCATAGTCCGCCTTCATCTGGATGAGGTTTGCTTCTTCCTCTTCCGGCGAAGGAGCGCGACCGAGCGCGATCATCTTGGGGAAGGCGGCCAGGATGGCGTTACGGTCCTCCCAGAACTTCGCGTGCTCGCCCCAATTCTCCGTTTCATTCAGCACGCCGGGCGAGACAGAACGGTAGTATTCGAACAAGCCGTGCTCGGTGCGATCGCTATACAGATGCCGCCAGACGTTGCTGTAGCGGTGTTTTGGGCGCAGCGTTACGACGGACCATCTACCACCGTAGCCCATCGGAAACGACAGGTAGCCTCGCAATACGTCATCGACCAGCACCTTGTAGAGCGATCGCTGGCGATAGGCGCCTACGCTGCCATCGCTGTAGCGATAGGAGACCTCGCGCTCCATCGGCTCGATAAGAACGACCGAGCCGTCGACTTCCATGCGGGTGACCTGCTTCGTCACAGCGTAATCGAGCCCTGGGCGTCGAGCGTGACCTTGGAGAAGCCCCTGGTGTCGATCTCGTATTCCAGGACGTGCTCGGACTTCTTCTCGATGTTCACCCGCTTGCAATGGACGATGACCCTGCCAGCCTCGACCCGATGCCCGAATTCCTTCAGCGTCCAGCCGCCGCCGCCCATGTTGCGCGACTTGATCGACTGCATCTCGGTGCGCTGAAAATCGTTCATGTTGTCCGCGAAACCCATGGTTTTACCTGTCAGTTAGACCGGCAGCCTTACGGAGAAGGCTGCCGGCTGTCAACTATTGGATCACGCCGCCGCGATGTTGACGACCTGCGCCGGCGGCGTGCCCCAGGCCGAGCCCTTGTCGTGGCGCGCCCGGATCATCTCGAAGCCCTGGCGGTACTTCTCCTGCTTGTCGTACTCCTTGGCGAGGCAGGCATGGTACAGCTTGTCGATGAACAGCCCATCGACGAATCGCAGGACCGTGGCGAGTTCCGACGTCGGTAGGTCCAGCAGGAAGCGGACGGCCCGAACTACGAGTTGATGCCCCGGTTCGCGGATCAGTTCGACGTACTCGTCGGCGCCCTTGATGCTCGACTGGTTGAGCGCGGCTTCGATATCAGCGCGTTCGCCGTTGTACCGCGCGTAGTAGCAGAAGATGCGCGGATTCTTCAGCCCCAGGCCGTCCAGGAAGTCGACGATTTTGTGCTCGTGGGCGCCGGTGATGGTGACGTCGTCGACGAACAGCAGCACCTTGCCTTCGATGAAGTCGCGGTTGATGAACAACTTGTCGGCCTTCAGCATCGCGGCGCGCTCCTCCTTCGGCATGAAGGAGTAGTCGGCGACGTAGCTCATCGTGCGGTGCATGATGGTCCACTCGACGCCGCGATGGCCTTCCCGCGTCAGCAGGTCGTTCAGGCGGTTCATGAAGTGGCGCGCCAGGATGGTCGCGGCGATCTCGACGACGTTGAAGGCGGACGGCACGACGACGCAGCGATCGGTGATCAACAGATCATGGTGCTGCGCATAGAAGGCCTCGGCCATCTCGTCGCCGAACCGACGGGCGACGATGTCGGAGCCGAACTTCAGCCGCGAGTAGTCGCGCGGACAGAAGGACGGGTTTTCCAGGTCGTCGAAGCTGTGGACGACGAACTGCGCGAACGGACTACGCTGCTTGGGCATTCAGAAGGACTCCGGTCAGGGCGGGGAAGTCCGCCGGTTGGTTGATGGGATGGAACTGGAGCCCGTGGTCGACGCACCTGCCGTCGCAGATGAGGTTGTCGCCCACGTGCAGGACTTGATGCGGCTCGGCGTTCGAGTGGAGCGCCGCGAGCGACTTCACGGCATGCCACATGAGGGGGTTCGGCTTGGCGACCGCCATCTGGTCCGAGAACAGGGCGAAGGACCACTCGATACCGAGATGATCCAAGACAACCTCTCGCAGACAGGCTCCGGCGATGAAGTTGGTGTTGCTGGAGATCGACAGGCCGTAGCCGGCGGTTTGCAGCGCCTGCAACGTCTCGGTCACGCCCGGCCGCACGATCGGCGGATGCTTGGCGAACAGGGCCTCGATCTTGGAGCGCAGCGCCCACCAATCGTCAGCGGGCAAGCCGAGCGCCTCCATCAGCTTCTCGTAGACCTGAGCGCTGGTGTAGCCAATTCCAGCGGCTTCAGCATCCCCATCCGAGGAGTCCTTGACCCAGCGGTACGCGGTCTCGACCTGCTTCGGGGGCAGATCGAACGTGTCGATCAGCAGTTGCCGGCGAGCGGCGCCGAAATCCGGGCTCGGGTCGATCAGCGTTTTCCAGACGTCGAAAGAGACGTGCTTGATGTCGTTCATGCGGAAGCCTCCTTCTGTTCACGGGTCCAGTCGCGCAGGAAGCCTTCGACTTCCAACTTGCGGGTTTCGGAGCCGCCCCGATAGCGCGGATTCTGACCCAGGCGTTCGGCGAACCAGCGCACGTTCTGCCAGCGATAGTTGACGTACATCCTGCCCGGCGAGCGATTCTCGAAGGTGACGAGACGCTCGCTGACGCGTCCGATGACGACACCATCGTGGATGATGTCGTAGGCGTTCAGGCGCCGGCGTTGTCGTTTGCGGCGGCCGAAGACTTCCTCGCGCTCACCGCTGTTGTCGATCTTGCGCAGTTCGATGTCCATCAGCGACCTCCTTCCGGGCTGGCGACGCGTTCGCCGAGCTTCAGCGCGCGCACTTGATCCGGATTGACCCGGACATGGACGCAGCCCAGCTTGATGTTCAGGGTCTGGTAGCCGGGTTGGATGTCCAGCACCCCGATGCAGCCGTTGTCCTCCAGCGGATTGCCTTGGCGGTCCACACCGTTGATGACGACGAGGCCGCCGTCGGTGACGTGCTCACCATCACGCGTCACGAGACGGGAGGTATAGGTGTCGTAGCGGGCGGGGACGCGTTCGATCCGAGCTTCCATCACGCGACCACCTTCGGCTCGTGGGCCGTACCGCCATAGGCCAGCCGGTTGTAGACCTCCTCCAGTTCCGCCAGATCGGTGATCTGGGTTTCCAGGCAAGACATCGGGATCATCGCGAACTGGCGTTGATCGGTTACGGTGAGTTCGCTGAAGCGATAGCCCATGACCGGGAACGCGTCAGCGACGTATTCCAGGATCGCGGTGATCCGCTGTTGACCGTCTAGCAGCCAGTTGTCGTACGGACTGTTCAGGACGCGATTGACCACGTAGGCCCCGATGGGCAGGCCGTTCCAGATCGATTCGATCAGGCGGACCTTCTGGTCCAGGGTCCAGACGGGCGGACGTTGGAACCAGGGCAGCACGAAATCACCCAGCATGCGCTCGCCTTCAGTCAGCGGCGCGGAGCGTGCCCAGCCATTGCCGGCCTTGTAGATGCCGAAGAGCGGTCCAGCGGTGTTGTTGGCGCGGAACCACGGGCGTGGCATCAGTTGGCCTTCCGGAACGCGCGAATTGAAATCGGTCATCGGGACCTCCTCAGTGATCGTCGAACGAGGATGTAAAGAAACTCCCGGACCTCGTCAAGCGCTAGTTTCGGCTTTCTCTTTTTTGAGCACCTCAGCCAACTTTTCACGCAGAAGACGATCCCTTTCGGTCTCGTTGCCGCCAGCCGTGAAGCCGAGATGGATCGAGCGGCGCATCTCTACCTGCCGTCCTTCACGCGAAGGATAGGACCGGTTAAACCGTTCGGAGAGCGCCTCCCAGGCCTCGTCCGCGCTCGTGAACGTGCCGTGGTGGTAACCACGCAAGCAGTTACCAACTTCATAGGACCCCTGACCGTACGCGGTCTCCAGGGCCTCGACAGCGCGGCCGAGATCGGCGGTCGAGACCTGCACCGTCTCGTTGCCGTAGAGATGCGCGATCTTCAGGCGGTGCAGGACGTCGGCGAGTGGAACGTATGGCTTGCTTTCCATGCTCAGCCCTCCAGCACGAACTTCGCCGGCGCGAAGTGTTCGACGAAACGAATGGCGCTGCGGGCGTCGGCGAATGTCAGGGTGGTGACGCGGGAATCCAGGGAGTGGAGCGCCTTCAGGATTCCACTACCCTCGGGCGTCAGGAAATCGCTGACGTGTTGAGCCATGGTGCTCTCGAACGGCGCACTGATGTCCCGGTGTAGGTCAGGGCGTTCGGCCACCGAATAGGCGACTTGGTGCAGGCCCTCAGGGGCGGTCCAGACGTACTTCATTTCAGGCACTGCCCGCAGAAGAACGCGAACGCCTCATGGGCGGTATTGAAGCGCAGAGCTTCAAGCACGATCAGCCCGGCGTCGTGCCTGAAGTCCGGACCTTCCCAGCGAATGCGCCACGTACCAGGGATCATGGTGCGCTTACCCTTCTCGTCCTCCGTGAAGGCCGAGCGCAGGGCCGCGACGCGGCGATCGCCGTCGGTGACGTCGTAGCAGTCGGCGTCGCGCTTGTTGATGGTGAGGTAGTCGTACCGGCTCATGCGGCGATCCCCTTGAACATCGTGAGCAGCTTCTTCAGGTCGGCCAGGACCGTGTCGGGGCGATCGCCGAGGAAACTGCGGATGTAGTCGGTGTCCTGGTAGGTGAGCAGGTCGTAGGCCAGATCGAGCGCGGTGATCAGCACACGAACATCGGCGCCGTCGATGAAGCCGGCGGTCTTGCCCGTCTTCAGCACGGTGCGGACGCCGTCGAGCATCCCCAAGGCATGCTGGCGCTCTTCGGGATCGTACTCACAGGCTTCATAAGCCTCACGAATGGCCTGGAAGGTCGGCTTCGCCATGTAGACGTAGGGTTCCAGGCGGACGACGGCATCCTTGAGGTCGCGCAGCGTCTCGCGCCGCGACTTCTTCACGGGCGCCGCCGGGACCTCGCCGGAGCGTTCCTGCTCGGCGATCTCGTCCATGGTGAACGGCAGGCCGTAGTTGCGTGGGTGATTGCTGGCGATGACCTGCCAGCCGAACGATTCCCAGCGTTCGACATTGGGCGGATAGCGGTCGCTGGACATGGTCAGCTTGACGCGGACGCGCTTGGGCAGGTCTTTCTTGTCGACGCCGAAGGCCGCGAGGCGATCGATCAGGGCTTGATCAGCGGCGGTAGCCGCCTGGGATTGATCGCGGCGGAGCATGTCCAGCGGAAATTCGCCGTACTTGGGGCCTTCCACGATGTAGGTGTAGATGGTTTTGGACATGATTGCCTCCGTGTGATCGTCGGAGATGCTACTAGCCCGTGCGTTGCCGTCTGTCAACTCTTTGGCCCAAGAGAATGTTGATAGACTCATCGGCTTCTGCCTTCGAGCGGCAAACGACCTGGGCGACGACGATATAGGTTGGCGCGTGGACCTCGATCACAAAGCCTCGGGTGTTGATGCGGTAAAATCGCTTGCCGGCGGGATGTCGCCGATCATGCGGCACCCGCTCGACCTGGGTACCGAACTGGCGTGCATAGGCCTGAGCGATCAACATGCGCGCCGATGGTGCATCAGTCATGACGTACGCGCGCTCCGTACTTGGCGATGAAAACGGCTTTGGCGCCGCATGCCAGAATGCCGGCTGGATCATAAACGAACGTCCCCACGACCTCGCCATTGGCATCGAGGACGTCGATCGCATTCCCGTAGTCGCTCTTGCCCGTCTTACCCTTCTGTGCCTTCAGAACCGGCTTGGCCTCGGCGGCTGGATCGGCCTTCAGGGCGATGCGATTGCTGTCGATTTGGCCGCGATTGACATGGATCACGGTGTCCGAAGGCTTGATCTGGATCAAAATTTGAACACCTTTCCGTCCAGGATCATCTCTCGCGCAGGCGCGGGCTCGAAGTGATCAACAGAGTCATGACGCCAGCCGGGTTTCGGGACAGGATCGCTCGGGCCGAGAGGTGGATGCGCTTCCGCCGCGCGCCGCCCGTAGCTCGCCGCGCAGGTATCGCCGCAGAAGTGTGGGTCGAAAGTGCTCTGGCCGTCCCAGGTGTCGAACGACTCCACGAAACCGACCTTAGGCCCTTCGGTTACTTTATAACCTCGGATCGCGACCACCTCGAAGTTCGACATGCGTTGGCAGTCTTCCCACGAGCGAGGATGATCCGGCAGGATGTCTCTACCCATCCGATGGACCGTAAATTTCGGTTGCAGAGGCTTTGCACACTGCTTGCACGTCGGTACCCGATCCTCGATCGAGATCGACTTGTTGATCGAAACTGCCGCCAAAGCTTGGGCGTCGATGATGCGCTGCTCGGTGCGCGGGAGACGCAGCTTCTCGCCGCCGCCGTCGACCAATACGGTCTTACCTTCCTTCCAGGCCTGGATCACGGCATCGCCGACACCGGCGCCCATGAAGCGGTCGATCGCGTCGCGGGCCGCGACGAAGCCCGCCTTGGTGGGGCGATCTCTCACTACGATCTTGACGTCCTGGAAGCTGGAGCCGTCTTTGCGGTTCCAATAGCGAACCCCCAGGGCGTTGAAGACGACGCCCGAAGGAGAGCGTGCCATGATGCGCACGCTGGAGTTATACTGCGAGCCGGCGATCAAACCGTCAGCGTTTTCCTTATCGACAAAGGTGATCTCAGGCATCGCCCACGGCCTCCCGCAACTGAGAGATCGTGATTTCCAATTGCCGCGCACGCTGACGCGTCAATTGATCGCCGAGAGCTTTCGCCTTCTCAGCTTCCTTGGGGGTCAGACGACCGCCCAAAGCCTTGAGGATCAACACCATCTCGTCATTCGAAGTCGAGAAGGTCCAGCTAGTCGGGCGCAGTTCAGCCATAGGGTCTCCTTAAGATCGTCATGGTCGGTTGTAAAGAAACAACCTCCTGACGTCAAGAGCCCTTCAAGCGCTCGACAGCCTCGTTATGCGCCAGCGTGATGCGGGCGAGAGTGGCGTCGCTGGTCAGCTTACGGAAGACGCGAGCGTGATGGCGCTCGTCAGGCAAGGCGTGACCGAGGAACAGCAGAATGTCGTCTGGCGTGTCGACGTGGTTGTACATCACCGAAAAGCGGTCGGTCGCCAAACGTTCGCCCAGGTGAAAGACAGCGGCGCAGGCTTCGAGGCTGTCGGTGACCGCTTCCATCTCCAACCAATAGGCGGACTCTGGAGGCGGCGTCTCGACCGGCCATGCGCCTCGTCCCCTCAAAAGGGTGATGAGAAGATCGCTGTGCCGCATCTCGTCGTCCCCGGTCTGGATGAAGACGTTCTCGACGGCGATATTGCCGCCGCCCCAACGAGCGGCGGCGTCACGATTGTCCTGGTAGCCCGAAAACTCGGTGGCTTGCAGCTTTTGGAGCCACCGGACCATCTTCTCGTCATCGGCGAGGAGCCGTTCCCACCACGCGATCGTAAAACTGCGGTCTTCGGGCGACATGGCTTAGTCCTTCGGAGGAACGGCGACGCGGACCGTGGGCGTGACGGCGCGGCCGGCTTCGATCACGGGCATGGCGCCCTCGGTCGGGATATAGATGATCTGGCGATCGCCCTTGCCGGCGGTTTCTTCCAGCATGTGGATGTAGGACCAGCGCAGATAGTTCTCCGGACCGCCCAGGCCGTTCTGCATGATCTCGTTGGCCTTCTCGGTGCCCTTGGCGCGCTCGATCTCAGCTTCGGCGTAGAGCTTGGCGGAATCGCGCGCAGCCTGGGCTTCCAGCACCTTGATGCGGCGATCCTGGACGGCCTTCTCGTAGGCGGCCTTACCGTCCATCTGCTTGTAATAGACGTTAGCGGCAGGGCACCCAACCAGGATGCCGCCGCCGGCCAGGAGGGCGAGCACGACGCCCGTGATGGACAGGCGAATGATGCGGTTGGTTGCCGCTTGCTTGTTGGCTTGTTGCACTTCGTCGCGGGTCAAGAGCTAGACTCCTCAGTTCAAGGTTGCGGACGGATCGCGAACCGCCGCCAAGATCGCTCGCGCGAACTCGATTGCGATCTGCGGCGGAACTTCGACCATGTCGGCCTGTTCGTGGTCGATAAAGGCGACGGCCTCAATCTCACCATTGGGCAGGCGCGCGATCTGAACCTCGTAGCCTTCGACAGCGCCGGGCAAGTCGTCAGAATCGAAGATGGAGACGGGGGTGCTCAATTAGTGCTTCACCGCCATGAGCACCTTGACCAGGACGTAGAACACCACGCCCAGCGCGAGGCCGGGCATGACGTAATGCGCGATCCAGCCGACGCCTCGCGTGCCGTTGATCACGAGCACGCCGGCGAGCAGGCACATAGGGACCAGGACGCGGTCGTTCATCAGGCCGCCTTGCCGCGCTGACGCTGCGCCGACATGTCGCGGGTCAGGTTGGTGATCATCTGACGCTCGAACGGCGTCAGGGCCAGGAAGTCGGCCGCCAGATCGGCGCCGCCCTCGACTTCGAACAGGGTCTGGACGTTCGTGGTGACTTGACCGTCGGCGGCTTCTTCCAGGCCTTCGAAGAAAAAGGCGACCGGAACGCCCAGGAATTTGCCGATGCCGTGCAGCTTGCTCGCGCTGACGCGATTGCCGCCCTTCTCGTACTTCTGCACCTGCTGGAAGGTCAGACCCAGCGCGCTGGCGAGTTGTTCCTGGCTGACGCCGAGAGTCTTGCGACGCATGCGGATGCGCTTGCCCACATGGATGTCGACCGGATCGGGACGACGGCCCTCGCTGTCGACGTTGGGCTGAGACACAATTTTCATGGGACAAACTCCTCTGTTGTGCGCCACGTGAGGTGGCAAAATCAGAAGCCTTAGCCTTAGGCGGGAGCCGGCCGGCTGTCAACTCTCGTCGTCACCCGGAATTGAGAAATGCTCGATTGCAGTGACGAGACCCTGTCGCTGATAGTTGGTCAGCGGATGGGTAGCGAGGATGTCCTGAAGCGCCTCTAGCGTTTCTCGGCGCCGATGCGCTGCCGTCAGGGCTTCTGCCTTACGCTTGGCCTCACGATCCTCCCAGCGCTGTTCCGCCGCCTTGCGATCAGCGATCACTTCTTCGGCCGCCTTCAAGCGGCGGGAACTCCGCAGTTCCTCGCAGGCCAGGAGCGCGTCATCTTTGGTCTTGTAGCCTAACGCCTCGCGGTCATAGCGGCCGTACGAGTCGATCGGCGCGGTACCTACCTCAGCGAGCGGCCGTCCGGAAACGATGACTTGGTCGCCATCGGGGATGAGGGGATAGACGCGCCACTGTTTATCCGCCTTGGCGACGTAGCCGACCAGGACGTCATCGACGTAGACGGCGTTGGTCGTTCCATGGCGGGCCGCGAAGATGCGCTCTTCGCTCTTCTCCAGGCGCAGGCGGGGACCGCCCACGCGAGCCTTAAGACGTTCTTTCGAGAGCTTCGTGAGGCACTTCGGGCAATCAACATGCGACTCTTTAGTCGTAGTCCGATACCAGCGGTAGTCCGCGCGGAGCCGGTCATTGCACTTCGTCAGGACGAACTCGCGATCGACCCAACGGTCCTCTTTGGGCTGTTCAAATAGCCCTTCGTTCACCGGCTGGGTCTCGCGACCGACCTCAAGGTGCGTATGGATGCCGCGCCCCATCAGGCGAACTCATCCTCCAGGTCCGCATTGCGCGGATCGGGCTCGCAGCGATAGGTGCCGGGACGATCGATCTCGTCCCACCGGCGGAAGCCGTCGTTGCAGCGCTTGCAGTAGTAGAGTTCGCCGGCGCACCAGGGCTCCCGCATGATGAACTGCGGCTTGCCGAGCAGCGGCATCTGGCAGGCCGTGACGTTGCAGGAGCCGTCGCGCTTGCCCTTGTCGGGCATGTTTGGTCCGCGATAGCCGACCTCGGCCGCCCGCGCCGTGAGTGGCGACGTTGTCGCGGCGAGTTCGCGGGCGGCTGCCTTCTCCTCAGCCTCGCGAAGCCAAGTTTCGACTTCACGTTTGCGGCGCGCCGCAGCCTCGCGCGCCACGCGATCTGAGGATCGCGGCGGAGTGATGGGATAGGTACGCGACAGGCGCGCGGCTGCCTTGATGTCGGCGAGACCTTTCAGGGGACGACGGGTCTTCATGCGACGTCCTCGAACGTGACCTTGAAATGGCGCTCGACCAACTTCCGTAGCGCCGTGGTGGCGGCTTCTGCTGATTGAACCGAGACGCTTTTATTGCCGTCGCGGCTGTATTCGCTGCCATGCACCACGAGGCAGCCGGTGTCGATCAGCCCCGGCGACCACTTCAGGATGGAGGTCCGCTTGCGGGAGTCATAGGTACTGGTGGGCGCACCCACGAGACCGACGCCCATGCCATAGATCGTTCCGTGCAGGCTGCAATCATCGGCGCGCAACTGAAGTTGCAGACCGTTCCAGATCGCGGTCGCCAAGACGGGCGCCGGGTCGTTGCGTTCGAAATACGCCATGCCCTTGAGACAGGCGGCGTCGAAGGCCTCATCGGTCGTTTCGGTCCAGTCAGGGGCGCGGAAATCCACGCGCGGCTTCTTGTCCATTTCCCAGGTGAGGAACTGCTTGAATACCGAAGCCACGGCGCGCCGCGTGTAAGGCGCGCCGCCCATGCCCTCGGTGACGATATCGATGCAGGTCTGGAAGCCCGCGAAACCTGTGCCGTAGTTGTTCATGATCAGCACGAGCAGGTGAAGAAGCTGGAGTCGTCCTCGGGCTTTTCACGGCCGGTAACCAGGGACCAGTGGGTCCAGAATTCCTGGAACTCGTCCCAATGGCTCTTATAGCCCTCGGCGTTATCGTAGGTGTAGCTGCCGTGCTTCGCCCAACGATCAGCAGCCTCCATCAGGTCGTCGTACGTTTGGCCGATGCGATCGGCAAACTGCTCGATCCATTCTCGTCCAGAAACAGGTTCCGGATTAGGCTCGGGTTCCGGAGGAGGCGGAGGAGGCGGCGCCGGTACCGTCCTGGCGCGCGAAACGCGAACAGGCTGAGCGACCGCTTGGGGCTCATCAGGGAAATCCGGATGGGTCCAGACGTGACGCAGCGACTTGATCTGACGCGGATAGACTAACAGCCAGAAACGCTGACCCTTCTCGACATAGTCTTTCAGGAAGGGATCGACGATGCCGACCAGCTTCGCCGCCTTCGAAGAGACGGTGCCGTCGGGCAGGAAGCCGACGTCTTCACCAGGGCGCAGGATGCCGGCGGCGACCACGTTCTCGACGGCGATGTGAATAGCGTCGCGCTTTTCCTCGGGACCGATGATCGTGCCGAGGGTTTCGAGAGCGTCCGTATGGACGGAGCGTTTGTCGGCGTGTTTGGTCATACGGCCCTCCGATGTGGTCTAGACTGACACGCTTAGTGGGCTATGCGCCGGCTGTCAACTCTTAGAACCAGAGCGACCGCCAGCGAGCGGAGGACGATAGACGCCATTGGAAGCGGCCATCGACCCGCTGGATAAGCAGCGGGCCGAGGCGCAAAGACGTCCAGGCGCCCTTGAACCGGTTCACAGCGTGAGGATCACGATCTCTTCGACCGTGACCACTTCCTTGAGCTTCTTACTGAGGGCCTCTCGTTCCTCTTCCAGGTCCGGGAAGCTCTCGATGACCTGAGACCAGTCCGAGACTTCGTTGGCGACGACCAGCGAGGCGAAGCTGAACTTCGCGGCCTTGTCTGCGAACGCGATGAACTCGTCGGTCTTGGCGGCGAAGTCGGTTTGACACGTCACCTTGATGACGGCTGCGCCCTTGTTCGGCGTGATCTTGTCGCTGTGGATGTAAGAGGCGATACGGCCGACGCTCATTCTTGGACCCTTCCATTGTCCCAGGTACCGATGCAATCCATCGGCGCGATATCTTGAAGATAGCGATGCAGAGCCTGAGGCGCGGCATCATCGCCTCGCTTGACGTAGGGACTCACGCCCCGGTCAGCGTGGTAGGGCTTACCATCGAGGATGACGGTCAGGTAGCCTTCCGACCACCACGTCTTTGAGCTTTCCCACGAACGGGGCAGAACCGTGACATGGAACGTCTTAGCCGTCATCAAGGCCATGCCCATCTCGGCCCAACGCTCTTCCACGAAGCCAGCAGCTTCAGGCGGCACGAAAGCCTGAAACACGGCCTTATAGGCGCGCAGCTTCTTGTCGGCGCCCGGCTGCCCGCACATCATGGCAGTGCAGGCCGCGATGCTCATGGCGTGCATCAGCATAGGAGCATCGGTCAGGTCGAATTCGATCGACCGCTTCAGGCGATCGTTCGTCATTGGATGCCGTTGATCTGGACACGTGGCGTGCGGCCGTAGCCTACGCAGACTGCGCCCTTCACGGGCTTGCCATTCTGGGTGCCACGGAAGAAGTAGCCGTTCTGAAGGTACGAGGCCCCTGGTGTCGGCGAGACGCGCGGCTGATCGCCGTAGGCATCGCAATTGAACTCCGGCCGTTCGAGCACGACGTCCTTGACACCGAACAGGCGCACGGCGGCTACTGCCTCCTGATTGGAAACGAGCAGGTCGCCCTTGGTGCAGGCTGTCAAGGACAGGACGGCCGCAGCCGCTAGGAACAGGCGCTTCATGGTCAGTCTTTCATGAGTTTCTGGATCGCACGCCAGCGCTCCAGGGCGAGATCGCCGAGTTTCGAGAGGTCTTCGACAGTGCGGTATTCAGTGGTCCCGAGCCATTCGTCCAAAGGCTTCGGCTGGCTGCCCACGTGAACGAAGGTCGGGGCCGTCTTGAGGCCTTCCACAGCACCTCGTACGAGACTGTGGCTATGGGTCACAACCACTAGGCCTTGACAGGCGTCGGTTAGGGTCAAGGCGCGTTGGCCCAGGTACTCACCGAGCGCTCGCGCGTAGCCGTCGGACAGGCCGATCTCCGGCTCATCCAGCATCAGTAGGGTCTGACCGTGGCCGCCGCCCTCGGCATTTCTGAGTCCAGCCTCGATCACTTGGAAGGAATTGGCGCCGGTCGACTTCTCGGACTCTTCGCCGAACATGAACGAGCGGCGGAACGGGACCGTACTGTCCGTGCGCTCTCGAATCGAGATCGTGATACCGGTGACTTTATAGTCCTTCTTGACCCAGGCCGCCATTGAACGGAAGAGCAGGCTCTTGCCCGACGCATTCTCGCCAACGATGACCACGAGGCGCTCGTCGCCTTCGAAGAGCTTACCATTGAAGACCGAGTCCGAGCCGAAGAAACGGCTGTTTTCGAGCACGTCCTTGGCAAGCGTCGGAGCGATGTATCGGCTCTTCTTGGTCACGAGGTCTCCTGTCAGATCAGATGTCGGTTTTAGACTGCCCCGGCGCCGGCTGTCAACACTCGGTGTCAGCCGAAAGAAAAGCCCGGCGCTCGCGCCGGGCTTTCCGTAGTCCAGTATCTCAGTTCAGATCGAAGGCTTAGTGGGCCTTGACGCTGACCGAGTTGCCGATCGCGGTCGAGCCGGCGGTCAGGTCGGCCGAGAAGTTGCTGCCGGCGATGTACGTGGCGGCGACTTGCGGCGCGAAGTTGGTCTGGAAGATCGCGGTCTGGCCGATGTTGTTGGTCGAGACGTTGATCAGGTTGCCGGCGGCGACGGACGAGATCGAGGTGTTGCCCGAGGCCTTGACGTCGGTGATGGCGGCCAGGGCGAACTGCGGCGCGGTGTTGCGCTGCGACCATTGCAGGGTCGTGGACGAGGTGTCGGTCGACAGGCTGTTGCCGACGGCTTGGGCCAGGACGTCCAGCTTGCCGCCGAACTTCGAGTCGTTCACCAGCGCGACGCCGACTTGCAGGGCCGAGTTGGTCTGACGATCGAAGCCACCACCGTAGACCGAGAAGTCGGTGCCGGCATTGACCGAGACAGCGTTGCCGACGGCCACGGCCGAAGCGTCGATGTTGCCCGAGGCCTTCACGTCGTTCACGACCAGGGCGCCGATCTGCGGGCCGCTGTTGATCTGCTCGATGCCGTTGTTGCCGCCGTCGACGGTGCCGCCGGCCTTCAGGGAGATCGAGTTGCCGATGGCCTTGGCTTCCAGCGAGCCCTTGTTCAGCTTCGAGTCGTTCACGATCAGGGCGCCGACTTGCAGGCCGCTGTTCTGCTGGTCCAGGTTGCCGGCCGAGATCGTGATGTTGCCGTTGGCTTCGAGGCTCAGGTTGTTGCCGACAGCGGCGGCCGAGGCGTCGATCTTGTCGCCGACCTTGATGTTGGTCAGCAGGGTCCCCGACAGTTGCGGGGTGGTGTTGTTCTGGTTGAAGCCATTCACGCCGGTCGTGATGTTGCCGGCAAACGCGGCGGGCGCCGCGAAGAGGGCCGCCAGGGCGGCGGAAGCGAGGATGAGCTTGCGCATAGGGTCCTTCGTCGTTTGTTTCAGGGAAAAGTGCGGGGAGAAACCAGCGTCCGCACCAAACGCTGTCAGGTTGGGTTGCCCCTCCCCTTTACTTCCCGAACATCGCCTCGGCGTAGGGGCGGCACGTCGCGACATAGTAGTCACGATTCGGAGCCACCGCCGAGACGAGTTCCAGGGTACCGTACTCCAGGACGGAGCGAACCCCGAGTTGGAGCGGCTCCTGCCCCTTCGACCCGAAGTCCAGGTCGAAGAGGTAGTCGCCCTTGAAGGTGAACAGGCCGAACGTGTTCTCGTAGCCCGTGATTTGCTTCTGGACGCTGATGGTCTTGACGACCTTCAGCGACTTGGTTTCGACGATCTTCAGATCGGCCGCGACGTTCATCGTGTACGTACGCTTGCCGCCGTAGATGTTCGAGACGCCGACCTTGCCGCCGCCCGAGCGGATGTTGTAGTTCACCTCGGTGATGCCGCCGATGATGTAGTAGTCGGAGCCGTCATACTGGCCGGCGGTCAGGCCGCGCAGGGCGTCACCGTCGCGAAGCAGTTGAGACTTCGCCAGCAGCGTGTCGATGTCGGCGACCTGCGTGTCCAGACGCTCGACTTGGTCGACGTTGGCCAGCTTGCCCAGGGCGCTGGAGATCATCAGGGCGCCGCCCTGCGTCACGCGGAAGCCGCCTTCGGAGGCTTCGTTCGAGAATTTGCCGGTGAAGTCACCGACCTTGCCGACGGCGATACGCAGCGGATGCGCAGCCTGGGCCGTGAGTTGGCTCGTGCAGGCAAAGCCTGCGGCCAGCGGATCGGCGTTGACCGTCGGCGTGCTGCCGAGGTTCGTGGCGATCGGCTTCTTCTTGGAAGCGGCTTGGGCCGGCATAGCGGCGGCCGAAGCCAGCAGCGCCACCGCGAGGGCGGCGCGGATGTAGACCTTGCGGTTCAAGTTCGCCCCCTACTGCTGCGGCTGCTGATTGTTGTTGATGGTGCCGCCGACCTGGGTCTTGTTCCCCGTACTGGTGACGGTGTTGCCCGTCAGCGCGGTGTTGGAGTCCAGGGACGAGCCGACCGTCGACTGCGAGACGCCGCTGCTCGTGATCGAGCCCGAGCCGCAGGAGATCGGCGAACCGACCGAACCAGACGACGAGCAGTTGTTCGTGGTCTGGTTCGTGATCGAGTAGTAGTTGCTGATGGTCGAGGCTCCGCCTCCGAGCAGCCCGCCGGCCGCGCCGGCGCTGCCGCCCAGGCCATAGGCGCCGTTCTTCAGCTTGTCGTAGTAGCCGGCCTTCTGGAGGTCGATCTTGTCCAGGTTCTGCTGGAGGATGACGTTCTCGGACGGGGTGCGGAATTTCCAGGTGGAGTCCTCCCCGACCGCTTGGGCACAGGCCGCGCCGGCGATAGCGACGCCAGCGAGCATGCCGGCCATGGCGATGATCTTGAGCTTCATGTGGTGAGGACTCCCCTTTCGCGTTTGAAGTTGAACTTGACGCCTTCATCTTCGAGATTACGGCGTTTGTCAACTTTCGGGTTCAAGATTTATCGTTATTTTTCAGCCACATGGTTAATGAAGCCCTAATCTGGCCCCAAACTCGCCACATGGATAACGATGATTTCTCGCGAAAGCAAGGGCTTAGCTGTTGGCGATCCTGAGCAGCCAGTCGGCATGACATCGCTCTGGCGCGCAGTGACATACGAGATGCCGGCCGCGCAGTTCTTTGCGCACCCTGGCTACGAAGGCTTCATCCAGTTCGCGCGTGTCCTCATAATGGTTGATGACCTCATCTCGCGTCCCATCGATTCCAATGCGATAGGGATTTCCAGCGAACGTGCCCCGCCCGACATAAGTCGAGTTAGGCGGCAGGCCATCAGGGTAGTCGCGGATGTTCAAGACCTGAGGCACGACCGGATGCGCTGCCTTCATATGCTGGCCCAGACTGTAGCGGCTGGGAAAACCCTCACCACAGTCTGGGCAACAGTAGGAGGTACCCTCCATCAGCCTACCGCGCCAGGATGCGTGTTCTTCTTGACGTAGGCCTGGGCGTTCTCCGACAGCGTCTTGAGGGTCTGCGCAGGGAAACGCTTGGGCACGCCTCCATTGCCCCAGCCCCACCAAGTCTGGAAAGGACACGACGGCAGTGCGCCCAATTCCTTGCTGCCAAGGTCACCGAGCACCTTGCAGTCCTGGGACGACTTGCCCCAGGTCGCAACATCGACGCTGCCGTCATTACGTACAGCGAGGAGTACGAGGCCCTGACGTTCGGTCAGACTGCTCATGTGCTTCTCGACGCGACGCTTGACGTAGTCTTCGATGACCTCTTGGTCGCGCGGTGTCCAGCCCCAGGCCGTCACCGACGGCGCATAACCGTTTCCACTGAAAACGATCTTGGCGCCGGCGAGGCAGCTCTTGAGGGTCAGGAGATCGCCAAGACGGTCCGGGAAATGAAGGAGCCCTCGGGCATCCTCCGCCTTCAACCGGGCTCCAGGGCGATCATCGATCTTGGGCTTGCTAAGCCGCTCGTCGAGCGGCAGATCATGCCAGATGTACTGACCCATGATCAGCCTCCGTCGCCCCCGCCACCACCGGAGTCGCCGCCGCCGCCCGAATCGACGCTGGAGTCGACCGACGGGGACGAGTCCGAGGGACCCGACGAAGTGTCCGACATACCGCCGCCAGCTTCCGACGTCGCTTCAGCGGCGCCGCTCTCGATCGAAGCCGCTTGCGATTCGGAGATCGGGGCTCCGCCGTCCAGGGTCGGGATGTCGAAGTCGAAGTCGAACCCAGCCGCGAGGTCGCTGGCGTCAGGCTCGCCGCCGGCGGTCCAGGCGCCCGGCATGGCGAGCGTGCCGTCTTCCAGCCGCGCCGAGTTGTTGGCGCTGTAGATGTACCAGTACCAGACGCCGTTGTCGCCTTGGAAGGCATAGCGGCCGTCTGAGAGCTTGTGGACCTTGTGCTTGCCACGCACGACGTGGTGACGGGCGACGGGGTCCGTACAGCCCGAGAGGGCGAGCGGGCCGGCGACCAGCAGGCCGGCGGTCGCGCCGAGGAGGATAGCTCGCAGGAGCTTCATGTTTAGTGTCCTTCCGCAGAGGCCGGCGTCGGCAGGGCTGCCGGCGCGACCTTGTGGCCGTGGGTGAGCTTGGAGATGTAGCAGTAGGCGACCGTCGTGATGATGAAGACCATGTGGATGATGATCTCGGTAGCGACGAGGAACTTGCCGTTCTCTTCCTTCAGAATGTCATGCAGGCGCATGAACGTCTGGAGAAGGTGAACCGACGTGACGCCGATGAGCGACTTACCCATCTGAATCTTCAGCGTGGTGCTGTCGAGTCCGTTCATCCAGCGCGGGCGATTCGGGAACAGACTCTGATCGAACTCGGCGACGAAGGTTGAGAAACCGCCGGCCAGGATCATGACGATCAGGTTGGCGACCATCGACATGTCGACGAGCGCGAGGGAGGCGAGCAGCAAGTGCTCCGCATCCCAATGCCATACGCCCAGGCCCATATCGATGGCCTGCTTCGTGAACAGGATCACATAGGCCGCGATGGCGATGATCATCGCCAGATAGATCGGGACCAGCAGCCACCGAGTCTCAAAGATCACGCGGCTGAGGATACGAATGACGCGGTGCGTCGAGGATTGCGGGGAGGTCATCAGGCCTCTTTGGGCTTAGGGTTGTAACGGGTGAGGGCACTGCGGAGGATCACTCGGTTTCGCGGCGTGCGTTCCTTGTCCTGCTTCACGGTGATGTCGTCGCCATCGATGTGGACGACCACGCCGGTCTCCGGCATGTAATCGGCGCCCGGACCGGACGCATCCCACTTCACGTGATCCTTCAGGCGCAGGGGCATCACAGCAATGCTGTGGACCTGCGAGGATTTGATGCTGAATTCCGGCTGCCCCTTCTCGATCTCATCCCGGCCGTGAAGAATCTGCGGGGACTGAACTCGAAGCGAGACGCCATCGCGATCAAAGTGATTGTTCGAGCGCACCACCTTGATAGGCACGAGCACGATATCACCGTCGCGGAGGAGGAGGGCTTCGTCTTCGGAGAGTGGCATGAATGGTTCCGCTTGCCAGTTAGGTTGACACTAAGCAGCCCGAATGTCGGCTGTCAACTCACGACATCACCACTTCCATGGACTCGCCCAACAGGCGATTTTGAAGCGCGGCCGGCGAAATCGGAAGCAGCGGCGCGATTTCCTTCGCGAACGCCGCCTGCGCCTCGGCAGAGGCCTCCGGAAAGAACTTGCGGTACATCGCCAGGGCCTCGGGCATCTTGGCATAGTCGATGCGATAGCGCACGTCGATGCGGCCAGGACGGATGAGGGCAGAATCCAGCACATCCGGCCGGTTCGAGGTGATGAAGAGCACTCGGCCCTCGGCCGAGGCGATCCCGTCGATGGCGTTCAGCAAGCCCGAAGTCGTGATGCCTTGTCGAGACGCATCACCGACGCGCACTTCCAAGCTGGAGTCCTTGCCCTCGCGCTCTTCGGCGACCTTGATCGCGTCGATATCTTCGATGACGACGAAGTTGCGGCCAGCTTCGTTGATGGCGCGCAGCAGTTCAGAATCGTTGCTGATGCTCGCCAAATTGATGATGTAGACCGGACGATCGAACAGGCAGGCGAGAACGAAGATCAGCGTCGACTTACCGGTTCCGGGCGGACCTTCCAACATGTACCCCCGGCGGTAGGGGATGCCTCGTGCATGATAGTCGGCGCGCTGCGCAAAGAACTTCGTCAGGTCGTCGATGATATGCTGCTTGATCGCAGCGTTGATGTAGACCGTGTCTAGCGGACGCTTGGTGCGGCGCTCAACTCGGGCAAAGCCGTGGCCCTGCCAGTTCAAAATCGGAATGGCCGTGCGGTCTTCGTCGATGTGCTGCACCTTGGAAATCAAGTTCTTCAGAGGTGCGGTGGATCGGCCGTAGGTCGCGATCGTGATCGTCTGGCGACGAATCTTGGCGAAGTCTTCCTGGGTCGTCTTATCCTCGACGTGGCGGTGGACCAGGAAGTAGCGGCCGACTTCTTTGATCAAGTGCGAGCCCGAACCGGGGGTCAGGAGGAAGTCATCCGCATCGGTACGACGATTGTGCCAATGCGTAACCCCAAAACGACGCGAGTGCTCCGTGCTGGGGTGACGGCTCAGCCAGTAATCCAAGCGGCGGAAGATCACGTCTTCGGTGTAGACCGTCATGGTCGTCACGAACTGATCGCGGATCAGTCGGAAGACTTTGACGGGTACGGTCCGCGCCTGCACGAGGAGCCAGCCGATGATTGCCATGCCGGCGCCGCCGGCTAGAATCGGGTTGCCTTGGAAGAGGCGGAGAAGCTGATCGTACATGAATCACTCGGGGCTGTGAGGCCCCGAGTGTTAACCAAACTGGCACAATGGTGTCAAGCAGGCTGGCGACCGTATTCGATGCCGAGACGTCGCATACGGCTGTAGAGGCCCGAGCGAGTCAGCTTCAGGGCGGCGGCGGCCTCGTTGATCGACTTGGTCGACTTCAGCGCCGCCTGGGTCTCCTTGCGGAGAGCGGCTTCGCGCGCCTTGCGCTCCTTCGGCGTAGCCAGCGTGCTGGATACCTTGCCGGCGCGGAGGTCGGGCGCGTGTTCGTCCAGAATTTGCTGGATACGCACCCGCGAGCACTTGAAGTAGCGCGCCGCCTCGGCCGCATAGGCGAACGTGCCGTCACGCATCTTGGTGACGACCTCCTGCGGATCGATGGTCCTGGGTCGGGGCATGTACGCGTTCTCCTTACAGTAGTGCGGGTTGATTTGCGATTTCGTAGATAGCGCGGGAGATCACCGTTTCCGGCGTACCGAAGCGCTTGTTGGTCTTGTGTTCCTTCACGGTCGCACGGATCGCGTAGGTCTTGCCGGCCTCGGGAACGACATGGCTGGTGCAGAAATGAACGCAGCGCGAGCCATCCGGACAGACGATCGACACCAGGGTCTTGAGGCCGTAGTCCGAGGACAAGGGAATGGTGCGCTCCACCGTGCCGTTGAAGTCGACGCGCTTGCCTTCGACCGCGTCGAGATGCTTCGCCGGCAAACGATCCTGCGCCGCCTTTTCCTTCTCCAGCTTCAGCAGTCGGCCGATATAGAGGCCGACGCCGGCGGCCAGAAGGGTCCGGCGTTTCTGCTTGGCCCACTCCAACGAGAACGCGATTTGCAGGTTATGGCCGAAGTCGCCCGACGCTGAAAATACGTAGTCGGCGAACTTCATGAAATTCAGCGGTTCCGGCTTGGCCTTCGCCACCCATTCCTTGTACTCGGCCCGCAGGGTCGCGTAGTGGTCGCTGCGGCCGTAGTCCCGCGCGCCTTCCAGCGCCGCGAGGTGGTCCAGGAAAGTGTCGCGCTGGTCCTTGGAGTAACCGCCCATGCGCTTCGCCACCAGATAGGCGCGCTGCACCAGGGTCTCGACGTGAATGTAGACCGGGCCGCCTCCACCGACGCGGTCCTCATCCTCTTCACCACCGTTCGACAGGACTTTCCGGATCGCTTCACGGGCCAGGAGTTCGGCCGCATCCAGGCCCAGGAAGTCACGCGAGCACTGTCGGCCGATGATCGAGCGATTGCCCTCGGCGTCTTCGCAGACGAACGAAGCGCGTCGATTACGCACATAGCCACAGTGATCGCAATCGCGCCACCGGCTGATGAAGGGCTCGATATCGGCCTGGGACGCGCCGTTCAGGGCGTGGCGATAGACCTCGACGCCATCCTCAGCCAGTTCGAACGACCCGATCACCTTGGTCTTCTTGCCCGCCACGGCGGGGCTGTCGATCGTCAACAGCACCTGACGGACCTTGCCGCGATAGGCGATGCTGTTGATGTTGTAATCGAACTTCATCTTCTGGTCAGAAGAGCGTTCAGCGTCCGTGACCTCGGCCCCCACGTGGTGGCCCCGCAGCCAGTGTTCCTTGATGACCTCATCCTCGGCGAGGATATTGATCGTCTGGTCCCACTTCTTCAGCTTTTTGTTGAGCTTCAGGATGAGGGCCTTGATCTCCTCCTCCTGACCATCATCACACAGGATCGTGTAGACCTGCCGACCGCTTTCGAGGTCGAGACGCTCGCCGATGCGCGGATTCTTCCAGACCCACTCCTCACGGTCGACGTCTTCGATCAGGCCGGCGGCCCATTCGGCTTCATCGACGCGCGCGCCCTGGTCTTGCGCATCGGCTTCCAGGGCGGCAAGGTAGCTGTCGTCGGTCATGGCTTCGGCGAACATGTCTAGTCTCCTCTGATCGTCAGGAGACGATGTAAAGAAACTAGAACACCCTGTCAACAGTCTCAGCGCAAGATTGTCGCAGGTTGTCCGCAGCCGGCGGCGATGAACGCATCCTTAGATGCGTGGAGCGTCGCGATCCCGCCGGGCCGAGTGTCCAGCACGAAGATGCCGTTGTCGCTCTGGCCGTAGAGCGCCGAACCGCAGAAGAGATACCCACCACCCCGCGCCAGCACGGTAGCGCGCAGAACAGTGGTAGGCGCTCCACTGAGTCTGGTCAGGGTATCCTCGACCGAGTAGGTCAGGCGATAGCGCTCGACCTGCCCCATGTCGCCCAGCAGATCGGCATTGGCTTGCGTCTGCCGGTCCTGGATCACCGATTCGGCTGCGCGGCGTGCGCTGGATTGCTCGGCTCGCTGCGCCGGCGACGCACCGAACATGTTTTTCCAGGCTTGAGGATCGCTCATGCAGTTGCCTCCGATGGGGCACTGCGCCAGCGCGGGCGTTGCGATCAAGGTAGCGGCGAGCAGGATGGCGAGTTTCATGAGGACTCCTTCAGCTAGTGGGCGATGTGGTCGATGTCTCCGTTGTAGAAGAACTTCCAGGTGTCGAGCGCAACCCATCGGCCTTTCTCTTCCACCTGGAACTGAACTGCGACACAACGTTCCATTGTGTCGATGAGCTTCAGCTTTCGCTTTGCGTAAGCGAAGGCTAGGCCTTTGCGCTCGAAGGGGACTTCTTGTTCATCTTCCCCTTCGAGCGCATGCACCACGACGTACCGGTCGGCCGGCATCCTACTTCAGGAAAAGCCAGCAGATGACGCCGATGCCGACGAGACTGGAGAACATTCCGAACAGATCGAAGCTGATCTCCAACTTCACCGTATGCTTGTGCTCGATGACGTGCGGCTCGGTCATTGAATGAGTCCCCTGTAGGTTAGAGAGATGCGGGTGCCGATCTCGCGGTCCTTCACGGCCGGGATCATGTGATAGTGGGTCTGCTGCATTCCCGCGTGCATCAGCAGCAGGGAGCCGGGCTCCAGGAAGATGCTGATAGGATGGGAGCCGGGCTCCTGTGCCTTGTAGCGGAGTTCGCGACCTTGTCCGAGCGTGATCACAGCGATCGGCTTGGAGTGGTCGATGCCTGGATCGTCATCGGCGTGCCAGCCCAAAGCATCGCGACCGTTCTCGTACATGTTCAGGAAGCATCCCTCTAGATACGAGTTGTGTTGGGCTTCCAGCGCGGAGCGCAGGTTCCCAATGATCTCGTGATCAGGCTGGGGCTGATACGTCCGAATGCCGGCGCCGCGTCCGTAGGTGTACGGGCGATTGAACGTGTTGGTCCAATATTCGGCGCGAGGGACCGGTTGTTCCGTAACGTGCTCGACGCCATCCACGATACGCACATTACGCATCACGCGCCGCTGCCACGCCAGTTCGGAGCGCAGGCTGTCGAACAGCGCGCTCACGATGCCCGGCGGGATAAAATCGGCGATGTAGGTAACCGGTGCGGTCACGGAGTGGGTCCTTCTGCTATGAAGTTAGCCTGATAGGCGAGTAAGAGTTGTCTGTCAACTCTTGGAACCACGACGCGCGAGCGCGTCATTGTATTCCCTCATGGCTTACCCGCCCCGCGCCGCCGCGTAGCCGAATAGCTTGGCGTGTTCATCCTTGCAGAAGAACTCGTCACGATAGGATACGCCGTCCCAGATGGTGACTTGATTGATGAACAGGCGTTCGCCGGCCTCATCGTCACCGTATTGGTAAGCCGACTTCGTGGCCCAGCGGACCGAAACGATCTGCTGGTTCAGCAGCGCCTGCGCCTCGGCCTTCGAAGTGGGCTTCTCGGGCCGGTAGGAAAACCACCCTGAATTCAGGCGACCGTTGGTCGAATCGAACCAGACCGTCGTCGTATGCTTGCCTATGCCGCAGCCGCAGTAGCGGCACAGGGGCTGGATGTCGCTGACGAAGGCCATCAGATGCCCTCGAACTCGATGTCGCGCACGCCGCCCATGGCCAGGAGCGTCTTGGCCCCCTTGAGGCTGATATTGCGTTCCAGTCCCCAGCCGATGCTGGCGAGCCAGAGTTGAGTGTCCTCGGTCGAATGCTCATGCTGGAGGGTTCTAATCGTCAGCGCATTCAGGACGTCGTTGTGGATCGCCACGAGAGGCTGGCCGCCGATCGGGCAGTAGAAGTTGGCGCGCTGGTTCATGATTTAGTTCTCCCCGGTGAAAGCCTGATAGGCGCCGTCGACGAACACGAGCGTCTGCTTCCAGCCGTCGTAGCGCGCCTGTTGCCGATTGATCGTGCTGGTGATGATGTCGATCTCGTTGTCGATGCTACCCAGGATTTGGGTCTTGAGCGCGTCGAAATCGAACGGCATCCAGCCGTAGCCTTCAGGCTTGCGCGGCCCGTACTTGCCGGCGAACGCCTCGGGCGTCGTGACCTTCTGGGCGTCGAAGTCGTCGCGGGTGACGTGGATCATCTTCTTGACGACGTGCTTGAAGCCCAGCGCTCGGCGCGGGTCCTGCTCGGAGACTTCGTAGTTGATCGGCAGGCTGACCGTCTCGGTCTCGACCTCGACGCGATAAGCCTGACGGCGGGCGCGGTAGCGCTCCAGATTCTTGATGTCGTCGCCAAGGGCGTCGCGGCTGATCTCGAAGGGGACATGAAGGGCGCCCGAGCATGAGGCGGTCTGATAGCCCATGCCGGGGCGCTGATAGCCATGGTGGGCGATTCGGCCGTTTTCGGCCAGGATGCCGCGCCCGCAGACCTGACAGGTCCGCTCCTTGCCTTCGCGCTCGATCTGGACTTTGGTCTTCTTCGGAGCGCGCTTACCGATCAGCGGCTTCAGCGCGACGAGCATGTCGTTCAGCGGCAGCGCCTCGGTGAAGAAAGCGATCGGGAAGTCGCGCAGGACGGCCGGTTCGATGTTCTTGGCGGCCTGGACCTTTTTCAGGTAGCTCGCCAGAACATGCGGATAGGGGCTCAGGAGACCCCAATAGAGCTTCCCAACTTCTTCGGTTTCGCCGGCGCGCGCGCGGGGATAGTATTCCGCATCCTTGAAGGCGCTCCAGGTTTCGTCGATCGCGCGGCTGAACGTATCCTTGATGTCGTTCCACTCGGCTTTGATCAGGACGCCCTCTTCGGTGAACGCCTTGACGTTCGCCAGCGCGGCGTCGAATTGAGCGGCCCGACGGGGCGAGATGGCGGCGCGGATAAGCGGGAAGTCGGTCGGTTGCATGGTGCCTCCTGGCGTTGTCGTCGGAGTGGTTTGTAAAGAAACACTCAGCAGGCGTCAAGCACCTTTTTCACCAGTCACCTTCGAGCTTGTCACGCAGCGGGCGAATGACCGCCGCATGCTCTCGAAACCAGTTCGTGATCTCGGCGTCGGTCACGATGTCACCTTCGGTCTTGGCGAGAGCGCGCCGCTTCTCCATCGCATCGATCGCTGCGGCAAGTCGTCGCTCTTCAGGGGTCAGATCAGAAGCGGCCATGGAGATAGAGTGCCGCGAACAGGCCGCCGGCGCCGCTTCCGAGGATGATGAGGAAACGCTGAAACGTCCAAGGTCGAGTGAGACATTCAGGCAAGGACATCGAACCTCCAGGCGCTGTTGCGGAAGCGAGCACCTAGCTGGTGAAGCTGTCGTTTGTCAACTCTTGACGCACAGAGGATTCCGCTTGCGCTGGCGCCGGGGCTGTGGCCTTGTCAATAAGACCGGCATTTTGCCGCCTTCCAGTGCCGTTCGGAGGCGGCCTGTTCCCACATGAATGCAGTAGAAGCTTCTGGGCGTGATGCCCATCCGCTGCGCCTACCTCGGCGCGGTGACAAGGTCCAGGCGGCACTCTTCTTGGACGAGAACGTCAACGGCACGGTTCAGCATTATCTGGGCGGGCGAGTTACGGTGTTGGTGCCGAAGGATAAGAACGGCCACACCAAGGTCACGCTCGACTTCAAGCGTATGACCTGGAAGCCCAAGTCACGTGTCTGGGTGTACTGGCCTCAGAAGGTGATCCAATCGGCCTCTCAGGTCGACAAGGCGACTCTTCCGATCAGCGGACTTTCTCCGCGTTTCGGCGAACCGGCGCTCATCGACGGGCAGATGGGCTTCATCTCTCACCTTCTCGGCCAGCCGCGCGCGGTGTTTTCGGGGCAGGCGCTGATGAACTCGTTGACCGGTGTGCTCGTGTCCCTCAAGGGCATGCGCGCAAAGGTTTTGATCGAGAATTTGTTCTACGATGAAAGCGCGCGCATCTGGGTCGGACGCAGTCTTGAAGCCGAGAGTTGACAGACAGCAAAACACCCTCTAAGACCGCCGAGACGATTGACACAGGAGACCCAATTGAGCGCCGCACCTGCCCTGACCCCCGCCGAAACGTACAAGTCGCCCGCCCAAACGCTGCGCGAGCGCCAAGCCAGCATCAAGGCGGAAGCCTATGCTGAAGTCGACAGCCTGCTTCGCCGCCTCGCCGGCCTGACGCAGGAAGCGTCCGACTTGGGGCAACTCGATGTCTACCCCAAGGAACTGCGCCAAGCGCTGTCGCAGTTCGCCGCCGCCGCCGAATCGTCGGCGCGCATCGTCACCTCTTACCTTCCCAAGGCTTAAGGAGCCTCATCGATGACCGAACCGCGTGGTCTCAACCTGGGCAAGCCGGTCGCGACGCCGACCGCTCCCATTTCCCCAGCCCCGGCCGCGCCGCAGGTCCAACCGATGGCGATGGGCGCTAACTACGGAGCGCCCGCGCTGACGCCATCGCTGGCTCCCGAACAAGCCTTCGACATGACCAGCGTCATGGATTTCGGCCGCACCGAAGCCATGGCTCAGACCAACATCGTCTCGAAGATCAACCAGTCAATGCTCGCCAACGACCTGGGTGAGATGGGGAAATCCCTGAACGCTCTGGTGATCGGCGCCCAGCAGTACGATCCCGGCAAGTTCAAGGGCGGCATCTTCGGGTTCCTGAAGCGATCGAAGCGTCAACTCGAATCGCACTTCTCCTCGGTCGACAAGCAGGTCAACACCCTGGCCGCCGACGTCGACAAGCACGCGGTGCGCATGACGCAACGCCAGAAGGACATCGACGCGCTGGCGGTCGAGAACAACCAGCGCTACGAAGCCACCAAGGCCAAGATCGCCGAGGGCGAGCGCCGGATCGCCTGGATGGAGGCCAACATGCCGACGGTGGCGGATGGCGACGCCCTGGCGGCCCAGCGCCTCAATGCGTGGACCACCACGATCGCCTTCGCCAAGAAGCGCGTCGGCGACCTGCGTGACGGCCTTCTGCTGGGCGAGATGTCGGCTGTCGAACTCGACACGGCCAAGCAGAACGGCGCCATGCTCGTGATGACGCTGGGCGAGGTCCGCGAGACCACGCTGCCGCAACTCCAGATGGCCTTCGCGAAGTACATCATCAATATGGAGCAGGTCCAGACCGCCGAGTTCGCGAAGAAGGTCAAGGACATGAACAACGCGATCATCCAGGCGAACGCCAAGCAACTCGGCACCGGCACCGTCCTGATCCGGGAGCAGATGGCGCGTGGTTCGGTCGACATCCAGACGCTCCAGATCGTCCGCGACGAACTGTTCCGCACCCTGGACGCCTCCAAGAAGATTCAAGAGGACATGGTCACTCGCGTCACCACGCAGCGTCCTCTGGTCGAACAGATGAGCCGCGATCTCGCGGCCAAGCTGGCGGCGACCGCGTAAGCGTACCCTCACATCAACATTTCCAGGGGAGAACCCATGTCCGACGTTATCAATCTGGCCAAAGAGAAGGCCGAGAAGGTTACCATCTCGCTCGCCAAGAAGGGCCTCACTAAGCTGCCGACGATGCGCGTCCTCGCGGACCTCGACGTCTCCGGCTCCATGAACGGCCTCTATTCGCGCGGCGTCGTCGAAGAAGTGTTCAAGCGCCTGATCGGCTACGCGCTGACCTTCGACGACAACGGCGAGATCGAAGTGGTCGCGTTCGACGAACGTCCGCATGAACTGCCGGGCGCCACCGCCTCGGATTTCGGCTCCTACATCGGCAACCACGTTCGGCGTCTCGTCGGCGGTGGCACCCAATACGCTCCGACTGTGGCCGCGAACCTCGCCAAGCTTTTCCCGAAGGCCGGCGCGTTCGCCAACATCTTCTCCAAGGCTGCCACCTCGGCCAAGGACCCCGCCCTGGTGCTGTTCTTCACGGACGGCGACACCAGCGACCGTGACGTGAACGAGACCGGCAAGCTGCTGGGCGAGGCCGAGAAGACGGGCAAGCCCGTCTACTTCCACCTGATCGGTATCGGCACCGGCGCGACCTTCCAGGGCCTGAAGAAGCTGGCCGACGACTACGACAACTGCGGCTTCATCCACATGCGCTCGATCGAGATGACCGACGAGCAGATGTACGACGCGCTCGCCACGGAAGAGTTCCTGGCCTTCCTGAAGAAGCACGGCGCCGCCTGATCCCGCTGGGGCGTCGGTCGAGCCGACGCCCTTCCAGCCCTCAAGCATAGGAGTTCACCTTCGTGCCCACCCAACACCGCTCCATCTGGAGCTACTTCGCGGTCCCGCTGATCGCTTTCGTTCTCGCGGTCGGCGTCGCCGGCTTCATGGGCGGCCTGACGCTGGCCTACACGGTCGGCTTTCTGGCGATCCTGGAAATCTCGCTGTCGTTCGACAACGCCGTCGTCAACGCCCACGTTCTTCAGAATTGGGACGAGAAGTGGAAGAAGCTCTTCCTGGGCGTCGGCATCATCATCGCCGTGTTCGGCATGCGCTTCATCTTCCCGATCCTGATCGTCGCCTTCGCGGCGCACATGTCGCCGGCGGCCGTGCTGGAGATGGCGTTCCAAGACCCGAACCGATACGGCCACACGCTGGAAGGCGTGCATCACATCGTCGCGGCGTTCGGCGGCACGTTCCTGTTGCTGGTCGGCCTGGAATACTTCCTGAACCAGGAAAAGGAAAGCCATTGGCTCGGCCCGATCGAAGCCCTGTTCAACAAGCTGGGCCTCGCGACCATGGCTGAAGCCGTCATCGCCGTGATCGCCCTGCTCGTGATCGCTCCGTTCGTTCCCGAAGCCCTCCGCTACAGCTACCTGACGGCGGGTCTCGTCGGCATCGTCCTCTTCTCGATCACCAAGACGCTCGGCACGATCGCAGGCGGCGGCGCCGACAAGGTCATCCGCGCCGGCATCGGCGGCTTCATCTACCTGGAAGTCCTGGACGCCAGCTTCTCGTTTGACGGCGTCATCGGCGCCTTCGCACTGACGAGCAACATCGTCTGGATCATGGTGGGTCTCGGCGTGGGCGCCCTGGCCGTTCGGGAACTGACGCTGCTGGCGGTTGATCGCGGCACGCTGACCGAGTTCCCGCACCTGGAGATGGGAGCCTTCTGGGCAATCCTGGCGCTCGCCGGCATGATGCTGATCGGTCCGATCTACGAACTGCCCGAGATCGTCAAGGGTCTCGCTGGCGCTGGTTTCATCGGCGCGGCTTTCATCACCTCGCTGCTCGCCAACCGCGCCGCCTTGAAGCAAGCCGTCGCGGGCGAGTAAAACTATACCTGACGGCGAAAGGGCGAACGCCGTCGGGTCAACCTTCGCCCTGATCTGACGAAAAGGAGAGGATGTCGTGACCGACACCATCAATCTGACCAAGGGTTCGAACGTGAACCTGTCGAAGACCGCGCCGGGCGTCTCGCGCTTCGTGGTGGGCCTGGGCTGGAACCCGAACCCGCAGAACCCGCCGGACCTGGACGCCTCGGCGTTCCCGTGCGTCAAGGACGCCAACGGTGATCCCAAGCTGCTGTCGCCGGCCTCGCAAAGCTTCGTGTTCTACGGCAACCTGAAGTCCGCCGACGGCGCGATCGTCCACTCGGGCGACAACCTGACCGGCGACGGCGCTGGCGATGATGAGCGCATCACCATCGACACCAGCCTGCTGAACCCGGCCGTCGACGAGATCATCGTCGCCGTGACGATCCACGAAGCCGCTGCCCGCAACCAGAACTTCGGTCTGGTCCGCAACGCCTACGTGCGCGTCTACGAAGAAGCCGCTCTGCTCGCCGCCGAAGCCGCCAATCCGGGCATGACCGAAGCCGACTACAAGGCCCTGGCCATCGCCAACTACGACCTGGAAGAAGACGCCGGCGGCGCCACCGCTCTCCAGTTCGGCACGTTCTACAAGAAGGACGGCGAATTCCGCTTCAAGGCGCTGGGCGTGCCCGCCGCTGCGTCGCTGGCGGACTTCGTGAAGCTGCTGGCCCCGGCCGGCACCACCGTCTCGTAAATGGCGGGGGACTACGAGCCTAAGCCGCTCGTGTTCCCGGCCAAGCCGGCGGACGGGGATGAACCCCGTCCGCTGGACCTTTCTAAGCTACAGCGAGCGCGTACCATGCCGATGGAAAAGGATGCGATCCCAAAGGCCTTGAACTTCGGCAATCTCCCCGCCGCGCCGTCCAAGACGACTTCGCGTCCAGAAAATGCGTCGCCGCCGCGCGCCTTGAGTCTTCCAGCCGCCGATATTATCGCCAACGCCGGTCGGGAACGTCATGTACCCAGCATGAGCAATGGCACGCCCGGTACGCGCGGGGACAGCGGCACCACACTGGACCTGCACCAGATTGGTCAACCGACTCGACAAGTTCACATCCCGGCTGCCCTCCCGCTTCAGGCTCGACCTGTGTCGGGTGCGGGGGGCGGCGGTGCTCCGCGCCGATTCGAAGGTCCCAGCAACAAGGTGATCGGCGGCGATCCCCGAGCGCCCGCCATGATGGAAGCGGCTGTTGCAAAGGACGCAAAGCTGGCGAACGATCCACGTTTCCGTGGCCGTCTGGAGATGTTTCTGAAGCAGTCGCCCTCCGAGTGGATCACCTGGGGCGAGAAGGAAATGCGTGCGCTGACCGATCAAGCTCAGCGTCACAAGGACCACACCTCGAAGCTGTCGACCGCAAACGCCGTGCAATGGGCGCAGGAGTGCGAGCACTCCTATTCGCGACCGCCGTCGTTCCTGGATCGCTTCGCCCGATCGAAGCCCGAGTTCTATCGTGTGCGCCTGGAGCAGGCCCGCGATATCCTCCAGAAGCTGGATGCCGAGGTCAATCGGCAGATCGAAGAGATGCAGCCTCGCCTGGAAACGCTGCGGCTGGATACCTTGGTGCTGGAGGTGGCGACCACCGCGCTGACCGTGCCGAACCAGCAGATCATCGCGGGCCAGCGCCTGGGCAGTCTCGTCCAGGGCCAGCAGACGATCATGATGATCATGCAGTCGGCCCGAGACTTGGCGAACACGATCTCCACCCAGGCGGCGGCGGTCAACGATCGCCTGAACGTCACCATCCCTCAGTGGCTGCTTGCCATGTCTAAGGCTTGAAGATGTCGAACGTTCAAGCCTTTCCAGGCGCCATGACTGTCGAGGAGCGACTGACCAAGCGGATCGCCACACTTCGTGCGATGCTCGACGACAGCGCCGAGTTTCTAGAGCACCTCGTCGGCGTCAACCCGATCGAGGAACGGAACGCTCAGTTCCAGGCGGAAGCGATACGCAAACTGCTGGCGAATGACGGCCAAGTGTTGACGGATGAGCCCGGACATGGTTGAAGTGCCAGTCTGACTGGCATAGGAGAGAACGGTGCTCGAAATCGACGGCCGCTACGGCGGGCAAATCAAGGCTTGGGTCGACGGTGTGCCTTTCGAGCGCGGCGCCGAAGATCAGGCCCACAACGTCGCCGGGCTGCCGTTCGTGTTCAAGCACGTCGCGGTGATGCCCGACGTCCACGCCGGGTACGGCGCAGCCGTTGGTTCGGTGATCCCGACCAAGGATGCGGTGATCCCGTACGCGGTCGGCGTCGACATCGGCTGCGGCATGATGGCTGTGCGCACCACGCTGACTGCTTCGCAACTGCCGGACAACTTGGCGGCGATGCGTTCGGCGATCGAACGTGCGGTTCCGCACGGCGGGCCGGGCGCGAAGGGTTCGTGGCAGGAACCGGGTCGTCATGGCATCCCGAACTCTATCATGCGTGCCTGGATCGATTCTGGGCTGGAGGCGCGGTTCAAGAAGCTGTGCGAAAAGCATCCGATCTTGGAGACGTCGAACAACGTGACCCAACTCGGGTCGCTGGGTGGCGGCAACCACTTCATCGAAATCTGCATCCAGACCGATCAGGGGACGACGGACCCGAACGTGTGGGTGATGCTGCACTCGGGATCGCGCGGCGTCGGCAACGTGATCGGCAACTACTTCATCGAGAAGGCGAAGAACGCCCTGGCAAAGCGCCATGTGCGCCCGCAGGACGAGAACCTCGCGTGGCTCGAAGTGGGCGAGCAGGATTTCGACGACTACATCGAAGCCGTGGGCTGGGCGCAAGACTTCGCGCGCCTGAACCGCGACATGATGATGGTCCGCGTGCTCAAGGCGATCCGGGAGTTCGTGCCGGCGTTCAAGACCGACAAGGAAGCGGTGAACTGTCACCACAACTACGTCAACAAGGAACGCCACTTCGGCGAGGACATCTTCGTGACCCGCAAGGGCGCGGTGTCGGCGCAGAAGGACGAACTCGGCATCATTCCGGGTTCGATGGGCGCCAAGTCGTTCATCGTGCGCGGCAAGGGCCACGCTGACGCCTTCTGCTCGTGCAGCCACGGCGCCGGCCGCGTCATGTCGCGTTCGGCGGCGAAGAAGCTCGTCTCCCTGGACGAGCACGTCGAAGCCACGAAGGGCGTCGAGTGCCGCAAGGACGAAGGCGTGATCGACGAGACGCCGAAGGCTTACAAGCCGATCGAACTCGTCATGGCGGCCCAGGAAGAAATGGTGGAGATCGTCGCCACCCTCAAGCAGGTGTTGTGCGTCAAGGGTTAGGCTCCGTTTGTGGGGGACGAAGTAATGTCTGAGGGTGTAGCGCAGATCGTTCACGATCGGCTTCGTAAGCGTCAGGAGACCGCCTACCAGTGGGCTCTGGACACTTACGGGAACCGTGCCCTCGGTTCCCGCTATCAGGCGCTTCGCCTCGTAGAGGAGGCGATGGAGTTGGGCCAGACCCAAGGTTTGACCGAAGCCGATTTCGTCCTCGTCGCCGCATACGTCTCCGCCAAGAAGGCCGGTGAGACCAGGGGTGAAGTGGGTGATCTGGCGATCAGTCTGCTGATCCTGGCGGAGAACCTGGGCTTGTCGGTCGACTCCTGTCTGACCGACACCCTCAACCGTATCCATGCACTCGACCCCGACGCCTGCCGGCGCAAGGACGACGAAAAGATCAAGTTCGGGCTGATCTAGCCCAAGGAGAACCAATGCCCACGCCTTTGATCATTGTCGGCGTTTTGTTGATCGCTGCTTTCCTCATCTGGGGCGTCTCGAAGCTTCAGGCTCTCGACGACCAGCATGATCGGCGCGGCGCGCGCCGTGGTGGCGGAAGCGGCTCATCGTCGGGCGGAGATGGTGGCTGGGCCTACATGTTCGCCGATGGCGGCTGGTCCGGCGGTAGTCATTCGGGCAGTTCCTGCTCGGGTGGTGGTGATGCCGGAGCCTGCGATGGCGGCGGTGGAGGTGACTGATGCCGGCTGACATCTGGTTCCTGTCCGACCTGCATCTGGGTCACGAGAAGACCTGTACCGAGTTCAAGATGCCCGACGGCGTTACGCCGCTGCGGCCGTTTGCGAACGCCGATGAGATGAACGAAGCGATCATCTCCCGCTGGAACGCCCTGGTGAAGCCACAGGACAAGGCGTACCTGCTGGGCGACATCGTCATCACGAAACGCAACCTGCATCTGGTCGGCCGCCTCAACGGCAGTAAGCGCCTGATCCGGGGCAACCACGACGTCTTCAAGACCACGGAATACCTGGAGTATTTTAAGGAGGTCTACGGCATCCGAGTGATGCCAGAACACCGACTGGCTCTGACGCACGTGCCGATCCACACGTCGGAAGTCGACCGCTTCGGGTGGAATGTTCACGGGCATCTCCACGCCAAGAAGGTGCCCCACCCGCGCTGGCCCCGTCTGATGAACAAGACGGACCCACGCTACATCAACGTCTGTGTCGAGCAGACTAACTTCACGCCTTTGCACCTGGACGAGGTGCTGGCGATGCGAAAGGCGCTCTGATGGCGGACCCCATCGACTTCTGCGGCTGGAACAAGGTGCTCAATCCGGCGCCGGGCACCGAGGACCATGTGCGGCCTCTCTACGTCCACGGCAACGGTATCGAGAACATCTCGTGCTGGAAGCTGACCCCCGAGGAGGCGGCTGAAGTCGCACGTACCGGCGAGGTTTGGTTCTCGATCGCCTCGGGCAAGACGCATCACCCGATTCGTCTCAGCGGCCTGCCGATGATGTACTTCATCGATCCGGATACGGGCGAACAGGAGACGTATCACACCGACGGTACGCACATCATCGAAGACGCGCGCCGTTTCGCCGTCATGCACCACGGTGAGCAATGGTACGACGAGGCGCGTAAGTTGCGGCACGGCTATCACCTGGGCAAGGTCGTCCAAGTGCTGCGCGACTTCGATGCCGGCTGGCGCTACCTCGTCGTGGGCTGGCTCCATGACGTGGAAGAGGACTGCTGGGAAGACGAAGCGATGGTATCGCGCCGCGTCCGTGTTCGCGCCCGCTATGGTGACGAGATCGAAGACTTGGTCTGGGCCGTCACTGGCGAGATGTACATCGACGGCGTCAAGCAGAACCGCAAGGCCCGCAATAAGCAGCAGTACGCGAAAATCGCAGACCTGCCCAAGGCGGCGCCGGTCAAGGTCGCCGATCGCATCGCCAACATCGAGGCTTGCATCGAATTCAACTCGCCGCAGGGACCGATGTACCTCGACGAGATCATCGACTTCGACGACAACGTCGGTATCTACGTCTCGGCGGCGATGCGGGTGCGTCTCCTCACTGGCGCCATGCGCCTGCTGGAGATGCACGGACCCTCCCGGCGTTTCGAACCGCAGGAGCTTCGTGACCGCATCTCCGGCGCGATCGAACGCTATGCCCAGACGATCCAGTCGCCTTCGCTTCTGGCTACCTAATCCACTCAGGTCACAACGGAGTTCCCATGACCGAATACCGCCGCAAGTCCACGCCCGTGAAGGCGTGGCAATACCAGCCCGGCGCCCAGAAGCCCCAATGGCTGCAAGAGTTCCGCGTCTTCACGCCGACGGGGGAGACGCCGGTCGTCGACAGCCTAGGCGTGCTCCTGGTGCCGACCAAGTCGGGCGTCACCCAGAACGCCGAAGCCGGCGAATGGCTGGTGCTGGACGAGACCTTCTCGCCGGCCATCCTGTCGGTCGTCAAGCCGGATGCGTTCGAAGTCGCCTTCGAGGCGATCGAAGCCGTCGATCAAGTCCAGGCCGGCGTCGCCGAAGATGTGAAGCCGGCTGCGGAAGCCGCCCCGGCTGCGAAGGCTCCGCGTGGGCGCGGCGCCCAGGCGGCTGAAGCTGCTCCGGAAGCCCCGGCCGCCGAAGCCTCCCCTGAGTAACCGCAGATGGGCTTCCGACGCTCGCGCCTCTTCTGGGCAATCTTCCTTTGGTTGGATCGGCTGGGCTGGCCATCCTACGATTGTGAGGATTGTATCGGAGCAGGCCCCGGACCTTGCTACTGCGCCTATTACGGCGGTGTGGCTCCAGGTGGTCCGCCGTCGGAAGTCCATGACTGGCTGCGGGTGCTTCATGGATTCCTGTTCATGGACACCTCGCAGTTCTGGGACGAGTACAAACCCAAGCCTTAAATCGAGACCAAGATGCCTTACGACACCAGCCCCGAAGCGCCCGCGTTCGACCGCCAACGGCCCCTATATCGCGCCTTCCTCTCGGACGAGGACAACACGATCGCGTGGCACCACGTGTCCATCGATTTCACACCGGGCGACGCGCTGACCGATACGGAGGTGAACAACCTCTACTTCATCTACAGCCTGCAACCCTGGTGGCCCACGTTCATCGAACGTCTCAACCTGAACCGCAAGGCGACGATCTATACGTCGCGCGACCTTTGGGGTCCGCATGTCGTCGATCTCACCCTGGAAGTCGACGGTGAACTGGATCGCGCGACGATCTTCAAGGTCGACAAGTACAACATCGCGCGCGGCGTCCTGGTCAGCGAGGATCGCAAGGGGCGCTTCCGGCGCGGCGAGATCATCACGACCAGCTACATCCTCGCTGGCCCCGACGATAAGGGCATCATCCGCACGCGCAACAGCGTCTACCGCCTGCTAAACTGGAAGAAGGCCTAGTTCGGGTGCGCCACCTCAGGATCACCTCCTACGAAGCCGAATACCGCTGCGACATGACGCGCGCGGACGGCCGCATCTTGCGTGTCGGAAATATCCTGGCGATCCAGCAGGGTGATCAGGTCGCGTACTGCTGGTTCACCGATCCTATCTTCCAGATTTTCTTGGACGCTTCTCGGGTGACCGAAAGTGATCTGATCAATTGGGAGACGTGGCCCGAGTTACGCCGACCCGACGAGTTCTTCGGCGGCATGTGCAGGGTTGCCGAAACGGAGAGCCTTGACCAGTTCCTGAGCCTCTACAGCACGCTCAGCGCCCTGATCATCTACAAGGATAAAGAGCACCATGTCTGAGTTGTCGGCCCGCGATCACCATATCCGCACGTTGTTGGGGATGACGGAAGATCAGAAGCTGGTGATGGCGCGCGAACTGCTCGCCGAGATGATCCGCGCCAAGGGGCATGCAGCCGGCGTCTTCGTGACGCGGGAAGAGGCGCTGACCTCGGTCTTCGACGCTGAGACGAAGGCGATTGCCGGTGGAGCTTCGCCCAAGGTCGACTTCTTCCTACCACTGAGCAACAACCTTCCGCTTCACGCCGTGCGATGAAAACGTCCAAGAACGCTCAGATGATAGCGGCCTTAGGGTCGATGTCTACCGCAGCCGCCATTTCGGCACAGGCCATGTCCGCCTGGGGTAACTCGGCCATGTTCAAATCCATCATCGGCGCCGCAGTGAAGCGTGACCAGGAACAGATGTTCGATACCTACCTGCGTTCCGAGGAGAATAAGCCCTTCAATTACGACGCTTGGGACGATCTGCACCCTATGAAGCGCCCGATCAATCGGATGCTTTCAGTGGCGTCGGCGGCCTTCGAGCGCGCCGAAGCGCTGCTCAGTCTAGCAGACTGCCCTCTCCCTGAGGCCGATGTGAAGTCGCTTCTGGTCTCGATGGCGATGCTCTGGCAGTTCGGCTGTCGCCTCGAAGACATGATCTTCGATTGGCATCTCGGCTCGGCCTTGGACCACTCGCTCGAAGACCTCGGCGCCGAGGTCAATGAAGCGCGACGGCACGTACGCATCGTCTATGGGCGCAGTGGTCAGAACTCGCCCCGATTGCCTAACGGTGTTTCTTGGGTCTCTCCCGAGCGTGTCCTGGAGCGCACCATGGTCCGCCTGTGCGAGACATTCGAGAACCTCGATCGGATGGAGCGGCAAATCCGCCAGATCGTGGGACCAGGAACCGTTGCGGAAATCAGGCAGGCTTCGCGTGACTTCCCTCGTCACATGAGCGAGGAGATCATCGACCTTGCCATGGCGGCGGGGCTGAAGATCGAGAGCAACTTCGAGGCACGCGTTTTCGATCACGCGTGATCACTCGCTGGCCTTCGGCGGCGCTCGTGACCGGCTGCCGCCGGCCCACCTCCGGTCGATCATGCAACCAACTTTGACATGCCGGCCAAAATGGCGAGGCCGAGAGTTGACAGCCGGCGCCGAGCCATCTAGGTTCCGCTCCAAGTTATCCAGCCTAGTCAGTGGGGACGCCGCGTTGGCGAAGTCGAAAGCACAATCGAAGCAAGAGGCCCTTGGGCCTGTCTTCGATTTGAAGTGGCTGGACCCCCAGATGGCAGATGCCTCGGAAGTCGCACGCATTGAAGATTACGAACGTACGCGGCGCTTCGCCCATTTCGGAGCAGCGATCGCCTGGGCGCGCCGGCAACTGTTCCATGGTGCAGTCCTGGGTGAAGGGATCGAGTTGACCACCGTGCTCCGCAGTAAGCGCGAAGGCTCGCCGCTGATCGAAGAAGAAGCGGATTGCCTGATTGAGATCACTCTGGCCGGGTTTTGCAAGTGGGATACCGGCTACAGCTATACAGGTCGCCGCGACGGCTACCACTGCTCACCACCTCGCCGCAAATGCCGAATCACGGACGAATGATGCCCGCTCAACCCCGTTCCACCGACATGAAATATGACGTCGCCGGGTTCATCGGCCGCCTTCAGGGCGTCCAGGATGGACACTTGCGCAACATCCAGAAGGGTCTGGAGAAGGCGCAGATCGTCCAGGTGATGATCGGGTCGCGTAACGTGGCGCGTGACACCCGCAATCCCTTCACCTTCGAAGAGCGTGAGGAAGTGCTGCGCCAATGTATCGCTGAGCGCTTCCCGGACGAGGCTCACCGCATCCGCATCGCTCCGCTCGATGACACGCCTTACAACAAGAAGGCCTGGATCGAGCAAGTCCAGATGGTCATGCGTTCGGCGTCGAGCGCCCTGCGGCCTCGCTACTCGTTGGTCGGCAACATCCGCGATGCGACCAGCGAGTACCTGACGTGGTTTCCCGCGTACGACTATATCCCGGTCTCCGACAGCGGCACCAATGCGACCGCTATTCGCCGCGCCTTCTTCTCGGGCCACGTCGACTTCGACTCGTGGAGCGACGAGGTCGATTGGCGCGATGTGCCGCGACCCACGGTCGACTTCCTGCGCAAGTTCCGCGACAAGCCGGTCTACGCCTACCTGATGAAGCAGTTGGCGGCCGAGATCGCCTACCGCAAGAAGTGGGGCGAGGGACCGTTCCAGACCGTCGACGGCGTCGTGCGCTACGGCGACCATATCCTGATGATCGAACGCGGCGGCCCCGAGGGCACCGGGATGTGCGGCCTGCCGGGCGGCTTCCTCAACGCCGGCGAGAAGACGCTGTGGGGCGCGGCCCGCGAAGTGATCGAGGAAACCGGGCTCTTCATCACGCCGGAGAACCTGGGCTTCCTGCGCACGTGGCTCGCCGCTTGCAAGAAGGCGGAGCAGCACAACCTACCGCAACCTCAGATGCCTGACTTCGTGATCGAAGCGATCCGCAAGCTGATCGGCTACCTCGTGGGCCGAGGCGAGCGCTTCGACGATCCGAACCGTTCGCGTCGCGGTCACCTGATCACTGAAGCCTACTTGTTCGACCTGCCGGTCGGCCTGGGCTTCCCGCCGGTCCAGGGCATGGATGACGCCAAGGACGCATACTGGAAGGCCACTTCGGAAATCCGTCCGCAGGAGACCTTCGAGGACCACGCCCACATCATCGACTACATGCTCACCCATCACGCCAGCTTCTAGGGGTCTCCCATGATCATCGACCACGATAATCTGCCCGGCTATCTGCCGCCGCTCGCCTATAACCTGATCGCCGACACCGACAGCTACAAGTTCGGCCACTGGCGCCTTTATCGCGAAGGCACCACGACCGTCTACAGCTACATCGAGAGTCGAGGAGGGCGCTACGGCCGCGTCATGTTCGCGGGCCTCCAGCGTCTGCTCTATTCCAAGCTGGGCCAGCCGATCACCCGCGACAACATCGAAGAGATCGCGCAGTTCTGCCCGGCGCACGGCCTGCCGTTCAACCGCGATGGTTGGGAGATCATCCTGAACGAATACGGCGGCAAGTTGCCGGTCCTGATCAAGGCGGTTCCGGAAGGCCTCGTGGTGCCGGTCAAGAACGCCCTGTTCTCGATCGAGAACCTGGACCCGCGCCTGCCCTGGCTGACCAGCTATCTCGAAACGATGATCCTGCGTGACCTGTGGACGGCCTGCACGATCGCCACGCGCATCTTCGAGATGACCGGCCGCATCAACGCCAACTGGATCAAGTACAGCGACAATCCGATGTCGCCGTTCGCTCTGCTTGATTTCTCGTCGCGCGGCACGATGGGCTACGACCATTCGGTCATCGGCGGCATTGCTCACCTGTTCCACTTCCAGGGTTCGGACAACGTCCCGGCGGTGCGCGAAGCCAACTACTACTACTTCCACCCGATGTCGGCCTTCTCGGTCATGGCGTCGGAGCACTCGATCTCGTGCTCGTTCGGCCGCGACAATGATGACGACTACATCGCCAACTCGATCGCCGCGACCGATCCCGGCGCGATCCTGAGCCTCGTCGGCGATACCTGGAACATCTTCGAGTTCGTCAAGAAGGCCGTCAACAATCACCAAAACGAGATCATCAACAAGGGCATCTCGTTCGTCGCTCGTCCGGACTCTGGCGAACTGCGCGACGTCCTGCCGCGCGTGATCCAAATCCTGGCCGACGGCTTGGGCACCGACCGCAACAGCAAGGGCCGCGAGGTCATTCGGTACGGCGCCAAGGTGCTGCAAGGCGACGGCATGAACGAACACACGCACATGCTGCCGTTCGAGATCGCCGACTCGCTGGGCATCGCCCCGGACAGCATCATCACGGCCGCCGGCGGCGGGCTGATGACCGCCGATCTGGACCGCGATACCAATCGTTGGGCTATGAAGGCTTCGGAGATGGTGATCAACGGCGAGCGCGTCGACATCTACAAGGACCCGATCACCGATCCCGGCAAGCAATCGAAGCGCGGCCGATTCGCCCTGCTGCGTGACGAGGAAGGTGAGTTCCACACCATCAACCGCGTCAATGACGCCGAAGATATCGCTGACCTTCTGGAGCCGCGCTATAACGGCGCCGAGGTCATCAACGCCCACACTCTCAACCAAATCCGCGAACGCGTCGCGGCTCAACTGTAAGCGAGGACTCCATGAGCACCAATGACACCAAGGCGGCCGAGGTCGCCGTCGAAACCGCGCCGATCGCCAAGCCGGCGCCGATCCACGGCAAGGCCACTGTGACTACCGACAGCAAGAAGCCGCACATCTCGCAGTCGGCCTGGACTGTCGATACCAAGGCCAAGTCCGCGACCGCTGACTATCTGGGCGGCGTGCTGACCATCACCCGCAACGACGCCGGCGCCCTGGTCGGCAGCTATCTCCGCGCGTTCACCGAGGAAGAAGGCGCCGCCAAGGAAGGCGAGATCAGCATGCAGTTCACGCTGCACAACCTGACGCTGGTCGAAGCCCAGGATCGCGCCGAACAGGTCGTCCGCGACAACCTGAGCCGCTCGTATGGCGCCGTGCTGGAGATCGAGGACGCCAAGGTGACCAGCGCCCGCGTCGAGGCTGCCGGCGAAGACCCGTTCTAAGCCTGGAGGCGGCGATCATGGACATTCATATCGAGACGTGGGTCTTCCCGCTGATCATTACCGTGGTCGCCGCCGGAGTGGCTATCTGGCTGACGTTTCTGGATGATGACCCTTGGTTCACCGCCTTCGGAGGCGGAATCAAGTTCATCATCTGGACACTGGCGGCGCTGGTCTCCTCGTTAAGCTGGCTGCTGTGGGCGCTACTGCGATGACCACTGAAGACCTCACGACCGTCCAGAAGCAAATGCTGACGGGCGCATTCTACATCGACTCGCATCACAACGCCGACTACCTCGGCGAGGCGGACGATCTGGTTGAACGCGGCTTGCTGACCCGCACGACCGGCGGCGATAGCCAGTACACCAGCTACCACTACACGCCGGTGAAGCCGTGACCTATCCCGAACTCACCGCCGTTGAAACCGCCTCGCACTTCCAGCTTGCGAAATGGGCGCGCCACTTGCCGTCTCCCGGCATGTCGGCGGTAGCCCGCGACGAACACGATTTTGAGGTGGCTCTAGTGCGTGAGGCCGCGATCATGGACCGTATTATGGTGCGCTTCCGGGAGGCCGGAGGCTGGACACCTGAACTCAGTAAAGCTGTCGGCTGGGACTAGAGAGATCGCAGATGGGCATCGCACCCGTAACCGTCACCGTAGACGCCGGCACCGTCCAGCAACCGAAAGACTACGTCGATCATCGCTGGAACGATTGGATGCGTCACTCGCATTCCATCGTCAACGAGCATGGTTTCCCCGTGCATTACAACTTCGACGGCGCGATCATGCTTGATCCGCCGGCCGACTACTTCTTCGGCTTGACCCGCGCGTCCTGGCTCGCGATCCCACGCCTCTCCCTCCAGGAGATGCCGCCGGATTGGCAGGCGAAGTTCTTCGCTCTGGTCGAAGAGGCGCAGCAGGATCACGGCCTGAAGATTCCCGAGAATCTGCACATCATGCGTACCGGTCCGAACAATCGCTTCGTCGACAACCAACACTGGAACAACTATCGGCGCGGAACGGTGGCCGAAGCCGTCCGCATCGACAAGGAGAAGGGCCTGGACGTTGACTGACGGCCGCGCAAATCCCGCGCTGAGCGATGAGCGCATCGACGACGCGCCGCCGGCGATCCGTGCCCTGTTTCGCGAGTACGACACGATGGACGTCATCAACGCCCTGACAATGGCGGGCATCAATGACGCCCCGTCCAACTTCTCGGAGGATCGCCTTCAGGAAGGTGTGGCGGACGCCCGCAAATTCCTGGAAGCGAACGAACGGCTGGTCCAGCAGGCGAAGATGAATGGCGCGACCGAGTAAGCCAGTACAGGAACAGCGCAAGCTCATCCGTACCCATTTCGGCGAGGCCCGCAAACGCGGCACCGTGCTGAATGACCTTCTGGGATGGACGGATGACGGGCAGGTTATCCATATCCCAACGGGCTTCCACATTCGCCCACCGCGTACGCCTGAGGGACCTTATTGGGAAGTCGATCCCAGGGCCTATGCCGAATTCCTGCTGGCGGCCGATCCCGAGGGGTGGGAAGCGACGCGCAACTACCAGTTTGGGGAAAAGCTCACCAAGCCGTTGCACACGCGACTGTTCAAGACGGTCTTGCGTTTCGCAGGCTTGGCATGAGAGATTGAGTTTCGGAGCGCCGGACTCCTAGTCCCTAGGGCTTCATCATGGCCCGATGGACCCGATATCCGTCCCAGGTCAACGGGCGGACACTGGCATCCCTCCGGGGCGCTCCGGGGTCGAAAGACGAACCGGCGAAGGGGTGCAAGACCTGGGAGCGAGGCCGGCAGTAGCTTAGGGCTGCCGGCCTCCGCTTTAAGAGTTGACAGCCGACACGGCGCATCGTTAATTGCCAGCCATGACGGCGCCCCGCTACACCTCCGCTACGCTGTCCCTGTGTGGGACCTACCGCTACGATCTGGTGCGAGGCTGGGATCATAGCCTCCCGGAGATGGTCTGGGTGATGCTCAATCCGAGCACCGCTGACCACGAGAAGGACGACCCTACGATCCTCGCCTGCATCGACTTCGCGCGCCGCAACGGCTTCGGGTCGATCCGTGTCGTCAACCTATTCGCGTTCCGCTCGCCGCATCCGAAGGTGTTGAAGCAGGCGGCTGATCCGATCGGACCCGACAACGATCGCACACTGGACGAACTGTTCGAATCGATCTCGGAGTACGGAGGCATGGTGGTCGCCGCCTGGGGCGCGAACGGCGACTATCTGGGTCGCGCTGAGCAGGTCGCCGAGATGATCGAGCGCACCGGGCTAGACGTGATGTGCTTCGGCGTCACCAAGGATGGCTATCCCAAGCATCCGCTCGCGCGAGGCCACCACCGCATTCCCCGAGACACCAAGCCGTTCGTCTGGCGCCCGGAGGCGTGATGGCGTCCTCGGCTCTAGCAGCATTATTCCCCACGGGACCTCATTGGGCCGATTGGATCAAGCAGTTCGCCGTGGTCGACGACAAGCCGGAGCCCGTCTATCTGATCCCGCCGGCGTGGTCGCCTAACGCAGTAGATCAGGCCAAGTCACGCGTCGATCGTAAATCGGCGTGTGATTGGACTGTGGTGCCTAAGATCAAATACCTCGATCCCGCCACTCTAGATCAGTGCATGCTTCAGATGATTGATATTAAGAAAGAGCTTGATCGCATGGGTAAGGGGATGATCGCAGATGTAGCCTCGTATCGTGGCGGTCACGGAGACTACAACTTCGTTCAGGCCTTCATGGAAGCGATGCAGAGCACGCCCCATTATTGCGCGGGTGAAATCGTTCGACCCCATTTCCGCGACGCAGACCTTGCCGCTCATTGGATTTTCGGCCCACGCTGCGAGACTGTATCCTTCGCCAAGGTTAAGGCCATTAAAGACTACGAGAACGGTGAACTTCTCTATAGTGCCCGACAGGCGGTCCAGCACGGCCTGAATGTTACCTTGGACTTCTCGCTTCGTGGGGTTGAATTCGAAGCGAGACTGCTGGCGGACCCCTACCGATGGCCGGCGCCGCATAGCAGCTACGAATTCCATATCCGGTTCAAGACCTACAAGGATATGGCGGCGTGGGCTGACATGGCGTCTCGCGATCACACGCGCGTTCAAACCCCTCTGGAGCGTTTTTGATGTCGGCCCTCACTATCGAACTGTCTTCGCTCTACAACTTGATCAAGCCGTGCGAAAGCGCATGGGTCATGTGGGCCGGCGCCTTGTCTAGTGGCGCTTACCTCGACGGCGCCGGTGTTCTGCGCAGCGCCGACAACACCTACGACCCGATGGGCGTCCTGGCGGCCGTCAACGATGTCGACTGGACCTGGGATGAACGAGATGAGGCGTGGGCCTTCGAAGGTGAGGTCTACACACTGTCCGCCGCTCGGATCAAAGAATGGCTGGGCGCGCAGGGCTCCTGCCTAGACGAACGCTTGGTCGAACTTCAAGCACTACTCCAGCGAGAAGCTGACAACGGCGCCACTTTGGCAGGGCTGGCAACGGCGCTGCTGGAGGGCAAGGTGCTGGCGGAGCGCGAGCATCAACGCTTCTCGTCGGCGCGCATGCGCACCTATGGTGGCGGTGTGTACCCGGAACCCCGCATGATCTCCAACGAGTTCATCGACGATTCCCACTTCTACGGTGGAGGCCGCCGATGACGGTCGTCATCGTCGCCGGCGGACGTGTCGGCCGGAACCTGACCAAGGGGCGCGTGTGGCGAATCCTGGATGAGCGATCCAAGGATTGGGTCAAGCCGATCACGATCGTTCACGGCGACGCCGTGTACACGGATCAGTGGGCCGGACAATGGGCGGTGTTCCGAGGGCATCGTGAAAAGCGCGTCCCGATCCGTGGAGACCTGGACGGCTATCGCGAGAAGGCGCCGTTCAATCGTAACCAGCGCATGTTTGACGAGCAGGCAGTCGTGGATGAATGCCTTGGGTTCCCTGGAGGGAACGGCACGCTCAACATGATGGACATCTGTCACAAGGCCGGCGTGCCGGTGGGTGACATCGAGATCGAGGCCGATGGTGAGTACACCATCAAGTGGTGGCCGCAATAGGGGAAACGACATGACTGAAGAACTGCCGATCGAGCGCGGACGCCCAATCTACAAGAAGGACGCCAGCGGCAAGATGCGCGTCTGGTACATGGAACGCCAGGGTCACAAGCATCGCGTGGTCGCGGGCTTCGACGGCGGCTCGCTGGTCGAAAACGCCTGGACCGAATGCGTCTCAAAGGGCAAGGGCAAGGCCCAAACCACGCCCGAAGAACAGGCCATTAAGGAGGTCGCCGCCCTCTACAAGAAGGCGCTCGATCGCGACTACTACGAGACGCCGGAGGAAGCCAACGGCCCGCCGCGCAACTACCTGCCAATGCTCGCCGAGGGCTGGAAGGACACGACCTGGGAGAAGTGGACCGCGCGTCTCGCCAAGGCTGGCGCTGCGCTCGGCCCGACGGAGACCGGCGTCTACTTCCAGCCGAAGCTGGACGGCTACTGCTGCATCGCGACCGCCAAGGGCCTTCAGTCTCGCGAGGGTCTGCCGATCCTGACGGCGCCTCACATCATCCAGGCCCTGGTCCCGTTCTTCGAACGCTACCCGGACGCGGTACTGCATGGCGAACTCTACAATCACGACCTCAAGGACGAGTTCGAGAAGCTCGGCTCGCTGCTGAAGAAGCAGAAGGGCATCACCGACGAACATATCGCCGAGGTCGTCGCCAAGGTCCAGTACCACATCTACGATTATCCGGGCGCCGGCGAGCATGAGGGCTTCGGCTACCGCAGCTACGAACTCTACACCACTTTCGCCGATATGGGCCTGTGGGCGCACCCGATCGAATGCGTCAAGACCACGAAGGTCGAAAGTGAGGAGCACCTGCTGGAACTGACCGCCCAGGCCGTCGAGGACGGCTATGAGGGCGGCATCGGGCGCCTGCACCTGCCGTACGAGAAGGCCAAGCGCTCCTGGTCGGTGATCAAGATCAAGACGTTCGACGACGCCGAGTTCGCCGTGCTGCGTATCGAGGAAGGCAAGGGCAACTACGCCGGCTACGCTAAGCGGGTCGTCTGCGCCATGGATGACGGTCGCGAGTTCGAGGCCGGCATCAAGGGCAAGAAGGATCAGTGGCTGCGCGATCTGCTGCACGCGGACCACAAGATCGTCACGATCAAGTATTTCGGCCTGACTCAGGGCGGCGCCGGCGTGCCGCGCATGGGCGTCGCTACCAAGTGGCACGGGGAAGAGCGCGTACTGTGATCGACCCCGCTGACGTCATCAAATACGATCGCACCGACGCGGAACTTGAAGAGTTCTGGCTGTTTTGCACTGTCGTAGCGGGGAAGACCGCCGCGACGCAGGCCCGGCTGCTGGAAAACTTCATCCGGTCTCTTCCTCCTTATGAGCGCCCCTTCGACGCCATGGCGCGATCTTGGACCGATGGCGAACTGATGGAGCGTCTCCAGGAGTCGCGCCTCGGCCAGTATTCCCGTCTTCACCGTTGCTTTGTCGAGAGCCTTAAGCTAGACCTGCGGAATGACCCGCTGGAAGCCTTTGAGGCTATCCACGGCGTCGGGCCGAAGACGGCGCGCATGTTCCTCATGCACAGCCGTCCCGACCAGCGTCTCGCGGCGATCGACACTCACGTGCTGAAGCACCTGCGAGCGAACGGCGTGGAAGCGCCTCTCGTCACACCAGGATCAGCCCGTGAGTACCGTCGCCTCGAATTGGAGTTCCTGACCCTGGCAGACGCTGCGGGTCAAACTCCGTCGGACTACGATCTCGCCGTCTGGAAGAGCTATCAGCGTCTGCCGGCGGCTGCCTAGAAGAGGATATCATGGGCACCCTGAAAAACCTGCAAGACGCCTCGCTCGAACAGCGCAAGGAAAAGGGCATCTACGCGGCGTTCCTGTCGATGGTGCTGTCGAACGCTCAGTCGGCCGCAAAGACGAAGCTGCGTGAGCCGTCGGACGATGACGCCCTCACGGCGATCTATGCCGAGATCAAGGCCTACGAGAAGGTGCTGGCCGGCGATCCTGAGTCGGGTACCGCGCCACTGCCGGGGGATTCGGCGATCGCGCTCGACCTGACCGCCAAGGTGGCCCTGCTGCAAGGCCTCGTGCCGAAGATGGTCAAGGGCGACGACCTGCGCCGTGCGATCCAGGAAGCCGCCGTGGCCGCCGATGTCACGATCTCCCCCAAGGCGATCGGACCGATCATGAAGTACCTGATCGAGAAGCACGGCCGGGCGCTGATCGACGGCAACGACGTGAAGCAGATGATCGCTGCCGGCGTCTAGGTCGACTCGCTATCCTAAAGGAAAGGCCCCGGAGCGATCCGGGGCCTTTTTCATTGATCTAAATGAGCGTCCCGAGAAGTGCCTGGAAACGCTTGAGCCCTTCGTCGATCGTCTCTCGGACCGGTAGCCCGGCTCGTTCACAGACGATGTCGACATTCCCCTTACGCCAGAACCCGGCAGGACAGACCACAACTGCCCTCGCCGGCTTGGATGCAGCTACAATGCCAAGCTCCAGTAGGGTAATCGGCGACTTGGTGTTGGGCTCGAAGTAGAAGAAAACCGCATCGGCGGCTTCGATCATGTCCAACTCCCAATTGACTTGGGCGTTGAATTGCTCCGCACCGATTTCCTGGACCCAGGTCGAATCCCAATCGTCACGTCGCGGATTGTAAACCAGCGACGCATAGCCGTTGAGATGCTCGGCCACTTCGTCATGCCAGGGTGACGCTGTCCCCATCTCGATACTCCCCGCGAGGAACACCGACGGCTGGTTTGTCGTCTTGTAACGGCGTAGGGTTGGCTTGATGATCTGCGTCACGCGAGCGTCGCTCCAGCGCGCTTACGGGGCGGTCGAGAGCCTGGGACCTTACCGAGCGCCGTCCGAATGATCTCCTCTACTTCCTGAGCCTCCTGAGTGCCCGCATAGGGCATGCCCGGTGTGTTCAGGAGAGCCGCGATCTCTTCGATGCGCTGGTTCAGGATGAACTGGAGGTGACGCGGGAGAAGGGGGCTGAGTTGGCGATCGCCCTTCAGGTAACGCGACATCTGCGATTTGGAATCGCCTAGGCGGCTGGCGATGTCGGTCTGCCAGTGTCGGCCGTTCAGCCCTTCGCCGATCTTCCGCAGGCTCTCCTTCGTCAGAACCTCCTTACCGGCGCCGGCATCTTGGCCAGCACTTCCAGCGCGCGCTTCTCGCGCTCGCCCTGGGGCTGTGATGGTTTTGGTTTGGGCCTGCGAGTTTTCTGCCATTTCATGCACTCTCCGCATTACGGCATGACGCGCGCGAGCAGCGCGGCATGTTGAAACAAATTGCTGGGTTCGGATTCCTTGCGATTAGCCCACGCGGACGCCGTGTGTCCAACCTGGACCATGGCGCCGTAGCCTAGATGGGCCGCCAGGGCGAAGGCCTGGACGCCTTCAGCCGAAGGGTAGTAGCGAGCACGCGCGGCTCCAAAACCCACGAATTGGCTGACGACGCTCGCGAGCCCGCTGCGCACAAAGCCCTGCACCATGGCGGCCACAGTCGTCTTGGGATAAGCGTGACCGAGGTCATCCAGACGCGCGTAGAGATCGCTCAGCGTTACGCCGGGATCGTCGAGTCCCTCAACGCGCTTTTCGGCCCACAGCTTCCAGAGCGCCTGATAGACGTCGGCGTGCTTCAGGGAAAAACGCATCGCGGGCGACCCTTCCTTGCGGATCAGGACGGATTCGCGATTGGAGTCGAGCGCGGCCTGCGTCGGTCCGGTGAGACGACGGCGAGCCGGCTGCGCGGCGATCAAGTCCGCATCCGCCAAAGGGACGCCGCGACGAGAGGGATGCGCAACAAAATCGTCCTCGTGATCCTCCGCCTCGTAAGCCATGGAAACTCCTGTAATACTCATTTCAGGAAGTAGCCCTCGCGGTGTCGGCTGTCAACGCTTTTAGCGGTATGGCGTTGACACAGGACATCGAGGCGCCGTAAATCCTGGCGCCTATACCTTTTGAGGCAAATTGGAAATGCGTATGCTTGCTTTCATCACCGCCGTGTTCATCATGGTGTTCAAGCTCGCCGGCGCGCTCGTTTGGTCCTGGCCCGTCGTGTGGGCCGCGTTCATCCTCCTGGCCGCGCCGCTGGCGTTTCCCTGGGTGCTCGGGGGCTTCACGATCGTCGCGGGCTTGTTGGTCGCGCTCGGCTGCGCTCACCATGAGTGGGCTACGGAGCGTCGCTACCGCAAGGCGGGCCGTCCCTGATGGGCATGGCGAGCTACAATGGCATGGAGGGGTCCTCGACCCTTCTGCCCGATCCTGAGCAACCCTCGGAGCCGAGACGGCGGGGCGGCAAGACCAAGACACCCTGGGGCCAATCGAAGCACCGGCGCGGTAAACAGAAGACCCTGGAGGAGCAGTTCGCCGCCGAAATCAAGGCGGGTCTTATCAAGATCGTCCGCCGGCGCGGCAAGCCTCCTGAAATCGTCTTCCTCTAAGCAAAAACCCCGGTGGATCGCTCCACCGGGGTTTCCTTTTATGCCGCTTCGGCTTCCTTCGCCGTCTCCAGCGGAGTGAGCGAGTAGACCAAGTTGTTGTCGTCGTCGAAGTTCGTGAGGACGATGTAGTCGACGCTGTCGATCGAGAAGACACGGCCATCCATGGTGTGCAGGCGCTTCGGGAAGCGCTGCTTCTTCTGGTCGTCGTTGTTGCCTTCGATGATGTCCAGTTCCATCGACGTCGCGTACTCGAAGAGCTTCGCCGGGGCGGTCTTCTCGAACCCGAACTTCTTCAACCACTCCTTGACGAAGGTGCGGATCGCCGTCTCGTCCATATCGGCGCCGGCCGAGCGACGGTTGTCGAGGAAGCCTTCCACGCCACAGGCCTGGAGGACGCCACCAACCTTACGCGACCAGTCCTCGAACGAGACACGCTTACGCTCGGTGAAAGTCGGTTGGCCAATGTCGATCCAATACTGGACCATCGTCAGGATGGCGCGAATGATCTTCGCACGGTTGTCCGCGATCCAGCCCGGCAGGTCGTCGTGGGTGTAGGTGATCTCCTGAATGTTGGAGGTCTTGCGGTTCAAACGAATCCAGCAGATGCGGCGTTCCATTTCGGAGCCGATCAGCGGGTTATTGCCGGTGCCCACCCAATTGAAGGTGTTCGGACGGGTAACGTTGCGCGTCGAGCCCAGCAGCCGGCCGCCGATCTCCTGCGCCGTGATGGATTGCAGCAGGACGCGGTTGTTGAATTCGCGCACGTCGTCGAAGAAGAGGTGCGAGCGGGTCTCGATGATCGCCGCCAGCAGCGCCTTACGCATTTCTTCTTCGTTTTGCGTGTAGCTCATGGGCGCGCTCTCGACGCCGTCGAAGATGAGCATAGGCAGCTTGCCCAGCAGAGTGCCGCCAGTACCCGGCGTAGGCTTGGCGACGAAGAACACCGGCGTGCAGCCATTGATCATGCGGCGCATGAAGGGGGTGAGCAGCATCGCCAGAGCGTTGGCTTCCGACGGCTCCCGACGTTCGTTCCCCTGGGTGTCGTAGTCCAGGAACGGGAAGTCGACCAGCAGTTCATGCTTGAGGAAGTCCACGGCCGCCAGAGCATCTTCCGCCGACGGGTTGACCGGGACGTCGATTTCGAAGCGCGTGTTCGCCATCAGGATGTTCAGGTCAGCGTAGTAGCCGGGGTGCAGAACCAGGGCGCCGTCATTGGTGTAGAGCGGCGTGTAGATGACTTCCGGCGACTGCGGCAGTTCGTTGTAGACCTGCTCGTAGACGTGAGTCGCCACTTCCTTCGGTACGGCCTGACGGGCGCCGTCGCCGTTGTCGCCGCGACGCACGAAGGTCAGACGCGTATTCAATTCCGACCACAGAGCCTGATTGGGCAGTTCTTCGAAGACAATCCGGCCGGTCTTCGGGTGGCGCTTGAGGCGGTAAGGCTTGTCCTGGACGCACGAGAAGGTGGGCTCGGCATCCTTGGTGTTGGTGTTGCGCAGCGCCTTGAAGCACATGTCGACGGCTTCGTCGAAGTTGAAGTCGCCCTGGAACGAGAACACCAGACGGCCCTTCGGGTCGCGGTAGTCGCCGGACTGGTTGCGATCGCGTTCAACCACGCGGCGCATCGTCTTCAACATGCGGGTCAGGGTCGACTGGTTGATCTTCAGGTTCTGCTTGATCTCGGATTCTGCTCGCTGTTGGGCCAGCGGCCCGAGGTCAGCTTCCATCAGAGCACGCAACGCGTCCTCGATATCGCTCTCGCTCGATTCGGGAGACAAGGCGCTGATCTTAACTTGATATTCGTCGCGCGCTTCATCCTGGGCCGCGATCTTCTTCGCGGCCTCCGGAATGCTGGTGTCCTCCTCGTCGAGGACAGCGTTGTACATGTCGCTTTCCAGGACATCGTCCTCGAACCAGCCGTCCTTCAGCATCTTGCCGAGGAAGTCCAGGTTCGTACGCTCTTGACACGAATCGTGCTGGCACTTGATCGTGAAGATACCCGACGGCCCGTCGCCGGCATTGACCGCGAAGCATCCCTTGTCTTCGGGATCGCCGGGATTGGAGTGATGATCGTCGAAGGGGCACTCGATGTCGATCTTGTGCGCGCCATTGGTGCGGATGCGATCGGGGTCGAAGTCACGAATGACGTCGACGATCTGGAAACCGTGCGCGCGCTTGATAGACCAGCGACCGAGGTCGCGGCCTTCCTTGGTCGTAGACCGCGAACCACCGCCACTCTTGTTGGAGCCGCCGATCTCAGCCTCCAGGGCCGCTTCGAAGGCGTCCTTCGGCGGACCGTCCAGGTCCAGGGTCGACCAGTCCAGCATCGGTCCGCCGAAGATGGTCGTTTCGAAGGCGCGACCGGGAGCGTGACGCGGGAAATAGAAGAGGCGCGAGGGGTCCAGAGCCGCCTTGTCGAGCGGCAGGTCGCCCAAAGCGCGGGCCAGCGCCTTGGGAATCTCGTTCCACTTGCGCATGCCCTCTTCGTGGGTCTTGGCGATCTTGGCGACCTCGTAAGGCGTAGCCAGCGGCACGACGACGCGGTGCTTGGGCATCGGATCGTGCTCAAGCTGGATCATCAGGCCTTCAGGGCGGTGATCATCCCCGAGGTAGGCGACGGATTCAATCAGTTCCGGAACCCAATCTTCTTCCTCGCGGAGGAAGCGCTTGATGACGGCCTCGTCCAGTTCCTCCTGGCCATTCTTCGCCGCCCACTTCGTCACACGGTCCTTGTTCAGGAACGTCGACGTCTTGTTGTGGCTGTGGGTGGTGTAGCGGACGGCGAGGCAGCCCATTTCCTTCAGGGCTGCGTCGATCTGGGCGCCCGAGACGCCAACGTCGATATCGAGGCCCACGCCGTAGCAGGTCTTCACAGCCTGCTTCCGGCGCTGGTCGCCGACGATCTCGGCCAGGACGAACGCCAAGCCGTCCTTCTTGGGGTCCTCGCGGTGCATCGACAGCAGTTCCACGAACGCCGCGATCGGCATCGTCTTGGGAACCCACTTCTTCGATTCGCGGTTACCGCCGATCGAGATCGTCATCTCTTGGGCATAGTAGGCATCGGTCGGATCGTAATACGTCAGGATATGCGCATCATGCAGGGTCCCGAAGTCCTCGTCCCACGGAGCGCCTTCGGCTGGTGCGCCGACAGCGCCTGTGACCGGCGTCTCAGGGGCATACGCATCCATGAGCGTCGCCAGCGTCTGGTAGACGTTGGGGTCGCAATGGGCCAGGGTCCAGCCGTTCGAATCAGGGGTAGGGATGAGGTCGGAGGGATCACTGCCCATCCAGCCGAACAGGCTCTGGACCTCGGGCGAAGCTTCCAAATCGACGGCCGCGTCCAGCGCGTAAAGCGACAGCATGATCCCGTCCCGGAACAACACCGCTGTCGGTTGGATCGTGGCGTCGCGCCACTCGTCGGGGTCGGCCACGTTTTCGGTCACCGCCGGCATGAAGGCGACGAGTCCCTGCGTCACGGGCGCGGTATAAAGGGCCTCTCCGGCTTCTTCCGCCGCGCTGACGACACTGGCGATTTCGTCGGCGGTGTAGGCTTCGTAGGCATCCTCCCCCACCGTCAGCGGTACCGGAGACTCAGGGCACGCGGCGAAGAGCGCCGAGAGGAAATCTTGCAAAGCGGTCATACGGGGACGTTTGGACGGGGGTGATGGACGAGGCGTCACCCTCGTCCATCCGTTCACGAATGTCAAGAATACTGGCAGCTTAAACCGGCCCCCTGTTAAGGGCGCCGGCGCCGCTTACCAGTCCGCCGAGATCAGCGCGCGGCGGTTGTCCGACGGCTCGATATAGGAGGCCGTGGTGTCCAGGCGCTTATGGCCGACCAGATCACGGACGTCCTCGATCGAGCAGCCGTGTTTGCCGACCTGACGGGCCTTGACCGTGGTGAACGTACGCCGGCCGCTGTGGCTGGAGCAGCCCACGTAGCCCGCCTGACGATACAGGCGGCGGAAGAACTGGATCACTGCTGTCGGCTGGACCTTGCCCAAGGTGAAGGTCGGGTTGATGATCTTCTTCTTGGGGTTCTTGGGGTCCTGCACCATAGGGGTCTGGTAGTTGTGGACCGCGAAGAAAACGTATTCGTCTTCCGGCCGCTGCCGGCGAAGGCGGCGCAGCAGCTTCGCCAGTTCGGGCTCGATCGGGATCACGCGCTCAATAGAGCGTTTGGCGACGTCGCCGGTAATGTGGATGTTCTCCAGCAGCTTGCCGGTCGGACCCAGAAGGTTGTTGTACCAGCGCAGGTTGGCGATCTCGCAGGCGCGCAGCCCCGCGCTGAACGAGAGACGCAGGGCGACTTCATCGCGCAGCGGCGTCTTGGACGCACGCACGATCGGTAGAAGGGCGTCGAACTGCGCGCGGTCGAGAACCTTGGCGCGCTTGCGAGAAGTGGAACGTTGAGCCATCGGGGCCTCCTTCGTTATCGTCGAGGAGTCACATATTCCGAGGAGTCACGTCTGTCAACTCCTGATGCCCAGAAAACTAAAAAGCCGGAGATCGCAGTGATCCCCGGCTTCCTACAGTCCAGCAGCTATCGGTTCGGAGGGGACGGCTGCTGGTTTACGAGCAGGGTTATGGCTCAGCTTGTGCCGGCTGTCAACTCTCTGCGTCAACTTGTCGCCTAGGCGACATAGTTCGTGCCGATGCGGGTGTCGTGGATGGTAGGCGCCGGCTCCACACCGGAACGGCCATCCCGGAACTTGGCCCGGTGCTCCTTCTTGCAGGCCTCAAGCGCACGGAGCATCAGGTCACGATCGTCGCCGATGACTTGCGCCCACTGACGGTCGAAGGACCGCGTCGCGGCCGATAGCGGCCCCTTCACCTTCTCCTCGAAGATGGGGATGCCGTCGTGGACGATCTGCGTCCACGCTGCGCGCGGGTTGCCCTGCGCGTCGTAGCCAGGGCGGATCACCTGGAAGGCCTCGCCCATCTTGACGAACGACCCGACGTGATTGGCCTCGATCGCGCCGTCATAGATGGTGATGGTCTTGCTCAATTCAGCACCCGCGAGTCGCCGATTACGATACCGCTGAGGCGCTTGTGCAGCGTGCGGTTGAACTCGACGCACCAGAACTCGGCTTCACCCTGCTTCACCCAGGCGTCGCCGTGGCGGTGCTCGGCGTGTTCGGCGACGAGCGCTTCGAAGAACTGACGGCGCATGTCGGTGAAGTAGAGGCCGGCGTTGATCAGCGACATGTCGCTGCTCGAATTCCAGTCCTCCAGCGGGAATGGGAGATCGAGGTTGAACGCACGCGGGTCCAGCCGAAGCGCCTGACAGATGTACTCGGTCTTGGCGTGGTTGCTGATCTTGCTATGGAAGGTCGAGTCCGGGTCCTTATCGCCTACGATTCGATCGTGGAGGAGTCCGTACTTGTGTCCGTAGGAGGGGATTCGGGCAGGTCCGTGATCAGGATTCCGTGGATCGGACAATTCTTCCTCGCATACCAGACAATTTGATTGTTACGGTCGTGGATGGTGATCAGTTCATTCGTCGGAATGGGCTCCAGACATGGACAGCCTTCCACTCCACGCGGCGGGATCGGCTCATACCCATAGAAGCTGGCCACGGTGGCCGTCGCCTCGCCCGTGATATCGCGCATCACCAACATGCCAGGAATCCTGACACCGAAAGGGTCCAGCGTCAAGAAAGCCGGCAGGGCGGTGACAGCGTGAGTTGACAAGCTAACCGGGCGGGGCGTATGCCAGTCGGCAACTATCAGACCCAGCCCTTCGAGTTCGAACCGCCCATGCTCATTGAGACCCAGCCGAACGATTTCCAAGCGCACGGCATCATGAAGGCACGTAAATCGTCGATCAAGTTGTCGGCGAAGACCTTCAAGATGCACATCGACGCGCAATACTCGAAGAAGATCGAGGCGCCGGTTCGCGAACTCGCCTCGAACGCCTGGGACTCCCATCTGCGCGCAGGCAACGACAAGCCTTTCTACGTTCAGGCCCCAACCGCCCTCCAGCCGGAATTCGCAGTGCGCGACTACGGCGTCGGCATGACGGACCAAGTCATGGAGGAGGTCTACATCGTCCTGGGCGAGTCTGATAAGGACAAGTCGAACGACGAGGTCGGCATGTGGGGCCACGGCGCCCAGGCGCCGTATGCCTACACTGATCAGTACACGATCTCCTGTTACGACGGCGAGACCGTCCGCCACTACGGTTATGGTCTGGCTGAAGATGATATCCCCACACTCTACCTCATGAGCGAAGAGCCGTGCGACGAACCGCGCGGTGTTCGAGTCGCTTTCGCCGTGGAGGCGCGGGACTTCGATGCCTTCGAAAAGGCGATCCGCGAAGTGGCCTTGGCGCACAACGGCGCCTTCGAGACCAATGTCAAACTCGGCGAAAACCCGAAGCCCAAGTTCGCCGGTGACGATTGGTTCGTCGTGGACGAGTGCGCCCTGCCGCCTGGGTGGTATGCTCGGCAGGGGTGCGTGATTTATCCGATCGCCCGAGACAAGATCACGCTGCCGAAGGTGAACTACGACTCCAAGAGCCGCTTCATCCTCGACTGTCCGATCGGCACCGTGAAGGTCACGCCCTCGCGTGAATCGATCGAATACAGCGAGGAAGTCGTAGGCTACCTCAACAACCGCGTTGAGCGCCTGCGTGAAGAGGTGGCGTCGGCCGTCTGGGAAGCCATCAAGGACATCAAGTCGGTCAAGTCGTTCTTCGCCAAGGCCAAGGAATTGACCCCGACGTTCGTGACCGGAAATTATGAACATCCCATCACCGGCATGAAATCGACGGTGATGACGGCGACCGGCGATCGCTATTTTGTCGAGTGCTTCCGCCAAAAGGACGGCCGCTGGGACTTCAGCGTCCCCCAGAGCTTCAACCTGGAAACTGGACCCAACGGTCGTCAGGCCGAGAAGTACCTGATCTTGAACGATGGTTCGGCCTTCTTGGACGCATCGCGTGATCCGACTTCGAGCACCCTGTCGTTCAGCGAACAACGCCGCATCGCCCGTTTCGTGCGTTCTTACATGGAACGCAATTCGCTGTCGCTTGTCACGCTGCTCATGAATTTCGCGGAACCGCGAGAGGAGTTCTGGACGGCCTGCTTTGGGGACCGCTGGCAGTTCATCACTTTCGAAGAACTGCGCGATGCGATGCCACGTCGCGTGTCGCCGGTCACCGACAAGTCCAAGCCGCCCATTCGAGGCCTCGCGTTCGCCAAGGCGGCCGGTGAGCAGAAACCGGTCTTCGAGATCAAGGCGGATGAGGGCAAGTACGCCTGGATCAGCAGCGCACAGCATCGCCGTCAGGCCGGGCCGCTGTTCAAGTTGGCGAAATCGTTCGGGCTCGATGCCCTGTACATCGCCGCGCCTCAGGCCCAGCATCAGATGGATGACCACAGCATCCCGCATCTCCGGGAGGCTGTCGATCTGCGCCTGAAGGAGAAGGGTAGTGGATTCGACCTGTGGTACCACACCCACGAAATCTTCCAATCCAGCACTGCGAAGGCGTTCGTGAAGTTCCTCCAGCTTCTCGCGCCGGAAGACTATGCGCGTCTCGAAAAGGGTACGGGCATCTATTCCAAGATCGCCAAATACGCCAAGGGCTACCTCGGTATCGATCTTACGGCGATCAAGGATGACGAGAAGAAGGTACTGGACGCCCTGGTGGTCGACAACAACGACCGCGTCGTCACGCCTGCCTGTCCGAAGGCCGCCGCCTCGCTGAAGAAGGCGCTCGCCATCATTTCGGACTGGAACTTCCATTCCAATCCGGCCTCGGGCGTGATCTCCAACCTCCACTACTGTAAGGACGATCCGGCCCAGGCGCACAAGTACGTCGGCCTGCTGATCCACCTCCAGAACGTTTTCCCGCCCAAGTCCAAGGCCTAACGACCATGACTGACAAGCTGCCCTACATGATCAGCGGCCGAGGCCGACCCAACGCCCGTGTCGGCGTCCTGGTGAATCAGCGCTGGCGTTCTTTCCTTCTCTCGTCCGAGCGTGGTCGGCAGTTGGAGGAGTTGCTGCGCGCGCCGGTTCACGACGTCGAAGCGATCAGTGACATCGCCGACGCTGTCCAATGGGTCGCCAAGCTCAGTCACGGTCGCGTCACGGTCGACGAGACCGATCGTCTGCGCCTGGATGGCAAGCTCATCGACTACGGGCTCACCGGGCGCATCAGCAAGCTGATCGAGCAAGGCATGAGCTTCGTGTCGCTCGCCAATTTCATCGAACGGCTGTCGCGCAATCCTGACCCGACCGTGGCCGAAGACCTCTACCGCTTCATGGAGAAGGGCAACCTGCCTCTCGACGAGGACGGTTACCTCTACGGCTTCAAGAAGGTCGACGACGAATACTGGTCCTACGCCTCGGGCGAGAACGGCAAGGTCCAATATCTTCCGGGTACGACCCCCAATATGCGTCGCGAGGACTGCGACCCGAATCGACATCAGACCTGTTCGCGCGGTCTTCACGTCTGTTCTTTCGAGTACCTGAAGTTCTGGTACCCGCAGCGTGGTCGGGTGATGATCATCCGCGTCGATCCCGAGCACGTCACGGCGATCCCGGCGGACCACGACGACCAGAAGCTGCGCTGCTGCGAACTCTTCGTCGCCGGCGAGATTCCGGAAGAGGACGCCAAGAACCACTTCAAGGACATCGTCGACAATCGGTATCGCCCGGTGACCGAGCCGGCTGACGAGATCGTCGATCGCGTCGAAGAGGCTCTGGCCGAAGAGCGTGAAACCCACGATGCCGAATGGTGGGGCGCCCGTGGCTTGGAGGACGGCAAGACCGACGGCGCCAAGGATGCCAATCTGGGCTACGACGCGGACTGGCAGAACGACTTCAAGTTCCCGAACGATGCGATCGAACTGCACGAGCGCGAGTGGTATCAGGAAGGGTACGAGGACGGTTACCGCGAGGGCTACAACAGCATCGTCTGGACGCTGGAGCGTGCGATCGCGGTCGGTAAGGAAACCGGCATCAGCCGAGCCAAGGCCGACTACCCCAACTACGACAACACCGACACTTTGGAAGACACCCAACGCGACAGCCTTGTGAACTACTGCGAGCGTACGGCCGGCGAAGGTGAAGGCGGGGCGGAGCATCCGTTTGTTACGGCCTATGACCGTGCGCTGCGCGACGCCTACCACACGCACTTCAACGCCAAGGCCGACGAGGATAAGTGATGCCGGTCCTGTTCCAGCATCACATCGCGCGGCGCGATCTGCGCCGCAACATCGACGTCCTCTACGTCTTTGGCGACAACGTCGCCCGATATGGCGACGGCGGGCAGGCGGCCGAGATGCGCAACGAGCCCAACGGGATCGGCGTCGCCACCAAGTACCTGCCGTCGATGTCCGAGGACGCGTTCTTCACGAACGATCCTGCGGCGGTCGAGGCGCAAAACCGCATCATCGACCAGGACATGAAGCCGCTGTTCGACAAGGTCAAGCAGGGTGGCATCGTCATCATCCCTGCCGCCGGGCTCGGGACCGAGCGCGCTGAACTGCGCCTACGCTCGCCCGAGACCTGGAACTACCTCCAGGACAAGATTTCGGCACTCATTCGGACCGCCAACATGTTCGACAAGGAAACGAAGCAATGACGGACATCAACCTGAAGAAGCCTACGCCGCGTCGCTCGACGGCGACGCGTAAGACCACCGCGAAGCCTGCGTTTACGCCTATCCCGGTCACGGAAAAGACGCGTCTGGGCATCGAAATTCGCGACCCGATGTCGGCGCTCAAGGGCTTCGCATCGGCGCGGCTCGAATTCATGAGCGGCAACATCCAGTACGCCATCCAGCCGCGCCCTGCCAAGGGCGATGCCGAGAAGGTGATGGACGCCCACTTCGTCGACTACCATCTGCTGGAGCAGATCGGCGTCGGCTACTCCGACAAGCTGCCGGCCGAAGACGATACCGTCACGATCAAGATCGGCGACTATGTCTACGATCATGTGTCGGGGTATCGCGGCGTCGCTGTTGAGAAGTGGACGTTCGCCAATGGCTGCGTCTACTTCGCAGTCCAGCCGAAGCGCGGAACGCGGGGCAACTTTTTCGGCGAACTGCCCAGCGCTTCGCGTTTTCCGCACGGCCGCCTGCGCCTCTATACGCCGTGGTACGCCGGCGTCTTGAAGTGGTTCAAGAGCCTGACGGCGCCGAAGCCGCGCAAGATCAAGCCGATCACGACCGCCGCTGTGACCGCGCGCACGCCGTCAGTCGCGCCGCCTCCTGCGCCTACGCCCTATCGCCGCCCACCGGGTGGTCCGGGCCGCGTGCTGCCGTCCCGCACGCTGTAGGAGCCCGAGATGGCGCATTCGTACATCCCGCTTCGGTTTGGCGTGGACTACGCCAGCTACCTGACACCGGCCTCGGCCGGCGGCCTAGGTCCGGAGAATGCCACCGAAGTGATCGGGATCGAGTGCGACCATCACTACGGCATCACGACCCATGATCTGGTGCCGGGCGAGGACCCGGCCCAGACGGTCTATCGGCTAGTGCGCGAGTTGTGGCATCCGTTCCGGCCCGAGCGCGAGATCAACGTGCTGGACGACAATCACACCTGGGAAGTCGAATACTTCAATCCCAAGGACGATTCGCGTCCACAGCACACCGCCCCTAGCGGCTGGGGCCGCGTGATCATCCGGAAGAACGAAAAGGCGCCGCTGTTCATCAACATCTTCGGCGCGCCGAGTTGGATGTACGATGATGGTCCCGGCGCCGTCTGGTTCTATCAGAAGTTCCGAGCGGTAACGTACGGACATAAAGCCGCTGAGCGCGCCTACGACGAGGCCAAAATCGCGCAGTACACCGCCGAGGCCGAGCGCCAAAAGGATACGGTGCGCGGGCGCAAGGCCGCCAAGGACGCTCGCAGGATGGTGTGGCACTACGAGGCGGACATTCGGTATCACGGCGGGTTGTGGGACAAGCACGCGGAGAAGAAGGCCTCATGACCTATCCCAATGGCAGCGTCCTCATGATCGTCGAGGAGACGGTCCAGCACGCCTATCTTATCTCGCCCGACAGTCCGAAGATTCACGAGATCGCCAGCAAGCTCAAAGCGCTGGCGACGGGACCCTATCTAGAGGGCATCCCGATGTCCTGGGATCGGCCGCCCAGCGCCCTGGATGGCTATCTCGTCAAAGGCCAACCGATGCCGTCCATGACGATGCGCGAGGCCGAGGACTTCAAGACCGGCCAGCACAGCACCTACACGAAGTTCACGATCGTGCTACCGGACGAAAACGGGGAACCCTGCGTGAAGCAGGTCTTCACCAACAAGACGGTCACCCAAGCGCCGGTCAAGCCACGGAAGCGGCGCAAATGAGTGAAGACCTGAAGATGCAGGTGGCTCGGGCGGTACTTGGCCCGTACCTGCCGCTGCCGCCGGGGACGCCTTGGACCCTGGACGAACTGCGCCAGGAGCGCTGGAAGCGCGCGACCGCAGGCGACAAGAGCCTTGCGCTCCAGGCGGCCGGCGCGCTCCTTCGAGAGTACGACCTGACGCCGGTCGCGGTGCCGGCGGTCTGGCCTGAAGGTCGCAACTTCCCAGCCACGAGCATAGACAACAAGAGTTGACAGCCGGCAGGTAGTGCGGGTAACTGCCGTCCAGACTGACGAGAGGAGCCCTATGTCGTTCACTGCCCCTACCCTGCCGCTGGATGTCTATGGCGAGGCCAACAACCGTCTCGGGCGGGTCGAAGCCGAGGACAACGTCACCATCGTGTTCGCGGTGGAGAGCGGCTCGCGCGCCTGGGGCTTCCCGTCGCCGGATAGCGACAACGACGTCCGGTTCTTCTACGTTCGCCCGCTCTCGCAATATCTGGGGCTGACGACGCCGCGCGACGTGATCGAGCGTCCGATTGAAGGTGTCTGGGACCTGAATGGCTGGGACCTGCGTAAGGCCCTGGGGCTGCTCGTCAAGGGCAACGCCACGGTCGCCGAATGGCTGTCCAGTCCGCTGATCTATCGCGAGCATGGTCCGCTGCCCTACAAGCTTCGCGACCTGATCAAGCGTAACTCCAGCCCGGAAGCCAGCGCCCGCCACTACTTCGGGCTGACTCGGCAGTGCTACGAGGGCGAGATCAACAACCGTCCGACGGCTGAGGTGCTCGCCCAGCATGAGCGCGACGGCGTGATGATCAAAGGCATCACCACGGTCAACCTCAAGAAGTACCTCTACGCCATCCGGGGCGCCTGCGCGATCGCTTGGATTCAGCGCTACGGCGAAGTCCCGCCGATGACGCTGCCGCAGCTTATGTCGCATGACATCATTCCCGATGCCGCTCGCGACGAAGTGGCGAAGCTCCTGGGCCGCAAGGCGACCATGGGCGAAGTCGGTCACGGCACGCGTATCCCGGCGCTCGACAGCTTCGTGGAGTCGTCGATCGGCTGGGTGAAGGAGAAGGGCTTCGACAGGCTGCCGCCGAATGCCGCCTTCGAGCGCGAGGCTAATCAGCTTCTGCTCGATGCCCTAGGAGTCGGCTAATGGAAGCGAAGATCGTCCGCCTGTACGTCACCTATACGACCACCGATGATCGTGGCGTTGTCGGCGGCATTGTCGGCTACTTCGCTTCGTCAGGCGAAGCCGACTATGCCGCGACCGGAAAAGGCTACTTCGGCGGTATGGGCACAGTCCGCGAACGCTACGCAATCAAGGTCGGTGACCGATACTATCTGCTTGCCGAGGGCGCCCAGGATGGGTTCCCCGCTTCGGACCTCAATATCGACCTCATCGCGCAGCGTGGTCGGCAAAAGGCTGAAGCCAAGAGCGCGGCTATGGCGGCGCTGACGCCTGAGCAGCGTAAAGACCTGGGACTCGACTTCTGATGCCGTTCTGGGCCGCAAATCTGAACGGCGCTGTGTTTGTCGTCCTCGGAATCCTGGCGTTCTTCTCGCTCGTGGCGAGCGTCATCATGTCGCTGTTGGGTAAGGCCTTCGGTGGCAATACCGGCTCAGATGCCGTGGCGACGCGCTGCGCTTACGCGATCTGCATCGCGAGCATCTTCAGCTTCATCTACCTGCTCTATCATCCCACGGTCCTTTACGACACGCTGCGTGCGTTCCCGCGTCCGCCGGCGGTGGAGATCACCCGCTGATGGACATCGGCTCCGGTCGCGGCTACCCGTCATCCGCGCTCTCGAACTTCGCCCCGCACCCTTTCTGGTTTGACGGGCTCTTGGTCGCGTCGATGGAAGGTCTGCTCCAGGCGTTCAAGTTCGACAAGGTTCACATGCAGCGTGAGGTCGTCAAGAACGTCGGCCTCGTGGCGAAGAAACGCGGCGCCGGCCGGTCCAAGCACTGGCAGCGTGTGCAGAAGCTGTGGTGGAACGGCGTCGAATACGATCGGCACGGTCCCGAGTATCAGACTCTGCTGGATCGCGCCTACATGGCGCTCGCCACCAACGAGGGTTTCCGCAAGGCCCTGCTCGCCACCGGCGATGCGGTGCTGACGCACTCGATCGGTAAGCGCGATCCGCGCGATACGGTCCTGACCCAGGCGGAGTTCTGTCGCCGGCTTACCGCCCTTCGCTCGGCCATGCGGAAGGAAGAACAATAATGGAGGAAACGATGCGTTCGATGTCTCAAGTCGCCGGCGAAGTGCGGCTCAACTGGAACCGCTTTGGTGGCGTGATCGCCGGCTTTCTGTCGTGGGCTCTCGTGGCCGCGCTCGCCAATCTGATCGGATGGTGGATTGTCCCCGCGCTGATCGTCCTGGTCACCTACCTTTTCTGGGACGACGCCCAGGCGCTGAAGCGACAGCCCTACTGACGCCCAGGCGCCAGAATTCTTGACACGTCCTAGCCGTTAACCATAGGGTCCATGGGAAAACCCCGAGGACCCTATGAGCACTTTCGAAGTCCCGATCCTGCTGGTCGACGACGTTTACGACCACCCCAATGCCGACCGCCTTTCGATCCTGCGCATTCGCGGTTACGAGGCGATCGCCAATAAGAACCCGGACGGCTCTCACCGCTACGTCAAGGGCGAGTACGTCATCTACGTGCCTGAGGGCGCGGTCGTACCAGATCAGCACCTTAAAGAGCGCGGATACTGGAACGCCGATAAGGGCGTCGGTATCCTGGCCGGCGCGCGCGGAAACCGCGTCAAGGCGATCACGCTGCGTGGCGTGCTGAGCCAGGGCCTTGTCTGGAAGACCAGTGACGTCAATGGCCGCATCATCGTCGGCTTCGGCGACGCTGGCGCGGGCATCTTCCCTGCGAGTCGAAAGAAGGTCAGCCTGTACGAAGATGTCGCCCCGTTCTTCGGCATCACCAAGTACGTTCCCGAAGTGCCGACCAGCATGGACGGCTTGATGAAGGGCGTCTTTGAGTCGCGCCTGGACTACGACATCGAGAACATCAAGGCGTTCCCGGACTTGTTTGAGGACGGCGAAGAAGTCGTGGTAACCGAAAAGCTGCACGGTACTCTGGCCCGTATCAGCCACGTCGATGACGCCGCGCCCGATCCCGAACTGTTCGGCGACGGCCGCGTCGCGATCTCGACGAAGGGCATGGGCGCCGATGGCCTGACCTTCATCAACGTCCAGAAGAACCTGGACAAGACGCTGTACGTCAAGGTGCTGGCGCCTCTGGCGGACAAGCTTCAGGAAGTGGCTCAGACCCGCTTCCCCGGCTGCCGTGTTCACCTGCTGGGCGAAGTCTACGGCGCCGGCGTGCAAGACCTGCATTACGGCCTCACGACCAAGGCGTTCGCGGCGTTCGACGTTGGGGTCTCCGACAATCACGGCACGTCCTACCTGGATGACGCCGACAAGATGGCCTTCTTTGCCGCCATGGGCGTCGACCGCGTCCCCGTCCTCTACAAGGGGCCGTTCGATCGCGCGGTGATCGACAAGCTGGCGTCGGGCACGACTACGCTCGGCCGCAAGATGGATCAGCAGGAAGGCCCCAACATCCGCGAAGGTGTGGTGGTCACGGCCGCCGGCGATCAGCGCAAGCGTACGCTCGACTCGGGCAAGCGCCTGCGCCCGATCCTCAAGCACGTCTCGGAAGCGTACCTGACCCGCAAGGGCGGCACCGAGTTCCAGTAGGAGTCACGTTTCGTGTTTGATCACGCCAGCGAGATCAAGGTGCTGCTCCAGACCAACTTGGCTGATTGGCTGGAGCGCTGCCTGGGCAAGAAGACCTTGAATAGCCGAAAGGACCGCGCCATCCGGGTCCTGGAAGAAGCGATCGAACTCGCCCAGGCCGCCGGCATCTCACGTGAGAAGGCTCTGGAGCAACTCAATCACACCTACGGGCGCCCTAAGGGGCGTCCGTACCAGGAGATCGCCGGCGTACTGAACGCCGCGCTCCTTACGGCCGAAGCCTATGGTTACGATGGGCTGACGCTCGGCGTGGAAGAATGGCGCCGCGTCGAGAACAAGATGGACCTCATCCGCGAGAAGAACCGCTCGAAGGTCCAAGCCTGACGCATGGCTCACATCGACTTCCGCGACAACCTCTTCTACGGGATGGGGACGTACGAAGAACGTCACCTCTGGAAGGAGGCGGGCTTCACGTTCTCGAAGCTGCGCCGCGCCTGGGTCACCGATCGCCTGGACGTCGCCCAAAAGGTGACTGGCGTCTACTGGCGCGAGCGAGCGCTGGAACATGTCCAGCACACGCTCGAAGTCGCCAAGATCAGCGAGGAGATGTCGTGGAAGGCGACGACGGACTACGTGCCCCCGTCGCCCCCTGGGCTCGAATATCTACCCTATCAGCGCGCCGGTATCGAGTACGCTCTGATGCGGAAGGATACGCTGATCGCAGATCAGCCGGGCCTCGGTAAGACGATCCAAGCGATTGGCGTCCTCAATGCCGACACCTCCATTACGTCCGCGATCTTTATCGTGCCGGCGTCGCTGAAGGTCAACTGGAAGCGTGAAATCGACAAGTGGATGGTGCCGAACTTGACGTTCGGGATCGCTGAGGCATCGCGTGTGGAGCGCGTGCAGGACGGCTTCACCAAGGCCTACGAAAAGGTCGAGGACGGCGTCTACAAGTCCGGCCCCAAGGCAGGTCAAACAAAGTACAAGAAGATCGAAGTCCAAGGCAAGCCGAAGTATCGGGTCGCCGAGGTCCAGAAGGACTATTGGCCTAACACCGACATCGTCATCATCAACTACGATATCCTGGACCGGTTCACCAATCAGATCAAGAGCCGGACCTGGGACTACGTCGTGTGTGACGAATGTCACGCCCTGAAGACTGATCAGAGCGGCCGGACGTTGTTCGTGCTGGGCGGGCAGAAGACCTACACCAAACAGCAGAAGAAGGAGCGGGCCGCGAAGGGCCTGTCGACGGAATCGGTCTGGCATACCGCGATCGACGCCAATCGTCGTGTCTTCCTGTCAGGCACACCCATGATGTCGCGGCCGGTGGAGTTGTGGCCGATCGTCAAGGCATTCGATCCAAACGGTCTGGGCTCCAAGTATCTCGACTACGTCTACAAATACTGCGGCGCCTATCACGATCCCATGCGTGGCAAGAACGGCGCACTGGTTGTGAACGGCGCGACCAACCTCGCTGAACTCGGTGAGAAGATGCGCAGCAGCTTCATGGTCCGACGCCTCAAGCGCGAGGTGCTTCCTGAACTGCCGCCCAAGCGCCGCGTCGTCGTCCCTATGGACAGCCCGGAAATCCGCGCCCTGGTCGCCCGCGAGGACGAACTGGCGCAGATGCTGAAGCTCTACGAGAAGGTCCATCTCGGCCAGGGCGAGGTCGTTGATGAGATCGTCCACGGCGCCCAGATCATCGACAACGCCGCCCGCATCGGCTTCTCGGCCGACATGGACCCAGATCATCCGAACTGGCGTACCCTGGACCTCGACTATGCCGCCGCCGTCGCGGGCCTGGAGCCGCCGGCAGTTGCGATCCTGTTCGAGGAGATGGCGGCCGTGCGCCGTGAACTCGGCATCGCCAAGCTCTCCTGCGTCACGCCGTGGGTCTCCGACTTCCTGGAAGGGGGCGAGAAGCTGCTGCTGTTCGCCTATCACTCCGACGTCGTCAAGGCAATCGCAGAGCGGATGGATAACTGGTGTCCGGCGGTGATCTGGGGCGGCACGCCCATGCACAAGCGGCAGGCCCAGGTCGACCGCTTCCAGACCGACGAATCCTGCCGACTCTTCATCGGGAACATCGCCGCCGCCGGCGTGGGCTTTACGCTGACGCGCGCGGCCGACGTCGCCTTTGCCGAAGGCGATTGGGTCCCGAGCATGATCGAGCAGTGTGAAGATCGGGCCTGCCGGATTGGGCAGACGGCCGAGAAGATCATGTCCTATTTCCTGGTCGCCAACGGTTCGCTCGATGCGCGAATCGCGCAGGCAGCAAAGGAAAAGGAAGACAATATCAACCAAGCGATGGGAGCCTGACATGGCTGGCCGAGACACCGTAGAAATGGCGAAACGCATCCTCAAGCACCACGATGTGGCGTTCGAGGTCGAGCGCAACAAGCACTGCAAGATTCGTGTTCAGCACGAGGGGAAGACCCGCACATTGGTGACAGGCGCATCCATCTCGGATCACCGCGCGGTGTTGAACTTCTACGCCACGATCAAGCGCATCCTGGTCGAACTCGGCGTACAGTTCCGGCCCGACAGCAAGCAGCTTCTGTTCAATTGAGGAAGGTGTGAGGGCTTCCACCTCACGTCCCCCGTCGAGCCACTAGGGTCTGCCTCACGGCTTTCACTCGATACCGTACTCTCCCGGCAGTCACGGCGTGCGCCTTCCGTCCTCGGCATGCTATCCCCGGCTGGGAGTCCCTGTGACGGAGTGGTTACCGGCCAGGGAGTCGTCCGGACGCTGGGGCGTCGCATAGTTGGAGGTGTGAGTAGGATTCGAACCTACATAGGACTTTCGCCCTCCGGCTTATGAGGCCGGCGCCTTACCTGTCGAGCCACCACACCAAAATAGGTCGGACGAGGTTCTCCAGTTACCTCCACCGGCCGGGTTTCCTAGTCCCCGCCCAGGCCGGACTCGAACCGGCAACTCCCGTTTATCCGTCGGTGTCCCATGCAGCCCTACGCCCTAGGAGGCGCGAACTTGGGGAATCGAACCCCCGCGACGAAGCTGATTTGGCAGAACGCATGACGGAGGCAGTAGCTCCTGCCTCAGGCGGCGGCTCCATGGAGAAAGCCGACATCGCCGAATGCGTTCATCGAAATCAGCGTGGGTCCTCTCCCCCACCAGTCACGCCGATCTCGCTGGCGTTCGCTACATCCGGCCTCATACCCCGGATTGGAGTGCCCGTTCTCTCCAGGCTTGTCACGCACACGGCGTTGGTGGCGGAAGGTGGCTTGGCGCTCCGCCGGCGTCGATCATATCTCACCACCTAGACCCCGGCCTTGTCCGACGTGGGACCGGGTAAAGCTGCGGCCTAGGACCGCCATCGGAGCTTCAGCTTGTGGATGCGGGGGAGGGATTTGAACCCTCGACCTTTTGGTTATGAGCCAAACGAGCTACCGGACTGCTCCACCCCGCATCAAACTTGGAGCCGGGGCAGTCGGAGCTTACCCGAACTGTTTAGGGCGAGCGACCACCCTATCCCCGGCATAAAATTCGGGAGACGGTCTGGGCTGGATGGTCCCAGGCGCCTCCCCGGAGAGCGTTATACTCCGATCCCTCGGAGGACTACTCCCCAAACCTACTTGCGAAGCCGGAGACGAAAACTGGTTGATCGGTTGCCGACAGATCATGCCGTTAGTTGTCGTCGCCTCCGGCTGCGGAAGCAGGGTGGCGGGGTTCTGTTGACACGCCCCCGCCGGGCGCCGCTTTAGGCCGTTAGGCCGCCAGCAGTTGCTCCATCACGGGAGCGTCGTTGTCGTTGACATTTGTCAGCGTTGACCCAATTACCTCGGCCGAAGCCTAAGCCAGGAGGTCACCCTACGTCGCGTCTTCCAGTCACAGCGCCAATCGAAACTGATCGCCCCCATCAGGACCCCACCGCACCGTTCAGATTTCGATCTGTCGCTGGGGCAGATCGCGGCGCCGAAGCACCGGCCGGTGGGGTCTTGGTGGAGGCGAGGGGAATCGCACCCCTGTCTTGCCGCCAATCGTGTATGCCGTATTACGACGATGAGAGGTGTGTACCGGACGCTTTTCGGCTTGTCAAGCAGGCTGGCAGAAAAATGTCAGGAATTTTGGAGCTACGAGTGGGAATCGAACCCACGATAGGCTTTCGCCAGCGGGATTTGCAGTCCCACGCCTTACCACTCAGTCCACCGTAGCAGGTGTAGGGCCTCTGGCCCCCGTCACGCCTGATCGTACTTTTCGGCCGGCGTTCGCGTCAGGTGGGCCACATAGCGGCTCCCTTCCACCATGGGTGTCCCGCGCGTAAATGACGTCTCATACGCGGGCTCACGATCTTCTCGCAGGACAGCACCCTTGAGACGGTCACGATCGCCTGAATAGGTCCCTCAGGAACGGAGGCTCCTGAGACATCACAGCCTGGATGCCAGAACTCCCGGCGCCGGTCAAGTAATGGATTGAGGCCTCTGGCCCCCGTCACGCCCTGGTCGTATCGTCTCGGCCGGCGTTCGCGTCAGGTGATATCGGCATTCCAGCCAGCCGTTGGCATCTCATCACCGTTGAGCCTGACAGCCTGGGGTCCCAGAGGCTGCCAGATGACTGTAGGTGGAAGCCCATTCGCACCACCCCAGGTCCCCTAGTCGGCCCAAGGTGTCTACGATCTAGTTCTTCGTGTCAAGAAGTCCGGCACTCTCTCCGGGCGTCACGCCTTGTCGTCTATTCTCGGCCGGCGTTCGCGTCACACGGACCTGTCGATTCCGCGCATCGTGGGAACGGTGGCAGGACACCTACATTCCCAGCTAACTTCAGCCGGCCTCAATTATACGCTCGCCGCACCCGTCCTTCGCCCATTGCCTTAGCCTCCTCCACCTGAGGCGTCCGGCCACTTCGAGTTACGGTCAAATTCGCGCGCAGAGCGTGAGGCGCGCGGTTGGTGTGGTGGACCCGCCTCGGTTGATTATTCCCTATCCGTAAGGGCCGTAACGGTCAAGCCTGGAGAGAAATGCCAGGATTCTTGACGCTTTCGGTTAACCATGCCAGTTATCCCGGCATGGCTATCACCGACACGGGTCGTAAGGACCCTTCCATGCTGGGCGGCACGAACTACGCGCGTGCTCCCCTTGATCATTATCCCACCCCGGCCCGAGCGACGAATGCGTACGTCTCGGTCGTCGAGGACGATCTGGAGGCGATGCAATTCTGGGAACCGTTCGCAGGTAACGGTGCCATCTACCACATCATCAAGAATTACTGCCGTTCCGCCGGCGCCACGGACATCGTCCAATACGATGGTCTGGACCTCCATGGGCTGGTCGACTTTTTCAGCATCTACCCGGATGGCGAGGCGTTCGACAGCGCCTTGGCTGCGTGGGAGCGTCTGATCGACAAGAACACTGGCGACGACGGCGTCTGGCTGGGTGCCGAGCCTGCACCGGTCCGCCCGCGCCCGTTCTCGGAGATCACCGAGATGCTAGGCTTCACGCCTGACTGCATCATCTCCAACCCGCCCTACGGCAAGGATACCGATCGCGCGGTCCGCAAGGCCCTCGAACTGATGGAAGCGCAGCACGGCTACGTCGCCTTCCTGATGCGCCACGAATGGGACGCCGCCAAGGGGCGCGCCGACCTGATCGACCACCCCGCCTTCGCCGCCAAGATCACCCTGCGCTTCCGCCCGGTCTGGGTCGAGAAGAAGGAAGGCGAAAAGTCCGCGAGCCCGCGCTTCTCCTACGCGTTCTACGTGTGGGACTGGCAGAAGGCTCAGACGCTTCCCCACGCCAAGGCTGAGATGTTCTATGCCGGCTAAGTCCCCGACCTTCGACCTTGATTCGGTCACCCCCGACAAGCTGGCCGAACTGGTCAACAAGATCGGCGGGCAGCGCGCCTTCTCTCGCAAGTATGGCGTGCCGCGCTCTACCCTTCAACTGCGTCTGGCGAAGGCGGCCGAGGGCGGCTTCACCCATCGCCCAGCGCCGTCGACCACGGTCCGCCAAATCAGCGAACCGGTGGCGCGCTTCATCCTGACGTCGGCCCAGGAGAGCACCGAACTCCACTACGAGTTCCTGGCGGCGCTGGAAGCCTACCGCGACAGCCTTCAGGCGCTCGGCCCCTGCGAACTGATCGTCGCCGGCTTCACCTACAGCAAGCGCCTCTTCGGTAACAACGATCCCAAGAAGGTGCCGTACTGGCATCCCTGGATCAACCAGTACCGTGTCCAGGAGCGCATCCGCCTGGGCGACGGCATCGACTTCTGCGGCGAGATGAACACGCGTCCGACCGCGAAGTCGCCGCTTCAAGGCTTCGAGACCTACACGCGCCACCGCTGGGGCATCATTCCCCACGCCAAGGTGCAGTTGAAGTCCGTGCCGACCATGAAGCACGAGCCGGCGAAGATCATCATGACCACCGGCGCGGTCACCAAGCCTAACTACATTCCGATGCGCGCCGGCATCGAAGCTTCGTTCCACCACGCCCTGGGCGCGGTGCTGGTCGAGATCGCGGCAGACGGTACGTTCTTCTGTCGTCACCTCCTGGGCGAAGCCGACGGCTCCTTCTACGACCTCGACACCCGTGTTGAGATGCACAAGGCGCCGCTGACCGAGGAAGAGCGCGAAGAGCGCCGCGCCGAGAAGCGCGAAGCGACTAGCCGGTATTGGGAAGCCTTCGCGGACGGCAGCTACGAGCGTATGTCGTTCCCGGACGACTACCTGGAGTACAAGAACGTCGCGGAGGTCACTCACGGTCACCGCATCGAAGCGGTGAATTGGGGCGACCTGCACGTCGCACAGATCGACCCGGTTGTCAGCGAGACCTGCTTCGGTATCGCGCCGACCGAGCAAGTCGGTCTGAACGGCTCGCGCGTCTGGATCGACATGCGAGAGTCACGTTTGGCGGAGACGCCTCTGATTGACGTGCTGCGCCCTAAGTACCAGTTCTTCCACGACGTCGCCGACTTCCAGTCGCGCAACCACCACAACATCCGCGACGCCCACCACATGTTCGAGTTGTTCATCGAAGGTGTGGACTTGGTGGAAGAAGAACTGCGTGAGGTCGCCTACTTCATCGACAACACGAAGCGTGACTTCTGCCAGACGGTGATCGTCGAGTCGAACCACGATCTGGCGCTGAAGCGCTGGCTCAAGGAAGCCGACTACCGTCAAGACCCTCCCAACGCGATCTTTTTCCTGGAATGCCAACTGGCCTCCTACAAGGCGATCCGCGACAAGAAGAGCAGCGATCCCGAGATCGCCGAGAAGGCCAAGAAGTTCTCGATCTTCAACCACGTCCTGACGACGTTCTTCGAAAAGACGCCTTGCGCCGGCGTCGAGTTCCTTCGCGAAGATCAGTCGTTCCGGGTCCTGGACATCGAGAAGGGCATGCACGGACACCTGGGCGCTAACGGCGCCCGTGGCAATCCGCGAGCCTTCACCAAGATGGGGCCGAAGGCGACGACTGGACATACCCACTCGTGCGAAATCCACGACGGCATCTATACCTCGGGCACCTCGTCTAAGCTGGACATGGGCTACAACAAGGGCCTGTCGTCCTGGTCGCAATCGCATGTCATTACCTATCAGAACGGGAAGCGTGCGATCCTCACCATGAACAACGGAAAGTGGCGCCTGTGAGCGATATCCTCGACGGCTACGAGCGCGTGCTGATCCAATCGGCTCGCGTCTCCATCTCCTTCATCTACGCTCTCCACTTCACCGAGGCCAATCACATCCAGATCGGCTTCGGCAACGAAACCAAGACCGGCCTTCAGCGCGCCCACATCGCCGGCCCTAACGTCCACGAGTTCCATATCGAGCCGCTGGCCGAATGGCTCGAAAACGGAGGCGGGTTCGAACTCGTGGACGAGAAGCGTCCGCGCATCCATCCGTTCTCCTCGACGATGGACGTCAACTTCCACGAGCAATTGCTGACTCATCAGTACATCCCGCTGTACGTGGGTCAGTACCTCGTCGCTCAAGATACCACGCGCCTGGATCAGGAAGGCTTCCGTCGGAAGTTCGCCGCCGCGCTCCGCGACGTCAAGCTCGCGGTCTTTCCGCATCCTCTGGATTGGGAAGTCGAAGACGCGAACCTCACCGACGGCCGCTTCGTTTGGATGGCCTTCGATGCGGGCCTGAACAAGATTCGCCTGGGCCTCGGCTTCTACGACGAGAACAACCAGCGCCGGTTCGGTGAGCATACCTATGCGCTGGCGTGGAACGAGATCGCTTCCTTCGTCGCCCACCACTTCACGATGATGGATGCACCGCTCCAGTTCCTGGGGCTGCCCTCGGGCTGGCCGACGGGGATGACGTTCTTCGTCTCCGGATCGGCCAAGCAGTCGTTCGTCGAGAAGTTGCTTCACTACGCGGACAAGGTGTGGCCCGGCAAGATTCAGTGACGGCCTGCCTGTCACCGACTTGACAGGAATCCTGGCACCCGTTAACCATACCGGCCCCGATGACCACCTTCCCTCTCCTCACACTCGGTACGCTCTGCTCGGGCGTGGAAATCCCCTCCCTAGCCTTCAAGGGCCTTGGGTTCGAGGATGAACCGCGCTTCGTAGCCGATAATGCCGCGTTCCCTACGCGCTTCCTCAAGGAGCGTCACCCCACGGTTCCGAACCTGGGCGATATCCTGCAAATCGACGGCTACCCCTATCGCGGAAAAATCGACGCGCTCTGGGCTTCGTTTCCCTGCCAGGACTTCAGTGACGCCGGCAAGAAGAAGGGCCTGAACGGTTCGCGCGGCATCCTCACCCTCGCCGGCCTGCGCATCGTCGATGAGATCGACCCGCCGGTCTTCATCTTCGAAAACGTCAAGGGCCTCCTCTCTGATGACGACAACGCCTTCGGACAATTCCTCGCTCAACTCTGCGGAGAATTTGGTGACGCCCTCGTCCCGCCAGGACCGCCAGGGTCTCGGTGGTCGAACGCTGGTTACGTGCTTGGGCCGAAGCGGTCCGTTGCATGGCGACTCCTGGACGCTCAACATTTCGGCCTCGCCCAATCTCGGCCGCGCCTCTTCGTTGCAGCGTGCCCTCGTGGCGGAATCGATCCCCGAGACATCCTATTTGAGCAACGAGCGGAAGGCGACGCTGCTGGCGAACGCGCGGAGCGCTGGTCGGAATCTCTCCCCGGAACTGACGGAGGGACTGAAGCCCCGGCTTACCGTATCGCCATCCGTGGTCGACTGATCAAGGGCTTCAGCGGCCAGCAGATCGAACAAGGCGACACCCTCTCGAACTGCCTGCGCACCACCGGAGGCGGATCGTCCAAGGCCTACGTGCTCTGCAAGGATCGCGGCGCCGACCGCTACGACATCCGCGTGATCATGCCGGAGGAGTGCGAGGTGTTGATGGGCATGCCGCCCGGCTACACCGACATCCCCGGCGCCACCCGCGACCAACGCCTTTACGCCATTGGCAACTCGCTGGCGGTTCCCGTCGTGCGCTTCATCGGCGAACGCGTGGCCCGCGCCCTTCATGAGGCTCGCGCCTAATGTACATCCCTGCCGGCAAGCGCTACCTGTTCGATATCGAAACGACGGGCCTTCTTGACTACCTGCGCGCCAATCGCGACGATCCCGTCAAGTCGCGTGTCCATATCCTCGCGATCCGCGACCTGGACACGCGGCAGACCTACGTCTTCCGCCAGAACAAGCGCACGAACACCATCCCGCGCGGCATCCAGATGCTGAACGAGGCCGAGGTTCTCGTCGGCCACAACATCGTCGAGTTCGATATCCCGGCGCTGGAACTCTTCTATCCGGAGTTCCAGGTCAACGCCCTGATCCGCGACACGATGGTGTTGAGTCGCGTCTTCTTCGCCGACGAGAAGGAGCGGGACTTCCGCCGCTGGAAGCGTGGCGAACTGGACGGCGGTCAGATCGGTCGTCACGGCCTGGAAGCCTGGGGTCAGCGTCTGGGCCTGCACAAGGGCGACTACTCCAAGGCCAAGGCTGAGGAGATCAAGGCCAACTATCCCGGCCTCGCCAAGGACGAAGTCACCCGCCTCGTCTGGTCCGAATGGAACCAGGAGATGGAGGACTACTGCGTTCAGGACTTGAACGTCAACGAAGCCCTCTGGCACCTGATGGTCGCCAACCCGCGCCGCCACTCGGACGACGCGATCACGCTGGAGCACCGCATCCACGCGCTGATGGCCGAGGTCACCGACAACGGCTTCCCGTTCGACATCGATGCCGCCCGCGAACTGGAAGCCGAACTGCGCGCCGAAGTCGAGGTCAAGGAAGCCAAGGCTGTCGCCCACTTCGGCAAGTGGTGGATTCCGTCCAAGCGAAAGGTCATCGGCAAGGAGTACACGACGCCCGTCCTCAACGAGGCGGGCCAGCCTGTCCTGGGTGACGACGGCAAGCCGCTCAAGACCAAGGTTGCCTATCGTCCGCAGACCGAATACGGCGAAGACAACTCGCGTGAAGCCTGGGCCGACATCACGGTCCCTAAGAAGTCGGTCAAGTTCAAGGACTGGTCTAAGGGCGGCGACCGCACCGAAGGTTGCCCGTACTGCCCGGTGGAACTCACCGACTTCAACCCCGGCAGCCGTCCGCAGATCATCGACCGCTTGAAGTTCAACTACCAGTGGGAACCTCAGGACTTCACGGAAACCGGCCAGCCGGCGGTTAACGACGAAGTCCTGCGCGATCTGGCGCATACGATCCCGATCTGCGACGAACTGGCCGAACTGTTCTACCTGAACAAGCGCCTTGGGCAGCTTGTTGATGGCAAGAACGGCTGGATCGGCAAGGCGATGGAGCGTAATGACGGCTGCATCCACCCGCGTTTCAACGTGGGCGGAACAGTCACGAATCGTGCATCGCATAGCGATCCCAATATCGCGCAGGTCCCGCGCGTCGTCTTCAAGAAGCTGGCGCAGTGGGTGGAAGAAGGCGTCGTGCCGCGCTTCCGCTTGGGCAAGATCATCTACGGCATCCCGATCCTCAACGAGGCCGGCGAGGAAATCGGCTACGATGAGAACCTGACGCCGCTGTGCGGTCCTGACGGCAAGCAACTGTTCGGCACGCCCAAGCGTGACGAGCATGGCGAGTTCGTGCTGGACGCCGAGGGTAAGGTCGAGACCAAGAAGCAGAAGCTGACCGGACGCATCGGCGATCATGGTTACGACTGCCGGAAGCTCTTCTATGTCCCCAAGGGCTGGAAGCTCATGGGCGCCGACCAAAAGGGCATTGAACTGCGTGCGCTCGGCCACTTCATGGCCGAGTTCGATAACGGCGTCTATGCCAAGCTGGTTGTTGACTCCGACCCCCACGACCTGCACACGGCCGCGCTGGAACTCCAGAGCCGCGACACCGCCAAGACCTTCATCTACGCGCTGATCTACGGCGCCCAGGACTTCAAGCTGGGCACCGTCATCGACCCGGCGCTGGCGATGAAGCCGCAGGAAGCCAAGCGCGTCGGGGCCGAAATGCGCCGCCGCCTGATGACGCGCATTCCCGCTCTGGGTCAGGTCGTCAAGAACATCCAGCGCGAGGCCAAGTCTGGCATGCTGGATGCCTTGGACGGTCGCAAGTTGTTCGTCCGCGCCCAGCACGCCGCATTGAACACGCTGCTGCAAGGCGCCGGCGCGACCATCGCCAAGCAGTGGTGCGTGAACTTCTACGACTACTGCTTGGAGGACGGGCTGATCCACGGATGGGATGGGCACTTCGCCATCCTGGCGTGGATTCACGACGAACTCCAGGTCGCGGTCCGCGATGATCCAGAAATCATGGAAATCTGCAAGCGCAACATCACCACGGCTGCCTACGACGCCGGTATGCAGTTCGGTTTCCGCTGCCCCGTCGACGTGGATGTGCAGTTCGGTAATCGGTGGTCTGACACGCACTAAACGAGTCACATTTCGCGGCCAGGATTATTGACACCCCGGCGCCAGTATGGTTAACAAGGGCCTCCTCCGAGAACGACATGACCCCCGACCCGACCCCCTTCATCACGAGCCTCAAGCGCGAGGCTGACGGGTATGCCAACATGCTGACGATTACCGCGATCGTCGTCATTCTGGCCTACTTCGGCGCCCACACCAGTCATGTTTGGCTGCACTGGTTCGCAGCCGACACCGTCGCCTTCCTGCGCAAGAGCGCGATCGTTCTCGGCCTCTTCTGGCTGATCTTCTATGGCGTCGCCATCCTGATCGACTACGCGGTCTACGCCACGATCCGCGCCTGGGCGGAATTCTTCGCCTATGCGCTCGCGCCGTTCCGCGCAGAGGCCAAGAGCGAAGAGGAGCCGGTCATCGGCGTCACCTCGAACATCAAGATCGATGTGGCTGACCTCTCCGCTGTCACCTACCTGCGCGATCGCATGAATCGCACCGATCCGCCGAAGGGTGGTCGTTAATCATGGCGATCCTGTTCTTCGACACCGAAACCACCGGCCTCTGGGACAAGAACCTGCCCTGCGGCCACGAAGATCAGCCGCGCATCGTCCAGCTTGCGGCGATGCAGGTGGACCCGGCTACCCGCCGCGTCCTCCAGAGCATCAACCTGATCGTCTATCGCAAGGAGGAGATTCCGGAGGCCTCGGTGAAGGTCCACGGCACGTCCACCGAAGTGTCTCAAAAGTTCGGCGTCTTCGAAGACCCGGCGCTGGACATCTTCTGCGACATGCTCCTCGGCTCCGATCTGGTAGTCGCGCACAACATCGAGTTCGACATCAACGTCATCAACAACGCCGCGCGCCTGATCTCGGGCAACCCGGTGCTGAACGTCTTCGCCGAAAAGAAGACCTTCTGCACCATGCTGGCGGCGACGCCGGTCTGCAAGTTCCCGAGCAAGTGGAAGCGTAGCGGTGAGTTCGCGTGGCCCAAGCTGGAGCAAGCGATTCCCCACCTGCTCGGCCGTGAACCGACCGACGCCCACCAAGCCATCGGCGACGTGATCGACTGCCGCGACCTCTTCTTCCACCTTTTCGACCTCAAGCAGGCGGCGACTTCGCCGGCTCCCGAATGACCTGGGGCCTTCAGATCGCCGGGCTGCTGCTCGCCCTCCTCATCTTCGCGTCGCTGTTCGACCACGACGACGACGATCTCCGTCCCGCCTAGGAGTCACCTTTCATGGCCGCTATCGACTTTTTCGAGGGCTACGACACCTACGTGAAGAGCCACCAGAAGGTCTGGGCTCACGATCGTTCCAAGACGGTCGGCGCCTCGGAAGCCTTCGGTTGCCTCCGTAAGGTCTGGTTCTCGAAGAACAACTATCCCAAGAACGCCGACTATAAGGAGTCGTGGGGCGCGCTGCAACGCGGGGACCTGATCGAAGGTCACTTCGCCGAGCCCGCGATCAAGTGGTTCCTGGAGACCTACTACAACGACGCCCGCCTGATCTGGGGCGGCCAGGACCAGAAGACGCTCAAGGCTCCTGATGCGCCTCTGACGGCGACGCCCGACGGTCTGGTGGTCGATGCTGACGACGATGCCCTGGAACTCTACGGCATCCCGTCCCTGGGCGGCACCGGCTGCTTCAACTTCGAAATCAAGTCCATCGACCCGCGCGTGAACTTGAAGGAGGAGAAGGCGATTCACCGGGGTCAAACGATCGTTCAAATGGGAATCACCCGCGAGACGACGGAGTATCGCCCGAACTATGCTGTGATCGTCTACGTCGACGCCAGCTTCTTCGACGATATCGAAATCTTCGTCGTCCCGTTCGACCAGAAGACCTACGACGCCGCGAAGGCGCGCGCCCGGTCGGTCTACGAGATCAAGAACGTCAGCGAAATCTTCTCCGAGGGCAAGGTGGACGGCGGTTGCGAATACTGCCCGTTCACCACCGAGTGCGCGAAGGCCAACGGCCGCGCGACCCCCACGGAAGGGGAGGCGAACGCGAAGAACACTTCGCTCGCGCTGATGGAAGAGGCCGAGAGCCTTATTCGCGATGAGCGGGCGGCGTCCGCTGCGAAGAAGGCTGCGGAAGCTGAGCACAAGCTGGCTTCAGAGAAGCTTAAGCAATGGTTCAGCGACGTTGGGGTTCGGCGTGTCGAGGTACCCGATGTCGCCAAGGTCTCGATCTCCTGGGTGAAGGGTCGCAAGACCTATGACGTGGAAGCAATGCGCGCAGCAGGCATCCCTGTCGAAGACTTCACGAAGGTCGGCGAAGGGCACAGCCGTCTGTCCATCTCCGAAAAGGGGCCTCGTAACGCCGACGAAGAGTAACGGCTAAACTAGAACTAGAAACAGCACCAGTAACAGCACCTAGATTTGGACTTAGACGAAGGTCCTAGAACTGCCCGGTCATCCCGACCGGGCAGCATCCCACCAGAAAAGACTTAGAAGTAGAAAACCAGATGACCAACCAAGTCGCTCTGCGCAACAACAACACCGCCGTGGCTCTGTCGGCGGACGACTACTACGCCGCTCTGGCGGCTGAAGCCGAAGGCTACCGTGGTGGCAGCGATGGCGTGAACTTCCTGAAGTTCAACGGCAACGACGGCCACTACAGCTACGGCGCCGAAGACATCCCGCTGGACGTCGGCACCCAGGCCGCCGTCAACCCGCGCAGCCTGAAGCGCGGCTGGATTTGCTGGATCGACGGCAAGCCCAAGGAAGAGATCATGCTGTCGCTGGAGGAAGGCACTCCTCCGCCGAAGCACGCTCTGACCGACCACGGCCCGTACCGCAAGGGCGAAGGCTGGGTGGAGCAGAAGACGATCGAGTTCAAGACGATCGAAGGCGAGTTCCTGAACCTGCTGTTCCAGGCGAACAACAAGTCCAAGATGAACGCCCTGGAAGCGTTCCTGAAGGACTTCGGCCGCAACTTCCGCAACAACCCCGGCTGCCTGCCGGTGATCGAGTTCGGCTCGACCTCGTTCGAGACCCAGGAGCGTGACGACGACGGCAAGCCCTACGGCCGCAAGATCAAGAAGTACGCCCCGTCCTTTAAGATTCTGGGCTGGCTGCCGGAATCGGAACTCCTGGCCATGGCCGAAGGCGCTCCGGAAGATTACGACCAGGGCGACGCCGGCGCGGACGACTACGCCGAACCGGGCGACGCCGGCTACGATGACCAGCAGTACGCGGACGACCAGGGCGCCGACGACCAGTACGTCGAAGAAGCCGCTCCGGAACCCGAGCCCGCTCCGGCGCCGGCTCCGCGTGGCGGTCGTCGTGAAGCCCCGGCCGCCGCTCCGGCCCGTGCCCCGGCTTCGCGTCCTGCCCCGGCGGCTGCTCCCGCTGCCCGTCCGGCCGCTGCCCCGGCTGCTCGTGCTCCGGCCCCGCGTCCCGCGCCGGCGGCTGCTCCCGCCCGTGCTCCGGCGCCCGCCGGCGGCGGCGAGCCGCGCGGTCGTCGCTTCTAAGCGGTCCTGAAGCGAACCCCGCCGACTTCGGTCGGCGGGGCATCTTCAACTCCTATTCCCCGATACCCGATGACGACGCTCACTGAACACCAGGGCGACGCGGTTCGCACTGTGGTCGCACGCCTGAAGGGCGCCTATCCGGAGGCGCTGACCTACATCGGTGGGTACGCCGGTACGGGTAAGTCGACCATCCTTCCGCACATTCTCACGGACCTGGGCTTCGAGCCCAACTCCGTCGCCTTCTGCGCGCCTACCGGCAAGGCCGCGAAGATCATGCGCAAGAAGCTGGCTGCCCAGCAGTACGGCAACCCGCACGCCACCACAATTCACTCGGCGATCTATCGCGCGAAGCCCGCGCCGGTCAGCCAACTCGAATCCGAACTCTATGAGCGACAAGTCAAGCGCCAGAAGATGATCGAGTCGGGCGAAGGCTCGGCGCACGAGATCGACAAGCTGACTACGGAAATCCGCTCGCTGGAGCGCGATCTGGACAACCTCTACAACGAGGACAAGATCAATTTCCAATTGAACATCGACAGCCCGATCAAGGACATGCAGTGCATCGTCGTCGACGAGGCGTCGATGGTCGGCTTCGACATGGCGAAAGACCTGATGTCGTTCGGCGTGCCGATCCTGGCGATGGGCGATCCCGGTCAGCTTCCGCCGGTCGGCGACAAGCCGGGGCTGACGGCCGGCGATCCCGACTTCTTCCTGACCGAAATCCACCGCCAAGCCGCCGACAACCCGATCATCCGCCTCGCTACGCTGGCGCGTCAGGGTAAGGACTTGCCCAAGGGAGAGCACGTCAACGGCGAAGGCAAGGTCTGCGCGCGCGTCATGAACCGCGAGGACTACGATCCGGAACCGGCGATCGCGGCCGGTACAGACGGTCCGCAAATCCTGGTCGGTACGAACCGCACCCGCTTCCGCATCACGCGAATGTACCGCGAAGGCCTGCCGCCCGGCCCTACCGCCGGCGAGCCGCTGATCGTGCGCAAGAACAGCAAGGAGCATCCCTCGCTGGTGAACGGCACGCTCGGCACCTGCCTGACCGAACAAGTTCACCTGGAACCCGGCAAGGTCTCCACGATGATGTCGTTCGAAGATGAGGACGGCGCTCGCTACATCGACAAGGCCGTCTTCCAAGGCCTGTTCGAGGAGCATTACTCGGCTCGCAAGAACGGGTTCTCGGCCGACTCGCGATCTGCCTACAAGGCGAAGCAGAAGCTGATCCATCTGGACTACGCCTGGGCGCTCACCGTCCACAACGTCCAGGGCTCGCAGTTCGACGACGTCGTGCTGATCGATGAGTCCAGCGTCTTCCGTGATGACGCCGACAAGCATCTCTACACCGGTCTGACCCGCGCGGCCGAGACCATCACCGTCCTGGTCTGAGGAAACACCATGAGCAAGATCATCGCCTTCACCGGTCTGCGTGGCCACGGCAAGGACACCGCCGCGCGCGCGCTGGTCCGCGACTACGGCTACGTGCAGGTCAACTTCGCCGACCCGCTCCGCAAGGTTTGCAATCTCGTCTACGGAGTCACGTTTGACGAGATGCTGGACCCCGTCCTGAAGGAAAAGGCTCTGGACCGTTGGCCCTACAAGAGCCCGCGCGAACTGCTTCAGCAGATCGGCACCGACATGTTCCGCGCCTACATCGACGACACGTGGGTCCAGGCCTGGAAGAACGAGGTCACCGCTATCCTCGAAGGCCGCAAGGTGAACGGTTTCGGCGGCGTTCGCGAAGCCGCCGGCGTCGTCTGCTCGGACTGCCGCTTCCTCAATGAAGCCGCGATGATCGCCAGCCTGGGCGGTACTCTGATCAAGATCGAAGACCCCCGTAAGCGCGCGAAGCTCAAGCTCGATGAGCGTTCGCTGCACCAGTCGGAAGTCGAAATCGATCAACTTCAGGTCAACTGGACGATCACCAATGATCGCGGCATCCGCGACCTGGAACTCGCAGCGACCTGCTTCGCCGACGCCTAGGAAGTCGCCCATGCTGAGCATCCTCATCCTCTTCGTGCTGCTTTCGGGCGGCGCGCTCCCCCTCACCTCGGCCTACCTGCGCGAACAGCGTCGCGGCCAGAACCAGTACGAAAGCCGCGCATGAGCCTCTTCACCAACGAGCCCGACGAACGTATCCGCGAGTTCTTCACGGTCAAGTCGATCGCCGCCTCGGTCAGCGAGGACACCGGCGCCCGCATCGATACGCTCCAGGTCCGCTACTGGCGTCCGATCCACGGCGAGGTGATGACCCACCGCGTATTCTCGCGTAACGCCAGCAGCAGCCGCGCCATTCCGCACGCTTCGCTGACCGTGCGAGACGCGGACATTTTCATCCCGCAGTTCCGCAAGAACAAGGCCGGCATGCAGCCGGGCGAGTACCTGTCGCCGGACGAACAGTTCGAAGCCGAAGCGATCTGGCGCGACATGGCCGCGTACTGCATCAAGCGCACCGGGCAGATGTCGGCCAAGGACGGCCTCAACATCCACAAGCAGTGGGTCAACCGCCCGCTGGAATGGTTCGGCTACATCGACGTCCTGATCTCGTCGACCGACTGGTCGAACTTCGATGGCCTGCGTATCCACGGCGAAGCCCAGGATGAAATCCGCGTCCTGGCCGAGATGATGCTGGAGGCGCGCGAGGCGGCGACGCCCAAGGTGCTGAAGCATGGCGAATGGCACCTGCCCTACATCACCCAACAGGACGTCGTCGATGCCGACAACATCGCTCGCCAGCGTGCGCTGCCGGGTGAGGTGGTGCCGAAGGTGATCTACGACCTGATGGGCCTCAAGGGGCTGGAAGGTCATCACGCGATCTCGGCCCGCAATGCCCTGCTCCTGGCGATCTCGACGGCCCGCTGCTGCCGCGTCTCCTACTCGAAGCACGATGGCGCGCGCCCGGAGATCGAAACCGACCTGAGCCTCTATCTGCGCCTCGCGGGTTCCGACCCGAAGCACGCTTCGCCACTGGAGCATCAGGCCCGCCCGCTGCTGATGAGCGATCCGGACTACGTCCAGGGTAACTTCAGCGGTTTCGCGCAGTTCCGCAAGTTCGTTCCGAACGAGCGCCTGTAACCGTGAATATCCGGCTCAACCTCCTGCGGGCGGCGGTCGAGTTCTGCATGAAGTTCATGCTTCGCTACCAGGGGCTCGACGACACGCCAGCCAACAGGGCGACGCTGATGCAGCAGTTGAATGCTGCGCCGTCTGCCCGCCCCCAACAAAAGAGCGCACTATGAAGATCACCCTCTGCGGCTCGACCAAGTACCGCGACGCCTTCAACCACGCCAACCGTGTCCTATCGAAGGCCGGGCACATCGTCTACTCGGTCGCCAGCTTCGGGCACCACGAAGACGACATGACCGACGAAGATAAGATCATCCTCGATCTTGTCCATTTCCGGAAGATCGTGGAAAGCGACGCGATCTTGGTCGTCGGCGGCGACGGCCTGACGATGCACGAAAGCGAGATCAGCGCCTTCGCGCATTACATCGGCTTCAGCACTCGCCGTGAGATCGCCTGGGCGAAGATGTGGGGCAAGCCGATCTACGGCGGATGGCGACGCGCACTGTCCGTGGACTGCGACGTATTCACGCCCCTGGAAAATTAAGCTTCACCGCATTAACTACGTTGACCGGCGCCAGGATTCCTGGCTACTAAGATGTCAGTTTTCCTGGCAATGAGTTCGTTCCCAAATGCCCCAAGCCGCCGCTCTCGACGTGATCCAGGCCGCCCACGAGGAAGCTGAAGCCCGTTTCAGCCTGACCGCGTACGACGAACCCGAGGGCGACGTCCAGATCATCACCACGACCCCGTCCAAGCCCAACATTCGTCGCCCGGCCTCGCTGTCCCTTCTCTACGGTCTGGCGATCCTTTCGCTGGACCACGACGGCACGATCGAGCGTCGCATGAACGAACTCCTGGACGCCGGCCCCATCAACGAAGTCGATGCCTGCAATCGCATCGCTCAGTTCACCACCGCCTAAGGACCACCATGACCTCCGCCTCCAAGTCCCGAGTTCAACGCCGCGCCGCCGAAAAGGCGCTGGCTTCCAAGCTCTCCTACAAGCCGGGCGATGCCGCCAAGTCCGTCATCACCCTGACCGAAATCCCCGGCACCGGCGGGTTCACGGTCGGCCTGGGCCTCCACGGCGCCCGGATGGAAGAACTGTATCCGAACACGTCGCATCCGGTGTCGATCGTCGACATCATGGCGCTGGCCATCTCGACCATCATTCGCCAGCGTCCGCAGGCGCTCCAGGATGCCGTCGGACTCGTCGCCCAGACGCTTGGCAACGTCCACAAGCAACTCGCTGAAGGCGCCTCGGTGGAAGACGCTTTCGCTTCCGCCGACAAGGCGCTGGACGGCACCATCGGCGATGTCGACCTGCCGCAAGAGCCCGCCTCGGAGGAATAAGGTCATGTCGACCGAATATCTCGACGGCGGTCCCATCTACGAGAGCGACTTCAACTCGACCGCTTTCCCGCCCCTTCTGGTGCGGGAAATGCGGGACGCGGCGTATAATCCGATCGTTCGTCTCGCAGATCAAGCGCGTCAAGGGCTACCGCTCGATATCGCTTCGCAGCCCGCGCCGGCGAGCTATCGGATCGTGATCTACCTGGACGATGGAGTCACGTTTAACTACGACGTCGACTCCATGTCCTCGGCCCGCGAGCATGTCTCGGCGATCATCGCAACGGGCTACCGCTCGGTCCAGGAAAAGCAACCGAACATCCTGGTCCATTACCCTCCGCACCGCATCCAGAAGGTCAAGATCATCGCCCCCGAGGCGATCGAGACGGGCTATCGCGACCGCGCGTCCGGCACCTAGTCAGTAGAGCGTACGCGTATGTCCGAAGACAAGACCCCCAACCCGAAGCTCCAGTTTCGCCTTCCGCGCGAAGACAACTTCCCCACGGTTCCGTTCGACGACCCGCCCCCGCTGATCGACACTGCCGAGATCATCCTGGGCAAGCGCCTGAAGATCACCAAGCAGGGATTCCTGCTCGACGGCAAGCCGGCTAACACCGAAAAGGTGCTCAAGGCGGCCGGTTTGAAGTTCAAGGACTCCTAAGGAGTCACGTTTCCCAAAGGGCTTCTGAGACTTAGCCAGTCAAGGAATCAATTTACCCTTTTGAACTGCCAGGAATCTTGACTTTAGAGCCCTGGAGAAGTATCGTTAACGCCTTTCGTCACAAACGTAAGGCCCTGATTTCACAGCATTTTTTGCTGGGCAGGGCCTTTTTCTTCGGAACCGTACATGGCCGTCGACCCGCACCTCGTTACCATCGACCTCTCCCGCGACAGCCTGTTCGACGAATTCACGCTCCAGACCTTTCGAGATCGCTACCTGATCGACGGCGAAACCTCGCCGCAGCATGCCTTCGCTCGCGCTTCGGCCGCGTTCGCAGACGACGCTGATCATGCTCAGCGTCTGTACGACGCCGTGTCGAAGGGCTGGTTCATGTTCGCCACTCCGTTGCTCAGCAACGGTGGCACGTCGCGCGGCTTGCCTATTTCCTGCTTCCTCTCGACCGCCGAAGACAGCCGTGAAGGCATCTTCGATCACTGGACCGAAACCGGCTGGCTGTCCAGCGTCGGCGGCGGCGTCGGCGGCTATTGGCCGCTGCGCTCCAACGGCACGAAGACTTCGCAAGGCTCGTCGTCCACCGGCGTCATTCCATTCATCGCGGCGGTCGACCGCATCATCCTGTCGGTCAGCCAAGGCGGTACCCGGCGTGGCTCGTACGCGGCCTACATGGATATCGACCACCCGGAAGTGATGGAATTCATCACCGGCCGCAAGCCGACGGGCGGTGATGAGAACCGCAAGTTCATCAACCTGCACAACGCCCTCTGCATCACCGACAAGTTCATGGAAGCGGTGCGCGATGACGCGCCGTTCGATCTCGTGGACCCGAAGTCCAAGGAGGTCGTCGCGACCCACTCTGCCCGCGAGATGTGGAAGCAGATCATGGAGACGCGCAAGCAGACCGGCGAGCCCTACATGTTCTTCGTGGACGTGGCCAATCGTGGTCTGCCGGAGCCGCAGAAGAAGAAGGGCCTGCGCGTCAACCAATCGAACCTGTGCGTCGCACCGTACACGGAACTGCTGACCAAGCAGGGCCACAAGCCGATCGGCGCCCTGGTCGGCCAGGACGTCGAAGTGTGGAACGGCGACGCGTGGTCGAAGGTCACGGTCGAGGAAACCGGCAAGGCCCAGGAACTGGTCCGCGTCTGGTTCGAGGACGGCAGCCACCTCGACGTCACGCCCTATCACAAGTTCTACGACAAGGACGGCACGGAAATCCGGGCCGGCGCCCTGAAGGTCGGCACGATTCTGGAATCGTCGTCCCATCCGATCATCGAAGGCGGACACGACTATAGCGTGGATGTCGCCTACACGGCAGGCTACGCGACGTTCGCCGGCTTCGAGGACGCCAATCGCCTGACGGTGTTCTCGCCGGACATCCCTGGCGACGCCGTGACGAAGCGTCTGATGCAACACTCGGTCGATGCCTCGGCCGACGCGCTCGCCGGCGGGTTCACGATCCGTTACGAGCCGAAGTCGATCCCCTCTGGCCGGGCGCCGACCGGTTGGTCGGAGACGGCGCGTCTGGCGTGGTTCGCGGGACTCATGGACGCCGGCGGTAGCTGGGTCGACCTGGGCACCGAAGGTAAGTTCCTCACCGTGGCCCTGAACGACGCCGCGTTGGTCAACCAGTTGCGCCTGGATGCCCTGGAAGCTGGCCTGACGCCGCGCATCCGGATCACCGATGCCGGTCACGCCTTCATGCTGGGAGAAGGTGACGTCTGGTGGCTGAACCAGGGCGGCATGCTCCTGAAGAACGTGGGCCGCGCCACGATCAAGAAGACCAACCCGGTCGTTGCGGATGTCGTGCCCGTGCCTTTCAAGACCGACACGTACTGCGTCACCGAGCCGCTGCGTCACCGCGCCGTGTTCAACGGCATCTTGACTGGCAACTGCACCGAGATCACGCTGGCGACCGGGCGCGATGATCAAGGCAAGAAGCGTACGGCGGTCTGCTGCCTGTCGAGCGTCAACGCCGAGAAGTTCGACGAGTGGGTCGATGACCCACACTTCATCGAAGACCTGATGCGTATGCTGGACAACTGCCTCCAGGTGTTCATCGACAACGCTCCGCCGGCGTTGGCCTACGCGATCTACTCGGCTACGCAGGAGCGTTCGGTCGGCCTGGGCCTGCTGGGCTTCCACGCCTATCTTCAGAAGCATATGATCCGGTTCGAGTCGCATAAGGCTCGCAACGTGAACCGTGCGATCTTCAAGCACATCCGCACCCTGGCGGATGCCGCTTCTCTGAAGCTGGGCGCCGAACGCGGCGAGGCGCCGGACATGATCGGCACGGGCGAGCGCTTCGCCCACAAGATGGCGATCGCTCCCAACGCGTCGTCGTCTATCCTCTGCGGCAATACCTCGCCGTCGATCGAGCCGTGGCGCGCCAACGCCTATCTGCATAAGACGCTGTCGGGCTCCTTCCCCGTGAAGAACCCCTTCCTGGTCCGCGAACTGGCCAAGCTAGGCCTCGACACTCAGGGCGTCTGGAAGGCGATCATTGCGAACGAGGGCTCGGTGCAGGGTCTGGGCACCCGCGTCCAAGAACTCGGCAAGGCCCCCTACTACGTCTTCGACGATCTCGACGTTGAAGGAGTCACGATTGACGCCGAGGTCTGGGAGAACCTGCTGGAGGTCTTCAAGACCTTCACGGAACTCGACATGCGCTGGGTTGTCCAACTGGCGCGCGATCGCCAGGGCGACATCGATCAGGCGCAATCGGTGAACACCGCGTTCCCGCACGACGCGGACGCCGGCTACATGTCGGAAGTCCACTATCTGGCCTGGGACCCGGAAGCCGACGGCGATCCGATCAAGAGCCTCTACTACTACCGCTCGACGACGCCTAAGCGCGCCGAGAACACCAACGAGAAGGTCGAGCGCGCCAAGACCGCGACGGCCGAGGTGGAGGCGCCTACCAACGGCCTGTCGGCGAACCCGCTCGACGATTCCACCTGCATCGCGTGTGAAGGATAGGGCTTCGGCCCTATCCGCCTCGCCTTCATCTCCCCTCTTTTTCGAGCGCCTTTAATGTCCGACCTTTTCGCGACTCGCGACTACTACAAGCCCTTCACTTATCCGTGGGCGTACAAGGCCTACAAGCTGATGCGCGCCCTGTCCTGGGAACCCCACGAGGCTCCCATGGACAAGGACATCCTGGACTGGAACACGAAGCTCAATCCCAAGGAGAAGGGTCTTCTGACCCAACTCTTCCGTTTCTTCACCCAGGCCGACATCGACATCGCTTCTGGCTATTTCGACAAGTACGCCCCGCGCTTCAAGCTGCCTGAACTCCGCATGATGATCGGGCAGTTCATCGCGGCCGAGGCCAATCATATCGACGCCTACTCGACGTTGATCGAAACCCTGGGTCTTCCGGAGGTCGAGTACAAGGCCTTCCAAGAATATCAGGCGATGCGCGAGAAGCATGAGTACATGTTCGCGCGCGAATCCGGCAAGGGTATCGCCGACCTGATGGTCGACATCGCCGTCTTCAGCGCCTTCGGCGAAGGCATGCAACTCTTCTCCAGCTTCGCGCTGCTGATGAGCTTCCAACGCCGTGGCCTTATGAAGGGCATGACCACGATCGTCGAGTGGTCGATCCGCGACGAGTCGCTGCACGTCGAATCGATGATCAAGCTCCTGCACGAGTTGATCAAGGAACACCCGCGCGCCTGGAACGACGAAACCAAGAAGCGTGTCTACGATGCCTGCCGCGCCATGGTCACGCTGGAAGATGCGTTCATCGACCAATGCACCAACCTGGGCGAAGTCGAAGGTTTCACCGCCGCCGAGGCCAAGGAATACATCCGCTACATCGCGGACCGCCGCCTGCTGCAACTCGGGCTGAAGCCTAACTATGGCGTGAAGGCAAATCCGTTCGACTGGCTCGACTGGATCATGAACGCCCCGACCCACACCAACTTCTTCGAGCAGCGCTCGACGGAGTACGGCAAGGGCGAAACCCCTGGCTGGCCGAACGCCTTCGACTTCCTGAAGCGCGGGCCGCTGCTGATCGAGGGCGGCGCCGGCAAGATCGCCAAGATGCTCGCAGCCGAGGTGGTCGAGGGCTGCTCCGACGACGGCGTCTGCGCGGTGCCCGAAGCTGTGATCCACCCGATCGAGACGGTCGTCCCGCTACCCCACGGCGGCTCGGTCACGATCGACATGCAGATCGAGCCGGAGTTCCGGGTCTATACCAAGCCCGGCTGCCCGCACTGCGACGACGCCAAGGCGCTGCTGAAGGCCAAGGGCCTCGTCTTCGAAGCCATCGAACTGCCGGAAGCCGAGCAACGCCAAGCCAAGTTCGCCGAAATCCACTCGAAGTGGGGCGCGACGTGGAAGTCGTCGCCCATGATCTTCACCCTCAACGGCACCACTGAAGTCGAATTCATCGGCGGCGCCTCCGATCTCCGCACCTACCTGAAGGACTAACCCATGGCGACCCCGACCGTCATCATCACCTATACCCGCGCGGCCCGTGCGGAGCGCGCCTACGAACTCGCGAAGCTGTTCGAGGCCCTCGGCCGGCGCACCACCGTCTCGACGGATGATCAGGAAGCCGTGTACCTGGACGACAACACGGTTCTGACCTGGGAGGCGGCTCTGGCCTACGTCCAGGATCAGCACAACAGCGTCCCGGTCGCATTCGTCGCCCTGGAGCATGCCCAAGGCCTGCCGCTGCCAGCCTACGAGACCCGTGGGTCCGCCGGCCTGGACTTGCGTGCCGCGATCCCCGAGGATGAACCCTTTACTATCGCTGCGGGCGAAGTCGGCATCATCCCGACCGGCGTCACGGTCGCCCTGCCGGCGGGCCTGGAACTGCAAGTCCGGCCGCGCTCGGGCCTCGCCGCCAAGTCGTCTATCACTGTCCTGAATTCGCCCGGTACCGTCGACAGCGACTATCGCGGCGAGATCAAGGTGATCCTGATCAACCACGGCCGCAATCCGTTCGTCATCAATCGCGGCGACCGCATTGCCCAGGCCGTCTTCGCGCCCTATGTCCGCATCCGTTTCGACGTCGTTGCGGAGCTTGACCAGACCGAGCGTGGCACGGGCGGCTTCGGCTCGACCGGAATTTCGTAAACTATTTTCACCTATTTATGTGTGGCTTAGCCGTCACACTTGGGACAATCTATCCCATGACAGCCGGGCTGGCCGAAAGGCTGGTCCGGCTGTCGTGATTCACGGCAACTGCCTTTCGGCTAAGGGTTTTTCACTGCCTAGCTCTATACTACGGCCTGTGCTTTCGCACGTACTATAGGCTGTGTTCTTAACAAATGAGGGCCGCTATATATCGTCTGGAGTTGATTTGTTGCCAGACGAAGACTAAGTTCGACATGCAACTACTGCTGACATGGCGTGTTAACCGTGCTGGCAGGGGATAACCAATACGCCCGCCTAGGGCACCGACAAGGACGAAGGCATGCAACAGACGATGATGCGGGAGTCGGTCAATACCACCGAACGCCCCACTCAAGCGAAGGCGCGCGGTGGCTCTTCCCCGACGCCTCTGGAAATGATCGAAGGTCTGAAGGACCGACTGAAGGAGAAGCGTGACGCTCTCGGGCTGAGCCAACTCGACGTCGCCCGCCAGATCATCTTCTGGAACAACAAGCAGCATGAACACAAAGTGCTCTCCCGCTCGGCGTACTGCATGTACGAGTCGGGCGAAGTCGTTCCCGACCTGTCCAAGATCGTCCTGCTCGCCACGGTCCTGAAGTGCGACCCGCAGTGGCTGGCCTTCGGCATCGGCGAAGAATCCACCGACATGCCCGGCATGATCGAAGAGGTCGACTACATCGCCGACGGTGAAGTCTGGATCGCCCTCAAGCCCTGGACCTTCGATGAAGACTGGATCGTCTCCAGATTCGAGGTCTCGCCCCAGGCCCTGGCCCTCTACACGGTCAACGACTTCTCCACCAACCTGAAGCCCGGCGACGTCGCGGTCGTGCGTCGCGGCTCCGAACCCGGCTCCTCCCATGCCGAGTACGTCTACGCCCAGAACGGTATCGCATCGGTCGCCTCGATCACGCGCCCGCATCGCAACGGCCCGTACCGCGTCTACTCGGCCGACCGCAAGAAATTCGACGAGGTCGATCCGGAGGAGTTGCACTTCCTCGGCAAGGTGGTAGGGAAGGTGAGCGACCTCTAGGTCGTCATCTCCTACCAGGGGAAGGCCCGCGACGATCCGGATCGTCGCGGGCCTTTTTCATGTCTGACAGTCAGGCACACATTTCTCGAAAAAAGTTTGCCAACATTGTTGACATCGGAATCGGCCTATGTGACAAGGTCACTGTCCGTGGCGACAGAGATCGGTTACTTCTTTTGCATAGAGCGGGCTTCGGCCCATTTCCGACCTCGATAATTCCCGGACGACCAGATTTGCGGTGGGTGGCGTAGTCCTCGGGTACTTCGCTTTCCATAACCAAGCGACCGGACCTTCGGGTCTAGTCTTCCTGGGGGCGCTCGTTCCCCCACCGCTGATCAGGTCGGTCTGTCGTCAAAGGCAGGTCGAGTGTGTTTGGAAGGTCCAGGTGGCGTAGAAGAGGATTTCTTCGCATCAACCAGTGGGTCGCGGGTTCGAATCCCGCCATCCGGGGCAACTCGGATGTAGTTCAGTGGTAGAACAACCGGCATTAAAAAGTGCCTTTTCGTTTGATCCCCTGGACCTCCCAAACACACTCGACACCGATCACGAGGCGGTGGGTGGCGTAGATGTCACTTACTTCGCATCTGGAGCGGGAGGTCGCTGGTTCGAATCCAGCCGCGTCCACCACCAGTCCAGGCTTCGGCCTGAACTGATGACGGGCGTGTAGCTCAGCGGTTAGAGCGCCTAAACGTGTGTGGGATCGCTTGTTCCCCCACCGCCTTATGATCGGGGTGTCGGCGTGTAGGCTGACACATGGTGGCGTAGCTTTCGGCTACTTCGCTGGTTGAAATGGTGCGGCTGCAAATCCGCGCCACGGGGTTCGATCCCCCTAAACCGACGGCGCCAGTTCCCCATGTGTCAACCTACACGCCGATTGAGGTAGAGGGTGGCGTAGGCGACGAGTTCTTCGACTGTTAATCGAGAGGTCGTTGGTTCGAGTCCAACCCGAGGGCCGAAAGCCCGAGGTAGCTCAGTGGTAGAGCGCTAAAAACGCGTTGCCGCCTGTTCCCCCTCTACCTCGACACCAACGACCGAGAGGTTGAGGGTGGCGCAGAGTGCGGATACTTCGTGGAACCGGCGTCCGAAAGGGCACGTGGGTTCGAGTCCCACCTTGATCCCCAACAGGATCATGTGGCGGAGTGGCCAAACGCACCGGAATAAGAAACCGTACTCGCCAGTTCCCCCTCAACCTCTCCAAGTCATCAGCCGCAAGGTTGAGGGTGGCGTAGTACACGGATACTTCGGTAAAGCGAAATGCAGGTTCAAGCCCTGCTCCCAATCTTCGGAAAGGGATGGCGGAATTGGTAGACGCACCCCGTGGACGACTTGTTCCCCCTCAACCTTGCGGTCAACCCTTTGACGCAGTAGAGGAGCCGACCCGACCATGGCATCGACCAACCGTTCGACCAAGAACACCTTCACCGAAAAGACGCACGAGGGCGCTCCCGCAGCCCGCATGACGGCCGTCCAGGCGCTGCGCCGGTCGGTGATGTCCTGCCTGCTGTTCGAGAACGAGGCCTACGAGGACGGCGTCGAGATCAGCACCCGCATCGCCAAGCTCGCTGAGCAGGTCCCGGTCGACACCCTGGCCCAGATCGCCATCGAAGCGCGCGAAGTCGCCAACCTGCGGCACGTCCCCCTGCTGCTGCTCGTCACCCTGGCCAAGCGCGGCTCGGGCAACGGCCTCGTCTCGGAGACGATCGCCCGCGTGATCCAGCGCGCCGACGAACTGTCGGAACTGGTGGCGCTGTACTGGAAGTACAACCCACCGCGCGACGGCGCCCGCAAGGCGCCGCTGTCCAAGCAGATGAAGCTCGGCCTCGCCAAGGCGTTCGCCAAGTTCGACGCGTATCAGATCGCCAAGTACGACCGCGCCAAGGAAGTGCGTCTGCGCGACGTGCTGTTCCTGAGCCACCCGAAGGCCGCCAACGACGAGCGTCAGTCCCTGTACAAGGGGCTGGTCGATCAGACGCTGGAGTCGCCGGACACCTGGGAAGTAGCGCTGTCGGCCGGCGGCGACAAGAAGGCGGAGTTCACCCGTCTGCTGGAAGACAAAAAGCTCGGCTACCTCGCCCTGCTGCGCAACCTGCGCAACATGGAGCAGGCCGGAGTCGACCGCAAGCTGGTGATCGATGCGATCAAGGCCCGCAAGGGCGGCGCGCACCGCGTCCTGCCGTTCCGCTACATCGCGGCGGCTCGTGCGGCGCCGACGTTCGAACCGGCCCTGGACGAAGCGCTGATCGCCTCGATCGCCGACATGCCGAAGCTGCCGGGCCGCACCGTGGTCATGGTGGACGTGTCGGGCTCCATGGACGAGAAGCTCTCGGGCAAGTCCGATCTGACGCGTATCGACGCGGCTAGCGCCCTAGCCTCGGTCATCCCGGCCGAAGACCTGCGCGTGATCAGCTTCTCGAACAAGATCGTGGAAGTGCCCGCCCGCAAGGGCATGGCCGGCGTCGACGCGATCCGTCGTTCGCAGCCGCACATCGGTACGGCGCTCGTGCAAGCGGTCGCCACCGTCCAGTCGAAGTTCGAGTTCGATCGCCTGATCATCATCACCGATGAGCAAGCCTCGGGCAAGACCGTCAACCACATGCTGGGCGGCGGTAGCATGCCGGCTCCGAAGGTCAAGCATTCGTACGTGATCAACGTCGCTTCGGCGAAGAACGGCATCGGCTACGGCAAGTGGACGCACATCGACGGCTTCTCGGAGTCGGTCCTGCGCTTCATCCACGAGGCCGAGAACGCCGGCGTGATCGGCGAGGCGCTCCTGCCAGAGGGTGTCCGCGACTAAGCGGACGCCGGAAGCCGATAAAAGGAAGGCCCGCCGGATCACTCCGGCGGGCCTTTGTCATTGCGGCGGGGTCCTCGGTTTTCAGCCGGCCGACAAGTCGACCGGGCTCCCGCATCTCTTCCGACGGGTGGACGCCAACATGGACGTCCCTTTTGCCCTCGTACTTTACGCCGGCGTCCCAGCGTGCGTGAGGAAGGCGTTCTCACCTCACAATGACGACGCCAGAGCCGTAGCTGTGACGTCCCAGGGTGGAGAGGCGCTAGGCGACCCTCCTACTATAAGCCGGCTTTCCAGCCGGAACAGCGTGTGGCGCGTGCAAGGTTTCCCAGGCCGGCGCCTACCGCTTTGGCCCGTTTCCACGGGGCCATGCCATCTAAGGCAAAAGAAAGCCCGCCCCGATTAGAGGCGAGCTTTTCAAGAGACGCGCATTATGATTAACGAACGGCGATCTGTCAAGAAAACCGTCGTGGAGTCGACTCAGTTTGGGGACTAAATCTAGGTGCCTCCGTCTCCGAAGTCGACGCAGCCGCCGCCCCCATCCCCGATGCAGCCCGTGCCTCCGTCCCCTTCCATCGCGCCACCTCCGGGCGAGACGCCGGCCGAACCGCCGTCACCGATCCAGCCAGTGTCGATTTCGCGATAACCTTCACGCATGGCGCTATTCCTTCTTGCCGAACTTGAAGAGCTTCTTCCAGGCCGGCGCCGTGGCGGCGTCGTACTGCTTCTTGTAGTCGATCTTGCGCTGGGCCGTGGCGGCGACCGTGTCGCGGCAGTCCGCGCCGGCCCAGCGCACGCCATTGAGGTAGGTCGCCTTCACCGACTCCGGTCGTGCGACGTTGGGCGCCGGGCGCGCTGGCACTTCCGGTTCAGGCGCGCAGGACGTGATCGAATCCGGGTAGAGGCTGTCAGGGGACAACAGTGACGTCGGGACGCTTGAGCAGCCCGTGACCACCACCAGGAGCGGGATCAGAAACAGGGCCTTGGACAGGCGGCGAAGCGCGGACGACAGGGGCGTGGGCTTGATCAGCGGCGATTGCATCGAGAAGGGTGTCCACTTCAGTTCCGGGGGTGGCGTTGGTGATGACGGCTTGGTAACGCTGGGTCTGCGATGCCCGAGCCGTCTTCTGCTTGACACGCAGGTCGGAGGTCTTCTGGGCGTCCTTGTCGGCGGTCTTCTGTTCAGCAGCCTGGGCGATCTGCGCCTTCAGATCACTGTTCTGCTTTTCGCTATGAGCGAAAGCCAGGACCGCCAACACGGCCGCGATCGCAAACCACGTGCGGATATCCGAAGCGAGCTTCCACAGGAAGACCGGGCCTGCGGTGAAGTAGAGAGCCACCGCGATCAGCGCTACGCCGCCGACGCCCCAGAGGGTCGCTGGCGAGATGAGCATGTGGAGGAGGATCGAGAACATCTAGTCGGTCACCTGAATTTGCTTGCCACCGTCGGGCGGCGGACCGCCTCCGCCGCCGCCGCGCCAGCCACCATGGTCATGTCCGCGTGGCGTGCTGGGGTCGACGTCCGGATCGTCAGCCGTGGTCAGCAGGTTGATGCCGAAGCCTCCGGGACCTGCGATCGATAGGCCCTTGATCGTACCCAGCAGCGTGACGACGACGAGACCCCAAAGAGCCATGGAGCCCATCAATGCCCAACCCATGAAGTTGAGCGACTGCGACTGGAGTTCGGGCGTGCGGTCGTAGCCGAGCCAGACGATGAGAATGACGGCCCACATGGTCAACTGGACGACCATGCCGGCGCCGATGATGGCGAGGCGCTGAAGATGGTCGGGACGGTCACAGAGCGTCTTGACCGTGGACCCTACCCAGCCAGAAAATCGCTGGAAGTATCCTTGCGCCTGGGCCATGTTGGGCATTGCCGGCATCTGCATTAGCCCTTGAAACTCCAAGCCGTCTTCAGCGCATCTTCAGCCTTCATACCGCCATAGACCATGATCTCGGCGAGGCGGCGGCGGAAAAGGCCCAACGAATAGGCCCCGTTGACGTTGGACCAGCGCACGAAGGCGATCTTGATGTCCGTCGGTGAGGCCTTGTTCTTCGCGGCGGCCGACAACGCGCTCATCGAGACCTGACCAACCTTGCGGTTACCGGCCTTGTGCAAGCGGGCGACGGCCGAACTCGCGAAGCCGGCGGTGCCGATGTTGAAGGCCATGGAGACCATGGCGTCGAATTCGCACTGATAGGTCTTGTCGTCCGCCACCGCATTGACGGCCGCGACGAATCGCGCCAAGTCCTTCGTCAGGAGCGCATCGGCTTCAGGGACCGTGATCTCTTGCTTTCCGAACATGCGCTGCATGGCTTCGCGCGCCAGTTGGTCAGCCTTAGCCCGCCCGAAGACGTCGTAGTCGATCAGTTGGCCGGCGGGCGTCGTGAGCGCGTGCCCCCAGCCTACCGTGGCGATGTGGGCGTTCTCGTAGTAGAACTTGGGCTCGAACTTTTCGGCGGACTGAATGATCTTCAGCCCCTCGGCGGAAATTTGCATGTCAGAGAGGCTCAGCAAGATGCCAGTTTGGTTAACGGCATCCTGCCAGCATTGTTGACAGCGGTCAAGAAATCGGCTAGGCGCGCCGAGCTTGAGAAAAGCGCGGCTCGGCGACGCCGGTACCATAGACCCAGACATGTTCGCCGTGCTGGCGAACTCCATAGCTGCCGATCTCGATTCCATTCAGTTCGACATCGAAGCCCTCAGCCGTCTGGACGCCGCGAAGGTTGTCCACCTCCTCGTCACCCAGGATCGTACGGTTGAACTGGCCGACGATGCTCATCATGTGCAGCAGTGACATCATGGCCCGAGCCTCGGGCGGCGCCACCTCCTGGTCCTTCATCATCACCGAGATGCCCTCGGCATTGTTGGCGTAGAGTTCCACCTTCATGAAGTAGGGATGGTGCAGGTCATCTTCGTAATCGCCCAGACGGAAACACGGCGTCAGGGCGCAGAAGCGACCCTTGCCGAGCTTGCCGGCGAGGTCCATGTGCAGAAACGATTGCTCGGCCGATCCCACGAGGCTGCCCAGGCCCTCGACCTCCGCAGTGAACTCCGGCTTGGGACAGGTGATGGCGACGCTCTCGCGACTGACTGCCCAGGGCAACTCGACGTACTTGAAGCCATGGGCTTGATAGAAATCCACGGCGCGCGCCAGCAGCGACCAGTCGATCGAGGCGTGCGGGATGAAGACCGGACGTTGCGGCGCCGGGCCGGGATGCTGCTGCGAGATGACGTCGATCATGGCGCGGATTTCCTTCAGGGTCTTGCGACCGATGTGGGCGGAGCGCACCAGTTCCTCATCGGACTTGGAGGCGAGCATGCCCAGGGTGACGTTCGGTCCGTGATCGTTCCAGATCGCGTTCAAAGCTTTGACGCTGAACTCGCAATCGGCGACGGGAATGTCCCGCCAATTAAGTGCGGCGGCCATTGATGAATGCCCTTTCGGTGACGAAACTCATGGCGTCCAGATCGTCGAAGGTGACGCCGGGGTGATGCTTTTCGAGGTACTTCTTGATGGCGCCGTAGAGGTCCGCCAGTTCGACCAGGGCCATGATCTTGATGCCCTGCGAGACGGCGTCCTGGAACTCGGCGTGTTCCTCGGCGATCTTGGACGGTTCGCCAAGGACGCCCTTCGGGATTTCCGCGACGTGATAGCCCGGCTTAGAGTCCAGCATGGACCTTCTCCAATTGCCGACGAGCATGCGCCAGGACTTCTCCAGGCGAGATGCTCTGGAGCGCCTTGGTGCAGTGCATGCACTCATTCTTAGAGCCGCAGGCGCGGCCCTCGTTGTCCCCGGTCAGGTTGATGTGCAGATCGGGGTAGCCCGTGATGAGCGGCGATGTGAACCCGCCGTAGATCACCACTGCGCGCGTGTTCATCGCGCGAGAACCGTGATGAAGCCCACCTTCAGGCCCAATGTAGAGGGACGCAGCCTTCAGATAGGCCAGGGACTGGCGGAAGCTTTCGGGTCGAATCTGCGGCAGGCTCGGCAGCAGCGGCATCGTGCCGGCGGCCCCGATCTGATAGACCGGAATTTCCCGCTTCAGCGTCCGGGCGACTTCACGGAACCGATCCACGGGCCACTGCTTGTTCGGCGAGGCGCGCGCCTTGGTGAAGCCCTCGATCACCACGAACGGCCCCTTGGCGGCCCACTCTTCGGCAATGGCTTCTTCCTCGGGCGTCAGCTTGATCGGGGCTGGGCGCGGGCGATAGGAGAGATCGAAGATGTAGTGCCCCAGCTTCCCGATCATCTTGCGCGGCTTGATGAGCCGGATGCCCTGTCGGACCAGGGCCGAGCGCACTGCGCCGTAGTCGATGTAGGGTCGGTTGCCGGGGTAGCTGATCACCCAATTGATCGGGTAGCCGGAGTCGACCTCTTCCTGCGTCGCCAGGAAATGCTCCAGTCCCCAGGTCAGGTTGAGGTCCGTCTTGTCGATGTTGCGACCATCACCGATCGCCACCTTACGCTTCATCGGATCGCGCTGGTGCATTGCCCATGCGTCTCCGATCGCCATAAGCTTGTCGCCGTAACCCATACGCGTACTCAGACCTTAGCCAAAATGACCAGTTCGTCGGCGCGACCGACATTGATGGTTTCCGTCGTCCGGAAGTGCTCAAGCAGCTTGCCGATCCAGAAGCGCGCATCTTCGACGATGAGGTGAGCGTTGCGGCCGTCCGCCAGCGTCTTCTGGGCCGGACGTAGCGAGATCACGAAGAAGGCGGCGCGCTGGGCCTTCGAGCGGATATGGCGCAAGACGTCTTCCAGGCAGTCGGGCTCGATGTGCTCCATGACGTCCAGGCAGACGACCAATCCACAGGCAGGCGGCTCCGCCGGATAGGTCACCGGATCGTAGTTGACCACCTCGTACTCCGGAGGCATCCAGGCGCCGAACGAGCCCTTGCCAGCGCCATAGTCGAGGATGGTGTGCGTGCCGACCAGACGCGCCATGGAGAGCGCGGGTCCAATCCAATGCCAGCCGCCGGCCCCATAGGTAGCGAGGTCTGAGTGAAGCTGCGCGTTCAGGGCTTGATATTGAGTGCTGATCAGCATGGTCACAGGATCGGGAAAGTGGTGGAGATGTCGTCGATCAGCGCGTCCTGCATCACCTGGACGTAGCGTGCGCGCCACAGCGGAGCCCAGGCCGCCTTTTCGTACGCGGGCATCCAGGGACCGCCGAAAGACCAGTGGATGGCTGAGGGAACCTCGTTCGCCGAGGAGTGACCTGGGATGTGATTCCACTCGCTGGGGATGTCCCCGATTTCGCTATCGGTCAGCGGTTGGAACCCGTGAAGGCTGGACCCATCCCAGGTGTTTGCGTAATGCGGATGGAAGAGATGCGCGTCTTCATGATCGAGATTGAACACCATCAGGCTCGACCACAGCTTGCGGTAGTAACGGCTCTGCGACATGCCGTCCATCTTCGTACCGGCCGCGATCCGCTCGAAATCATGCTTGACCACCGACACCAGCTTGGTCGGATCGAGTGAGTCGACCATGTCGACCACCGAGTGCATGAACATGAAATCGCAATCGACGAAGACGACCTGCCCGGTCAACCCCATCGCCTGAGCCAACGACGGGACCAGGAAACGCGAGTGGCTGAACTCGGTCGAGAATGGACGGCCGTCGCGCTCGTCCCAGGTCTGCCCCTTCTCGTCGATGCGCCAGGGGCGATCGAAGACGCCGGCGCGGCGCAGTTCACGGTGCGAGACGGGATGGACCTGGACATCCAACGGCGCGTCGCCCTCGTAGGCGATGGGGTTGAGGAGGCTGTCGCGACACACCATCCAGGCAGCGTGTTCGCGAACGTCGTAGCCGACGAAGACGTGAAGGGTCATGCAAGGCGTCCAAATTCAGGCTGGTACTGGCAGCGCAGGTCGTTCCACATCTTCCCGGATTCCATCTCGGGAACGGTCCATTGCGCGGCGGCAAGTTCTTCGTAGATGCGCTCGCGATCGAAGACCCGGCGGGGTTCTTCAATTCGCGATAGCTGTCCGGTACCCAGGGGCTGGGCGGCGCACGCCCGCTGCGGAAAGACCGCGATGCCCTGGAGAGATGCGTCGAGCATGACATTCGAAGAGTAGGCGACCACCGCCCAAGCGTTCTTCAGTTCTTCCTCTAGAGGAGGAACCTGGATGCCCTTCAGGGGCTTCTGCCGGACGATGATCTTGCGCTTCGTCCACGGCGTGAGACGCTCCAGGACATCGCGCACCCAGGCATCCTGGTCGACGCCCATCATTTGGTACCAAGTCGACGTCTGAAGAGCGATCAACACGTGGCCGCCTTCGTCCCGCCAGGGCGCGACCTTCAGCCTATGGCTTTCCCAGCGGTTGCGAGCCTCGGCGCGATCGTACGGCCAACGATCGACCCACTGGAGCGCGTTACAGGTGGCGCGGAAGTAGCCGCCGCTCTTGTACGGATGGAAATAGCCATTATCCACGTAGACATAGGGATGGCCGTTATCGTGGAGCGCGCGCAGCGTCTCGATGGTCGTGGGATGCGCCCCGATCACGACCGGAATATGCCCGGCCGGCAATTCGCTGACATGCGGCGTTACCATGATCTTGCCACCTCGGGCACCCTTGACGATCGCTTCCGCGAGCATCTGGGACTTGGGCTTACCGCGCTGGATGACGCAGACCGGCGGCTGAAAAAGGGGATTGAGAGGCGGTCGGATCATGCGAGGTCAATGCCCGGAGAGACGGATGGAAGCGTGCCCGCGTAGACGTCGAGCAGAGTGCGCATCGCCTCGCCGCTGGCGATCTCATCGAGGAACCACTGCGCCCAGGCCATGCGTGCAAAGGCCTCGCGGCGCTCCTCCTCGGTGAAGGTGGCGCGCAAGCTCGGCATGAAAGGCTTGGCAGCGCCCGCCGACGCGATCGCTGGTGCGCAGTAATGGACAGGGATGCCCTTTTGAAGGGCCAGGGTTGCACAGTTCGAAGACCAAACCACGAGCGCGTCGCAATCCTCTAGATCGCGTTCCAGCGACACGTCGGCCTTATGACGTCCGGGATGCGCGCGTAGCTCGATTTGGCGAAACGGCTGATGATGCGTCAGGCGCTCCAGCATCTGGACGCCGAACTTGGGCGGTGAGCGCATCTTTTGACTGCCGATACCGCGCTGGTCGGCGATCAGGACCTTACCCAGCATCCCCGGAGCACGCACGGGCTCAAACGGAACGCTCAAACGATCGAGACGCGAGGAGTCAGGCGCGAACCAGCGCCCCGAGCCGTTGTGCCCATCGAGCGCCAAGGCGTAAGGTTGGTGACCATTGACGTCCTTACCGAAGTAGCCGTTTTCGGCGACCAGGACGGCCGCTCCGTTCTTGCGCGCCATTCGCAGCGCCTGGGCCGAACGCGGTGTCTTGTTCCAGATCACCACGACGTCGTCGGGCGCCAATGGAACCGCCGGCGTGCCTCGCTCTACGATATAACCCAGGCGCGCGAAGCCGTTGACGAACGCATCGCGGCGGTAGTGAACCGCATCCAGGAGATGGACGTAAGCCTTGGGCATCCCTAGGTCTTAAGGCGAAGAGGGTTAACGTGTCAAGAATACTGGCGCCCTAAAGCCGGCCGTGGAATCGGTCCGGAAGCGCCAGTGCGTCGGCCAGAGGGACTTCGGGAATGAAATCCAATCGCGAGGGCGTGCAGCGCAGCACCTCGACATTCTCCTTCTTGAGCGCTTGCACCAAGGCAGGATAGGTCGGGCCAAAACGATCCACGTAATGTGACTCTGGCGTGGCGATCGGATGGTCCGGATGCCAGTGGGCCTCGCCGCCTACAAAGCCCATGTCAAAGCCCAGGAGCACGATGCGGCTGACTCCATAGTGGTAGGCGAGGTTGATCGCCATGTATCCGCTGTCCGCGCCGCACAGCATCGAAGGGTCCCGCGATAGGGCCGGTCCCTCATCCTTGGTATAGCTGTAATCACGCCCCATGCGGCAGACGCGTCCGTCGCCGAAATCACGTGACGAGGCAGCCGTCACAATCCGGCCTCGGAACTCACCGATGCGCTCGCGGTGCCAGCGCCACCATCGCGTGTCCGCGAAGAAGATGGTGTCAGGTTCCTTCACCAACTGGTAGGCGTTGTTCGCGGTGATGACCAGTCGCCCGTCAAGGCCGGAGAGGTCCATGCCCTTCAGGCTTGGACCGCCTCCGACGATGAAGCAGGTCTTGTTCGGATGCCACTTCTGGGCCTTCCAGAAGCGGCTCATTAGAAGCTCTGTGCCCAATAAGGAACCGAGAACATCGCCGATTGCGTGTCGGAGTAGTTCAGCGAGCAACCAAGTCCGACCTGATCTGGCTTAGTCGTAAAGCCCGTGGTCACGGGCTGGGAAACGATCGTGCGCCAGAACTTGCCATCGGAGGAGACCTCCGCCTTGAGCGTGGTCGTCGCAGCAGTGTATGAGAGGCGATACCATTGCGGCAAGGATGGCGAGGGGCGTCCGTAGTCATTGGCCGTGAACCCCGTGAGACCTGGGAGGCGCGAATAACGCACCTGTCGCATCGGCACCGAGAAGCTCGATCCGGCGACCTCACAGCCCAACAGCACCAGCTTGCCGGTCGTAGATTCGCGCAGCATGAGGCCCACGGCGTTGTAGTAGACCGGCGCCAGATGGTCGATGATCTTGGCGGTAACCGACCAATCGCCCGAAGTAGGGAGGCTCTTGAAGACGCCGCGCTGAACATCGCCCGATGCGGCAGCGCCGCAATCGATCGTCAGTCCCACGTCGGCGTCGTCCGCCAAGGTCAGGGCTACGGAACCCACGGCCGTGGGGAAGTGGGCTGCCAGAGGCGGTGCCCATCCCAGCGGGCTCTTCTGCTTCCAGACCCCAGAGAGGCTATCGTAAGTCAGAAGATCGCCATTCTTCGGCGTCCCCAGGGTGACATCACGAAGTTCGTCGAGCATGCGAGCGCCCGCGACGCGCGCAACGCCAACCAGTGGCAGGACGAAGGTACGTTCCTCGTGGTCGCCCCATCCGGTCTGTCCTGAAACAGTGTGGTAAGTTAGCCAGGACACTCCGCCGTCATCGGTGTACTGGATGACGAAGCTCTGGGGCGAGTTCGTGGTGTTGAAATCGGTACCCGTCGAGGTGATCTTGATCGAGCCAACATCGACCGGTGAGGCGAAAATGTAGCCCGGCCCGCCATAGACTCCGGAAGACGCCACCTGAGACGAAGACCAATAAGTGGTAGTGTTTCCGTCGAAAGCCTGCTGAACTGGATAGCTAGGCGAGGAATTGGTGTCGAAGAGCTTGCCACCGGTAGTCGGAATCTGTACGCCAGATCGATCGTAGAACTTCAGTTCCGAAATCGTGGCGAAAGTTCCCGTCTGACTATCGGTCAGGATGACACGCCAACCCTGGTGCGCGCCGTGGGTGTCACCAGCTTCGATCGCAGTGATCGGCGTGCCGTCATCCCATTCGAACTGGAGATAGGTGTTTTCGCCGAAGTTCGTGACTGGCCCGTTGAGGTTGGCGGTGATCCCCGACTGCTGAAGCACGAACAGTTCGTAGTAATCGCCCGCCGTGACCGGGAACCATTCCGACGTGAAATTGAGATGAGACTCGTACTGGCCGCTACGCGAAGCAACGATCCGGCTCCCGCCGGTGCTACCGGTCTCGACGCCATTACGACGCAGGGCGGCGCCAATGATGGTGGCGCCGTTCATGTTGGAGCCCCAATTCACGTAGGCCGTGGCGCGAGCCTTACTCACCCCTGCCGGTACAGTAATCCGCGTATTGGACCCGCTGACGAAGGCGTTGACGGCGTCCTCGGCTTCGGTGTCCCATTGTACGGCCGTCCAGGTCGCGGTGGCGATCGCCTGAACCGCCGCGCGGTGGACGCGCGTGCGCGGCGGCAAGCCGATGTTATAGGTGGTGGAAGAGCCACCGCCCGACGCTGCGCCCGGCTTGAACTTGGAGGTCAACGAATCGTAGACCAGGGTTTGGCCTGACGTCGGAGGCGTCGAGAAGTCGATGTCCTTGAGATTGGCCAAGCTCTCGGGCAGCTTGATCCAATCGTCGCCATCACCGGGCGCCTCGCTGGTGCCTGCCTGCCGACAGAACCAGTAAGCCCCCTGATAGGTGACCGTGTCCCCATAGACATAGGGGTTGGTCAGCGTCTTGTAGTACGTGATCTGCGAAATGTAGACCGTATCGTCTCCGACCGCCAGCGAGCCGTCCTTGCTGTACGTGAAGCGAAGGGTGTGATCGCCCGTGGTCGCCAGCGAGAACTCCTCATAGAGCCCCGTGTTACCACTGTCCTGGAGAACCTGAGAGCCGTCCTGGAGGATACGGAAATAATCCGGACCTTCGGAGGAGACCTTATAGCGGACCTTGAGGTTGGCGGCGTTGACCACGTCCTCGATCGGGAGTTCGCAGTAACAGGAGGCTCCATTGCCGATCGGGCGGAACTTCAGAGCGTAGGTCGTCCCAGCCACAGAGTCCGGTTGGTTGACGACCGAGAACCCACTGGCGTCATAGCTGAAGGCCGGATTGAGCATGCCGTCATCGAAGGTGATGAAGACTTGCTCGGCTCCCGCCGCCCAACCTCCTCGCCAGCCACCTCCGCCTCCTCCTCCCGTACCTGGGGAGTAGAACTCCAGGCCGTCTTCGGTCATCTTGACCCGCACGGCGTTGCCACCCTCGCCGGCGTAGCTTGAAGGAGCGTCAGTCAGGTCGATGAAGGCGGACGCACCGCCACCGCCTCCGGAGCCTCCAGCCGGCGGCTCAGCTTGCCAAACCCCATCCTTGTAAGTCAGGACATAGCCGTCCTGCGGCGTACCCGTGGCGTCTTCCACGTCTGCCAGTTGGCCAAGCGTCGTCGGCACGAACAGCGTGAAGAATTCCAGGCCGCTGCTGTCGCCCTTGACGCGCAGCAACTTGGCGGCCTGTCCGATGTAGGATTGCGGCGCGTCAGCCAGATCGGTGAAGTAGAGGTCGATCGGCGCGTGAAACTCGCGCGTCTGGCCCGGCGCCCAGCCCGTTTGCCCGGTGACTTCCCAGGCGGTCGTCCAATCAGCGTCGTTATCCGACCATTGGACCGAGAAGGCCGACGGCGACGTGTTCGGCTGCGACTGCGATCCCTGGATCGTCATGTATCGCACTTCAGCCGGCGTCGGGAACTGATACTTGATCCATTGGCCGTCGGCGGCCGTGGTCGAGAACCAAGCCCCGCTGATCACGTTATCGAAGGCGCCGCTCGCGGTGCCGAATTCGTCCGTGCTCGCCGAGGCCGTGCCGCCATTCGCCAAATCCGGCCCAAACTTGGACTGCTTGAACTGGATTTCCTGGATGCCGTATTGAACGGTCGAGCCGTCGGTAGCGTGCAGCAGCAACCGCCAGTAGATATGCGAGCCATTCGAAGGCACGCCCTGGCTGGCGGGGTCCTCGTTGACCCACTCGCCATCACGGTAGACCATGATCTGCCCATTGACCGGCGAGGTGATCGTAACGTCCGCCAGATCATCCAGGTCTGAGACGACCGTCGTCTGCACGGTCGTCGGCGTCCACTTACCGGTCGCGGCGCTGAAGCCCAGAACCTGACCATCCTGCGGCGGGTCCGATGCAGCAATCTCGACGTCCGTCAGTTCAGCCAGTTCGGTCGCGCCGCCGCCTCCGCCACCCGTGACCGGGAACGGATCGGCTTGCCAGACCCCGTCGATCCAGCGCAGGAAGTCGCCCTGCTGCGGGGTGCCCGTGCCGTCCTCGACATCCGCCAGTTGACCCAGGCGGGTCGGGATGATCGGACCCGGAATGAGGCCCGTGGCCGTGGGGTCGACAACGAAGGCCCGGCCGGCGAGACCTGCATAGGATTCCGCAGGTACGTCAGTCAGATTCAGGAAGCTCGTCGTATAAGAGGCCGTCGTGAACTGGATGCCCGATTCGTCACCCTTGACGATCAGATACTTGCCGCCCTGACCCGTAAACGACGAGGGGAAACCGCCCAGGTCGGTAATCTTGAGCGTGATGTACTCGACCGCGTTACCAGCCGTGTTGACACGCAGCACCTTCTTGGCGTGTGCCACCGCCGGCGCACCGGGACCATCCGCGAGGTCTTCAACCTTCGGTGCGTCGTAGATGATCGCGTTCGCTGCCGTATTGATACGCAGGAACTTCTTGCCCGAGCCCGTGAACGCGCCCGGCCCGTCCGCGAGATCGGTGAACTTGACGGTCGAGAAGATCAGGCCATCTTCGGCGTCGTTGACACGCGGGAATTGCTTGGCCTTACCCGTGTAGTTGTCAGGCGTGTCTTCGAGTTGCGTGAAGTGATCCGGGCCACCGGTTCCCGTTGCGTATTCCCAGCCGTTACCCGCAGCGTTGACGCGGATGTAGCGCAGGGCATTAGGCGCAGACGGCGCCCCAGGACCGTCGCTCAGGTCGACAACCTTGAGGACGTCAAACATGACTCCGTTCGCGGTCGAGTTGACGCGCAGCAGCTTGCCGGCGGCGCCCGTATAATTCGAGGGGAAGTCGGCGGCTTCGGTCAGGCGCGGTAGCGCGAAGGTCAGGCCCGTGCCGGCGGAGTTGACCTTGACGGTGAAGTTGGCGGAGCCCGAGTAGCTGTTGGGCGTATCGTCCAGATCGACGAACGAATTGATGTTGGCAGCCGAGGACACGAACTCGATGCCGGTGCCATCCATGCGGACGGCAAGGAGCTTCCCACCTTCGCCAACGTAGGTGCTCGGGACGTCGCTCAGGCCCTTGAAGGGCAGCGTCAGAGTCCAGGGCTTCCACAGGCTGTCGGCCGCATACCAGCGCAGCAGTTGTCCATCCGTGGGGATGCCATCGACGTCAGACAGGTCTCGCAGGAGGCCCAGCCCGCCGGTCGGATCGGGAACCACGAAACGCACATCGACTCCATCGGAGACCACCAATCCGATCTTGCCGGACGGCAGTTCGGCAGACAGGCCCGTAGACCCGGTCACCTTGAAGGTGATCGGGCCTCCGCCGAGGTTCTCGACAGCGAACCAGCGACGCGTCGCCGGCAGCGAAACGATGCGCGACGAGGCGTGGTCGACAAACTGGTGGTGGAAATACTTCGTGTACTGATCGTCGTTGAGCGTCAGGTTGCCCGAGATCAGCGAAATCGTGACCGAATCGTTCGCCGCCGACTCCAGAATGGCCAGCGCGGTGTTGATCGTGGCTTCCTTCTGATTCTGGTTCGGCGCGACCAGAGGAAGGTGGAGGTCCGGCGTGTAGTCGGTCATTTTAGAAGTAGACGCCCTTGAGGGTGACGGAGATATCGGCGAGGTTGGCGTCCTGCGAGGACGGCGCCCGGATCGTCAGCGTATCGCCGGGTGCGAAGGTCACGGTGGTCGAGCCGCCGCCGGTGTCGGTCGAGAAGGTGAAAACCGTGGAGCCGGCCGCGACCGTCATGGTGCCGACCAGGGTAGCGCCCTTGTAGACGTTGAAGACGGCGTTTGCTGAGGCGGCGGTGCCGGCGCGGCCTTGCGACCCACTGAAGTCACTGAAGAGGCGGCAGTTGCGCGCGAAAGTGTGGGCGTAGACGCGCTGTGAAGCCGTCGGCTTGCCGTTGGTGAAGAATTCGCGATCGGCGATGTTGTCGGTCGGCGTCCAGGTTCCCGAACCCGAGTCGAAGCTGAGCACTTGCCCCGCGCTCGCATCGCCGGCTCCGGTCACGTCCGAAAGGTTGCCCAGGGCCGACACACCCGAGGAGACCGCCACGATCTGCGTGCCGTCACTATAGACCAGGACGCGCTTGTCGGCTTCGATGACCACAGGCGTGTCACTGCCGCCAATGACGTCCAGATTGATCGAGGCCGTGCCCGCGTTCGAGACCGTGAAGAAGCGCGGGGTGTTGGGGACCGAAACATTCCGGGTGACGGAATTGCCCGTGAACTTGAAGAAGAAGTAGCGCGTAAACTCCTCGGCGTTCAGCGCGCGGTTGCCACTCAAGGTCAACACCAGCGTGTCGTTGCACGCCGCCTCGACGATCGCCAAGGCGGTGTTGATCGTGGCCTCCTTCTGGTTCTGATTGGGGGCCACCATCGGCATGTGAAGGATGGAGGTATAGTCAGTCATTTTTGGACCGAAACGTGACTCTTCAGAGACGGTGGAAGGGCCGGCGGACTAGAAGTCCTGCCAGGGTTCGATATCGCGAGTGCCTGGGAATCCACGACCGACCGTCGCAGAAATTTGGTAAACCACGACCGTCAACGTGTCAAGATTACTGGCAAATTGGGTCGGATCGGGCAGGAAGCTGTAGTGCGGTTCAGTGACCACCGCCGAGTGGAAATAGTCAGGCTGAACCTGCCCGCCGCGCGACAGATCACCAATGAAGGGGGTCTTGTAGAAATAGACCTCGTACTTCTCGGCAGCCTCGTTTACAGGGACCTCGCCCACGTAATCCTGCATGTTGCCGCCCATGCGCGTACGTCGCGCCCAGGAAACTTCGATGCGTCCGTCAGAGGTGAATTCGCGCCGGATGTCCTTGGGAGCATACGGCATCAGATCGCGAGGCTCGTAGTCGACGGTGATCAGCGGCGTTTCCGCGATCGTCCGACCATAAGCGACGGCCTTATAGTAGCGCTTCTGTCCACGCGTGTCGATCATTTCTCCTTCGGGAGCGATAGAATTCTCGTTCAGCAAGTACAGGAACTTTTCGCTCTGCTTATGGGTGTGGGTTGCGTATTCCGTCCCCCGCCGACCGCGCAACAGATTCCAGACGGTCCAGGAGCCGTCGTCATTCTCGCGCACGTCACGGAATTGGATCACCTCATCGCCAACAAGCGCCGCATTTCCGCCGGCCCACAGTTCGTCGTCGGTGATCGAATCGAGTTCGAACCACTTTACGCCGGGCCAGATCGTGAGCTTGTTTTCCCAATCCAAGGCGAAATGACCGTGACGCGGCGGCGGCAAGATGCTCGCGACATGACCCCATTCAGCCTCGTTGATCGGCGTATCGATCTGATCGAAGTTGGGAAGCGATTCTGCGCGCCACAGTTCCCCGCCGCGCCACCCGTCACCGCTCGCGTTGCCGAGCGCCGCGTAATAGCGGCTGGAGGACCCGCCGGTATCGTCCTGGTCCCGCAAGAGGGGCGTGTTGATGATGAAGCCGGTGATCGTGCCGGGCGCCTTGATAGGCTGAGAAGGCACGCCGCCGCCATCGCCTTCACGGACGATGTCATAGGCTCCACTGTCCTGCCCGTAGGTTTCGGACTGGATGGAGAAGTCGGCGCCGATCTCGGTATGATGCAAGCGCTCCCGATAGGAACGACCGTCATCCATCTCGACGGTGATCAGGTCCGCCGGGTCCAGGCGCAGATAGGCCCAGGGTAGGATCGTCTTGTGCATCGTGCGCTCGGCCCATTGGGCGTAGAGCGCACGGTTTGCCTGGGTCTTGGCCTCGGACGGCTTCATGACGATGTTGATCTCGATCGCCACCTGCTGCGAGGAGAACATCGTCGGAGCCGGGTCGCTGATCCGCTTGGAGTAGGCGGTAGCGGGCTGGTAGTCCGCGTCCAGGTTCATGTAGGTGAAGTTGATCTTCGCCGGCAGGTCCGCTTCCTGGATGCGGGTCTCTTGCCAGAAGTCGGCGAGTTCGGGGCTAGTGGAGCCCAGGGCGCCCTGCTTGATGGTCACGACCGTCGAGCCAGGGAAATCCTCATCGGAACCCGTAGACCGCATCACGCCGACCAGCTTGCCTTCGCTCTCGACGATATCGAAGAGGTAAACGCGTTGGAGTTCTTCCAGGACCGACTTGATGTCGGTCGCGGCGGCCCACCCGTACCCCCAGACATGAGTTGACTCCAGGCGCGACATGTCCATGTGCTGGTTGGTAAGGCCTCCCCGCTTGAGCACGCTGCGCACGATCGCGCCGAGAGTCGTCGAACCAATCTCCGGACCGATCTTGACGATCTTGTCAGTACCTCCGGAGCCGAGCGTGATGACCGCTTGCCGGACCGGGTCGTAATACTGCATATCGTAGCCAATGAACACCGTATCCTTGATCGGGTAGCCCGTGTAGGCTGCCTGATCGACGATCACTTCGCTCTCCGTTTCATCGGTATAGCTCACGAAGGACGGCTGCTCGGAGACCGACATCGCCTTCCAATCACCCGTCATCGTGTCGATGATCCAGACAGTCGGATACAGTACGTGCGAATTCAGGGGCAGCACGAAGGCATATTGCCCCTGGTGCGCAGTGCCGACGCGCGGATAGACGCCCGGCGCTTCGATCGGCACTTCCTTGACCCAAAGCTGCCGGCCAGTGATACCCGACCACTTTGCAAAGTATTCGCCGTTCGTGCCGTCCGCCTTACGCGCCGTGAACATCACGAGCACGCCGCCGTCCGTGGTGTCGTAGACCGCGTTGAAAACGATGATATGCCCGAACCCGTAATTGGGGTCCTGAGGTCCAAAGGGTTGAATAAATCCCACATCAGATACGCCGATTTGGTCGTAGCTGCGCGTAGCGCGCTTAATCGTGATGACGTTCGAGTTTTCGGAATCTACGTGCGGCAAGAAGAAATGGCAGGTCGACGCACCGTACGCGCCCACAATAACTGAAGAACGCCCATAGTGCGTGGTTGCCGTCTGCTGAGGATTCGCATTAAACGCCAAAATACTGGTGCAGTCGTAAATAGAGACATCTCCGAAGAGGCCGCTGATCCCCAACTCGGCCATGCCGGAACTGCTGACAGAGATTGCGTGATAGTTTGAGCCGTTGCCCGGCGGCGTGCCGGTACCGTATCCGCAATTGCGTCCGCCAAAAGGGTCCGTGGTCCCGTGTACGCCTAGATCACCGGTGATCAGGTCGATCATGCAGTAAGCAACGTTGTTGTTCAGGCTGATCGAGCACAAGAGTTCGCCCCGAGGGGTAACCCCGACGATCTGATCAATCGTCTGGGAGTCGTAGCTGAACTCATAGCAGAAATCAGTTCGCGGAGTTACAAACTGGAATCGCCCGCACTCTTGACCATCCGAAATTCGGAATTGACGAATAATGGGCAGCGGGTGATCCTTGTCGATCAGGTAGAAATAGCCGCCGAAAGTGTCGACGCCGATCTGGTTGATCTGATAGGTGCTGCTTACAGGCGGTCGATTGTCGCCAGTGTTCTCTTCCGGTTCCGGATTCTGGAAAACAATATCAGGACCGTCCGCGACAATGACACCTTCGCCATTGAAGACTTCGGCGGTCAACTGCGGAATACGATTACCAAAATCGTCGAGTGGCATGTCGTCGAACACGACATAGCACAGGCCGCGATATGCCGGCGTGTTACCCTCACCGACGATCGACTCCATGATCGGATCGGGGTACTGCTCTTCGCTGCCCGTGTAGATGTTCAGCTTATAGTTATGCTTAGTCTCAAGCTCAGACTCTCCGCTCGCATCAAAGATGAGCTTGCCGTCAGCCCAGAGCTTGCGAAGCATCGTGATCGGCCCGTAGCAAAAGCCCATCGCGAACGTGCAGAAATATTGATATTGGTTGTAGAAGCCGCCCTTCCCAACCATCTTCTTGCGCTTCTTTTCACGAATCTTGTTCGACCAGATCATGTTGCCGGGCACGCGCGTGACCCCGAAGACATTCGGAATCTGGGCTCCGTACGTCGAGGCGCTGATCTTCAAGTCCTTGATGCGCGGACCTTCGGACGGGAACAGGTAGCTCACCCCCATGGTGGCGACCGTGCCGACGGCAAACGAAATAGGATCGGCCATTCTAGAACTCGGTGTACGGGGGGATGGCGCGAACGCCGGGGAAGCCGCGACCCACGGCATCCGACAACTGATAGATCACAACGTACAGGGTGTCCGTCGTGGGGTTGAAACTGTCCAGCCCTTGAGACAAGAGGTTGTAAGTGAAGCGCGGCTCGGTCACCTCGTACTTGTGGAGGTAATTGGTCGGTGCCACGCCACGCGACAGGTCGCCCTCAAACGGCCCCGAAAGCACATACGCCTCATAGCGCTCCGACTTCTCAACCAGGGGCACTTCGCCCGTGCCATCCACCATGTTCCCGCCAAACCGGGTGCGTCGCGACCATGAAACTTCAATGCCGGCCGTGGAGAACTCCCGTCGAATATCCTTGGGCGCATAGGGCATCAGGTCGCGAGGTTCGTAGGCGATCTGAATCGTCGTGGCGTCTTGCAGCGACTTGCCGTTACCGACGCCCTTGAAGAATCGAGCCTGTCCACGCGAATTGATCAGGTCCCCTTGCTCGACGATCGTGTTGGAGTCGAGGAAGATGAAACGTTCACCGGCTACGTGATTGTCGCAGGCGTATTCGGTCCCGCGCCGGCCGCGCAGAAGCGTCGACAGCGTCCAGGTCCCATCCTCATTTTCCACGACGTCTCGGAACTGGATCACTTCGTCGCCGACCATGCAGGCGTTTGCGCCCAGCCAGAGATCATCGTCCGTGATCGAGTCGACGTCGAACCAGCTAACCGCCGGCAGGATGGTCAGCTTGGTCTTCCAGTCCACCGCGAAGGCGCTGGCCGGCGGCGGCGGCAGCTTGCCAATCACGGTCCCCCATTCGACATCGCTGGCCCCGGAGTCAATCAGATCGTAGTCGAGATTGTTGGTCGAGCGGTAGAGCGAGGCGCCCTTCCACACACCGGGCGAACCGTTGCCCAGACCGACGTAGTAGGTCGAGAAGGACCCGCCCGTGTCGTCCTGGTCACGCAGTAGGGGCGTATTCAGGATAAAGGGCAACGAGACTTGCGGCGCATCGTCGACGATCGACGTGCCCGTCCCCGCGCCGCCGTCGCCATTGATGAAGTCCTCCCACTCGGCGTACGCGCCACTGTCCTGGCTGTAGCTTTCGGTCGCGATCGAGAAGTCGGCGCCAAGTTCGGTTCGGTGCAGCCGGTCGATATAGGAACGCCCATCATTCATGTGAACCTGAATGATGTCCGCTGGGTCAATGGCGAGATACGCCCAAGGCAGACGGGACACGTGCTGCGTGCGTTCATACCATTGGGCGTACAGAATCTTGTTGGCCTGGACCTTGGCTTCGGTCGGCGTCATCACGACGTTCATCTCTAGCGCCAGTTGTTGGCGCGAGAACATGGTCGGGAACGGATTGCTGATCCGTTGCGAGCGGGCCGTGCCCGTCTCATAGTCCTGTTCCCAATTCATGTAGGCCAGAGTGACGTTGAACGGCAGGTCGGCTTCCTGGGCACGCGTCTCCTGCCAGAAGTCCATAGCCTCGGGGCTCGAAGAGCCCAGGACGTTCTGCGGGATCGTGATGTCGGGCTCGCCCAAGCCGTTGTCGGGATTGCCGCGCATGATCGCAACGATGATGCCCTCACTCTCGACAAGATCGAACAGATAGAGGCGCTTCAACTCCTCCACGATCGACTTGATGTCCGTGCCCGAGGCCCAGCCGTACCCGCGCAGGCCGATCTTGTAGAGAGGATCGAGCGCCATCTGCGCAGGCGTCAGCCCGCCTTCAGTCAACATACGCTGGATGACCGTGCCGACGCTCACACCCACGCCCGTCGTGGTGATGCCGGCAGAGCCTTCGATACCGTCCAGGCAGACCAGAGCGGCACGCAAGCCATCGTAGCCTTGCAGCTTGCTGGAAATGCCGGCGTATTCCGGCGGAAGCGCAAAGCCTTGGCCTTGATTGTCACCGATATAGGTGACCGTACGACCTTCATCCTCGCCGTAGTGCTGATAGTGCCATTGCGCGAAGTCCGTCGGCGAGGCCGCGACCTCGTAACCGCCGGCGTAATAGGCGGCGTTGACGTCCGGATACCGATCCAGGTAGTCCTGCCAGTCGATCTCACCTACGTCGCCGTTGACTTCGCCAGTGCCCGGATCGACGATGTCGTCGCGATAGTAGCCGGTATTCGTGTCGATCACGAACAGGCGACCGTCAACCTGCCACGCAAGAACCTGATTGAGCAAACGCGACTGACCGTCAAAGACGTCAGGGTAGCCGACGATGCTGTGGTGCCAGACCTCCGAGTTGGAGTCCTCCGACCACTTCGCGACACTCGAATTGGGCGCGGCGCCATCATGCCAGAACATGATCACGCCTGGAACGGCGCTGTCCCAGAGAATGGCGCTGGGCATCGTCGTGTCGGGCGCCCAGCCAGCCCACACGTCCTCGTAGGCGCCGTCCCGGACGCGCGCCAGATAGAGATTGGTTCCGCCGTCACCATGAAAAACGAAGAAGGTCGGCTTGCCCGTTGCGTCCGCGTCCCGAGCGCACACCTTGAAGATGCTGCCCGGCAGGGTCAGCGACCATTCTTCACTCAGGTCCGCCTTCTTCAAGCACTTCGTCGTCCCATCGGCCGAGACGGTCAGTACGTGCTCGATCGATTGGTTGTCGTAGGCCGTCGTTGCGGCCACGACTTCGGACGGGTAGTCCTTCACCGCGAGGCATTGCAGCGAGTAGGGATCAAGACGCGCGAACCGGCCCGTTCCGCCAGTCGCCGAGTCGAAATTGACGTAGAGTGAACTGTCGCGGCCGGCGCAAAGCAGCTTATCGAGACCACCGCCATCAGGGAAACGGAAGTTCTCGTTGGTGAAAAGCTGGTTCTGCTTGGAGGTGCGCAGGTTGATCTGCGCCATCGTGTCGTCGTAGCGCAGGTAGGCGAAACTACGCTCCCAATCGAAGATGGCTTCGCCCGGCGCATAGTCGGTGTCGATCGGCGTGGTGCCGTCGAACAGGGTCAGCGGAATGACCTGGGCGTTATTCTCGGTGGAGCCGACGAACACCTCAGCGGTGATTTGCGGGAAGCGGTTCCCGAAGTCAGCCAGAGGGACATCGTCGAACATGAGGTAGCACATGCCCCGGAACGCCGGCGCGTTGCCAGCGCCCAAGTATTGCTCCATGGCGGAGTCAGGCAGTTGCTCCTCATCCCCCATGTACATGCGGATTCGGTACTTGGGCGAGACGGTTTGGGGGTTGTTGATCGCAGACTGGAGGGTCTGCTTGATCGTCATGTCGTCCTGGTCCTTACGGTCGAAGCCGTTGGTCAAGTCGTAGATCAACTTGCCGTCGGCCCAGATACGCAGGATCGACTTGACCGGTCCCATGCAGAGACCCATCGCGAAGGTGCCGTAGTAGGTGTACTGGTTGTAGAAACCACCCTTGCCGGCCATCTTCTTCTTCTTCTTTTCCCGAATCGGCTTAGCCCAGATCATATTGCCGGGCACGCGCGTCAGGCCAAAGACCCAGGGGATCGCCGCGCCATAGGTCGACGCCGTGACCTTCAAGTCCTTGAGACGAGGGCCTTCCGAGGGGAAGAGATAGCTGACGCCGACCTGCGCGACCCGAGCGACGACGAACGAAACGGGATCGGCCATTTAGTCCTCCACGCCAGGGAAATCGAGAGCGCAGCGGAAGCGCTTTTGCCAGAATTGGTCGTATTCCTCCTCGACGACACAGCGCTTCGCCAAAGAGGAGTGGATGAGATAGTGCCGACCGTACTTCTCGGAGATGATCCCGATGTGGCAAGGCTGGTAATTGTCGCGGAAGATCACCGCGCAGCCGGGCGCCACGGTCTGCGGCTCGCGCAAGACCATGAACTTCTTGACGTGGTCAACGAAACGGCCATCCGGGTTGCGCGAATAGCCGCTGATGTCGTCGTACTGAATCTGGAAACGATCAGCAACGCCGCAGACCAACCCGATGCAATCGACACCGGTGATCGTGCGCCCCATGTGCGTCCAGCGCGTGGGGCGTTCAAGGTAGCGTCGAGCTTCGAAGACGATTTCAGAGCGCAGCATTACGAGGTCGGAGCGTCCGGTCCGCTGTAGTAGGAGTCCTGGCCCGGCACATCGGGCTCGCCTCGGAAGTTCAGGATGTTGCCGAACTTCGTCTTGCAGGTCGCGCGGCGCTTGTCGCAGCCGGGATGCAGGACGAACCGGTCCCCTTCCTGAGGCACGTGATAGGGGCGCTGGAACAGCGTCAGGACGCCGTCCTTCCAGAACTTGATCTCCTGGGCGCGGCCGGCGTTCTTCCCGGTCTCCCAGCGGATCAAGCCGCCATCATAGTAGCCGTCCGCGTCGAACACGTAGGTCGGACGCAGCTTGTTCGGAGAAACGACGCCGTCGACATAGGTGGTGACGCGCCACAGCTTGATCGCCTTCCAGGTGATCTCGTTGTCGATGACTTCACTGCCGATCAGATTGCTCCAAGCCGGCTCGGTATCGCCAGTATGGCCCGGATTCATCGCCATGAAGGCCACGTCACCGAACTGATCCGAACCCGCGAAGTCGCCATCAGGCGTATTGATCGCGGCCGTAACCGTGTCGAAGCCGGCGCCTTCCTCGTAGCGCGCGCGCTTGTGGGCGAAGAGATCGAAGCGCAGGATGCGGGTGCCCGGCGGAATCAGGACGTTGTCGCAAATCTGAGTGAACCAACGATCTTCAGCGGTCTTCTGAAGGCCCGTGTCATAGAGCGTCGTCGGTCCGATCGGGTTGTGGTTTTCGTCGTAGCAGTAGATGCGTACGCGCGTGCCGGCCTCGCGCCCGTTGACGCACGCCGTCTTGAACGTCGCATAGAGCCGGCAGAGGCCCGTATCGATCTCGTAGGCGTCAACGCCTTGCTCGACGATATTGACGTCCTGATAGAGCCCCAGGTCCGACGTATCGCGGTCGCCGTTGTCGGTGTTGTAAATGGCGTAGCTGTCCTGGGCCTTGGTGTTGTACCAGGGGTCCTGACGGATCGTCCAACGCCCCTTGGCGTCACCATAGGTCGTCCAGCCCTCGACATTGCGGGTCAGGGTAACCGCCGCTTCATCGTCGAACGACGGATTGACCAGCGACAGGTTGACGTAAGCGTTCGCCGGATTGATCGCCCCCAGCACGGTGTCGCCGCGCTTGTAAGCGTAGTTCGGCAGCCAGCGCGGCGGCGCCAGGGCGAGCTTGCAGCGGCGATCGCCCAGGTCCGCGCGGCACTCGGGCGCGTAGGCCTCGCCGATTCGGTAAGCGTAGACTTGGCTAAGACCGCGAAGCTCGGCGTTGAACGTGCCGTCCTCGTTCATGGTCACTTCGCCGAGCCAGCCAACACGCAGCACGGCCTGCCCGCCATCCGGGTCCATGTAGTTGACGACGAAGACACGCACCTCAGCGAAGTCGAACACGCCGCCGGCGACATCGTCACGGGAGATGTAGTTCGAATTCAAAATGCCCTTGATCTCCATGCCGTCGACTTCGAGATCGAGAGAAGTGGAGATCGAGGTTCGAGCGAACGAGGCGTACGGCACGTAATCGACGTTGGCGACACGCACGACCTGATCGTTGTCGGTGAAATGGTAGGACTTCTGGTCGCGCCGGATGATCTCCATGCAGGTGCAGATCGTCGTGACGCCGCTTTGCAGATGCTGTTGAAGGGCCGGGGTCAGGTTCTTCATTAGAACAGGTTCCCCCAATCACGAACCTCGACCAGCGGGATCGAGGACCATGATTGCGTGTTCCAGAAGTCGTGGACGGAATCGAGATGGTCGGTATCGAAACGGACCGGCACGTGGAATTCGCAGTAACCGATCTTGATCGGCGCGCCTTCGGGTGGAGGATCGACGAACGTGATGACGCCCGTGTTCTCGTCGACCGAATAGTCGACGTCCGGCGTTTGCGCCGCGAGGCCGACAGTGACCTGGGTCAGCGTCCCCCAGGCGATCTTGGTGATGTTGCGGGTGTGGCTGTAGGTCTCGCCGGATTCCGACTGGAAGCTCGTATAGGTCTTGACGATCTGGAACGCCTTCTTCGTTCCATCCCCGATCGCGATCGTTTCAGCCTGGAGATGATAGTCGTTGAAATCCTTGAACCGGAAGCCATAGGCGCGGCCCATGCGGGCGTAGAAGAACGCCGTCAGTTCGTGCATCTGATCCAGACGCTTGATGCCGTGGCTGACATCATACTCGGCGCGCGTCGACCGCCAGTCGATATTGCGCTGCTCATAGCCGGAGTCTGCCATGAAGACGGTCGTCTTGAACTTCGGACCGCCCTGGCTGCCATAGGAGATGTCCGTAGGGAACAGAACCTCGTGGAAAGCGGGCATGCTGGGGGTTAACTCGTTGTGCGTGAAGGGGCGCGCCGGCTTTCGCCGACGTGGTTAACGGGGGACTATCTGAGTGTCACGAAACGCCTGGAGCGTCAAGATTCCTGGCACGCCGGTGACAGCCTTGTTGGCTGTTACCGGTTGCTCAGATTGCGCAGGGCCGCGCGCTTCAGATCGCGATTCTGCTGACGGGTGATCGCGCCGGACGACTTGCGGAACGCGTCCGGATTCGGAGCTACGACCGTGATGCGCGAGGTGATGTTGTTCGTCATGCCGGGGCCGGCGTGATCCTGCGGCAGTTCGACCGGGATCGAGCGCCCGCGCGACAGCGGGATGACCGCTTCGTTCGGGTGCAGGATCGCGGGCATGCCGCCCGAGGTGTTCGGCGTGCCTTCCGAGTAATGGGGAGCGTTCGCGAACGAGAACCCGCCCAGGGCCATCTTGTGGACCGGCTTATCGGTGTAGCCGCCTTCCGAGAACCCGCCGCCGAACATGCGCGAGAAGCCCGCACCCATGTTGCCGAGGCCGTTGGACATCGAGGCGCCCATGTTGCCGAACGTCTGACCCACGCTCCAGCCTCCGCCGGCGCCGAAGTTGCCGGTGAAAGCGTTCAGGCCCATGTTGATCAGGTCGGCGGCGATGTTGCCGTGCGCCGAAACTTGGGTACCTGAAACCTCAACCGGGCGCGCCTCACCGATCACCCCGTTGATGTTCTTCTTGGGTTCCTTGTTCTTGTCCTTGCGACGGGTCAGGTTCGCCAGCAGGAACGGAGCAAGGGCCATGACCTGCTGACCGACCTGCTGACCCATTTGACCCATGTTACCAAACGTATTGCTGAGCCAGCCCGTGATGCCGCCGCCGCCTGCCGGCGTCATGCCGCTCAGGTCAGGCATGCCCATGCCCGCCGGCACGAAACCGGGGCCGCCAGTCTGATCAACCATGTACGGCGTCAACATGGCGTCGTTCACCGACACCGTATTGGTGTTCAGGTTGCTCAGGTCCGCGCCGCCACCGAAGACGCTGCTGAACGGATTAGCTCCACCACCGCCTGCGCCGGCGCCTCCACCCAGGCCTCCCGTAGCCGACGCAGCGCCAGCCGGACCAACGCCGGGCGCGCCACCGGCTCCGCCGCCACCTGCGACGTTGCCGCTCAGGTTGACCGTTTGAGCCTGAACCGTCATGTTCTGGGCCGACACCTGGGCGTTCGACACCGAAATGTTGGCCGAATTCATAGCGTCCGCTGCGCCCGTCGGGCCATTGATCGAGCCGATGCCCGTCGTCACGGCCGTATTGCCGCCGAACGCCGACGCACCGCTCATCGCGGTCTCAGACTTGATGCCGGCGTTCGAGAGGCCGAAGAACGACAAAGCCTGACCCAGACCCGACGACGTGTCCACGGTCGGGCCGGCGACTTGCAGGTCCGTGCCGTTCGCCCAACCGGCCTGCGCCACGCTCGGCGAACCGTTGAAGTCGTAGATGCTGGGCATGCTGCTGCTGAAGCCCGTGTTCTGGCCAGGGGCCTGCGCAAGGCTAGAAGCGGGCGGAGTGCCGCCGCCGAAGAGACCACGGAACAGGCCGCCGAAGAAACCGCCGCCCGTACTCGGGCCAGCGTTGCCCTGGGCACCGCCTACTCCAGCGCCCACGCCCGTGTTGACCTGCCCATTCGCCGGACGCGTACCAAACAGCCGTTGGAAAATGTTCGGCTGCTGCTGCGGCTGCATGCCCGACGCACCTTGCATGCCAGGGAAGCCGCCGGCAACTTGCTGGGCCTGCGCCTGCGGGCCGCCCGTGAACATGTTGATCAAGCCGCCAAGCTGGTTGTCGACCTGCGCCTTCAGCATTTGCTTCGAGGCGTTATGAACCAGTTCGCGCCAGTCGACGTCTTCACCCGACAGGGCATCGGTGATCGCGCTCGACAGATCATCCGCGAAACCAGCCTTAATTTCCTCCAGGCGCTCCTTCAGCGGCGTCAGGCCGTCAGCCCAACGCTGGAAGCCCGGCGGGTTTTCCAGGGTGTCCTTGATCTCGGCAGCCTTCTTGGCGAGGGTCGCCAGTTCCGGTCCAGCACGCTGCTCCAGACGCGACAGCGAGGTGTCAGTCAGGCCGCTGATGTCTTCCAGGAAGGACTTATAGTCGTCGCGCAACGACTTGCCGCGACCCTTCAGGCCTGCCGTCGCCACCATCTCCTGGATTTGGCCCTGAGCGTTGTAGAGGGCATCATCACGCTGCGTCTGCACGGCGATGTTCGCGGCCTTGCGGCGAGCCGCCAGTTCTTCCGGCGACATCTGGCTGATCGCGTCGTTGAGCGACTGACCATCACGCAGCTTGACGCCACGCGCGAAGGCGATATCTGCGGCCGAGCCAGTACGCTCGATGCGCTTTTGCTGAGCATCATTCAGGGCGTTGACGACTTCGAGTTGCGCAGCCAGGGCGTCCGTCTGCTGACGGGTCGCCTTCATGCGGTTGCGGTTCTCCTGCGTGTCGAGCTTGCTGATGTCGTAGCCTTGTTCGTAGAGACCGTTCAGCTTCTCCTTGAACTCAGCTTCGTCCTGCATGCCCTTCAGGCGCAGCTTCGTGATCTCGTTCGCCTGCGTGGCGGTGCGCTCGTCCTTAATGAACGGATTGACGGCATCCGTGATGTCGCGCGTCAGCTTGTCCTTCAGGCGCTGCAAGGAGGCCTGGACTTCCGGCGTGAACTGGCTCGCCACACCCTGCTCGACCAGCTTGGCGTTCGCGTCGCCCAGCTTAGACAGGCGCACCAGGATTTCCTGCATGCCGCCGATCGCGTCGGCCGCCGGGTCGACCTGCGACGTGATCGCCGCAAGCTGCTTGTTCAGATTCTCGTACTTCGCCGTCAGCGTTTCGCCTTCGACCTCGGTAATACCGTCCAGCGCCGCGCGGGGATTGATGGCTGCGCTCGTGCCGGCCGAACCGCCGACGGTGTCGGTCAGGTTCTTGTAGACCTGCGAAACCGTCTTACCCTGCGTGAATCCGTTCGCCTTAGCCGCCGCCGGGAAGAGCTTTTCAAAGCTGGCGTTCGGGGTCTTCTGGACAGCCTTGATCAGGTCGACCACTCCGCCCGAGCCCATGAAGTGCGAGGCGTAGATTTCGCCGCCCGTCGCATCGCGACCGAAAGCCTTCTTAATTTCCGCCGCATTAGCTTGGGCGTAACGGCCCGCAGCCAGCGAAGACGCCTGCGCATTGAAGGCGTCGCCGGGGTTAGCCTTGTACTCCGCAACCGACTTGGCCTTGGTCAGGCCGTATTGGCGCGCGGTGTCGTAGGTGAACTGGAACAGTCCACGCGCCGACGAAGTCTTGGCCGCCGCCGTGGGGTTGAAGCCCGACTCGCGGTAAGCGATCGCCTTCAAAACTTCTTCGCTAACGCCCGTGACGCGCGCAGCGTCCGTAATGGCGCCGGCGACGTTCTGGTTCTTAGGCGTAGGTGCCGTACCCTTAGCCGCCGTCGTCACGCCGTTCGCCGCTACCGTCGCGGCGGCAGCCGTCGTCGACGCCGCATCCGCAGACGTCTTAGCGGCTTCTGCCGTGGTCTTGCCGGCGTCGGCGAACTTCTGGAAGACGCTGTCCCACGAAGGTGCGCTCAGGTTGCCGAGGTTGGCGCGATTGCGCAGAGCTTCCAGTTCAGCAGCCGCCTCCTGGTCCTTGAAGGCCTGCTGACGCGCGGCCATCTGGCGCTCGATGTCAGCGTTTTCAGCCTGGACAGCAGCATCGGTCTGGGCCTGGGCGTTCCGGTTATCAGCCGCCGCCTTGGCCCCGGACATGATGTCGTTGTAGACGCCCTGCACATTGAATGCGTTGCGCGTGCCAGCCACGATATCGTTGGCGGTATTTTGGGCGTTGGTCTCCTTCTGCTTTTGCCAGTCGGAACCGATTTGCTTGGCGCCCGCGAAGTCGCCCTTGAACACTCGACCCGTGACCCGTGCGAAAGTAATCACATCGCCGATGATGCTCGCCAACGTCGTGCCGATGACCTTGCCCAGCGAATCCGCCAGCGAGAACAGAACCTTACCCAAAGTGATGAGGCTGGCTGCGATCCAGGCAAGCCACTCGCCCAGCGACTTGCCGCCTGCCTTTTCCTTGGAGACTCCGAACAATGCACCGATGCCGACCGCAGCATCGTTGAACCACTTACCGATGTCCTTGCCAGCGGCGCCCAGCGCACCGCTCGCGATATCACCCACCTGGACATCGTTGCCAGCGGCGGTCTTCACACCGGTGATCTTGTCACTGAAAACCGCCAGGGCAATGCCAGCGGCCACGGCGATGCCGGGCAGAGCATTGAGAATGCCGCGCAGACCCGTGAACGCCATAGTCGCGCCCTTGGCGGCAGCCGCCATCGCTCCAGCACCCTTAGTGGCCGTCTGGGTAGCTGCTGCGGCTGCGGCGTTGTTGCGCATGCCGAAGGCCACGGCATTACCGCTCAGGCCATTGGTGGTGTTGTTGTAGGTCTGGACGCGGCGACCAAACTGGCGCTGCGTGCGCTGCCCAGGATTCCCCATGAGCGTGCCGCTCTGGGCCGTGAACTTCTCGTTGTCACGGGTGGGCAGCGAGCCATAGAAGGTCGCATCCTCGTGCGAGTAGCCCTGCTTGCGCAGGTTGTCGTAGGTCTGGGTCTTCGAGCCCTTCGAGGCGAACAGAGTCGGGCCGCCCATGGTCGAGCCCTGAGTAGCGGCAGCAGCCGTCGCGGCATTTGCGCCGGCCCCGGCGATCGCCGCTTCGGTCTTGGCGACTTCGGCGACGTTATTCTTGACCGGGATCAGGCTACCTGCAAAGCCGTTGGCCTTCTTGGTCCAATCCATGAAGGTCGCACCGATCTTCAGAGCGGCGAGGCCCTTGATCGCGGCAACGACGCTATCCAGGTTCTCGACCAGGAACTCCAGACCCTTACCCAGCAGGCGCACCATGCTGGCGAGGTTCTTGCCCAGGGTATCGGCGAGACGCTGCGCGGCCGGCGTCAGTGACGTCTGGCCATCCTTCGTGACGATGATCTTGTCGGTAAGGCGGCCAAACTCGCGGCCCAGCGAAGCCATGAAGCCGGCTTCACCCACGCTCTTCTTGAAGATCGTGAAGGCCGAGGTCAGCTTATTCAGCGCAACGTCAGGACGTCGTTGAGCAACCTTCAATAGATCGCCAAACTCTTCTTGCAGAGCCTCAGCATATGCCGGCACAAACTTGGTCGACATAATCTGACCAAGAGACATGCGCTTGAAGAACTCAGCAACAGAGACAACTCGACCTTCGAGCTTGCTCAGCGCGCGAGCACCAATAACAGCATTACCAGGAATTTGCTCGCCGATCTGGCGGTTGAACTCTTCGGCGCTGACCTTCCCCTTTTGAATCATCTGAGTCAACCCGTAGAACGCGAGTTCAGTTTGCTCAGAATTAGCGCCAACGACTTGAAGAGTACCTGCAACGGACTTGAAAATCTTTTCCGAGTCCGTGATGCCAATGCCCGAAGCCTTAGCCGACAGAGTGAAGCGGCCGTAGGCTTCTGCCGTCTTCTCGATATTCAGGCCGAGTTCCAGCGACGTGCCGACGAAGCGATCCATCGCTTCGTGGGCGCCCTTAAAGGTGCCGGTCGAGAACAGCAGCGCCTTCTGGAGCTTAGCCAGGGCGATGTTGGTGTCGTAGGTGCTCTTCAGGAACTGACCGAAGGTGAAGGCCGAGAAGAAGGCGCTGAACGCCGTGCCGGCCTGATAGGACAGCTTGAAGCGCTCGCCCAGATCGCCCAGGCGACCGATCAAACCACCCAAGCCCTTACTGGCTCGGCCGGCATGACCCGGCGTCTTGGCGATTTCCTTGTGGAGCGACTCTGCGTTCTTCGTTGCAGCCTGGAAGCCCGGAGAAACGGCGCGGACCTTCGACGGCATCGAATTCAGCGCGGTCGACGCCCGGCCGGCGGCCTCGGCGATCTTGTTCAGGTCACCCGCCAGCTTGCCGGCGTTGCCCAGACCCTTCGCGGAGCCCAGCACCTCGAACAGGCTCTTGATCGACTGCACGCGCGCCGGCGTGATCGCACGCACCTTGGCGATGGAGTCCATAGCCTCGGCGAACTGCTTGATGCTGCTGGTCGCGTTACCCGAGAAGCGCAGTTGGCTGGCGCGGGCGGCGATCTCGATAAACTTGACCCACGACTGCATCTTGGCGGGCGTGATCGCGCGGGCCTTGGACGCCGCGTCCAGGGCCTGGGAGAACTTGAGGATGCTGTTGGTGGCTTGGCCGTCGAAGCGCAGCTTCGAGACCTGAGCGCCGACTTCGATGAACTTGCGATAGCTGTTCAGCTTCGACTGTTCGATCTCGCGGACGCGCGCGACTTGGTTCAGCGCCTTGGCGAACTCACCGATCGCCGAGACGCCCGAACCGTCCATCTTGATCTTGGAGAGGAGGCCCGCGACCTTCGCGAACTTCTCCATGGAGCCCAAGGAGCCATTGATGGCCTTGGACACGCCGGCCATGCCGGTCTCGAAATTCTTCGCGGTCTTGAGGGCCGCGACACCCGCCGAGTCAAGCGAACGGGCCAGCGCCGCCAAGTCGGCCTGCGCTTGCCCTGAGTCTACCTTAAGCTTGAGCGGTTGGGTGTCCATCTATCCCTCAGCGCCGCGAAGGATTCGGTCGCGGCGCGCCATTATTCTGAGCCTTCTTTTGTTCTTCCTCGTCCTGCTTCTTCTTCACGTACTCCATGAACTTGTCATCGAGCCGTTCGATGTAGTAGAGGAAGTCTAGTCGCTTCCCGATATCGTAGCCGTGTAGTTGGCAGTAGCCGGCGATTTCGGAGAAGGGAATTCGGAGTGGTCCGGCCATGCCGATGGGGCGCGCGTTCGACAGGCGCCAGAAGCCGGCATATGCCCACTGGAGGTCTTGATAGACCTCGATCGGGGGCGGTGGTGGCGGAAGGGGCGGAAGCCCCTTCGCCACACGAGCCGTATTCTTGAACTCCCAATTTGCATCGGGAGGATTTTCTAGGGCCTGATCGAGCGCGCTGATCAGTTTCCCAGGCCGTCTTCCTTGGCCTCGTCGCGGTAGTTCTGGCCTTCCAGGCTGTACTGCACGATGAAGCTGGCGAGCTTCGGCAGAGCCTTCAGGATGGCGTAGGCCTCGTCGGCGGAGTAGGGGACGATCTCGCCGGCGGCGTTCTTGACGTTCTTCCAGTCGGCGATGACGGCGCCGGCCAGAACCTTCAGGCCGATCTCTTCGTTCTTGTCGTCCGGAATCTTCGAGCCGACGCGCAGCAGTTGCGCGTAGGGCTTGGTCAGATTGTCGCGCAGGTCGGAAACGGCCTTGGCGCCGAACGCACGAATCTTGAAGCTGGTGCCGGAACCGAGTTCGACCCAGCGGCCGGCTTCTTCGGATTCCTTGTTGGACGAGAACAGTTCAAACAGGTCGAGAGCTTCGCTCATTTTCGGGTTACCTTGTCAGGGGAAGGGTGGGCGTCCCGGCCCCGACTCCGGGACGCCCTGCTCAGCGCTGAGACTCCGTAAGCCCGAGGGCTAAACTGGCGTCTGTCGGGGAAAAGAAGGAGGAGCAGTCACGTTTCGGGGAAAACGTGACTCTCCAATTAGGCGGTGACGGCGGAGATGGCCGAGAAGCGGTCGATCTGGAGTTCGCACTTCGTGATCGGGTCGCGCTTGGCGCCGTATTCCATGTTCTCCATCACGTCCTGGTTGCCGCCCGGAGGGTTGACCGTGTCCGTGGTGAAGTTGACGGCGGGGACCGTGAACTCGTAGTGGTTGCTCAGGACGTCCTCGATCGAGAATTCCACCGAAACGGTGTCGTGCTCGATGAACTTGTCCCACAGGCTGCCGTCGGCGAAGTAGGCGACGAGGTTGCCGGTCACTTCCAGGCGGCCCGCGCCGATGCCGGCGGGGAACTTGTAGCTGACGGCGTTCTGGTCACGCAGGTTGTTGTTGCCCGAGATCGTGATCGACTGGATCGCGGTCGACAGTTCTTCACCGTTGATCTTGATCGCGCCGACGTTGGTCGTTGCGTTCGCGACCGGCGTCGCCGTCGAGTCCAGGACCGTGTACGGCGCCGCGCCCAGCTTGGTCACGCCTTGACGCTTGGTCTGGCGGCCGTTGAAGCCGAACGAGCCGGTCAGGATCGCGTTCGAGGCGATGTTGTAGGTGAACGTGCCGACGCGCAGGCCATCGGTGATCCAGTATTGGCTGACGTCGCCGAAGCCGGTTTCGATCGTGAACGACTGCGGGATGATGTCGGCGGTTTCCGACGGGTTGCGCAGCATCGAGCCCTTGATCGTCACGGGCAGGCCTGCGCCGTTGGCGAAGGTCGCCGGCGCCGGCGAAACGGTGATCTTGTCGTCCGAGACCGATTCGATCTTGAACACGCCGTGCAGCGAGGCCGAGCCGCCCGAGAACTGAGCGACCGTGATCACGTTGCCCGTGTCGGTCGTTTCCAGGATCGAGCCGTTGGTGCGGCGCAGGTTCTTCAGCGTCACGACGCCGCCAGCAGCGGTGGCCGAAACGAGGAGCGAACCATCGCGATTGAAGCCGTTCAGCGCCGCAGCGAAATTCTCGGCGGTCGCGTCAGCGCCCGAGCCCAGGTCGACAGATTCGGTACCGGGAGGCACGGTGCCGCCGAATTGGAAGACCAGGGTCTTGTCGCCATCCGACACGGTGACCTTCGAGCCCACCGCCGGCTGATCCGAGAACGTGACGGTGCCGGTTTCGATGCCCAGGCCGTCGACGAAAATCTTCTGACCCGCGCTCAGTTGGCCCGCCGCGATCGCGGCAGCGAACGCATTCGAACCGTTCGAGTCGAAGGCAGCCTCGCCGCCGGTACCGGCACGGATCGTGTCGTTCTTCAGGACGATGACGTCGTTGGCGTCGATCATCGACGTGTAGAACGAGCCCAACTCGGCCACGGCGGTCGAATCGGTCACGACGATCTCGGTGCGGTTGGCGCCCGCGTTCCAGGTGATCGTGCTGATCTGCCAGTAGTTGTTGTTGGCGGTCTCCAGGAAGCCCAGCGTCTTCACGCGGCGACCGGGGAAGAAGTAGTCGGTGACGTCCTGGCCCTTGATGTACAGGGTCGTCGAGTTCGCCCATTCCAGGCTGGTGCCCTTGACGGAGTCAAAGGTCATCGGGCGCGTCCACGCGCCGAACACGAAGGATTCCAGGAAGTCGTCGTGCGAGCCGGCCGAGAATTCGACGTTGAAGTCACCGGCCGAGCGCGCGCCCGTCTCGATGTAGTCGGCCGTCATGCGGTCTTCACGGATTTCTTCCGAGACCGCCGTTTCCTTGTTGGCGTTGATCGTCGAACCGGTGTAGCGCAGCGCGCGCGACACACCATCGACCGGCGTGGTGCCCCAGGCGTTCGGGTCTTCCTTGATGTAGCGAAGACCCGCGCGGTTGGAGTCGGCGAAGATTTGGACCATTTCTGCCCACCAAAAGTTGCAAAACAGGGGGTTGGCTGGCGACCGCCCCGGTCTGCGCGCCGATGTGGTGGACCCTACTCGAAAAGCCTGAGAGTGTCAAGAATCCTGGCAGATAGCAGCCAGTCAAGCTGACGTCAAGCGTTATTCCCGGAAGTCCCCAGCGTCGGGATCGCGGTGGTAGTAGTAGAAGGTGCCGTCGACGATCGTCACGAACTGGCCGTTCACCGGACCACTCATCGGGGTCTTGACGTTGGCGACCTGGGTGTTGACGTAGCCGTAGGGGTCCACCATCCATTGCTTGCGGTTAAACCGCGCGCGCAGAATATCGGCCGCCGCAGTCCCGCTTCCGCTGCCCACGTTTTCGGGTGAGTAGACGGTGAACTGGAAGATGCCCACGGTCATTTCAAGGGACGTATTCGGGCCAAGCTCGCACTGCTTGGAACCGCCGGTGCGGAACCAGAACTCGGCGTGAACCGCACGCTTGTCCTTGACGGTCTCTTCGTTCATCAACTGAATCTTGCCGGCGAGGCCTGCTTCCGTGGCCGCCGCCAGCGCCTTCGTGTCCAGGACACGACGGAGGGCGTTAAAGATCGACACGGTCAGGTCTCCTCAGAGAGCCACCAGAACGGCAGCCAGGGCAAGATGTGGAAGGCGGCGAACCAGATCACAGGACACCTGCCATAGCTTCGGCGATCGCCAGACGGACAATCCCCTTTGAACTGTCGACGCGTGACCGCTGGGGCGTGGGCAGCAGCCCGTACTCCAGGGCGACGGCGCTGTCCGACGTGTTGGTCAGGTAGATGTCGACCGGCTTCTTGGCGCGCAGGGCGCCGGCCAGCGAACGACGTGGGCGCGCCTCGTTGGCCTTACGACGCGGTTCAGACCCGATCGGCATCGAATTCGTCGGGCCGGGATCAATGCCGGCTCCGCGCGGCTCTTCGTGACTCATGTCCGGCGCGCGGGTCGACCACCGCCAATTGAGGATCGTGTCGCCTTCCCAGACCGGCGTATTCTCTAGAATCTTCTCGTTCAGCTTGATCAGCAGCGCGTTCTCGCGGCGCTCGAAGCTATCCTGGGCCTGTTCGAAGAAACGCTCGAACGCGTGAGAGAATGGGTTGTCGACTTGAACAGCGAGCTTGCTCCCGCTGCGCTTGTACGCCACGTTAGGCCGCACGCATCTGGAGAATGGTCACGACCGAAGCGGGGTCCGTCTTCTTGTCGATCACTTCCCAGAGCACGCCTTCATCGTCGATGATGGTGTCCTGCGTCTTGGCCTTCACCGGCAGGTCCATGCTGGGGAAGAGCACCTTGACGTCGTTCGTCTCGATCGCTGGGTCCTTGTCCCGTTCACGCGTGGTGAAGCTGGTGAACACGACCATAGGCAGCGTGTAGTTGGTCGACGGCCGCGTGAAAGTCCCCGCATCCAGATCACGCACCGGCGCGCCGGACACGCTCTGATACGTGACCTTCTTGGGGATGTCGTCGAGCGCCTCGAACGCCTTCTTGACCCCCTTACGGAGCGTGTTCTTCAGGCCCATGGATTACGACCGGACGATCTTCTTGAAGGCCGGGCGATTGCCCGAGTTAGAGGAGCCCAGGCCCTCCAGCATCGCCACGATCGTCGGCGGGATGTAGGAGCGGCGATAGGTGGTGTCGAACTTGATGTCGATCACGTCGACCTTCAGTTCCTTGAACTGGTCTTCGTCGCGCGGCGCGGTCCAGTCATCCGACATCAGATACAGGGCGAACTCGGCGGTCGCTTCCTGAAGGATGCCGGGGATGACATCGTCAGCGATGATGAAGCCGTCCTCGTCGTAGACGCCGGCACGTGGCCACTTCAGACCGGAGTCCCCATCGACGCGCGTGCCGTTCCACTTGAAGCGGACATCCAGCGTCTTGGACGCGCGCGCCAAGATGCGCTGCTTGTCCTCTTCCTCCAGAGCGAGCCACTCCGAGGAACGCTGGATGTTCATCTCCGAATAGTCGTCGGCGAACTCCACCGTGCAGTAGGAGTTGGCGTCGGGATCACCCTCACCCGTCTCGACCACAAATTGAAACGCCATCGACCGTTCTACCCTATGACTGAGTCACGTTTCCTCCGAAACGTGACTCCTTAATTCCCAGAATGGATGAAACGGTTGACACCGTCAAGATTCCGTGCATCGCCACCGGCCGCAGCCTTGGCGCGCTTGTACTTCGCGATGCCCTTGACCCAGGCCTTCGCCTCGGCCGAGCGAACGACGTCTTCCTCGGTGAACTCGATCGTGTCGACGATTCCGTTTTCCTCGGCGATGTCGGTGATGATCTCCAGCCCGGAGTTCGGGATGTCGATCTGGCCGGGATCGCCGCAGATCACGACTTGCGAACCCTGACCGGTACGGGTCACGAACAGTTCCAGGTCGTCGAACGACGCGTTCTGAGCCTCGTCGAGGATCACGAAGGCGTTGTCGAAGGTGCGCCCGCGCATGAACTCGAAGGGCACGATCTCGAACTCGCCGGCGGCCTTCCAGGTGTCCATGACCTTGGCCGACACCTCGGCACGCAGGCCTTCGACAACCGGAGTCATCCAGGGCTTCATCTTGGCGTCGATGTTGCCCGGCAGAAAGCCCAGGGCGTGCTCGCGCTTGGAGACGTTCACGCGAGTGATGATGATCTTGTCGACATGGCCCGCCATCTTGCGCTGCGCCGCGATGCGGGCGGCGATATAGGTCTTGCCGGTGCCGGCGGGGCCGAGCGCGATGCAGCTATTGGCGTCGCGGAGAATTTCGATGTACTCGCGCTGGTTCTCAGTCTTGGGCACCAGCGGCGGAGCGCGATGCTCCGCCTGCTTTGACGCTCGTTCGGCGCGGCGTTCAGCGCGCGCCTGCGCCTTAGACTTGGTGGGAGGACGCTCGAACGTGGAATCGTCGAACGAGTGAGACTCAAAAGCTTCGGACAAACGTCGCTCCCTTGCGGCGTAAGGAACTAGATGGCCGCAAGACCCTCCATGACGGAAGCCTTACGGAATTTTTGGAGATCGACCCCGATCGCTCGGTGGAGATCGCCCAGGCGGCGCTTACCCTCTTCCGTCACATCGTCCTGAATGAGTGAGAAAAACTCGGAACTCAGTCGGATCAGATTCGTTTGGTAGTCGTCGGCGGTGTGCGCCGTTTCTTGTTCTTGGTCGTCCTGAAATTCCAGAACGGCAGCGGCGCTAATCATGTGTCCCCTCCGAGGGCGCGTTGGTATAGCGTTTAAGCTACCCTTGCCCTGGTGAAGCCACAAGCTACTTCCTATTGTGAAGCTGCTGCGGCAAACGACCGCAGGTAGTTTAGCTTCCCGTGAACTTCTGAACCAAGATCGTGATGATCGTCGCCAGCAGGGCGCCGCCGGCGCAGGTCAGCGGCGCGATGATCATCTCCATGCGGGTAAGGCGCTTTTCGAGCGCAAGCTTGTCGTCGGCCGCAGTCTTCTCGACGCGGGCAATGTCGGCCGTGGCCTGGGACTTGATCAGGCCGATTTCCTGATGATGGACCGCCGTGGCGCGGGCCAGATCGTCCGCTGCGTCCTTTTCGACGCGCGCAATCTCGTCTTGCGTCTCGCGCAGGTCTTCTTCCAGGCTCGCCAGCTTCTTGGGCTGATCCTGGGCCTCGATACGAATGAGGCGTTCACGAACATCGCGCATTTCGAGCGCGAGTTCCTTCATAGCTTCCGTGACACCCTTGAGTTGGGTGCCCACCTCTTCCCAAAGACGCATCTCGATCTCCCGCACGCGATCGGCCTGCGCTGCTCCATTCGGTTGGTTAGCCATGATCGGTCTCGACATCCAGGTTGGGTGTATGAGCCTCCGTCGACGGACGGCGCAGTGCTGCCCGAAGTTCGTTAAGCAGCGCGTAGAAACGCTGCTGTCCCTGGTTTTCAGCTTGGGCCTCGGGGGTCACCGTTTGGCCCTTGTCGTTATCCGACACAGCCTTCGTCCCCGACGGTAGCTACGCGTTGTTGATGCAGCGCACGGTAGTAGAATCGACCTGGAGAGTCAAGATTCCTGGCACTTGTCTGTCAACTATAAATACCTTGACTCAGGATAAGCCCGAATCACAAAGCCCCCGCGCGGACCGGGACCACGCGGGGGCTCTGCTTGACGATCAGGAGGCCCAGGCCCGCCTTATCGCCTGAGCGATCCCGGTGCGGGCTTGGAATTCACTTGAGAGGATATAGGCTGCCTAAAAATGCCTGTCAACTCTCAATGTCTGGCAGCGTACCCCGGACTCGAACCGGGCCTCTCCGCCTTCGGAGGGCGGCGCCTGACGATAATCCTGCTCGGCCTGTACGCTGAGGTTGGCAGCGATGGAGGGACTCGAACCCCCGACCCTTCCCTTCGTAGGGGAACGCTCTAAATCCACTGAGCTACATCGCTATGTTGGCGCCCTGGGCTGGATTCGAACCAGCCTTTTCAACTCCAGCTACGGCTCGCGCATTCGTAGTGCGCGCCGGGTTACCAGGGCATTTCGCCGCAGCCGAAGCTGCGACATATTGGCTCTCACGGAGGGCTTCGAACCCCCAAGTCTCTTGCGAGACGCCGGATTAACAGTCCGGTGCGTTTACCAGTTCCGCCACATGAGATCAAGAACAAGTTGGCTCTCGGCCAAGGAATCGAACCCCAACCCTCTGGACCAAAACCAGATGTCCTACCATTAGACCACCCGAGAACAACTTGGATGGGGGAATAGGACTCGAACCTATATCTGTAGAACCAGACTCTACCGTCCTACCATTAGACGATCCCCCAAGAAACTTGGTCGCGAACCTGTGAATCGAACACAGTCAATCGAGGTATGTGACACCCCTGCCGTCCCATCTGGCCCGTTCGCGTTAGGCGGCGCGCATCTCCGCGCCGGCCTTTGTTTGGTAGGGACAGTTGGTCTCGAACCAACGGCCTCACGCTTATCAAGCGCGCGCTCTAACCCCTGAGCTATGCCCCATCAGAAACTGGACCTAGCGGCCGGGATCGAACCGGCGACCGGCGGATTATCGATCCGCTGCTCTACCAACTGAGCTACACTAGGATGGTAGCAGGTGAGGGAATTGAACCCCCGACATCCGCCATGTCATAGCGGCGTTCTACCTCTGAACTAACCTGCCACTGAAAATGGCCCCCACGAGAGTGCTCGCACCTCCGTCTCCAGGATTTCACTCTGGCGCTACTCTGTCTCAGCTACATGGGGATGGAGGGCAGGGAGGGAATTCGCACCCTCACAGCTTTCGCGGCCGATTTACAGTCGGTTGGGCTCACTCGTGCCCGATGCCTACCCAGAAGGCGGTTACCCGCCGTTGTTCATGACGATCTCCTCGGATCGGAAAGTGGAAAAAGAAAAGGCCCGCCAGGGGTTCCTGGCGGGCCTTCGCTCGATCTGTTTGATGGTGCCTGAGGGCTTAACCCTCGCTGCCTCCATCGCCCACGTGCGAACGGCCCGCCAAGTTAAACTGGCGAACTCGAATTTGGCGCACGTTGTTGCGATAGGTCATCATGGGATTGTGTGTCTCACACTTGCCGAAACGTGTCAACTATTCCGGCAAACTTTTTTCAGATGTGGCAGTCGACCACCCAGATCATGTGGTGATCCGGCACGGCAGCGAGGGCCTTGGCGAACTCGCGATTCCATTCGCCCGAGTCCTTTTCCTTGGACGAAATGCCAAACCAGCCCATCTCGCCCGAGGCGCGCCAGACACCATCGGTACCCAGGTAGGCGTAAGCGGTCAGCGGCGGGATGGCCTCCGCCCAGGCCCAGGGATCGCCGATGTCACGATCGAAGCCGGCGCCGTTGAAGTAGTCGTAGAAGGGGTCGAGGAGCTTGCCGAGTTCCTCGAAGCGCGGACTTTCGGCGTTCGCCTTTTCCCAGACGTTGCCGTCCTTCCAGGTGCCGGCGTCGATCGCGGCGAACTTCGGCCGCATGACCTTGTTGAAAAGGTCAGCGTATTCGATGCAGAGCGCCTTGACTTCTTCGCGGGACACGTCGCCCATCTTGGCGTACGCCTCCTCCACCAAACCCAGGTGCTTCTCGACGTTCAGCCTGCGCATGCGCTCGAAGTCGATCTCGCCCTTGAGCAGGCCGTCGCTGCCGCCCTGGTGGTAGGTGTCGTTATTGAAGGTGCCCGGCCGACCTTGGTAACCGAAGACGCCCTTGGACAGAAGACGCCCGCGATACCGACCGCCGATCTCCCACCAATCCCACTTGGCGTTCGGGTTGGTGCGACGCACCGTCTTCACGACCTCACCCTTGGCGTCGACGATCGTGTAACCATGCTTGTGCTGATCGTCGTAGTCAGGCAGCCCGCCTTGAACGATGACCTTGCGATCCGTTTCGTCGGCGATGTAGTCGCGGAGCGAGGAGAACTCCTTGACGGGAACTTCGACATCTTCCCAGCCCGTCGGCACGAAGTGAACCTTCGAGCGATATCCACGCCCGTCATTCCAGTCCTGGTCGTGGATGAACAGGCCTGGGATGCGGGCGAATTTCTCGGTACCGGCCTGCTTGAGTTCATCAGCCGTGAGATCGCGGAAGTAGATGTTGTCGTACGGATCGTGCAGGGCTCCGTCCGGCGAACGGTAACGGCGACGTTTCGCGGTCTCGTACGACGCGCGCTTCTCGTCGGTGTCATCGACCTCGACAACATATTGATCGCTGATGCCGGTACACTCGAACTCGTGGAAGGGCTGAAGCACCTCTTTGAGTTGATCTTTCGAGTTGGTGGTCGTCACGACCACGAGGGCGAAGTGGGACATGTGGACTCCAGGCAGAGAGTTAAATTAACCAGAGCGTGCTTTCAGCATGCTCTTGAACTTGGACATGTAGCGCGAACGCTTCAGCTTCGACAAGTGGTCAATATGCCTAACGCCGTCCAGGTGGTCGATTTCATGCTGACAGCAGATCGCCGCGTAGCCGCCGGCGTCGTAGGTCTTCTCCTCGCCGTCGATCGCGGTATAGCGGACCGTTACGGACGCGGCGCGTTCCAGGGTGAATCCGATGCCGGGCATCGACAGGCAACCCTCAAGCATCTCGATCGTCTCGCCCGAGCGCAAGATGATCTCGGGGTTGATGAAGATCATGGTCGGGCCGTTGATCTGGGCGAGGTCCATCACGAACATGCGGACCGGCTCGCCCACCTGGACTGCGGCGAGCCCGGCGCCGTTGATGGCCCGGCAGGTCTCCAGCATGTCGCCGGCGAGATCGAGGATCGCTTGCGGTACTTCACCGTCGATCAGTTCGATCGGGACGGAAGGTTTGCTCAGGAGAGGATCGGTGATGGGGATGATTTGGCGGTAAGCCATTAGGCGTGCTGCTCCTGGAGGCGCGCGACGTACTCCGGCGGCGTCATAACCTCGACGTCCATCTCGATGATGAAGAAACGCATGAGGGCGTTGTCTACGGTCTGCTGGGCGCGGGCCTTCCAGGCGTCCTTGGCCGCCTTCGCATCCTCGTAGTCGCCCGTCCACTCAACGGTCGCCTGATCGCGAAAGAGCGCGACGCACTCGTTGACCGTCTTGGGCTGAGGAGCCTGGAGGTCTTTGACCTCGCCGCCCAGCACGCGCCATACCTTCATCGTTAAATCTCCACCACCAGATGCGGATCGAAGTTCTTGTTGAGTTCGTGGCCCTTATAGCCGCGTGGGTTGCAGACGATGCGCGTCCCGCAGATGCGGTAGTCCAGGCTGTCGTGAATGTGCCCGTGAACCCACAGCGTGGGCTCGTAGTTGCAGATCAGGTTCTCCAGGCGCGCGGCATAGGCCGGCGACAGCGCATCGCCACGATAACGCGGAGGGATTGACTGCTCCGACGGGGCGTGGTGGGTGATGACGATCGTCTTGCCGTCGAACGGCTGGCGCAGTTGCTCGCTCAGCCAATAACGAGATTCCAGATGCAGGCTGCGCGTGTCGTCGGCCGTCAGCATCTTGCTGTGATCGAGCCTGATCTGCTTGTAGTCGTTCATCTCGCGCTGGGCGGCGACCTGGGAAAGATGCTCGGTCCCGTGCAGCCCAAAGTCGGTCCACATAGTGGCGCCCAGGATACGGACCTTCTCGCCGGCGATCTCGCCCTGGATGATGCGGTTCTGCATGACGGCGACATTGGAGTCCTCCGCCTTGGCGTGCAGCTTCTCCATGTGGCGATGATAGCGCCGCTTGCCGTAGAATTCGTGGTTGCCCGGCACGTAGAAGACGGGAGCCCGAATCGTCTTGGCCCACATGACGCCGACGACGCCGGTGGCGATGTCGCCGGCCAGGATCACCGCGTCGCATTCGGGCGGCTCCCAATTGCGATCCATGGCTCCAAATTCGAGGTGCAGATCGCTCAAGACCAGGATGCGCATGGAAGCTCCGGGAGGCGGTGGGGTAGGCGGTTCAGTTGCCGCGCCCTCGGTAGCCGGCAAGACCCCGGCGTCCCTTTTCTTGATCCAGCGAACGGATGAAATTCTCCGCTGGCCCACCTATGATTGGAACGGGTGGAGGGACTCGAACCCCCGCCTCCGGGTTAACGACCCGGCACTCCATGATGGGAAGCGCTCCCCACCTAAGGCCCGGTGCAGCGCTACACCGAGACAACCCTAGAGCTTCACCCGTATAAGGCCGGCGAACCGGCGAACTCGTGGTGGTTTTCAGATGCGCGTACGCATCGGGTGATCCACCAACCCCGTCGGGCACCTTTTTGTGAGATGGGCCAGACGAAACTGCTCGAAGCCGCATCCCCAGGAGGGCGGGACGATGCTGTGGGAGCCCGGTGCATGCCGGGAGCTTCGCATCGCTCGAACGCCGTCAGGGGGTCTATTGGCTGACAGGATTACTGGCATGTGGCGCCAGCCCTGTCAACACTGTTAATAGGCCGGCAGGCCTTCCAGCATGTGGCGGATCATCGCCTGGGCCTGCTCGGCGCTGAACAGGTTGGTGCCGACCGGCTCATGACGCATGGGCGGCTTGCCCTGGCTCGCCATGAACTCGACATTGTACTCGGGCTGGAAGCTGATCCCGGCGTCGGGTTGGAAGTTGGCCGGCAGCTTCCAGCCTAGAAAGCGGTCGGTCATGTGCTTGATTTGGTCGTCGGTCATGTAAGTCTCCTCGTTATTGCGGAACCATGATCAGGTCATCCTTGCTGATCGCGGCGACGCTATAGCCCCGCTGCTCCAGCCAATCGCGCGCCTCGTAGCGCGAGGCCCCCGGTAGCACGACATCGTTTTGCTCGATGACGATCATCGGCCGGCAACGCTCAATCGTTACCCAACCGCCAATCAGTACCTTCTTCTCGAATCCTTCGACGTCGATCTTGACGTAGTCGATATCCTGGAGATTGAAGCTGTCGAGGGTGAAGCACGGGGCGTAGTGCTGCTTCCGGCCATGCGGATTGTGCGTACCTCCAGACATCTTGATCGTACCGGGCTCATCGCCCAGCGCACAGAGGAAGTGCGTCATGCGCCCGAGATCGACGTTGAACGGCAGGTACTCGCGCCGGCGCGGATCGAAGCCATAAACGTGCGTGAACCGAGTCTGCAAGTAACGGCTGTATTCGCCGTCACGGCAGCCAATGTCGATGGCGTTGCGGACGCCGGAGATGAACGGCGCGGACTTCTCGAAGGTGCGCTTGCAAGCGTGTTCAGGATGCTCGCCAATCCCATCCTGGGAGTAGAAGAAATCGCGAGCTACCCATGCCGGGTTGAACGGGTTCTCAGGAAAGGCGGTCGGCGCGATCGGGTAAGTCATGGGCGCAGTTTAGCGTCGCCAGAATTTCTGTCCATTCTGGTCTTGCATGTTCCGGTTATGTTCGCTACACAAGCTGAGCCGGACGACGTTGTCTGGTTCCATCAAACCAAGGAATACCATATGTCTGCTACCTTGATCTCAATTCCGCAGGCCGCGACCAATTACGCCGTGGCCCCGGTGATCAACCGCAACGACGAGCGTCAGGTGGATATCCGCCTGGAGCATAACAGCGACGTCACGCTGTACGGCTGGCTCGCGCCGGGCGAATCGCCCGGTGACGAGATTGTCGTCCGTCTACTGCCGCTGCCGTCTCAGTTCGAATCTGGCACGAACACCGCCAATCGAGCCACGTTCAAGTTGCGAGCGCTTTCAGAAACGCTCAATCTGGCGGAGACGGCGCCGGGCAAGCCGTTCCAATGGAACGCGCAGCAGTACCAGGAATTGACTTTCCTACCATTCAATCCGCTCGGAGTGGTGGGCGCGCATGTGCCTACGCCGCCCACGATGGTGATCCTGCGCTGGACCGGTACTCAATGGCTGGTCATCGCCGCTACTGACGGCGTGACGGCCTAACAAAAGAACGCCCCGGTCTCGCAACCGGGGCGTTTCCCTTACACGTCGGTGGCGCGGCGGTGTGACTTGAAGTCCCGCTCGCGCTTCTGGACCGTTTCGGCCGGTAGGGTCGTGCCGGTCTTGGCGACCACCCACCCGTCTTCCCATTCGCCGTCGACCTTGATCTTGACGACCTTCGTCGGCTTAGCGAACTTCGACTCGATCCAGGCGACTTGGACCGCGCCATTGCGTTCCAGTCGGCATTGCGTCATCGTCGTCATGTTGCGGCTCCCTTGCTCGCGGTTGAATATGGCGGAGAACAGAGGGCACCATCCCCAGACCCGTGAAGGTCCGACTCGATTAGCAATCGGTCTCGGCCGCCGGCCGATTTGTTCTCCAATTACACGGGCTCCAGGGCGATCCTCCCTGAATTTGCTCACGACAGGCGAGAGAGGTCGTGACCCTCATTTGGCGGATGTAGAGAGATTCGAACTCCCGCGACCTTGCGGTCGACCCGTTTTCAAGACGGGCGCTTTCAGCCTCTCAGCCATACATCCTTGTTGGCGGAGAACGGAGGACACCATCCCCAGACCCGTGAAGGTCCGACGCGATTTCCAATCGGTCCCGGCGCGGCTGTCCGGTTCGCTCTCCATGTTGGCGGATGGCGGAGGGCATGATCCCCAAACCCGTGAAGGTCCGCTCGGCTTTCGAAACCGCCCCGGCGCGCCTGACCGGTTCACCATCCGTGGTGGAGTATGTGGGACTCGAACCCACCTCAGCTTCCTTGCAAAGGATGCCTGCGGACCCTGCGCATACCCCGTTGTTGGTGGAGATGGAGGGATTCGAACCCCCGACCCGCTGCTTGCAAAACAGCCGCTCTACCCCTGAGCTACATCCCCGTATTGGTACTGGTGCCTGGGATTGAACCAGAGCCTCCGCATCCACAATGCGGCGTCTTAACCACTCGACTACACCAGATCAGAACTTGGTCGCAGCGAGAGGATTCGAACCTCCCCGCCCTTTCGGACACCACCCTCTCAAGATGGCGCGTCTACCAGACTCCGCCACGCTGCGTTAAACTTGGTGCCCAACCCCGGACTTGAACCGGGACGACCTTGCGGTCCGGATATTTTGAGTATCCTGCGTCTGCCATTCCGACCAGTTGGGCATTAATTTGGTCCCGGTGAGAGGATTCGAACCTCCCCGCCCTCTCGGACACGAGTATCTGAAACTCGCACGTCTACCAAACTTCGTCACACCGGGATAAATTGGAGGGTGAGGTGGGATTCGAACCCACGGTGGGACTTTCGTCCAAGTGATTAAGAGTCACTCCCCTTCGACCGCTCGGAGAACTCACCCATGTTTTGGAGGATCGTGGTGGAGTCGAACCACTTGCTCTCGACTTAAGAGGACGGTCCCGGCCACCCGGAATTAAGCTCACGATCCATTTTGTCTACATTTGATCTCCTCGGATCAAGAATTAAAACTGGTGCCGATGGAAGGACTCGAACCCTCCTGGCGTCACTACGAAAGACACTTCTTCCCTGAAGCATCGGCGAACTTGGTGCTGCCGGAAGGAATTGAACCTTCTACTGCCCCATACCAAGGGGCCGGCGTGAATCCACACGCGACAGCTTAAACTGGTCAGTGTAGCAGGATTTGAACCTGCGACCTCTTGCATCCCGAGCAAGCGCGCTACCAAACTGCGCCACACACTGATGGTCAGAGCCGCAGGAGTTGAACCCGCCTCGTCCGGTTCCCAAAACCGGTGCCTAGCCGCTCGGCCAGACTCTGACTGATTTGGTCTGCGTAGCAGGATTTGAACCTACGACCCCTCGGCTCCGGACCGAGCGCTCTAACCAGACTGAGCTACACGCAGATGATGGTTAACGAACCCCGAGTTGGAGGGGCCGCGTCTGCTGTGCTTTGGGGTGTAAGCGTGGAGAGCAGAAGCGGCGGTGATCCGGCCGCTTCTGAAGAGGACTACTGGAGTCCTAGAGCGACCGTGATAGCGACGGCTTGCTCGTCGCCGGCGTCAGAAGGGACGCATGGGCGAGCGAGGCCGCGCCGGTGGCGGGCTTCAAAGTGCTCGGCTTATGCGTCGAGAAGGTCATCTTCTGATCCAAGGCGAAAACGTGGGCGCTGTGGCCCGTTGAGGATTTGCTTCTCTCACAGTTCGAGACGGGTGTCAAGAATACTGTCAAAGAAAAATTCGTAGGGAGAGCCGGGTGGGGCTTTGTGTGGCCGAAACCACGACAGGCCGCTCCCCGGCGGCCCACGTCGATCTTCTAGCTACGCCGCGCGAACGGTGCAAGTAGAAAATTGAACCTGCGACTTGTGGGTGGTCACTCACCGGAGAGGTCGAGTGCGGTCGCCCCCTCACCAGCCCGTTTGTCCAGACGACTAGCAAGACGCCCGAAGACGTCGAGGGCCGTCTTCCCCCAGAACTGCCTTTAGCCCGCGCCGAAGCGCAGCCGCATTACGAACGACGTTATGTCGGCCGCCGAACATAGTCAAGAAGGGACGCAATCGTTTGGAGCTTGACCACTCCAAAACGGGGACGCGGTGGACGGGCACCGCGCTTGCGCCTGGGCGGGGGCTTCCAGGCGCGATCCGCACGCGATCGGGCGCGTGCTCGGGGTCACGCCATCGGGGCGGCGTGATCTCAAGAGCCGGCGCTAAAGCGCCGGCTCGTTGTGGGGAGTGATGGGGGCCAAGTGCCATCCTCCCTTCTTGGTGAGGACGGCTTCGTAGCCGCGACGCTTCAATTCAAAGCGGGCGGAGGCCGACGCGAGCGTCTTGCCCGCGATGACCTGAAGAAGTGCCGCGTTCGACAGCGACAGCATGCGCTTCGCGCGCTGGATATTGTGGGCCATGCTGGCTCCTCCTGGACGATCCAGAGAAGCAGGCAGGCTCTGACAGAGAGACCATTTGGGGTCCTCCTTCCTGGAAATCGTTCATCAGGAGAGAGGTTAGCCGGCGGGCATCTTGATCCTACTTGCGCCGCGTCTTACGCGACTTCTTGCGCTTTGCCTGAGCGAGCGCGATGGCGACAGCCTGATCGTGAGAGTGACCCTCGGCGATCAGCTTGGCGATGTTATGCGAAACGACTGCTTGGCTGGAGCCTTGTTGCAGGGGCATTTCAGCGAAACCTTGGCGGTGCGTACGGGAGTCGAACCCGTCTTCCCGGATCGACAGTCCGGTGTATTAACCGATATACGAACGCACCTGAGTGAGGATGGCTTGGAAGGGCCTACGGGGTTCGAACCCGCATCTGCCGGGTGAAAGCCGGCTATCCTTAGTCCAGTTTAGACGAAGGCCCCATAAGCAAGGGCCATCGACACGAAAGCCGCAATTAAGCGGCGGTCGTATCTCGGCCCAGGCGGGCCTCTCGTTCGTAAAGGGACATCAGGTACGTCATAATGATGCGCTTGTATCAGGCCGCGAGGGAGGCGTCAAGAAAATTGGCTACCTCCTGACAAATAAGTTGGCGATCGTACTGACGGGCCGCGTGGCGTAGCCTCTTGGCGGCGCGGCGCGAGTGATTGCGAGGGCAGTCAGCGGTGAGGTGATGGACTTCGTGGCCGGCGATCGTGCGGCCGATATCGGTGGGAGGCGAATAGGGGTGCATGCCTAGCTCCATAACGATGTAAATGCCGGGTGACGCTCCTAACGCCTTCTCCTGCTGGCCCGGCGCCAACGCCCTCTTCGCACGACTCCTGCGCGCCCTTGTGGGCATATGGCCTTCCCGTCCGAAGACAGGCGCGGGGAGCAGAGGCGGGAGCGCATGTACGTCATCCGCACGGCCAGGGCGGAGAGAGGAACAGAGGGGCTTCCCGGTTCACGAAAGAATGGTGACAGGATTTCTGGCAGCTTGCAAGAAAAGCTGGAGCGTCCGGTGGGGATCGAACCCACGACCACGGGGTGGAAGCCCATTGCTCTACCATTGAGCTACGGACGCGAATTGGAGCGTCTAGCGGGAATCGAACCCGCCTCTCTTCGTTGGCAACGAAGGGTAATCAGACCAATATACTATAGACGCGTATTAGAGGTGGCACGGGAAGAGGGATTCGAACCCCCGAAGGCTTGCGCCGCTGGTTTTGGAGACCAGCCCATTTGACCGCTCTGGAATTCCCGTATTCACTTTCGATGAAGACCTTATACACACTGCGAAGTGTGCGGTCAATATCTTTTTCTATTTATTTTCAAGGGCTTATTACTGTGCGACAAGCAATAAAGTTCCGCTCTCAGAAGTACGAATACTTGAGCCAAAGACGACACAAGGGTACCGTCGACACGATCAGGTTTGATGTGAGGGTGCGCGCCGAGCGCGGTAGAACTAGCTACGCCAGCTTTCGTCGTGATCAGCGATCACGTCTGCCGGCACGGCTTCTACAGCCCGGCGCCGACGACCTCGCCCGCGCGCGGGAGCCGGCGCGGCGATGGGTTCGATTTCGATTTCCGCATCCGCGTCGAACACCGGCGCGGGGGTCACTTCAGGCACAGCGACGCGCTCGAAGGGAGTCTTGGTCCAACCACGTTCCAGACGCAGGTACGCGGCGCGGTTCGGCGTGACGTCGAACGGCTCGTTATCCGGCGAATAGACTCGTTCAGTAGACATGATCGTGAAGGGTAGCCGAAGCAACCTACAGTGTCAAGAAAACCGGCGCGCCAAGAGTTGACAGACGGCGCCCCACTGGCTACGTCTTGATCGTCGACCAATCGGCGACATCAACGCAACAGACGAAGGAAAGGACGCGCCAACGGTGTGATTAACTCAGGCGAGGTTCTCGGCCGTACAGGGAGCCCAAATCGGAAGAAACGCCGCCCTAGGATCACGCATGGGGCGGCGTTTTTCGTTTAGAGATGCCAGCGCATCAGCATCGTCTTGTCGACGCCGGGCACCAGGGACAAACGCGGCGTGCCGGCGATCGGCACCAAGCCGCTACTCTGGTTGACGGAGCCTTCGCTGCTGCGCACGAACTGCAAATCCGAACCAACCACCCGCCAGCCTTGATCCGTCTGGATGCCGGTTGCCACCGCAAAGTCCGTGGCGGTGGCATTCCACAGTTGAGCACGATAGTGCCCTCGGGGCAGGACCAAGTTGAAGTTGAATGAGTTAACGCCTTGAGCGGGCGTGCTGAAAAGCTGATTCAAGAGACGATTGTCGTCCGCGTCGAAAATCCCCATACGAACCGCGCCTGCGCCGGCCGTACGCACGGCGAAAGCCATGGACGTCACCGTGATCTGATCCGATCGAACCTGAAACGGCTCGATCTGCACGGAATTTACGGGCAAGGTTCGGTCCGGTCCAAGGCCACTGATCTGGACACCGGGCACGCCCATGAAGCCGGCCGCCGGCGGCAGGTCAACCTTGATCGCATCATCCACAACCGCGACAGGGGCCAGTTGTGGGTCCCATTGCGAGCCGCTGCCCGTCGAAACGAGTGGGGCGCCAGATTGCCCATCATAAGGCATGGCTCGTTGGACCGAAGGCAAGTGGATTGGCGTACGTCGACCACCAGAACGCACCCACAGCACCTCGTCATGGGTGTTGACGGCGATCTGCCCCAGCACAAGGTTCGGCAGCGAGTTCTCGGTGTCCGAGTGCTTATTCTGAATTGACATAGTTCACCTGAAGCGAAACAGGATGGGCCTGAAGAGCGTCGCTCCAGACCGTATAGCCTTGGACCACCTCCACAATGATCGAGGACAGGCAGGTGAAGACGATGGCGTATTCGCCGGCATCGAAGGGGAAGTTGGGCGCGAACGTGTAGACGCCGGCCCCGGCGATCGCGTAGGTGTGCGTGTAGACCTGGGCGCCCAACGATCCATCGTACTCATAAATCGTCATAGTGAGCGAACCAGTCCCGAACGTCGCTCGTACGCGCGTGCCGACCAACAAGCCTGCCTTACCCAAGCGCATGAGGCTCGTCTGGCCCGACGCGGCCGGAAACGTCAGGCTACCCATCGAAGCGGGAGCAAGCCCTGGGATATGCCAAGGCTCGGCGTCCGGCTCGAAACCGCCGCCGCCGGCGCTCAGTTCGCGCCATTCCGAACCCGTATCGGACTTGACCAACACGTACTCAGCGTCGACCCCGATCGTAGAGGGATAGCCCATCACGTCCAGCGGCGTTGCATTCAAGCCGGAAGCGGTCTTGACATAGAGCTTGCGCGCCACCTCGTCGATGTAGAGTTCGCCATCCTCCAGGGACGTCGGCGCGCCTGCGCCTCCGTTAATCTTCAGAGCCTTGGCGAAGATGGTGTTGGGCGTGGTTACGTCGGTCATTGGAGGTTCGCCAGCACGTAGGCCGGCGTTCCCTGTTGGGTCGTGAAATCGGTAGCGATCTGGGCGGGGCCTTCCATGACGCGGAAAACAGGTGCGCCCAGGCCAAGGTAGGTCAAGGAGGCAGCATACCAGCCCGGCTGCAACACAACCGACGTCGACGCTGCCGACTGCACACCCGAGGCGGTGGTCGGGACGGTTGCCGAGACCAAGGCTTGACCCAGGACTCGGTCCGTATCCATAGTCCAGATCGCGACCTGAGCGACGCCCATGTCGGCCGACTGGATGTCGACTGCCAAACTGGAAATGGACACGGTGCGAGGCACGAAGAACGGGCTGTAGTAAGGCGTTCCCGAAGTCGGCGTGCGCGTCGATTGGCCCACGAAGGTTTCGCCCAACGCGACGCGAACACCCGAAGCCGGCACACCCTGAACAAAGGCGTCGTAAACCGGCTGCGGCGCTGCCCACGATCCATCGGCGCGATAGGTTTGACCGACCGTCCCGATGGAGGCCGGGATGCTTTCGCGGCGCAGCGTACCCCACGGCGTCGGGCGCAGAACGCCAGAGCCGTCGCGGGAGTACATGATGCCGTCGATTTCATTGAACGCGATTTCACGCGCTTCCAGCGACGCGGGGACAGCGCCGGGAGTCATCGAGCGGAGGAACTGAATGCGCGCCGTGCCATCCACGACCGGCACCTCGGCGTACCCGTCCACGCCCTCGATGTAGATGACAGGCAGTTCCGGCGTCACCGCCGCAGTCTTGTCATCGGCATCAACCGTCGCGTTAGGCGCGAAGATGTAGATCGTAGGCAACCCCAGGATGACCGAGGCTTCACGATAGTATTCGCCCGCCGGCGGACTGATCACGACAGGCAATTCGCCCTGCTGCACAGCCAGTGCATCGCCTTGAGCCAGTGCTTCGGGCGCACTAACCGGGATCGTCGACAGCGGGACGATCATGTTGTACTCGCCCTGCGCCGTACCGTCGCTGGCGGTGATCGTGATTGCCGGTCCCAGGCCGCCCGACGCGTCGCCGGGAATGACCGGGTAGCCCAGGCCGTCTGGCGCCGTCAGGCTGATCGTCAGATTGATCGGACGCGACAGATTGACTTCGCCCGAGACTTGCGCCGGCGAAGGCGGCGTGACCGTGATCAAGCCGATGTCGCCCGAAACGTTCACACGCGTGATAGCCGGCGGCGAGACGGCAATCGCCGCCGCCATGGGACCCGTGACCAGGGCGGGCACCATGCCCGTACCGGCCGGCGAAGTCAGAACGACCGTACCGATGTCGCCGGTACCCGTGACAGTGTCCGGGAAGCCCATGCCCTCGGGCGGGGTCACAACCACCGTGCCGATGCTCACGACAGGTTCGCCAGGAACGATCGGCAACGCATCAGGCGGCGTGACCACGACAGTCGGCAGGGCCGCAGACTTATTGGCCGCAGCCGTAACGGCTGGCGCCGGCGGCGTCACGGTAACAGTGCCCACCGAACCTGACGCAAAGCCCTCTTCATAGAGGTAGCCGATGCCCTCAGGCGTGACGATCGTAATAACGCCAACATCGCCAGACGTAGACGTAGAGACGCGCGCCGAACCCGCCGGCGTCAAGACGTTGATCGTGTTGCTCGGGCCGGAGATCGCCACGCTAGCCTGCGGCAGCGGAACCGGAGCATTCAGGAAGACGGTCGTCAGGTTGGCATTGACGGCAGCTTCAGCGACGTTCCCACCTTCGGGCGCGACGATCGCGATCGTCGGCAGACTACCAGAGGTGCCCGCAGCCACACCGCCCAGGGCATTGCCCAAAGGAGGAGACAGCGTCACGGTCGGCAAGCCGCCCGAAGCGAATGCGGGCGTCTCAACAAACGAGACCGGCGGGGTGACCTGGACAGTGCCGGGCGAGCCGGATGCGTTGCCGAAGATCGCCGGTTCCGGAGGCGTGATCAGGATCGGAGGTGGCAGTTGCGCGCCGTAGCCGCCCTGAGCCACACCCTCCAGGCTGGTCAGCGAGATCGGGCCGGGCAACGGCAGCGTGATATCGAAGGACGGATCGCCATCAGCGCCGTTGATGACGATCGCCGACGGCATCGCGACCGACAGATTGGCGGCTGAGTCGTAGACCGGCAGCGGCGGCGACGTCAGAATGATGAAGTCGCCCGTGTAGCCGACTACCGTGCCTTCTACCTGGACAAACGAATCCACTGCCGACGTCCAAATGGTCGGCAGGAAATCGCTGCCCTGGACATCGCCGCGTGCAGAGCCTTCCGGTGCGCTGAACGTCAGAACCAGCGGCGACGACAAGCCGTCGACATAGTTGGCCTCCGTGATTTCGAGGCCATCTCCAAGCGGAGGACGAACGAAAATCTGACCAGGATCAGCGAAGACCTGGACATCGTCACCCGTGCTCGTGTTGACCGACACGAGGGGACCGACCACCTGAATTTCGGGCAAGACGGCCAGCGGGTTGCCCTCGATGCCCGTGAAGGCTTCCGCCGGAGTCAATACGACCGCCGGCCCCAGGCCGCCAGACGTCGTCGCCGGAATCGTCAGCGAGGCCGCAGGCGGCGAGACCACGATAGCCGGCGGCATGTCTTCGATGACGTGGGGGCTGCCGGGATCGGCCGACCCATTAGGCGGCGTCAGCGTGACAGTACCGACGTTGCCGCCCGCATATCCGTTGTAGTTGATCGATCCGTCGCCCAGAAGCGGTTCGATCGTGATCGTGCCGACATCGCCCGAGGTCTCGACCGGCGGGACAACGTCGGTGGTCGCCTCGACCGGCGTCAGCGTGATCGCCGTGCCCAGGTCGCCGGTCGCACTGTTGGGCACCGAGCCATCCGGCGCGGTCACCGTCACCGTAGGCAATTCGCCCGTACCTTCCGCCGGAACCACCAGAGGTGCGTTCAAGGGCGGCGACAGATGGATCGACTGGCTGTCGTTGATCGGCACGATGACCAGCGCGTTGCTGGTCGGGTTGGATTCGACCGGCAGCAGATTGATCGCATGATCAAACGGCTGCATCGTCGGGAAGCCGGGGAAGCCGTAATAGCCAACCGGAGGCTCGATCGTCACCGTCGCATTCGGCTTGGAGACCGGCAGGCCGATCTGGAGACCAAACGACGTAATCGGCGTGGTGGTGATGTCCGGTCCGAGGTCGCCAGACGTCGCCGCCGGCGTCGGCGTGATATTCGTGATGACGATAAGGCCGTTGCCACCGATTTGCGGGCCTTGGCCGGTCGTGCCACGACCAATACCCGCTACGTAATTCGGAGACGATTGCCCAGCGGCCTGGAAGCCGGAACCAGCCTGCGTCGAGCCTGCGCGGAATCCGGCAATAGCCGTGTTGACGTAGCCGGAGCCGCCGCCGCCGCCCGTGTTGGCGCCGCCCGCGCCACCACCATAGTAGCCACCACCGCCGCCAGGGCCATTGCCGGCGATACGCTGCGTAGTGCCGCCCGCGCCGCCCTGAAGGAAGCTGCCCGGAAGCCCGTTACCCGAGCTACCGCCACCAGCGGTCTGCGTACCCCCGCCCGTGGCGTCGCTATTGCCACCAGAGGTCCCGCCGCCAGGGCCGCCAAAATACTGATAGCCGACCGAACCATAGGCGCCGCCACCGCCGCCGCCCGCGACGGCCGCGAGGACAGCGCGCACGTAAAGGCGAGAGCCGCCACCGGCGCCGCCATTGAAAGCGGTGAACGCAGGAGCCCAGCCGGCCCCGCCATCGGGGTAACCTCCCGCATTGATGGCCGCGACGGTGTTGGCGGAATTGCCGCCCTGACCGCCCGAAGCAGCCTGGACGCTGATGATGTCGCCTTGATTAAGGTCGACCTCGTAGGAGGTATAACCACCTCCGCCACCACCGTTCGTGTTGTTGCTGGAAACGCCGCCGCCGCCTGCGCCCCACATCTCGACGAGTACGCGCGTGGTCCCGGCTGCGGTCGCCTGATAGTTGACGCGCTGCCCCGAGTAGTTCTCAACGATCTTGGTGCCGGGCGCGGTCAGCGGGTAAAAGGCACCTGCCACAGCATCCGGCGCCGACATCGTAATCGTGCCGATCGACCCCGTCGCCGCCACAGTCGAGGTCTGAAGGAAGTAGTTGATCTGCCCGTCGCCGCCGTTGACGCCACTGGCCAAGGATTGGGTGGTTTGAGCGCCGACGCCTCGTCCAGACAGATAACCAGACACGGCGGTACCTGCGGGCTGGCCCGTCGCGCCGTTCGAGCCTTGCGTGAGCGTAGTCACCGCAGGGATTTGAGAGAACTTGTTCTGGAACGGCTGAGGGTTGAAGTTCTGCTTGTAGCGGGAAACGCCAACCGTCAAACGAACTTCATCGATCTTGCCAGTGAATCGCGTAGAAGCGCCCGTGCCGGCATTGTAGTTGCCGAGGGTCAGGGTCGTGGCGGTGATGTTGGTGACCGCGACGCCGGTCACATTAGTGACGAGCTTACCGTCCTTGTAGACGCGCGTCCCGTTGGCGTCACGGGTGACGGCATAGTGCGCCCACACACCGGCAGCGCGATTCGTGTCGGTGTACTTATAGTCAGCCGAACCGTCGCCGGCCGTGTTGTTGTAGCGCAGGGCCAGGACCGTCGCCGAGGGATAATAGTGCAACGACAGCCCGTTGATGCTGTTGTTGCCGATGATCATCATGACCCCGGTCGCCAGCGTCGTCGGATTAAACCAACCCTCCAGGGTAAAGTCCTGGGTGCCGATCACCGGGATATTGGCGGTCACGTGACCGTTATTGATGTTTGCGCACGCGGTGCCGTACTTCGGCCCCGTCGTCGTCAACGTGGGCGCGGTGTCGAGCAAGGTGACTTCGGTCGTGCGCCCGTCATCGATAAACGAGCCCGATTCGAAACTCCACTGGAGCCCGACATAAGGTCGATACGGATCGGCCGGCGTGACGCCGTAACCGTCTGCGATGAAGCCCGAGCCGCCGGCACCCCCAATGTAGCTCGATGAGCCGCCCGACCCCGAACCACCGAAGAGGCCACCACCACCGCCGGCGCCAGACGTAGTGGCACTGACCGTAATGGAGCCCCCGGTGATGTATCCGTGTCCACCCTTGAAAAGGCCGCCGGCCGAGGTCGTATCCGTCGTGCGGTTAGAGTTACGACCCCCGATGTATTGCAGACCGCCATTATTTTGACCGGAAGGCGCGTCCGAGTTGCCGCCCGTCGTACCACCGCCGCCCCCCGGAGTAGTGGTCGTCGACCCCGCGCCCACACCGCCGCCGGCGCCGGCGACAAACATAAGGACATCGTCGATGTAGATGCGCGACGAGCCGCCACCGCCGCCGCTGATGCAGGAGGTATTCAGACCGCCGTTACCACCGTCGGGCCAGCCGCCGAGGCCACCCGAGCCGACCATAGCGGTCGCCGTACCACTCGTATAGGTCGCCCCGCCGCCGCCACGACCATTGTAGAACTTGATGATCTGGCCCTTCTTGACGGTCACAGTGCCGGCCGCGTAGCCTCCGCCGCCACCGCGCTCACCGCCGCCGCCCGAAGGCACAGTCGAGCCGCCACCGCCGCCGCCCCAGGCGTTCAGAACCAGATCGCCATCGCTGCCGACCATGTAGGTCTGCACGTTGCTCTGGACCGGAACAGCCGTCGTCGCGCTCTCATTCAGAGTCGCGGGAATGTCGAAGTCGATAACGATGCGACCGTTGCCGCCGATCAGCGTAGAACTGCCGACCGTGTTCGAGCCTTGACCGGCGACGCTGATGCCGGACACCCAATCGGCGTCAGTCGTGTTCGAACCGCTGACCGTGGCGACGATCGCCGAACCCACGTAAGACGGATGAATGTAGGTCGTTCCAGCGCCGCCGCCGTAGAAGCGCGAGTTGAGCGGGACAGAGCCAGCCCCGCCGTAATAACCGCCGCCGCCGCCGCCGCCGCACAGGCTGTTGGGCGTATCGATGGTCAGATTGCCATCGATCTGACCCATACCTCCCAGCATGAAGGTCGCACGGTTGTTACCTTCCAACGCGCGTTGAGGCGCCCAGCCTGCCAAGTTGAGGCTGGAGCCATGGGTTTCGAAGCTGTTGCTGCTGGGCGCATAGGACGGCTGGCCCCCGGAGGCGCCGCCGAACGAGATCGAGCCGCCGCCACCACCGCCGGCCACCAAAATGAGTTCGCCATTCAGATAGACGTGCGAGGAGCCGCCACCGCCGCCGCTGCCGCCGGTCGCATCAGCGGCATTACCGCCTTCGCCATTGGGGTATCCGCCTCGCCCACCTAGGGTGCCAGAGGGCTGGCCACGACCACCTTCGCCGACCACACACGTGATGATGTCGCCCGGCTTGATCTTGACCGTAGGGATTTGGGCGAAACCGCCGCCGCCGCCGCGAGGCGCGGTACCCGTCGCCTTCGTGCCGCCGCCGCCGCCTGCGGCCCACGCCTTGACGCTCATGGCGCCGTAGCTGTCAGCGATGTAGTGGACAGGCGCGCCCGTGAAACTCAGCGCCGTCTTGTCGGTCGGAAGGGTAGTGGGCGTGATGGGCGTGACGGTAAAAACGATCGCGCCGTCGCCGCCATTCGTCGTCGTGCCGGCCGTCGTGCCACTGACGCCGCCTTGGCCTACGCCAGCCGGACGGGCCGCCGTGGAATACGGATTACCCGATTGCGCCACGCCGATCTGCATGTCGCGGTTGTAGGTGTTGTCGCCGCTGTGATAGCCGCAGCCGCCGCCGCCCGCGCCATGGGTATTCGCCCCACCGCGCGCGCCGCCACCGCCCCAATAACCACCGCCACCGCCTGCGCCAGCCGTAGAGATCGCGACGTCACGCGTTTCGTTGGGCGAACCATGCCCGCCCAGCAGGAGGTAGGCTCGGTTCAAGCCCGTACCGACAAGCGCCCAGGTGCCGCCGTTGCCACTGTTGGTGGTCGCAGCATCGGCTAGGCCATAGCGTCCGCCGCCATTGCCGCCGTTATAGAAGCCCGTCGAGCCGCCGCCGCCCGCAGCCACGGCCAGAAGCCGGCCGTTGACGAAAATGTTGGACGAGCCGCCACCGCCGCCCATGTTGTTGGTAGTGGTCGTTGGACGTCCACCATCGCCCCCATTGGGCCAACCGCCCACGCCACCGATGTTCAGGCCGCCAGGAGAGGTGGGAGCCTGCCCACCCTGGGCAACCTCGATCTCGACGATGTCGCCGGGATAGAAGATACGCGTCAGCTTGGTGTAGCCACCTGCGCCACCCTTCACGCCGGAATTGCCGCCAGACGTGTAGAAGCCGCCGGAGCCACCTCCGCCCCACATCTCGAAGTCAACCGACATCAACTGCGTGGCGACGTAGACGAGGCGCGATCCGGTGTAGCTGAGCGTGGTCGTGCCCGAGGTCGGGAACGTGGTCGCCGTCGCAGACGGATCAGCCAACGTCATGTAGAGTTGGCCGTTGCCACCGGGCGTGATCAGATTCCAGCTATTTGCCGCCGTGGGGCCAGTACCGCCCTCCGCAATACCCGATCCGCGAACCCCCGAAACATCATAGGGAATACCGGTGTTGTTCTGACCGGCCTTCAACGCCCCATTATATTGACCATTCGAGTTGATGTAGCCCGAGCCTCCACCGCCGGAGCCGTGCGCGCCCGAGGCTCCGCCGTTCGAACCACCACCGTAATAGCCTCCGCCGCCGCCGGCCCCCGCCGTTGGCGCCGCCGTGGCTTGTACAGCCGCGCCCAAACCACCCTGGAAATAAGAACCGGCCATGCCGGTTACGCCCGTGCCGGTAGCCCCGCCAGCCGTTTGCGTGCCGCCGCCACCCGAAGAGGCGTCAGTAGACGCCCAACCGGACACGCCGCCGCCGTTGCCCCCATAGTAGAAGCCGGTCGCACCGCCGCCGCCGCCGGCGACCGCAACGAGTTCACCGTTCTTGTAGAGGCGGGTTGAGCCGCCGCCGCCGCCGAACCCGATGCCGGTATTTGACGATGACTTGCCGCCGAACCCACCATCAGGCCAGCCACCATTACCACCCGAGGTGACGGTCGCACCCGAGCCAGTAGCGACTTGACCGCCCTGTCCCACTTCGGTCGACAGGATATCGCCGGGCTTGACGAAGAAACGAACGGTTGCATAGCCACCGGCCCCACCGCGCCGGTCCGTATTACCCGATCCACCCGAGTAGTAGCCGCCGGCGCCCGCACCACCCCACATGTGGACGGTAACCTGACCGGCGGACGTCGCGACATACGTTTCCACGCCGCCCGAGTAGGCGACGGAGACAGGCGTATTCAGGTCGAGATTAGCCACGAGTCAGGGGCGCTTCGATCAGCGTTGTGGGAAAGCCGGCATAGTAAACGAAAGAGTCACGTTTCACAAGGAAACGTGACTCCTCGATTAGTTCTGGAAGCGCAGCGGGCTGGAGAAGCTGACCGCGAAGTTAGCGTTCGTGGACGAGACGTTCTGACCGAAGTCGACGTAGGCCACGAGTTCGTCAGCCGAAGCCGCGCCGTTACGCGACTTGTAGATGACCGCCGCATTGGCGGTGATCGTCGCGGACGTCCAGGTCACGGTCGAGAACGTGAGGTCTTCACGGTCGAACGAAGTGTCCTTGGTGCAGGTCACGGTCGTGGCTTGGCCGCCGGCGGTGTAGCCGGTGCCCGTGACTTCGCCAGCCGTGACGTCGGACCGCTTCATGTGCGTGTCCTTGTTCGCGGTATAGGTGCTGGTGACCAGCATGACCTTGAACGAGTCGGACCCGAAGTTGATGTTGCCCTTGACGAGATCGTCGAGCATGGAGTTGTAGACGATAGAAGCCATCGGCTTTGCCCTTTAGAAAGTGCCACCGTCGATGGTGACGTTGGAGAAGGTTACGTTGGCGATGTCACCCCCGGTGATCGCGACCGCATCGGAGTCCTGAGTGGCCATGGTCCCCAGGTCCCCAGGTTGAACGCCACCGCCACCCACGCCCTTTTCGCCCGTGTAGCGGTAGACCTCGATGTAGATGCCGTTGCCCGCCACGCTGACGGTCCCGGAACCCACGGTTGCAGTCTTCGATCCCGGTACGGCGGTCGGGAAGTTCAGCACGCCCGCCACGTAATCGAAGGTCCATTCTTCCCCGGTCGTGTCGGGGAAAATACGCGCGGCGGGTCCCCCGTTGGGGTCGCCGATGAAGACGCGAACGGCGTAGCCAGTGCCGAAGTTCGTGTCCAAGAAGTCCGTCAGGCGCGTGGCCGGATTGTTGTAGGTCGACGTCGCCAGCCACGTCTCGTTTGGAGCCGAGGTGGGGTCGGCCGTCATCCGGATACGCGAGGCGCCCGCATAGACCGTGACCAACGAATTCGTCGACGCCGGCGGCGAGGCCGGCACCGAAGCAGCGTCCTTCCAGATGTTGTCCGGGAAGACCACGAGCGGCGAGGAGATCGACTCGTTCGAGGGGAACTTGTCGGTCGACTTGCCGGTCTTGGTCTTGCCGCTCAGAATCTTCTTCTGGAGGGCGTCGACGATTTCGTTGATCGAGATTGCCATCTTAGTTCGAGAAGGAGAGTGCCGTGACTTGCTGGCCCGCGTTCAGCTTGAGGCGGACCAGGATTTGATTGCCGGTCGCGTTCGTCGACGATTCCGTGCCGAACGTGATCGTGAAGGTGCCAGAGCCGCCCGACATGACGCCGCCCAGCGCGCAGCCGTTGGCGGTATCGCCGGCTTCGCCCGGAACGCCGGCGCCGTCGTAGGCCTGGAATGCGTTCCACCAACCGTTCGGAGCATTGGGCTGCGTATCCGAGACGCCCGGCAGCTTGATCCAGCAGCCGGCGTAGGAGCCCGCGATCGTGATCTTGAAGGTCGAGCGCGCCGCACGGTTGAACGAGAAGGTGCGGTACTGCGAACCCGTGCGACCCGACGAATAGTTCGGGCCGGACGGCATGTAGTTGGTGTAGTCGGTCTGGTCGTGCTTCAGTACGCCAGCGACGACCGTGGCGTCGTAGGTCTGGACCTGCGTCGACGTCGTCCAGGCCGACGGCGCGCCCGCCGGCGTATCGCCGCCTGCCATCACCACCGAGACGGCGTTGTTGGTGTTCGGCGACGAACCCAGGCCCGAAACCGGAACGCTCATCTCGTCGATGCGCGAGCCGGCAGACCCGGCCTTGACCAGGACGTTCGTGGTCGACAGCGTGGTCGTCGTGCTGGAGCCGTTGACGTTCTTGGCGACGCCCTGGATGACACCAACATTGTGGACGTTCGTCGGATTCACATTGACGGTGATCGCGGTGATCGCCGTGGCGGCGGTCGTCTGGCGCGGGATCGGCGTGGTGATGCCGAGCGCCGGATAATCGAACGCCTGCGAGCCGATGATGCTGTTCGTGCCCGTGATCGTGATGGGGTCGGAACCACCATAGTAGGTCTCGCCCGACAGATTCGAATACGACAGGTTGACCGTCAGCGTCGCGCCGGTCCCGTAGTGCGGGACCCCCGAGGAATAAGCCAGGGTGCCCGCGCCGGCCTGGACGACCGAGGGCGAAGTGATCGCGGGCGTTGCCGTGAGGGCATCACGAACGAAAAAGACGTCGTTGGTTTGGCCGGCGCCGCCGTGCGAGATACGGGCCTTGTTGATACCGATCGGAGCCGCGAACCCGTTGAGCGAGACGTCGATCGACTTCCAGAAGCCCGGCGTCGAGACGGGGTAGTCCTTCTGGTCGGCAATCACGAGCCCCGAATAGGTCCCGTTGTCGCCCGTACCCGTGAGCGCGTGCGTGGCGGTGGCGACGCCGTTCAGGAACGCCGCGACCGTGCCCACATCGCCCGGACCCACGTCGTTGAACGTGTTGCTGTTGATGCCAGCAGCGGTGATGCGGGTAACAGCGCCACCATCGACGTAGCCCGAACCGCCACCCGAATTATCGGTGACGCCCGTCGCCAGACGCGGCGAAGAACCAGCCGTGTTCGAGATCGACAGCGTGCCGTTCGGGAAATCCGGCGGCGTTGCCGGGATCAGCTTGGCGAGCACTTCGTTGAGGCGATCCATGCCTTCGCTGACGGGCATGTTGTTGGTGAACGGAACGGCGCCCGGCGACCAGGAACCATCGCCGTCCACCGTGACGTCGCCCAGGACGAGATGGAAGCCGTCGGCCGGCGTGTCCGAGGCCACGTCGCCCAGCTTGTTGTTGATCAAGTCGATGGCCTCGGAGATGCTCGTGTTGTCGTCCAGCGGCACGGCACCGGTCCAGGCGCTGGTGCCGCCCAGGGGCAGTTCGTAACCGTTGGCGACGCCTTCATCGCCCACGCCGACCGCGCCGACGTACTGGTAGAGTTCGAGGTAAATGCCGTTGGCGGCGACCGTCACCGATCCGGAACCGATCGTGGCGGTCTTAGCGGCGGGGATGCTGTTGCCCATGAACATGAGCACGCCCGAGGTGTAGTTGAACACCCATTCCTCGCCCGTGGTGTCGGGGAAGATACGCGCGGCCGGACCCACGTTGGGGTCGCCGATATACACCTTGACGGCGTAGCTGGAGCCGAAAGTCGGCGGCACGAAGCCCGACAGACGCGAGGCGGGCGTTCCGAAGACTTCAGTCGCCAGCCACGTCAGATTCGGAGTCGAAGTCGGGTCGGTCGTCGCACGGATGCGGTTCGCGCCGGTCCACGCCTCGATAACGCCCCCCGACGACACCGGCGCCGACGGCGGAATGAGGTTGGACTCCTTCCAGACCGAGTCCGGGAAGACCACCTGCGGGAACGGGATGGTTTCGTTCGAGCCAGTCTTGTTCGCGGCCGTTTCGGTCTTGGCGACACCGAAGCCAGCCTGCTTGAACAGGAAGTCGACCTTTTCGTCAGTGGTGATGGGCATCGTTGGACCTAGTTGCTGTACGCCAGCGCGGTGATTTGTTGGCCGGCGTTCAGCCGGAAGCGGATGAGGACTTCATTGCCGGTCGCGTTGGTCGAGGACTGCGTGCCGAAGGTGATCGTGAACGTGCCCGAACCACCGTTCATCACGGAGCCGAGCGCGCAGCCGGCGGCGGGGTCGCCAGCTTCGCCAGGGATACCGGCGCCGTCATATGCGGCGAAGGCGTTCCACCAGCCATTCGGGGCGTTCGGCTGGGAATCCGACACGCCCGGCAGCTTGATCCAGCAGCCTGCATAGGAACCGGTAACCGTGATCCGGAACGTCGAGCGCGAGGCGCGCTTGAACGACCAAGTGCGGTACTGAGGTCCCGAGCGACCCACCGAATAGTTGGGTCCCTGCGGCAGGTAGCCGGCGGTATAGTCGATCTGGTCGTGCTTGAGCACGCCCGCCACAACCGAAGCAGAATAGGTCGGCAGCAGCGCCGTCGGGTCCCAGGCCGTCGCGGCTCCCGCCGGCGTATCGCCGTCTCCCAACATCACCGACACGGCGTTATCGCCGTTGGGGACGCTACCCATGCCCGTCACGGGCACCGACATCTCATCCACCTTGCCGGCCGGCGCCGCGCCGCGCTTGACCAGCACCATCGTCGATGCCAGGACAGCCGAGCCCGTGCCGTTCACGTTGCGCGCGGCCCCCTGGACACGGCCCACCGCATGGACGTTTCCGTTCACGCTCACGGTCACCGGAGTGATCGCGGTCGCGCTGGTCTTCTGGCGCACCGGCGGAACCGTGATCCCGAGCGTGCTATAGTCGTACGACTGGCCGCTGATGACGCCGTTCTCACCCGACACCGTGAAGATGTCCGAGCCGCCGTAGTAGGTCTCGCCCGACAGGTTCGTGAACGATCCGCCCACCGTGAGCGACGCGCCTGAACCGTAGTGAGGCACGCCCGACGAATAGGCGAGCGTGCCCTGGGTAGCTTCAGCCACGCTGCCGCCGGAAACCACCGGCGACGCGGTCATGCCGTCGCGCACGAAATAGACTTCGGCGGTCTGGCCGGCGGCCGAGTGAACCACCTGGACCTTGTTTACGCCGACATCCGCAGGGACGCCGTTGAGCGAGACGTCGATCGACTTCCAAAAGCCCGGCTGCGCAGTCGGGTAGTCCTTCTGGTCGGCGATCTGAAGACCATTGTAGATGCCGTTGTCGCCGGAGCCGGTCAGGGCGCGGCTGGCGACCTCGACATCGTTCATCCAAACAGACACCGTACCGCTGTCGCCCGGACCCACGTCATTGAAGGCGAAGCTCGACACGCCCGCCGATGGGACACGCGTAACGCTGCCTCCCGGCGCGTAGGGCGTATCACCCGTATTATCGGTCACGCCCGTCGCTAGTCGCGGCGAGGAGCCTCCGGTATTCGACAGCGAAAGGCCGCCGTTCGGGAATTCGGGTGGCTGGGTGGGGACCAGCTTGCCAAGAACTTCATTGATGCGGTCGATGCCTTCACTGACCGCCATATCGTCCGCCAGGGGAACCGCGCCCGGCAACCAGGACCCGTCACCAGCCGTCTCGACCGGGCCAAGCGGAATCTGGAAACCGTTACCGCCCGGACCGCCGCCCGATTGAGGCTCGTTGACCCAACGCGCCTCGCGCCAGACCAGAACATCGCCGTCTGCCAAGGTCGACGGATTGATCTCGACGTCGACGAGGTCTTCGATCGTTCCAGGAACGACGACGATCCCGCCACCGTCGACCGCCGCGCCAACGACAGCATCCATGATACCCATGGTGCCGCCTTCGATCTCCGGCGGAAGACCTGCGGTCATGCCCAGGCCGTGACGCGAATCTACATCCGTCGCCACGTCGAGCGTGATGCTGACTCGCTTCGCCATCAGCGCTTACCGAAGGCGAATTTCGATGTCTTCGATCGGGAACGCCGTGACTTCGCCCAGCTTAGTCGTACGTGCAGTTCGCAAACGACCATAGTAGATCATGTTGTCGTTTTCGTCGAAGACAGCGAACCATTGGACCATCGGCCAGTCGGCGGTGACCGCCGGGCCGAAGACCACGTTGTTGGTGTTGCGCAGCACCGTCACGCCCGACTCCGAGGTCGATCGCGTGGCTTCGAAGTCGATCGCTTGACGCGCGTAGCCCCAGGCCTCGTTGGGCTCGACCAGCCCGGTGCCATCCGGGTTCGGCGCGTCAACGAGCACCGCGAAAGTCTGGTTCGGACCAAACTGCGCGATCATGTTGTCGTGCGAAAAGTAGGAGAGGTTGGGCACCGAAAATTCCGCCAAGAGGGGCTAAAATTAGCCCTTGACTTCTGTCACGGATTGGCTCAGATGTCAAGATTCCTGGCAGTTCGGAAGGTCCGCGTATGCGCCGTTTCCCCGGCAAATCCCGCCTTTACCGAGGCATGAACGGCGATCTCTACTTCCAGACCGATCGCCAAATTCACATCTATCGCAGTACCGTGAACAAGTCGCCGCTCTGGGGTGTCCGAACCGGGACCGCCAAGCTTGGCGTCGGGCCGGGCGCGACGCGCTTCGTCCATCGCTACAAGTGGAAGCGCCGGTACCGAGGGCGGGGCCGCATCTTCGCGCTGCTGATCCGGGAAAGGCGCATCAACCATCAGGCCTTCTACCCCGGCAAGTTCAGTCGTTTCTGAGAATCAAAAGGCCCCGAACGTGAGTTCGGGGCCTTTCAATATCTCCCGCTCCGAGACCTTCCGATACGGCCCTCTTACAGGTGCGGCCTCGGAATACGGCGCTAGCGCGGACCTACAGGGGTTGACCCTGCCTCATATTTAACGACCCTGAGGTTGATGCAGGGTCGACGCCGACTTAGGCGTTCTTGCGCGGACGGCCACGACCACGCGGGGTCGGCGTGGCGATTTCTTCGTCGGCGACGACTTCAGCTTCGGCGACATCGCCGTCATCGTCCAGGTCCGAGGCGTCGACTTCGACCGGCTTGCTGAAGTCCGGGATTTCCACGGCCGGAGCCGGCGCGGCGGCAGCAGCAGCCGCTTGGGCCTGGGCAGCGGCCTGAGCCAGGGCTTGCTGTTGGAGCAGGGCCGCTTGCATCTGGGCCTGCTGAGCAGCCAGGGCAGCAGCGGCGCTCGAAGCCGCTCCCGAAGCGCCGCCTTCTTCCTTCACGATCGCCTTGTCCAGCACGTCCTGGGTCAGGCTGCCCGAGGGGACGTCGAGGCGCGCGAACGGCGCGATGGCGGTCGGCGTGGTCTTGAAAAATTCAGCCCAGCTATAGAGGCCGGTGTAGACGAGATCGCGGGCGTTGGCCGGCGAGTGACGTTCGGGGCCGTTCGGCCCGTAAATGATGACGGATTCGCTCATGTGGTTCCTGCGGCGGAGGAAATTCAGAAAGGGCGGCAACCATGCGCCGCAAGCCCGTTTCTTGTGGCATGGTTAACCCAAAGTGTCAAGATTCCTGGCACTCTGGCGCAAGCAGGGCAGACATTTCGCTTGCATCAAGGGATAAACCGATTATGGCTGAAGGCATAGTTAACCGGGGTTCCCTCATGGCCACTCGCAGCAACGTCGCCGTCCAGCAGGAAGACGGCTCCTTCCTCTTCATCTACGTCCATTGGGACGGCTATTATGAGGGCAACGGTCAGACGTTGCTGGACCACTACTCGGACGTCGAAAAGGCGCGAAAACTGGCTGCCCTGGGCGACCTCAGCGTCATCAACGAAGAGGTCGGCGAGAAGCACGACTTCAACAATCCGACGAAGGGCTGGACCGTCGCATACGGCCGCGATCGCGGCGAGAGCGGCGTCGCGCCTCGGGTGCTCGTCGATGTGAACGCTGTGCAGCGCGAGTTCGCAGAGCAGTACCTGTACGTGCTGCTGAAGACCGAGGACGACGCCTACGTCTGGCACACGCTGCATCGCGACAACCTGATCCCGTTGGTCGAAGCGATGGCGGACGACACGGAAGACGAGGACGATTGATCCTAAACCCGAGGTCAGTAAAGTAGGTAGTAAAGAAAAGGCCCGGACCTTTCGATCCGGGCCTCTGGTTGAGCCTGAGCCCGACCTGCCTACTTAGGCGCGGCTGTTCGGCGCAGCGAACGCGTAGTAGGTGATCGACGGCGTGGCGCCGCCGACGTCGGCGAAGATGCGCAGGTACGCGGCATCCGCGTCGGCCAGCTTCAGAACGGCCGGGTCGATCTTGACGACCAGCGGTTCGCCGACCAGAGCCGACGTGATGACCGCACCGCCGAAGGGCACGTCGGTCGGGTTGGCCTTGTTGGCGTCGACCGTTTGCAGCTTCAGGGTGTAGGTTTCCGAACCCGACGTGGTGTCGATCGCGTCGACTTGGATCACGACGTCGAACGGACGCTGACCGAACAGGCCAGCGACATCGCCCAGGGCGCCCGGCTCGCCGGGGGTGCCTTCGGGCAGGAGGTGGTGCAGATCGACGTAACCACCACCGGCGCCATCGGCGGTCACGGCAGTCGCACGGTCGGTCAGCGAACGCAGCGCCAGAAGCGCGTCGTACTGGTGCTTGATCTTGGAGTTCATCTTCAGATGCCCTTAGAAAAGGTGGTGTGAGGTGGGGAGGAGGCTCAGGCTGGCCCCGAAGGACCAGCCCTTAGGCCGTCACTTACGCGACGACCGGAGCCTTCTTGATGCCCCACACGCGGGCCGCAGCACGGCCGCTCATGACGGCGAGGCTGATCAGCCATTCGATGCGGGTGCGGTACACCGGCTTGTCGTTGACCTGACCGAGGTCGTCAACTTCCATGACGCCGTTCTGGAGGCCGATCACGCCGCTGTCGCCGATGTTCAGGACGTAGATCGAGGTACCGGTGGTACCGCCGCCGGGGCAGGCTTCGTTGAAGTCGATGACTTGGACGTTCTTGTCGTCGTAGTCGGTGACCAAGATGGGCAGGTCGTTGTAGTAGGCGATGCGCTCGCCGAACTCGGTCTTGTCCCAGGTGATGAAGCCCGCGACCGAGGTCTGACGGCTGGCGGCCGACAGCAGGTTGCGCATGCGCTTCGACATGACGAGGTGGGTCGCACCTTCGACGGCGTCGATGGCTTCGTCCAGGATTTGCAGCGACAGCGCGTCGCCACCGTTGGTGTTGCCGGCCGGGATACGCTGCGAGCCGACGATGCGCTTGCGCAGACCGTCGAATTCGCGCGGGTCCTGCTCGGAGTCACCGTTGATGATCTTGCCGGCCAGGAACAGCGACAGAGCCTTGACCTTCATCTTTTCCTGACGGGTACGGATGTCCGCGCCGTGGGTCTTGATGAGGGCCTTGTCGACGTCCAGGTCGCCACCGACGATCTTCAGAACTTCGACTTGCGAGTTCACGACGCCGACGCCGTTGGTGTAGGCTTCGTTGAAGCCACGGAAGGCCACGCCGGGCAGGGCGCCTTCTTGCGTGTAGGTGTACGAACCGCCGGGCACGTCCATGAACGGCAGCACCTTCAGCAGGTCCGGGTAGGCGAAGAGTTCGATGATTGCCGAACGCTTCACCTCATCGTTGCCCATCGCCAGATCAGAGGCTTCGAGCAGAGTCAAGGCAGCCATTAGAGCTTTCCCTTAGTTGGTTTCATGCCGGACAGGTTTGAGGAGGCGGCCCCCGCCTCGGGCTCCCCCTCGGATCGTCCGACGACACCCGAGGGAATTTTGTTAGAGTCACGTTTCGGAGGAAACGTGACTCTAATTCTGGATGCGGATCGCCAGGATCGGCGCTCGACGCGATGCCCTTATGGGCGAAACTGGTAGGACGGTTTTTGGTGGGAACCGCCCCAAGAAACCCCGGCGCTTAAGTTAGGCCCGCCCGGCCTAGCACCCCTCAGGCGAGAGGGGCTGCCCCCAACCGGCCTACAGCGAGGCCGGCTTCGCTCCGTTGGCCAGAGCCAGCTTGTCGGCGCCGCGCATGCTGCGCAGTTCCTGCTGGGTCTTGCCGAACTGACCGCGCTGCGTGGTGTCGCCGCCGGCGCCGCCGCCTTGAGTGCCCTTGAAGTAGTGCGGGGCCTCGTCGCGAAGCTTCACGATCCATTCCTTCGGAGTCAGCGGCGAGCCGCCGTCCGAACCGTAGAGTTGCAGGTCGCCCTGGAAGGCCAGGACTTGACCGTTGTCCTGGGCGCGCCAGACGTTGGTCGCGCGGGCCAGGATGTCCGGATAGGCGTACGGCTGCACGCCGAGTTCCGGGTCGATCAGGGCGTCCTTGATCGCCGAATTGACCAGGGTGCGCTTGTGAACAGCTTCGATGTCGGTGGCCTTGGCGCGCCAGTTGGCGCCTTCCTTCTGGGCCTGACGAATCTGCTCTTCCAGGGACTTCTTCATGTCCTCGGTACGGCGCACGACTTCTTGCTCGATGGCCTTGCTGTCGGTCAGCGTGCCGTCCTTGACGCGCTGGGCCGTCGCTCGCAGTTCCACCAGTTCGGCTTGCAGCGCGTTGGGGTCTTCACCCACGATCGGCTTGTAAAGCTCGACTTCCTTCTTCAGAGCGTCGCGCTCCTTCAGAAGGTCGGTGTTGTTTTGGCGGAACTCAGCCAGCTTGTCTTCGGGAACGAGATTGATCTGAACCTTCTCGCCCTCGGACTTCGCGTAGCTGCGGAGCGCCTCAGGAATCTGTTCGAGCGTATCGAACTGGAAAATCGGCATAGAAACTTGTCTCTCTGTTATCCCAGACCCTGGGACTAGGCGTGACGACCCGTCGCGTCGCGAGAATGGATGGTGCGGCAACAAGCCCTGGGGAGAGCCGGCTACCTAGTCGGGATGTCGCAGGTTCTAGCAAAATCCATGGTTAATGTCAAGAATTCTGGCAGTTTGGTAGTTTACTTGCCAGTATGGCTGTGCTAACCGGACCGATTTTGCGCAGACTTAGGCCCCTTCGCCATCTTGAGTACGAACCCATACTTGCGACGATCCTCAGCGGACTTCTCCTTGTGACATGGAGTAGTGCAGAGAATTTGTACGTTCTCAGGCTCCCAGAATGAAGGATCGCCAAAGGCTAGGAACAAGGGCTGAGCGTGATCAGCTTCCCAATCCGCGTTGTTGTACTTGTGCTCCTTTCCACACTTCGCACAAACACCTTGATCACGGAAGAAAATGTGCTGCCGCATCATCTTGGAATCCGTACGCAGCAAGTAATGACCCACGCAGGTCTTGCTACACCATGAGCGCCGGCGATTGATCGTTCCATCCACGCGATAGATCGGCTGATGGCACCATCGGCAGTGGCCCGGAGCCGGGCGATGAATCTTCGCCGGATGGGTGCGGTGGTTGTAGGACACGGGGGTCTTCTTGGTCGTCGAAGCCTTTCGGCGTCGCGGCCGGCGGCGGGAGATGGTGTTCTTGGTGGTCCTCGGGGCGGACCGCCGCTTAGCGGACGCCATTGGGTGTCAGCAGCGTGTGGAGTGCCCAGGCATCCCAGAACGCATTATGCTGCACCGCGCCGGCGAGCGTGGTCGGGTACGCATCGACGCGGAGCATCTGGAAGGCGAGGCGCGGGATCGCGATCATCTGTCCGGGGCCGGTAATGACCGTCTCGCAGAAATAGCGGATGTCGTCAGGCCAATCGGTCACGATCTCGGGCGCCGGGTCACCGCGCAGGAACTCGGCGATATGACGGGCAGCATCGTCCGTGCCGCGACGGACTTCGATCGTACGGACGTTATCCGGCACCTTGTCCATGAGCGGGATGACGTTCTGGAGGACCCAGGGATCAGGGTCCTCAGGCATGTCGTTCGTTGGCCAGACGAGATAGAGCGATGCGCCGTTCTGCGCGACCAGGGCGAGGCTGAGAATGCAGCCGCCGAAGCCGTTGAATTCGGTGTCCAGGAAGTAGCGCATTAGCGGTGGTACTCGTCGCGGAAGTTGCAGACCGTGCGGGCAAAACCGCGCGCTTCATCGACCTCGTCGAAGATCGTCGAGAACCAGGAGCCCTTGCACTCGATGTGGACCTTGGTGAGAACTTCACCGGTGCTGCGGTCCGGCTTGTCGCGAACGACACGGATCATGTCGATCGCCGACGGATTCAGGTAGTCTTCGCTGGGAAGTTGCAGCAGGCCGCGACGGAACTCCGAGGTGTTCTCGATCGACCAACGCTCCAGGGGCGAAGCGAGCGCGTCGCGCTTCATGACGTACATCAGAACGAAGTCCCTCGCAGGGCCGCGATGTGGGCCAGATTGTCGGAGTGGACTCGCATCGCATCGAGCAGCGCTTCGTATGCCGCCAAGGCGTGCCGGCGCATGTTCTCGATGGTCGTACCTGAGCGCTTCTTCGGCGGGTTCTCGGTGACGAGGGCGTTATAGGCGTCGTGCGCCAACGCGTATTCGCGTTGGCAAGCTTCGACCTCGATCTTAGAGACGCCGCAGTGCTCGACTGCTTCGCGCAACGCCTTTCGACGGGAAGGGCTCATAGGACTCCACTGGTGAGTCCTTCGTCATATCGCTCCAGGTCTTTGCCTAGATGCGGGTGTCCTGATCTTCTTCAGGGGAGGACACCTTACCCTCGTCGTCGAAGCCTGTCGAGAAATCGGCATGGCCAGAGATGTCGGGTTCACCGGCGAAGTTCATCGGAATGTCGAACTTCGCTTCGCAATCCGCAATCGTCTTGGTGTCCTCGCCCCAATAGCGGGCGCGGGTCGCAGCCTCGTCGATGACGACATCAACACCGTTGTCAGCCACCTTGGCGATTGGCGGCATATCCTTGGGGAAGATCAGAGAGCCCGGCGCCTTCATGGACGCGCCGCGCTTCTTGGCGTCAGCAATGTAGGATTCGTAGGTCAGGGATTCCACGTAACGTGACTCCGTCTTGCCGGTGCCGGCGCAGTTGGTGCAAGTTCCGAACGCGACGGGCATCTCGCCGAAGAATTCTTCGAGGCCGCTACCGCCGCAGTACGAGCAGGTGATCAGCTTGGGCATCAAGCGGGCTCGATCTCATAATGTTGGCCCGTGTCCAGGCACCTATTCAGATCGTCAGCCAGTTTTTGAGCGTCCGCTTGAGCGAGTGGCGCTGCAAAACGCCGATTTTGCCGTAATCCCAGCCGCTCGGACTTGGGAGTTCCCTCGACATAAATCGGCCCTGGCTGTCCGTTGCGCCAAGGGTCCTTGGTCAAGACGATCCACCTGTCCATTACAGCTTCACGATCTCTCCGCCGCACAGGCGGGTTAGCCACAGCGCGCCCAGGACGGGCGGATGGTCGTAGTAGAGTTTGCCGCAATCGCAGGTGCATCCACCTGCGACACGACGATATCCGCCCTGGTTGATGCGCTCGGCATCGCCCGGCGAGAGGAGATGGGCAGCGTTGCCCATCTCGTCATGCTGCTGGCGGAGTTCGTAAGCGATCCTCACGCCGCAGCCGCCTGTCGGTTGATGTAGAAGATCGGTCCGGCCGTCATGCGTTCGGCGTACTCGATCTCGGCGTCCAGGCGCACGGTGTTCTCGCCGGCGGCGCGCTTTTCGTCGCGCTGCTTGCGCATCATGTTCAGACCGTCACCCTTGAATTCCAACAGTTCGATGCTGGCGTGGCCGAGGGAGATGTCGCGAAGATCATCGAGTTCGAGTTGCGCGAGCAACTCGGGGGACAGGTATTGCAGAGTCATGCTGAGGGCTCCTTCAGCGCTTACGGAAAGGGTTGGGGATGCGCGGCTGGAACATCTGCCACGCCGCCCAGATCATCATCAGGACCATGCCGGCCGTCGCGGGCCAAAGCACGATCGTCGGATCGTGATAGTAGAGCGCCCAAGGCGCCGCGACGATAATGCCGGCCAGGATGCCGAAAAGACAGAAAGCCGCGAACATGCCGAAGACCGCAAAGCCCCAGAGCATCGTCAGCGCTTGTCCGAAGTTGTCCATTCGGGAAGAATTCACAGCGGACGCTCCATGAAAGTTCGAACCCCGAACTTGATCCCCTTCGTGATCGCACCGCTCAGGTTCTCATTCGAGATGAAGGTGCGGGCGGACTCCAGCGACTCGAACAGATAAAGCTCATCATCGTCGTCGCAGATCAGCGCAAACGCGGTGTCGTCAATCTCGTCGTCGATCCGAACGCTGCGTACGTCGGCGAACACCTCCACGTCGGAGATGCTCTCAACCCATTCACGCCACGCTTCGGCTTCGTCGGCGTCTTCGGTGCCCACGAGGAAAATCAGTTCGTCGTTAGCCTCATAGGTGACGTAGTAGAGTTCGCGACTCACGAGCGCCCCTCCCAGCCGATCGGCGCACGGAAGCCCGAGGCGTTCGCGTGACCGCCTCCGCCATAGTAGGCCGCGATCGCGCTGACATCGACGGCGTTCGGGTCTTCCTTGTCCGAGCGAAGCGAGAACGAACGGCCGTCGGCCGTGTCGATGTAGGTCGCAGCGAAGGGCTCACCCTTGCACAGGATGTTGCCGGCCTCGGACGCCCAGATGTAGGGCACGTTGGCGACCGGAACATCATAGTCCGCGATACGCATACGACGCTTCGTCGACTTCAAGGCGCCGGCGATCTCGGATTCCTGCTTACGAAGCAGGATCGCGCCCACCTCGACGGCGCGGTCGTAGCCGATGCTGTCTTCGAGTTCGTGCGCGAGCTTGTCCCAGGCCTGGAGCGTCAGCGCCTTGGTCTGGATGTAGGCGCTGACTTCCTTGGAATCCGGCAGACCCCAAGTCCAGAGGTCGCGGTCCTGCACGTACTTGACGAGATACGGGACGTAGCCGATGCCGCGACGATACTCGCCGTCCTCGACGACGTAGTTGCGATACTGGAAGTGCTCACGATCGAACGGGTTCTCGACCTCCGCCGGCCAGACGTAATCCCACGCCATCTGGGCGCCGGACCGCGCCATGTCGAATTCGCCCTGGACAACGCCGGAGTCCAGCAGTGGTTGGAGGTCTTCGTAGGCCGACTTGTGGTGGTCCAGGATCGTGACCGAGGCGGCGATCGCCGCGATCTGAACCAGAACGTCATGCTTATAGCTGAAGTCGACCAGCAGAACGTGCTTGCCCGTGAGGTCCGGGACAGGCTGGTTGTAGTTGACGCCGAGGAATTCGATGTCGGGCCAACGCGTCCAGATCGCCCAGGCGGCGGTCATGCCGTCCGAGCACGGATGATGGTAGAGGCAGATGTCGGGCTTGTTGGGCATCAGAGGCCTTCTTCGTCGAAGATGTCGGAGGCGCGGGCGCCCCAAGCGGTCTCGCTGGGCAGCACGTTCATGAGGCGCAGCGGGTAGGTGAGGATGGCGAACAACGCGAGGAAAGTGGCGGCGAGCACCAGCCCCAGCAGCGGACGAGGTTCCTGGATCACAGCGGCAACTCCATTTGGCGAGGGACGAAGCCCGTACCCTTGCACTTGGGGCAGTGCGAAGCGCGCGGCTCTTGGGTGAACCAGTCGATGTCTTCCTGGTCGAGCACCACGTAGCCCCCATCGCAACCGTCCGCGCGGCAGACGGTGTTACGTTCGTGGAAATCCTTGAACGCGCGCTTGAGGATGCGCAGGTGCTCTTCCAGATCGGGCATCAGCGCTTGTCCGGGTCGTGCGGGAAGGCGGCGCCGAAGATTTCGTCGAAGATGCCCGTAAAGTTGACGGGCGGCATCGTTCCGTTCTGCGGACGCGCACCAGCGCGCTGTTCGCGGAGCTTGCGCGTGATGGCGCAGCACAGAAACTGGATCGACGGATTCTCGGGATCGCTGCGGTCCATGTAAACCGCGACGGGTAGGTCGCCGGCGATCTCAGGCGCGTGATAGCGCAATTCCCAGGCGGCCTTCAGGCGCGCGATGTCGAATGGGTCCTCGACGATGCCGGTCGGACCGTCGGGATGTTCGACAGTCGTGACGTAGGTCTTGTCGCCATACGAGCCGACCTGGGTGATGTGTTCGGGCGCGAGGTAGATGAAGCGGCCATCGGTCAGGGTGAGGCGGATCATTAGTCGGCCCATCCCACCAGATACTGCAACTCGGGCACGCCGTCGTCCGTGTCGGCGACCAGCGCCGCCGCGATCAGCTTGTGGAGATCGGCCGCCGGCATATCGACCATTTGCACGCGATTTTCCCAGCCCGTCTTCAGTCGAAGAACCTCGGTAGGCGTTTCGCGAACTTGCAGCGTGTGGTCCGCGCCGTCCAAATGGATCGTCGTCAGACGTTCTGGCTCGTCCTCAGCACCCTTGATTGTCTCGACATAGACGATGCGACGCGGGTCCACGTAGAGGTAAGGATCGGCGGCGGAGAAATCGGTCAGGCGGATCAATGGACTTGCTCCAGGTGCAGATGGGCGTAGGTCGGAACCAGCCCCTTGGTCTTCGGGTCGAGACGGAGGGCGGTGATCACCGCGCCGTCGCGAATCGTTTCGTTGAGGAAGTGCGGGCGCCACTTCCAGCCCATCAGAAGCTTCGCGATCTCCTCGGGCGTCTCGGTCACGATCCACGGCGAAGTGTCGTCGATGCCTTCGACAATTACGGCCGTATCGCCGTTGCCCCGATGTTCGACGGCCTTGATCTGGTCCGGCTGGAGGTAGACCAGACGGCCGTTGTACTTCTGGTGCAGAACGATCACAGGACCAGCCGGGAAGCGTTAGGCGCGAGGTACGGCGCGATCGCCTTCTCGATCCAGGCCTCAAAGGCTTGGCGAGTAATCGGGCCGCCATTCGGCGGGATGGAGACGTAGCCGCGCAGCAGGGCGGTGCCGCCGGGCGAGAAGGAGAGGACCGAGCCGCCGAACGGAATCACCATGATGCCCTGGTCAGCAGGACCCTTGGCGCCGTTGAGCATCTCGCGCAGGGCGTCCGCCTCATGTTGCGAAGAGACCGCGATCGCGAGCGGGCCGGCGAAAAGCTCGGGGTAGGACTCGCTCAGGCCTGCCATCCACTCCGTCTGCGTCGCCTGAGGCCGAGTCGTCAGCGGCTGCATAGGCAGCGCCGTCTTGCTCGGATAGGTGTGGTTGTTAACGCACGTGTCGTCACCATTGGGTCGACGCTGGCGCGCCACTCCGTGATCGCCGCAGATAGGGCAGTAGCCGTAGGTCATCCTACTTTTCCTCTTCGGCGGCCCACATGATGCCGACGAAGCCGGGGCCGTGATGACCGCCACTGTCGTAGGCAAGCTGATAGCCGACCTTCTTCAGGGCATCCTCGATCTTCTTGGCGAGTGGGCCGGGACGCCCGCAGCACCACGCGCCCGCCAGGGCGACCGGCAGCACGTTGTGGATCATCACCTTGCCGTGGCCGGCAGCAGCAGCTTCACGGATGCGCTGCTCAATCGCATCCAGGTAGGGATTGGGATCGCTGCTCGGCATCAGCGTCAGGGCTTCCTTGGCACTCAGCATGTCTTATCCTCGGCCGGTACCCCACGCGTGGCGCGGGACCGTAATGTCGTGAAACTTTAGGCCGAGATCGCGCAGGAACTTCAGGCCGGGGATGTAGGCCAGCCAGTGCGTGATCTCGGAAATGGGATGGGCGAGCAGGTTGTGAGTCGCCCAGAGGAGTTCGCACTTCCACGGCGGATCGACATGGAAGGTCGCCGTAAGCGTTCCGGTGACTTCGATCGTCTTTGAGACGTCTTCGAAAGTCGGCGCCGTGGTGCCCGAGGCAGAACTAACGGTCTCCATCTGGACGTCATTCAGGCGAACGACGCGGCCGTCCTCCGCCACGTAGCTGAGGCTCAAGCGATCATTCGGGATGAACAGCGCGGTCATGCAGCGGCGTCCGGGCGGAGGACCGAACCGACATCCTGGGTGTCGTCGATCGGACGAACCTGCATCTTGAGGCCGTGATCCAGGGGAATGCTCGGCCCCTTGGCGCCGACCAGCGCCCCGATCAATTGAGACCACATCGCGGACGTGATGACGGTGGTCGCGCGCTGCTCAAGCGGCGCGTGCGCTGGCGAGAAGCCCCAGGCCTTACGCAGCGCTTCGACGTAATCAGCCGGGGCGTTCTCGTGCGGACGCGCGTAGCGGTCGGTCGGCTTGGGCAGACGGCCGGTGGTCAGCCAGTGAAAGCGATGCAGGAAACGATGGCGCGCTTCCGACGGCGACCACGGCACGATCTTGAACGGCAGCGGCTCGATGTTCTCGATGCCGGCCCAGGTCGTGTCGCCCTCGATGTGCGGCATCAGATCGCGCTTCTCGGTGGCGAGCATGCGCAGGTCGATCGCCTTGCAGCCGGCTGACATCGGGTGCTCGACCCCGTAGTAGGCGCCGGTCGACGTCTCGACGCGGTCCTCGATCTCCTTGTAGTCAGGGAGAAGCTGCTTCAGCGGCGAGGCCATGTCGTTCATCACGCTCTCGGCGCGATCGTGCATCAGGGCTTCGTAAGGATCGCAGTCGGGGCCGCAGTTCTCGCTCGCCAGGACGCTGTGCTGGGCGACGGTGTACACCGCGTCTTCGTCGATCGCGAGTTGGCCGGTGTAGCGGCAGATACGCGACAGACCGGCGGCGAGATCGTCGATCTCCAGCGGCGTGCTGTCAGGATTGATGAAGTCGAAGTAGCGACCCGACGCCAACTGGATCGTTGGCAGCATCTTCAGCTTGGACAGGTCGACGCGCGGACGCTCCTCGCGGGTCTCGATGTGCTTCGCCGCGCGGCGGATCAGTTCCATCGCGGAGCGGTCATCGCGCATCATCTTGAGATAGGCGTCGGCGACGCATGCGGCGTCGGTGCCGTAATCGGAGATGCCGCGCGCCTTCTCGTCGCGCGTCGCGCCACCGACACGGGTCTTCATGGTCAGGCGATAAGCGGCGCGTTCGAGTTGTCCGGGGGTCATCCAGACGCGGTTGTGTTCGAACTGCAAGTCACGGCCGGCGAACTGCGCCTCGATCGCCGCTTCCTGCTGTTCGATATAATCGTCGATGTTGGCGGTCACGCCTTCGCTCCGTCGGGGGCGGCGCCAATATGGCTGGCGCCTGGAACGACGGAACTGTTAACCATGCTGGCGCCGGGTGTCAATAATCCTGGCGCCGGGCGGTCATTAAATTTTGAACCCAGGAGTTGACAGGCCTCTGCGGGCTTGGCTATAGACGGTCCGTGGACGTCGCACTACCGATCCCGTTTCTAACGGGGCACGGGGTGAGCACGAAGTCCGCGTCACCCGTCCTGCGTTTTCTCCAGGACGTAAATCTTAGAGAGAACCGGACGGAGCCGCCGGACAAGGCCCTCGTTTAGGTTGGCGGAGGTCGGTCGCCTCGGGGGAGCCCAATACCCTCGTGTAGCCAAAGCTGGGTGCGGTTGCGTGACGATCGCGGGGTCAATACCCCAAAGTGATGGAACTGGTGAGGCTACATCACGGTCATGCGGACGCCTTCGGCATGCCGCCGGCGGCCGGGTGATCAGGAGTCGAGACCCTGATCACCCGGTCGTTAGTTACAGAGGACTGAATCGACTTGGTCTTCGGTCAGGCGGGCTCCCCGCTTCCACCACTTCCACATCTCGAAACGCAGGACCGCGATGAGCATGATCGTTGCGCCGTACAGGCTGTAGAGCAGCAAGTCCTCGTTCATCAGGCGACCTTTTTCATTTCCGCCGGATCAACCGGCAACAGCATCCAGGTGTGCTTGACCTCCAGGATGCCGGCGCGCGACGGATGCGGATCGTGGAAGATTTCACCTTCCTTCATGATGACGAAGTGACCTACGCCACGCGGAGACGGCCCGTCCGCGAGATAGAGGATATCAGGCACGTGGTTCGCCGGCCGCATCTGAAGTAGCCAGCCCTGCTCACGGCACCACGAGTAGAGGTGATGCCAAAACGCGCCGGCGTGCTCGTCGCCCTGGTGCAGGGTGTTGAAGTCCGGAACCTCTTCAAGCTCCATGCCCAGCAGCGAAGCAAAAGCCGCCTGCGTGCAGTTGCCTTCGATCCCGTTCTCCGGATCATGCGTCTTGGTCTGGGTCTTCCAGCGCGGATGAGCGGCGCGCAGGCGCAGTCGGTGCTCCTGCTCGGTCAGGAATTGAACCTTCACATGACCCCCGACATGAAGAGACGGTGTTGCGTCAGAACCTGATCGCGCGACGCCTTACGCAATGCGCCGGGCAGGATACGCTTTGCGATGCGGACGATTTGTTCCTCACGCTCGGGCGTACCTTCGGGTTCAGGAGTACGATCCCGACGTTCGAACTCAGCGATATATTCGCGCGATGAGAGGAATTCGCGTTCGTCGCCGACGCGCTTCGGCTTGGCGCGGGGGTCCCACGGGACGGTCATCATTAATCTCGCAACTTCAGGGTGACGATCGGGCCGCCGGAATAGACATCGTGTGCGATGGCGGCAGCGACGGCCTGTTCGGCGGTCGCTCCGGCGTGCATGGCGCCGAAAGCGAAGTCTTCGCCCGAGCCCATCGCCATATAATCGGTGGTGAAGGGCCATGGACCGGTCGCGCCGAACATCACAGGCGGTTGTCCCTTGACGATCAACATGCAGGACGTCTCGCCACCGCGCAGTGGGTCCTTACCCTCCATGCCGCCGGCGACCCAATCGACGAACGCTTCCAATTCGCCGATATAGCCGCAGCCCGCGATCAGCGCCTTGCCGATGCGGCGAATCTTGCGCGCGGTCGTCGATGCCCGCGAACTTCCGTTCGTGACGAGGCTGTCGGCGGCCAAAATTCCTGAGCGGTAGGCAATGGTCGTCATGCGCGGGGCTTCGTGTTTCGATACTTCGGAGGCAGCGGCCAGCAGGTGATCAGGGTCGAGCCGGCGAACAGGAAGAGGTAGCCGGCGTGGACCTTCATGTTGTTCGCCCGCCCTTCCTTCAGATAGACGTGGTCCAGATAGCGCTTCATCGAGCCGCTGAAGGCGGAGTGGCTGGCGCCGTCGGCGAGCGCCTTGGTCACCATTCGGTCGACGGCCTTGCGAGGGATGCCCATGCGCTTGCGCACCCGCAGGTCCGCGTGTTCGGAGACGTGGATTTCGTCCTGCTCTACGTCAAACATGACTCCTCCTACCGGCCGACCTGGGCCATCTTGGCGAGCGCGGGGATCAGGATGTCGAGATCGGGAGAGCCGATGCGCGGCTCGGGCACGGGAGCCTTGATGAGCGACTCGTACTCCTGCTTCGACATCAGGACGTAGTCGGTGTAGTGACCCTGGATCAGCACCGGGTCGAGACGCGCCTTGTCCAGGACGTTCTGGCGGTTTTGCATCTCGCTCAGGGTGAAGCGCTGGAGACCGTTCGTGTTCATCAGATGCTCCCGTCGGCGAGGCCAGGGTTGAGGCTGAGATTTTGGGTTTCGTCCAGATCGCTCAGGAAGCCGAGCGAAGAAGGCGGCGTCGGATTGGGCTGGTACAGGCTGAACTCGCTCTTGCTGAGTTCAATCGCGTAGAGGTTCCGGGTATAGAGGCGAAAGAACATCGACGCCGTCTTCTCGCTTTCCTCGAAGAAGACCAACTGCTTACCCTGCGGACGCACGCCGGCCATCTTGAACTTTTCAAGGCCACGCTCGTTGTAGGTGGCGACGAATACCGACAGAACCTTCATGGCTGACCAGTTCTTTCGAATTTCCGGACGGGGTTCAATTGATCATCCAGGGAGCGGAAGGCTTTCCACAGTTCGCTCCGCCAGAGCTTGGTCGCGGCGAGGGCGGCTTCGAGTTCGCCCGGTGCGTTGACCTCGCCGTCGGCGTTGACGACGTAGAAGCCCTTGGTGAGCAGGTCGCGAAACGCGTCGCACTCCTGCTCACTTCGGGTGGGTCGGCGCGCCATCAGCCGACCGGGATGCGGAGGATGATGGAGGGGCGCAGGTTCGGGCGGTAGTAGTTCTTGCGATTCTCGATCGGAATGTCTTCGCCGGGCGCATGTCGATTGGCCCAGCGCAGCTTGTCCTCGGGAGAGGCCTTCATAATCTCGGTCACCGGCAGATCGGCAGTGCCGCGCAAGTTGAAGTTGATCACCTGCATCGACTCGGTGACATAGTCCTTCACCGAATTGACGATGCGGCCGATGAAGGAGCGGGAGCGCTTGGGCGCGTCTACCCGAGGCGCACATTCGTTGATGCTACGGAAATAGCTGCCGTAGCCTTCCGAGTTACCGGTCTCCGGACTCAGCCTCCAGTCCTCGGGCTCCAGAAAACCGTGCTGCTCAGCATGCGCGATGACGTGCGCCTCCAGCGCATTGAAGTCCTGGCCCGGCGCCTTCTTGCCGACCGGCTGGGCTTCGAGCATCTTGCGCGCTTGTCCCAGGCGTTCGGAAACAGTCTGATAGACCGGCACGCTGATCGTCCCGTGATCACCGTGCCATTCCGTCTCCAACTTCCAGAGCACGCGACCCTTACCAGCCGAGAAGTCCTGGCAGATCGCGCCCGACTGGCGCAGGGCCAGCATGATGCGACTGACGTCGGCGAGCGAGGCCCCGTTCTCGTAGGTGTGCAGGTTGGAGGCGTCGCCGAAGGTGCGCTGAATGTGCTCGCGCATCTCAGCAGTATCGGCGGCGCGGTAGGCGTTGCTCAGGTCCAGGGGCGAGAACGGCTCGCCTGATTGGACGCGCGCGAAGACGGCATCCAGCAGATGCGGACGGATCGCCATCGGCTCGTAAATATAGCTGCCCATATTGCGCTGGGTCATGGCTTAAACCTCGTGCAGGAGATCGTAGGCAGCACGAGCGCGACGCTCGGCTTCCACGACATCCGCCTCAGGATGGGATTGAAGGACGCCGGCCGACACGACAGAGAAGTCGACGTGGGCGGAGATACTGCTGGTCAGGTAGCTGTAGAACACGCGGGCAGCTTCCAGCGTGTGGGCGTGGACCTGAATCAGATCGTCCGGACCAGGAGCACCGACTGCGGCCTCGATGCGAGCCAGTCGCTCTTCGAGGCGCTGGAGCAGCTTGATCTTCTCCGGGTCCTCGCAGTGCGGCTGGTTGGCGATCGCGTCGAAGCGCTCGGCCGCATCGACCAGCTTCTTGAACGCCTTGATCTCAGCAGCCGTCGGCAGGCGACCCTCCTCCTTCTTGGCGAAATCCTTCAGGGTGAGCGGCTTGTCCGGCGCGATGTCGATCGGGATGTCCGGGACCAGCGGAGTCATCCAGGGCTTTTGCGGCTGAGGCCAGAGTTGCTGGCCGTAGTCCATGACTGCGGAAACTACGCACATGATTAGGCTCCCTCTGCGACTGCGCAGGCCGCGTTGTTGTTGTCGATGCCGGCCTGCTCAAACGTCGGGCTGTAGACGGGAGGCAGAAACGCCTTGTCCGCGACGCCGGCGCCGAACGCAGCGTCCGTGTGGATGTCAGGCTCGTACGGAGTGACGGTCGTCGCGGCATCCAGCGCGTCTTCGAGGTATTCGAACGGACCGATCGCCTTCATCTCGACGCAGCGATAGGGCGCGAAGAGGAAGGTCCACGTGTCGACGTGGGGGCGAATGCAGGAGACCTCGCCGATGTAGCGGCCGGCGCGGTTGACCAGCACCTTGTAGGATTGCGTCAGGTCCAGGGTGTACTCGGGATGGGCTTCGGCCCAATTCAGAGCAGAAGCCTTGTGAGGATGCTGATCGATGTTGTTCTGCCGGATCAGGTCGTTCAACTTGTGGACGCGATCGGCCATCTTTTCGGCGTGGGCTTGATAGGCGCGGAAATCCTGCTTGGCGTTCAGGTGAGCGCGCTCCGCATCGGCGATCAGGCGCTTTGCGTCGGACTCCGCATCCGAGACGGCCCACAGCTTCAGGCGCACCTCACGCGCCTTAACCTTCAACTGATCCTGCGCGGCTTGCAGATCACGCTGAGCGTCGCGCGCCAGTTCCTGGATCGAGGCGTATGATTCTGGCGAAAGAACTTCGGGCATGATCAACCCTTCTGAAGGCGGCGGTCTTGATGCAGACCCGCGATGATGATGGCGGTCTCGGCCAGGGCGTTGCGGGCCTGCTGGGCATCGTTGCTGGCGAACGACTCGGCGCGACGCAGTTCATGCGTTTCCGCCGACATCGCTTCCAAGCGCTGCTCGTACGATTGGCGCATCGCCTCGGTACGCTTCACGATGGTCGCCTCGATTTCGTGGCGCTGATCTTCGAGGCGCTTCAGCAGTTCGATGTTGGCCTGCCGGAACTCAGCGATCTTCGCGTCATGGGCCGCCTTCATGTCGTCGACGCGGCGCGCGATTTCCCATTCCAGTTGGCGCGGCGTATAGATCGGGCCTTCGGACTCCAGGAACGTCACGTCGAAAAATTCTTCGAGGCTGCGAGTATGCAGCGGGCCAGCGCTCTGAGGAGGCACCTTCACGCTGTGGCCGGTGTTGTGCAGCGCGTGACCGATCAGAGCGATCAGCGTGGTCTTGCCAGCGCCGGGTTCGGTGCTCGTAACGGTGACGGTGATCGGACGCTTGGTAGGGACGTCGGTCATTTATTCCTCCATGGACTGAAGGTTGGCTAGGGCCAGCTTCTCGTCGACCGTCAGCTTCGGCTTGCTCGGCAGTTCGGGAGAGCGCGCGAAGGCAGCGCAGATCAGGGCGCGGCCGGAAAGGGCATGTTCGGCAGCGATCTGCTTGGCGCGGAAGATGGTCTGCTTGTTGCGCTCCATCTCGTTGCGGTTGCGGTGATAGTCGCTTTCGATCTTGCCCGCCTCCAACATAATGCCGATCTGCGTGTGGACGTCAGCGACGAGCGTGGCGTGGTCGACTCCGGCGTTAGCGATCGTAGTCAGCAGGGCGTCGATTTGCTGATTGGTCGCCTTGTAACGCGCCGTGAATTCCGCACGCTGCTTGGACATCTCGGTCTGAAGATGTGCGTTCTCACGCTCCGCATCTTCGATGTCGCGCTCGTTGGCTTCCGCGACGTGGAGATGTCGCAGGCCTTCTTCGAACTGCTCGTTCTCCTTTTCGGTCAGCGTGCGTCGCAGGGCGCCCAGGGTGAAGCGGGCGTCGCGAGCGTCGAACAAAGCGGCGTGGTATGCCGCGTCGCGCTCCGCCAACGTGGTCTTCGCTTCATTCAACTCCTTTGTGGAGGCACGCAGCGCGTGGCTGTAGCGGGCGTTCTTGTCCACGAGGTCGACGAGCCGCGCTTCAAGCCGTGCGATTTCGGCCGAGGACTCGTTGGAGGCCGCGCGCATTGCGTCACGCTCCTTCATGAGGTCGGAAGTGGATTCCAGGAGGATCGTGCGCTCGCGCGACAGCGGGATGACCGCTTCGTCCGTACGCAGCATGGCCGGCACATATTCGTTGACGACCGTGGTCGTCGTGTCCTGACTCACGAAGCTGTCGATGATGGAATGGGCCGCCGCCCAGGCGTCGCCGGCGGCTTCGTTCGACACGAGTGTCCCGGTCGTCTTGCAAAACGCGTCCGCGTTGGGCGTCGACACATAATGAACGGTGGATGCCGGTTCAGGGACGCCGCCGCCCAGGATAGGATGGTCTTCGTAGAAATCCGCGCCGGGCGTGGAGTTGTAGGAGTCGGTCATTCGTCACAGCCAAATGGGCAGTCGCCCCCGTGCGATGCGCGGGCAGACAGTCAGGTTGATCCAGTCGACAAGGCGGCGCCGGGTATCTTCCTTCATCACGCTGTCGTCGTGCGCGGCGTAATGGCTCCAGGCGATCATCACCGCCTCGTAGGAGTCTCGGAGAGCTTCCGTGTCGAACGCTTCGACCGTCTCAACCAGGGTGCCCTCCAGCACTTCGGCGAAGTCGGTCTCGTACATGTTGATCCTCACGAGGAGGATCGGCAGGGGAAAGGGAAAGCCGCTCATAGTGCGAGCCCCATCAGGAACCCTACGAGCGCCGGGATACCGCTCATGATGCCGAAGGCCACAGCCAACGCCACACGAGGATGATGCCAGACCCACGACATGAACGCGTCTTCGGGCCGGCGGCCCCGGTACTCAAAGTCCATCAATCACCCCAGCAGGACTCGGCGAGTGAACCGACGACGTCGCAGAGGAACTCGATCACCGCCATGAAGATGGCGCCGGCTCCGAAATCTCGGCGACGTTCGTCGGTTCGGGCCATCGGCTTAGCCGAAGACGCAGCCGGTCAGCAGGCCGGCGACGAAGATGATGATCGCGGCCGTCTTGGTCTGGTTGACGACGGTCTTGACCTGGGTCACAGCGTTGTTGAAGAACTCTTCCACGGGAAGCTCCTTTAGCCTTCAGAGGTCGGGGTATCGCCGGACAGGAAGGCGTAGAACTGTCGGGCGGATTGGATGACGTAGGAGGCGTCCAGCGCGTCTCCGTCGCGTTCGAACTTGCCGGCCTGGGCGTCGACGGCCTGACGCAGCGCGATGGCGCGCAAGTCGTCGGTGCGCTTCTGCGTAGCCAGATCGATCGCCGTCTGGTGGTCCGCCTTGGCGCGGCGGCCGGCGAAGTAGGCTTCCACCACCTCGGAGGGGATGCCCAGACCGAGTTCCAGTTCAGCGCGGGCCTCGGCGACCTTGGTTTCGATCCAGCGATCGTAGTCGGCTTCAGCCACAGCATAGTGCATCGGGGCTAGTCCTTCTTCGGACGCCCGCGCTTAGGAGCGGCGGGCTTCTTGGGGGCTCGGCGTGGCGCGTCGGGGGACACGTGGCCGAGCAGGGCAAGATCATCGTCGTCGAAGCCGGCGATGCCGAACGGGTCGTCGGATAGTGACCCGTTCGAATCCAGGTCTTGGATCAGGTCATCGAGATCGGAGTAACGACGTGACATGGCGATACGCTGGGTACTGAAACTAGACCGGACGGTACAGCGCGACCGGATCGGGCTGCACGCCGTACCGGGCGATGTGGATGTTGGCGGTGGTCATCTCGATGACGCCCTTCTCCAGCATCGGCGGGATGCGGAAGCCGCGCGCGCGGTTGGCGTCCGGAGTGATGGTCGGGCGGTCGGCGTAAGCGCGCCATTGCGCCTCGGTCGACCACTCGGCGCCGGTGTCCTTGTGGAACGTCTTCAGCCACTCCAGGGCGAGCAGTTCGGGCGGCGTGAGGACGACTTCAGTCGTCTCGGCGGTTTCGGTCTTGTCGGTCACTTCTTCTTTCCAGGCTTGGAGCGCTTCATCGGCGGCTTGCCGCCGGGCATGGGCTTGCAGGTCTTGCTGCCCGGCTGGCCGCCGGGCGACATGGACGCTGCGTCGTTGAGGGTGAGGGCCATCAGGCTTCGTCCTTCACCGGATCAGGGCGGAACTCGCGGTTGTAGACCATCCAGGAAACTTCGCTGCCGCCCAGAGAGGCGATGCGCGCGAGGTGCATGATGACGCCGGCGTCACGCATGGTTTGGATCGAAGCATCCTTGGCTGCGGAAAATGCCTTGGACGCTTCGTCGTATTCTGCCTGTGCTTCTTCCAGGGCAGCCCGAGCACGCGCGCGTCGATACTCGGCATCACTGAAGGCATGCGCAGCCTGCTTCGTATCCGTCCACAAGTCAGCGACCTTACGGTAGATGAGTTCGACCACCGTCTGGTCACCCGCCAGAAGTTCATGAGCAGCAGCGATCGTCTCCTGACGATCCGGACGGAAAATGGCCTCATCGTGAGTCGGGAGAATCATTAGCTCGCTCCATTTTGCGGCGGACGGCCGCGTTGGACGGTGCCGGGGGTGGGCGTGACAGGCTTGGCGGCGGCCTGCTTCTGCTGGGCGTCGATCTGAGCCTGCTCGGCCTTGGACGGCTTGGCTTGCTCGGGATCGCCCAACTTGCGGCTCGCGGCCACGCTGGTCGAACCGACCTTGGCGGAGATGCGCAGCTTCTCCTCGTCGATCTCCAGATGGCGCTCGGCCTGCTCCAGTTCCTGCTGCTGGAAGTCGGCGTCGCGGGCCGCGCGCTGCTGATCCAGTTCCTGCTGGCGGCTGACGTAGCCACGACGCATCGCGATCGCGTCCGGCTGACCAATGAACGACTTCGGATCGTTCATCTTGATCGTGAATTCTTCCAGCGTCTGGGTCGATGGGATGATGCCGTTCTTGACGAAGTTCTCGTACAGAGCGTCGATCGGCAGCAGGCCACCTTCGTAGAGTTGCTGGATCGCGCGCAGGGCGCGGGCGTCCAGGGCCGTCGTCAGGAAGGTCGCGTCGATCTCGTAGCGGAGCGTCGCGGTGTCGGTCAGCGGGATGTCGCGGAACATTAGCCAGTAACGAACGACCGAGGTCATGCCGTCTTCGAGCGCCATGATGACGTTCAGAAGCAGCGACTGCTCGTTGGCTTCACGCAGCGCCGATTGGTTGTCCGACTCGGAGACCGACTTGGACATGCCGGGCATCAGGCGTCCGCCGATCGCGGCGATCTGCTGCTCCTTCTCGTTCAGGGCGCGCTCCAGGGTCTTCAGACCCTCGCCCTTGAACTCGATGATGCCGGGGATGCCGCTCTCCTTGTCGACAACCCAGACCCGGCCCGGACCAATGTGATATTCCGAGGCGTCGGAGTCGTCGAGTTCGGGTGCATAGTAGGTGGGCAGCGCCGTGAAGAAGCGGCCGTGCTCCAGTTCGGCGTAGGTGCGATAGTGCTTCAGGTTCAATTCGACGATGTCGAGCAGCGGCGGCTTTTCGCAGTCGGCCGCGTTCGACATGGAGCCGAAGAACACGAAGGGGATGAAGGGGAGGGTGCGCCCGCGCACCATGGGAGTGTAGACGTCGCGGGCTTGGCCCAGCGGGTCCTCGACGTAGACGAACTGCTTGTAGACCCGGCTGCCGTCCTTCTGGAGTTCCAGGATCAGTTCGCGGTAGATCGTGCGGAAGGTGTAGCTGCTGGTGAAGCGCGACGGGCGAGCCAGCGCGTCAGCACGGGCCGAGCCCTGGCGTTCCGCGAGGCCGGCGCGGCGACCGCCACTCGTGCGCTGGGCAGTCTCGCTGCCTTCGCGTCCGATCCAGGGATTTTGCTGCGACGGCGTGGCGTGCTCATCCACGCGCTCGAACTCACGCAGCAGAATGCGGGTCGGGACGTAGAAACCGTCGACGTCCTCTACGGTCCAGTCGACGATGTTCTCGGCGGCGTAGCCGACCGTGTAGGACTTCGCCGGCGCGGTGGGATCGCTGCTTGGAGCCACATCGACCAGGGCGCCGAAACGGCCCATCGCCACCTGCTCCAGCGCGACCGTCTTGGCGAAACCCTGGTGGGACGTGCCGTCCTTGGCGAAGCGTTGAAGCTGAGTGAGTAGCTTGCCGATCGACGCCGGCGCCACGACCTGGACACCACCTTCGGCATCACGGCCCGTGATCGCGCCCGTGTTGGGGAGGTTACGGATGACGGGCGGACGGCGGAAAATCTGACCGACCATGCCGGCCTGCGTCTGCGACGTCATGTTGTAGAAGGCGGCGCGATCGAGGTAGTTCGCGTAGTCTTCGTCGTCAAAGCCCTTCGGGGCCTTCAGGTACTTGACACCCTGAGCCTTGATCTCGCGTTCGCCGGCGATGGCGTCGCGAATCTTCGCCCAATCCGGACGATAATACTCGTACTCCGGATGGACCACGAGGTGCGTGAACTGTTGAGCGCCACGCTTCGTGCGTCGAATGTTCGCGGAGTTGGGTGAAAGACCAGCCATGTTCTTTTGAAAAAGTGGGCGAGGTCCAAAACTCTACTCACGGACCCCGCCCAAGGCTTATGACGAAGGAGGGAACCAGGGCACGCGGCCCTGATCGACGCCACGGATGACATGGTTAACAGGGCATGTCAAGAAAACTGGCACGTTGCTCGGGAACGTGCCAGTCACGCTGTCAAGCTAAAAATCGAGCGCCACGAAATAAGACATGTTAACGCTGAGGTTGAAATGCCAGGATTTTTGAACCCCACGTGCTTTTCTGGTTGACACCTTCTAAGGGCATCTCTAGCGTGAAGACTTCACACAGGAAACCTGAGGGATTTCCCAGAAACTCGTCACAGGAGGCTGTCATGCGCGCTTAGCTCTTGATTTCACCAGAGGACTTCAGGGTGGCCTAAGACCTAGGGGCCTTCCCTGTGCAGCAAGTGTTGAGGCCCGGCGCGCAAACCCAGAGCGCCGGGCTTTTTCTATGCGCGATGACATGGTCGCATGTTGACAGGCATCTCGACGCCTGTTCTATAGAAGTCTCCGGCGTCGGCCCCACCGCGCTGGACCGCCTAGCCCGTCAGCGCTCCCCCCATGTCGCGCTGGCGGGCTTTTCCTTTCGCAGCTTGACGTTTCTCAAGGCGTTGCCTAGAACGGCGGCGTTCTTGACCCTCTCCAGTCAAGGATGGGAAGGAACCCCGCTGGGATGGCGTCCGCGTCTCGGCGGGGTTTTTCATTACTTGCGAGTCACGTTTGATGGTGACAGGATTCCTGGCATTCTCCTGCCGGACTTCCTGTCATGCGTATTCTCGCCGGACTCCTCGCCTGCCTTGCCCTGCTGTCCTGCTCGCCGGCCGCGTCGCAGTGCCCTGAAATCCCTTTAATTGGCGCGGTACGCGGCGGCGCGGTCAATTCGACCATTTCGCCCGCGCGAGTTGCAGCGATCAACATTTACGAGCTAGCGTACTTCTGTCGACGTGCGCCGAAGGCGTTGATCTGCGCCGGCGGGCCGGGCAAGGCGCTCGCATCGACCGATGTGATCTCGATCGACCTGGAGATGCGCAAGAAGTTCGAGTACCGCGATGACAAGCTGCGCATCGGCAACGCGGACTTCTGGGACAATGACACCCTGTGCGGCGACTGCGAGGATTACGCGCTCACCCTGGCCGAGCGGCTCCACAAGGCCGGGCAGGGCGGCGACCGAATGATCCTGATGATGTGGAGCCCCGGCATCGGGTTGGCTCACGCGACCCTGCTGGTCGAGACGGCCGACCAGGGCTGGTACGAAGTGGGCGTTGGTGCGGCGGAGACGCCGGCGCCGTACGACAGCACGCGCGGTGACCGCTTTGGCGGCATCCGTATGGATGGGAAGCGGAAGATCGGCCCGATGCCGGGCTATCGCGTGGATGTCGAGAAGACCGCGATCTATCGGACTCCTTAATCACTCGCGATGTATGGACAGCCATACTGGCACGCGATACAACCTGAGCCGTTCCATCAATCAGGAGATTCAGGTGCAACGTCGTAACTTCTTTAAGTCCCTGCTGGGCCTGTTCGTCGCCGTTCCCGCGCTCAACGTTGCGACCCAAGCTGCCGCTTCGCCGGCCATGGATACCACCAACATCACGGCGCAAGCCGGTACGCCCTGGTCCGCTAAGGATAAGCCGGGCGACCTCTACGCTGAAGCCGTCCAATATCTGTCCGAATCCGAACTGATGCGCGCGCTGCCCTGGCTCGACATTGCGGGAGGTAGCTTCACCTATATCCAAGAGGGCTGGCTGCCTGGAATCGCCTTCAAGGGCCGCCCCGAGACCATGAATAGCGGAGTCGGCGTGGTCAACCCCACTGTTGAAGTCCTGAAAATCGCCGGCGGCGACTGCGACGTCGACAAGGCCCTCATCAAGACTCACGGCGAAGCGATCGTGCCGGCGCAGCGCCGCATGTACCTGCGTGAGAAGGCCTACTACCTGACCAACTCACTAGTGAACGGTGACTCGGACGTCGATCCGCGCGTCGCCGATGGGCTGCGTCAGCGCTTCGTGGGCGGTCAGCACTTCCAAGTCAACGGCGTGCTCAGCCGTACTGTCCTGGACCAAGCAATCGCCATGGTCGACGATCCCAACTACCTTCTCGTTTCGGTCGAAATGCGCGACGCCATGAAGAAGCGTCGGCTGCTCAAGCGCACTAAGGGCACCTATCGCTACACCACCGCCGACGAGGACAACACGGTCACCGTGATCGTCGATTACCGCCTGGAAGGTAAGCCAGCCATCTTGGAAACGGATGCCTACGTACTGAATATCGGCAAGCACGGCGTCACCGGACTCCAGAACGGTTCGGTCCAGGTGGATGACCTGGGCTACGTCGAGCACATTCCGGTGCAGCGTACGCGCTACGAATGGCTGGTCGCCCTGGGCGTGATGAGCGGTCGCGCCGGAGTGCGCCTGTCGGGTCTTACCGGGGCTCGCTTGACGGCCTGATCGGGCTGTGGTTTATGGTCTTGTTCAGGCTGAGCGGAGCGCGAGTTTCGTTCACGAAAGCCCGGCGGTGCCGATCACCGCCGGGCTTTTTCGTTTGAGCTTATTGACCCCTATTTTACAGAAATAAAATTTCGGTCAGCCAGATTCGTGTTTTCGAATCCAAAAGCCGCTGGCCTGGGTCCCCTACTCCTCTGAGAAATTTTTCGAAATCTCTGACGCCATTGACCCGCACATCAAAACGCGGTCACTACACTAGGCGCCCCGGAAAAATGGTTAACAACCCACCCCGGCCTTGGGTCCCTGGGTGTCCCATTTTGAAACTCGACCCTCCCCCGGCCCCCCGATTTTGTCAAGGGGTCCGGATGGATTCTTTCAGGTACCCTCGACTCTCGCCGAGGGCGACCCACTCCCTCTAGAACACGCCCAGAGCGAGGACCACGCCAGCAGCCACGAAGGCCAGGGCGAAGGCGAACGCGCCCGCCTTGATGTCCGCCTTAAGCTTGGCTTGCTTCGCCAGCTTCACGCGCATCGCGTGACGCTCTTCGGCGACGTGCTCACGGTAATCAGCCATCGACACTTGCGAGAACTGAGCGGCTTCGGCGATCGCGACGTTACGGGGGAACATGGCAGGGGCTCCGAGGTGAGGGCGGCGGGGAAGTCCGCCGCCCATGTGAAGACCATACCCCCTATTTCTTAACAAGAGGTAAACGCCTTCAACTTTCTTCCTTAGGCCCGGCGCGAGCGGCGGCGGGCCTGTTGCTGCGCAACCTTCATGCGCAGGACGGCGGCGGCGACCTCTTCGGCCGTGTCCAGGGTAACGCCCGCCATCTGGGCGAGGCGCAGGGCGCGGCGGATGTCCGCGTGAAGCGGATCGGCTTGCGCGCCGTTCATCTGGGCGGTGTCCAGAGCGGTCATAAGGGTGTGATGCAGGGTCATCGCTTTGTCTCCTAGGGCCTTGCCCATGTGCCTACCCTAGAGGGTATTTCTTAACAAGAGGTTAAAGCGTGAAAAGTCTTTCGACATTGGCGGGCGTGTTCGGCAGGGCCACCCCGTAGGGGTAGACGGACACGAGGTCGCCCGCCTTGGCTTTCCAGGCCTTGCGCAAGGCTTGCGCGTAAGCCGTCTTGACCAGAGCGGCGGGGACGATCCCACGGGTAGCCGATCCGTCGGCGTGGCGCGTGATCACTTCGAAGAGGGCGGGCTTGTCCATACGCACACTCTAGCGGGGAAGGTCTTACCAAACAGTAAAGGCCCGCCGATTAGGGCGGGCCTTCTGTAGGGGCTCTAGGCGGGCCGTTTCCGGGCCTAGGCGTCGATGTCCAGGACCGACCGATTCCGGCCCTTGTAGGGGCGATGCAGGGGACGCACGGCCAGGGCTTCGGCCTCTTCGAAGCCCAGCGCACGGAATTCCGCCTTGCGGGCTTCACGGGCGTTTTTCCGGGCCGCGAATTCGGCGCGGGTATCTTCGAAGGCGGGGGAGTGACGGAACGAACGGGACATTGCGAAGGACTCCAGTCCTAGGGGGTTAGGGGCGGCGGCCGATCCGCCGCCCCGTTACGCTACAGGGTCAGGGGTTAGGCCTTGGCGGCGTCGAGGGCGGTTTTGATTTCCACCGCAACCCCATGCCACGCATCGGGGTTGATGAAGCCGCTTGCGCCTTTCTGGGCGAAGGACTCGCGGACCCCTTCCAGGCCAGCGCCAGCGACTCCGGCGGCCTCTTTCTCGATGGCCTCGATAGTCATAGACGGCGCGAACTTAAGGGCTTGCTTGAGCTTGTCCGTGTTCGTCTCGCGACCGACATATTCCAGGTCGCCGAACTTGTGATTCAGCGCGTTGATGATGAACAGTTGCGCCATCGCACCGAAGCGCGAGAACTCGGAAAGGCGGAGCAGGGCTTGCGCCTTGGTTTCGCTCTTGGCCTTGAGGTGAGCGAAGGGCTTAGCTTGACGGGTCATCTTGGTTTTCCCGGTTCGGGCGGCGGCCGATCCGCCGCCCATGTAGTCACTCTAGAGGCCATTTCTTAACAAGAAGTTAAGAGGCCGAACTTTCTAGGGGGCCTTGTGGATTTCCACGGTCCGGCAGACCTTGGAGGCTTCCGGGGCGTCGTCGGCGCCGTAGACGCGGACGGCTTCGCCCCGACAGTCCAGGCCCACGGCGATCATGGGCGGATGCGCGTTATTCCACGCGAGGAAGCCGAGGAAAGCGCAGACAGCGGCGATAGCGAGAACGTCGGCGGCGTGTTTCAAGGGTTGTCCTTTCGAGGTTGTGAGGCCGCCTTAAGCGGCGGCCTCGATGCGGAAGCGAGCGGCGCGGACCGCCAGGACGGCGCCGAGCGCGCGGCGCACGTTGTCGAATCGGGTCATGTGAACCGATAGGCGGCGGGTTTCCTTTTCGTTACCCGCCAGGGCGGCGCGGGCCGCGTGTTTGGCGAAGAACTTGGCGGACTTGGCGGCCATCTTGACGCGCTTTTCATCCGACCAGTTGAGGCGGGCGGCGGCGCGGCGCTGGCGAGCCAGGGCGCGGGCTTCACGGGCGGCTTTCGAGTAGTAGCCGGCGGGACGCTTGGTCTTGGTCATGGGCTTTCGCTCCAGCTAGGGCGGCGGCCGATCCGCCGCCCCATGCCGTCACCCTAGACGGCATTTCTTAACAACAAGTTAACGCGGGAGGTCTTTTTCGCGGCCGTCCGCGAACGAGAACGAGAACGTCAGGCCGGAGCTTTGGGCGAACGGCTCCGAGGTGCAGGACTTGGCGGCGCGGTTCAGGGCGCGGGCGATCTTGCGGGCGTCGGCGGCCGAGACGTAAACCGTCTCGCCGGTCCCGACGTACAGGCAGACCGAATCGCGAAAACGGTGAACTTGACCTTTGACGGGCGGGTAATAGGCCATGAGCGGACTCCAGGGCTTGGGCGGGCGCGAGGCCCGCCCGTTGAGGGTTAGGCGGCTTGGCGCAGGACGCGGCCGGCGCATTCGGGACCGAAGCCCGACTCGATGGACTCGGGGACCGTCAGGAGGCGATTGCAGCGCCCGCAACGGCCCTCATGGAAGATCGCCAGGGTATCGGGGAGGCGATCCGCGCTAAGCGCCTTCCAGGCCCATTCCAGGGCCTTGACGCTAGGGGCGTCGGCGGTGACGCGGGCCTTAGCCGTCCGGGCGAATTGAGCGCCCCGGATCAACCCGATATAGGCGTAATCCGATTCGTTGTCCTGACCCGTCAGGAGCTTAACGAACGACACCGCGCCGTCAGGGGCGGCCTTGATTTTGTAGGTGAAGCGCGCGCCGGTCTTTTCGCTTTGCAGCGTGACCACGGCGTTACCGCCGAGCATGAATTGACGGGCGGCGGCGGCGGTTTGAAAGCGGGCGGACATCTCGTCTACTCCGGTTCGGGCGGCGGCCGATCCGCCGCCCTCGAAATAGACCATAGGGCCTATTTCTTAACAAGAGGTTAAGACGTGTAATAACGGAGTCCGTCGTCGGCGACGAACCACGTTTTCTTGAATCGGGTTCCGGCCCAGCACACGGCCGCAACCGGGAAATCCCGGTAATGCGTCGCGCCGTGACCAAAGCTGATTTCCGAGCGCGTCGGCGGCCGGTGACACGTCACCGTTTGCACGTCGTCGCGGACGGGAAGGCGGCCGGTGAAATCGGGACGCTTGGACATGTCAGGCCCTCCTAGGCGTGAACGAAGATCGGCGACGCCAGGACCGGCGCCAGGAATTGCGCGAGGTGCATTTCCGCCGTTTCCAGCTTCAGAAACGCATAATCGCAGTCGCCACGGTCGGGCGCTTCGCCCCGGTCGAAAGCCTCAAAGGCTTCGTTCAGGTCGGACTCACATTCCGCCACTTCGGCGACGTGAGCGTTAAGGGCGGCGGTCGAGAAAGCCATGTTAGGCGCTCCGGTAGGGCGGCGGCCGATCCGCCGCCCATGGGAGAACCTACAGGCTATTTCTTAACAACCCGTTAAAATGCGCGGTTCCGTAGCGTTGCCGCTAACGTATTCCTTCGCGTCCTCCCAAGCCGAGTCGCACGCGGCCTTGTAGAAGGCGGCGGCGAGGGTTTCGAAGTCGGCGAACGCGGTCGTTTCGCGGGGATTGGCCGGCGACGCGGCGAACCCGTCCAGCGTGGAGAGGTCCACACGGAAAACCGACTTATCGAAGCTAAGGCGCTCCGAAACGTCGCCCTCTTCGGCTTCGCGGCGGTCCAGGGCTTCGCGGTCGCCCATATACCCGAAATAGGTATCTTCGACGGCCTCATATTCGGGGTTTTCAGCGTCCATGTACGCTTCAACCGCCGTTTGCCCGTACTCATTGACAGCCGGCAAGCCCTCTTGATCGGGATAGAGGAACACGTTCTGAATCCCATAGGCGTAGCTCGATGGCGTGAGCGAGCACATGTAAGTTTGCTCGCCTTCGCGGATCAAATACAGGCTATAGGCCGGCACGCCCTCAAGAGGAGTCCCGGCAAGATTCCAGTGTTCCGTGTCGTTCACGGCGTAGGTGCGGAACCCGATATCGAAGTTGCCGGACTCATCGGCGCCCAGCGCGGCGACGATCAGAGCCCGGACCGTGGTCGGGCCTTCGCCGTCGTTCGCTTGCGTCTGATACGGCCCCGCCCATTCGGCGGCGAGGGGCGCCAGGGTCGGGACGCGGCTAAGGCCGTATGCGTTCGGATTGGCGGCGAGCGAGTCCAGGATATCCAGCGTCGGCGGCATTATGCCGGCGTCACAGAGGGCGGGGACAGCGCGCGCCAGGAAATCCAGGGCGGCGTTTTCGTCGGCGATGCAGAGTTGCGAGGTCATCCGATTTTCTCCAGGGCGCGGGGTGCGCCGGTAGGGATGAACCTACCGGCTATTTCTTAACAACCCCTTAACGCCAGCTAGTTGTGGAAGCGGGCGCCGGGGTACGTCTCGCGAACGATGGCCTTCGCCGCGTTGCGGTCGGCGGCGCGGAACGTCGCGTCATAGTCGCCGGACTCGTCCGCCGCCCAATACAGGGGGAGGTCATGCCCGAAATAGGTTCCGTTCGAGTCGTAGCCGCCCGAGTCCAGGCGGACGCGTTGAAGGGTGATCTTCGGCGAGGCGGCGAGCATGGCGCGGGCGGCCGGGATGAGCGAACGGAGGCGTTCGGCTTCCTTGCGGAACGACGCGGCGGCGGCTTCCCAGCACTGGCGCTTGTAGCCGTCGCCGGGGCGGTTCTCGCGTTGCTCTTCGGCGATCCGGGCGCGGTCCTCTTCGAGGGCGGCGGCCGTTTCCAGGCCTTCCACGGTCCAGCCGGCGGCGTCCGGCGCATAGGTCGGGCGGCCCATGGCGGCGCCCCGGCGGGGGTCGCCCATGTAGCCCTTGGGATCGTTCGTCTTGTAGTCGGGCATTGTCTGCGCTCCAACAGAAAGAGGGGCCGGCGCGGTGTGCGCCTGACCCCTCTAGACCTAACCCCTATTTCTTAACAAGAGGTTAATGCAGCAGAAAAAGAATCACGATGGCGAAGATGAGGCCCGAACCTTCCAACACGTGTTCGATGAAGCGCAAGTTAACTCCTTGTTTCTACTGAGAAAATCGGATGAGTCACGTTAGGTCTGAAACGTGACGGGAAATCGTGGCAGAGTCAGGGTTCGGCGAAAATGTGACTCCTTGGGAGTCAGGTTAGGCCCGAAACGTGACTCTTGTACGGGGCCGGCTAGGTCAACAGGCCGCCGATGTCGCGGACGTGGCCTTGAACGGCGCGAAGCGCCAGGGTCTGGAAATCGGACTCCGTCGCCGTGGTCCGAGCGCCGGAAAGGCCGAATTTCGTCATATGTCCGGCGGTCGTTCGGCCGTAGCCCTTGCCGTCCGGATTGGACACCGTGCCCAGATGCGGACACGTGAACCCGACAAGGGTCTGATAGCTGAAATACAGGGTGACGGCGCCGAGCTTGACGGCGGTCATGTTGGCGGGTTCGGGGTTGAGCTTGATCAGGTCAGCCATGGGCGGGTTCCTCCGGTTAGGGCCAGCCGGCGGCGCGAGAGGCGCGGCCGATCAACGAGTCGTAGTCACGGGCCGGCGGCGGGTTGAGCGCTTGCCACTGGTCACGGGCCGGGCGGTCGATAGGCCAGCCGGCGGGCGCGTAGGAGCCGGCCCGCTCCGGCGAGACAGTCAGGAACGCCCGCATTCGGGCATATTCCAGGGCCTTCCGGGCGATGGCGTGAATGCTCCGGCTCGCCGTGTCGCGGGTCCAGCTTTGCGCCATGTCCGAGGCGTCCCGCATCCACTTTTGATCAGCGAGGCGGGCGGCGGCGTCCGCCTTGGCTTTGGCGGCTTCCCGGACGAAATGCCGGATGCAGGCCAGGGACGGCCGGCGGGCGATCTTGTCCGCGTCGGCGAGGCCGGCGACGCTGTAGCGGGCGAAGAGGTTCGGGGCGGGCCACGCTTTGCGCTTGGTCATGGGCTAGGGCTCCCGAGTCGAGAGGAAGGCGAAGGCGGCGGCCGGGCAATCCTTGCCCAGATAGCCCAGCTTGCGCGCCAGCGGGACGGCTTCGGAGTCATGGCCCAGCCCGTGCGGCGCGTCGATACCGTAGCGCCCCGCGTGGAGGGCTTCGGCGTCGATACCGGGGCCGGCTAGATAGGCCTCCGCTTCCGCAATCGTGTAGAAGCGCGCCAGGACTTCCACGGCGTCGCTTTTGTCCAGCGTTACCGCGACCGTCTTAGCGGTTTCGGTCGGCTTGTCGCTGGCGAGGTCGGCGCGAAGTTCCGAAAGCGTGGCGTCGAAATCCACGCGGTGGAAGTCGCACCACGTCAGCAGCGAGTCGAGAACGTGGTAGAGGTCGGTTGCCCGGCTCTGGTCATCCTCCAGGCCACGGCCGGCGGTGTGCGCGTCGATGATCGTTTGCGCGGCGAGCGTTTTCGTGTCGTAGCTCATCGGTTAGGCTTCCTTGCGGATGGCTTGAAGTTGAAGGTTCGCCAGGGCGAGCTTTGCCCGGTACAGGTCGCACTCGACGTGCGCCCGTTCGTGGCCGTTCATCATGTCGAGTTGCGACGTTTTGGCGTCGTCCTCGTCGATGATGGCTTGCGCGGCGGCGATCTTGGCGACGAGGTCCGCCACTTCCTCCGGCGCTTGCTCCAGAGGCGCGAGGAGCGCGGCGAGCGTCTCCAGAGCGTCCGGGACTTCCGACGCCGGGCGGTCGTCACCCTTGTAGCGGTAAGACTCGTCACGAGTCAGGCCGCCGAAGAACGCCAGGGGCGCGCCGTTGAGCGCAACCATAGCTTCGCCGATGGCTTGCCGCCCGTGGACCGCTTGCCACGACTTGGAGCCGTGGCCGGCGTCGTAGAGCTTGAGCGCGCCGCGAACGAGGTGCATCCAGGGCGAAGGCGCGGCTTGCTCCACGCAATAGGCGAAATGTTCGTCAGGGATGTACGGCATAGGCTAGGCCGCCTTGCCGGAGCGTTCGGCCAGGGCGGCGCGGGCGGCTTCGGCCGCGCCGTAGTACGGGCCGCGCCAGTCGTCGCGGGTGAAGTTGGCGGACGGGCCGGGCGTGTAGAACGTCGAGCCTTCGGCCTGAAAGATCGCGATTCCGGCGGCCGTGGCGCGCTCCAGGGCCGAACCGTCCGGGATCGTCGCGAAGGCGTGCGGAAGCGGCGCGGCCGGGGCCTTGGGCGTCGCCGGGTCGGCGCGGTACGCCTTGAGCGCTTCCGACATCGTCGCGATGAGCGGCGCGAGGCGGTGACGCTCGCTAAGGCTTTCGGTCCGCTGATAGGCGCTTTCGAGTTCCAGGCGAGCCAGCGCGACGGCGGCGCCCAGCTTGGCCAGCGTCTCGTTACCGGCGGGCAGGGTGACGGCCGGCGCGGCTTCCTTGTCGATGTCGTCCGCGACCTTGTACAGGTCGCCGATGATGTCGATAGCCGGGCGGCGTTGTTCCGTGGCGTGCAGGTGCGTCAGCGGAAGGATGCGGTTCGCGATTTTGAGGATCGCGAGCGAGTGCGGATTGTTCATCATGGCGGGTGTCTCCCGAGGGGTCGATGATGTGACCTTACAGGCCATTTCTTAACAAAAGGTTACTAGCGACCGAAGCGGCGAACGATCTTCGCGACCTTCCGGCCATCCTCGACCGTTGGCAGGGTTTCGACCCGGAAGACGACGACGCACCGGCAACCGCTGCAATCCGTCTCGTTCACGGTCCAGCCGGCGGGGAGGTCCAGCTTGCCGGCGTCCAGGGCGCGCCAAAAGCGGTCCGGGTTGTCCAGCCCATAGGCGACCTTGAGGTCAGACCACGGCAGGCGCGGGGGCTTCGGAGCGGCGGCCGGCTTGACGGGCCTTTCGCTCATGGGCTCGCCAGTCAAGGCGAGGTGTGCGGCGCCCAGCGAAGGGAAGGTTTGCGGCGAGCCGTCGCCTAGCGTGCCGGGGCCGTTGGCGCGGGCTTCCCAGACGCCCCGGCCGATCCTCTCGACGCCCCAAATCCCGATTTGGTAGCTTCCGGCTTGTTCCTTGCGAGCCATGTTCATTTCAGGGCCTTTCCAGGGCTTGGGCGGGCCGTGAAGTCCGCCCGGTTGCGTTAGTCGCGGGTCCGGCGGCCGTCCGCCTCGAATTCGTATTCATTGGCCCGGATATTGTCGGCAATAGCGTCGTCTTCGCGCTCCGCCTCATAGGCGGCCATGAGTTGGCGCCAAATCCAGTCCATGAAGTTGCGCAGTTCGGCCGCGATAGCCTTTTCGGTCGTGTCGTCTACGTTCGACTCCTCGCCGTCGTCGTCGGTGACGAAAACGTCAATATCGACGGTGTAGGGGTGTACGTAGTTCGTCCGGCCGTTGCGGGTGATGTCCGCGACCAGTCGGCGGCGGCGGCGATCTTGGAAGGCGTCCAGTTCGGCCGCGATGGCGTGCAGCTTGAGTTCCGAAGGGAATTCGGCCTTGATCGCCTCCAGGGCCGGCTTTTCCGGGGCCGCGTAACGGCCCTCGAAGCTGGCGCCGTCGCCTTGGCTGTAGAAGCCCGACCAGAGAATCGCCGGCTCGCCGTCGCGGTCGATCTTGAGGGCGATTCCGAGCATGTCGGCGATGCGCGCGACTTCCTCCAAGACCGGTTCGGCGAAACTGTTATCGCCGGAGCGGTCTTGCATGTCGCGGAACCAGTCGCGCGCCTTTTCTTGGGCGGCGGGGGTCAGTTCGTCATACTCGAAAACTTGCTTAGTGACCGTGCGGGCCATGTGCGTTCTCCAGGGGCGCGGGATGCGCCGGCAGGGATGAACCTACCGTCTATTTCTTAACAAGAGGTTAACGCGAGATTCTTTTTCACGTTTACGGTTTGTTAAGGAATAGGGGCTAGGGTGTACCCATGGCCCGGCAGGATCGGGCGCGGCGGGGCTCTTCGGACGGCAGGGGCACTACGGCGAACCTGCCCGCAATTTCGGAACATGGTTAACGCGCCAGACACGCTAAAGGCCCGGCGGGGTGCGCCGGGCCTCCAGGGCTTAGCCTTCGGTCTTGGGCTTGGCGAAGACGCGGGCGGCTTCGCGGCGGATCGCCTTGACCCGGTGCGCGTGGTATTCGGCGGCCCGCTGATAGGCCTTGCGCAGGACCGGCCCGACCTTGTTCCGCTGATAATCGCCGATGACGCCGGCGAGCGATTCCAGCAGTTCGGAGGGCGGGACGACGCCGGCGCAGAGATAGGCCGTCGCGATTTGGTCGGCGAGGTTCATTCCGCCGCCCGAGAGGGCGAAGCCGTGTTCCTCTTCGCAGAACGGCGAGCCATCGCCGAAGCTGACCAGAGTCATGACGGGGCAGAATTCTTGCAGCAGGGCGGCGACTTGTTCCGCGTCGGTGCGATAGGGCAGGCACACCGGCCAAACGAAATTCATCATCGGCGAAAACGATTCTTTCCATTCGTGGAAACCTTCGGTTTCCTCGAAACGGTCGGCGAGGTCGCGGGGCGCCTCACGATCCGGCGAGCGGTCGGCGGTGCGCTTTTGCGCTTCGGTCAGCAGGTCGGCGGCGTGGTCATTGATGGCGCCGTACGTGACCGGTGGCATGACGATATCAGCCGTTTCGCCCCGGCCGTCCTCGTCACCGTAAAGGACCGTCGACCAGTCCTCGATACGTTGCGAGGCGGTCGTAACGTTCGCCATGCTCAAATCGGGGTTCGAGAGCAGCGAGAGAGTCAGTTTGCGGGCCATGTGGCCTCCCGTGAGTTTGGGCGGCGGCCGATCCGCCGCCCGTGACTAGAACCTACCTCCTATTTCTTAACAAGAGGTAAACGCCCGGAAGTTTTTACAGGCGGTTGAACGCGCCGCCGAACAGGGCGGCTTTCAGGCCCCGGACCTTCGGACGCGGCGCGGCCGGCGGCGGGGTCTTGGTCTTGCGGGTGGCCTTGGGCGCGGCTTCCTTCGGAGCCGGGGCGGCCTTGGCCTTGACGGGCGCTTTCTTGGGCGCGGCCTTGGCGTCTTGCTCGCGTTGCACGGTCGCCAGCTTGCGGCGCGTGGTCGGGGTCTTGTCGGTCGTGGTCATGCGGACTCCTTGTCCTGAGGGGTTTAGAGTTGCGCCAGAGCCCAGCGACGCGCGGCGGAGCGCGAAGCCTTGGGTTCTGACATGGCGATTAGGGTTCCGTCCGCCCTCCAGGCGGCGCCGTAAAAGACGCCATCGGGGCAACGGGCCGTTGTGACGTAGGGGCGCGCGCTCACGAGGCTAACTCGTCAACATAGGCCCACGTCCCCGGCTTGCGGTAGGGCTCCGCCGCGTCTTCGGCCTCGTCGTAGGTTTCGAAGCGGCCGGGGAGGCGGTCGCCCATGGGCGAACCGGCGACACCGTGAACGACGACGAATCGCCCTTGCGTGCGCTCCAGGGCGGCGCGCTCGGCTTCCTCGTCGGCGGCGAATTGGCGAAGGGCCGCGAGGCGTTCGGCGGACGGTTGCGCCATCCGAATCGGGCTCACGTCTTCGCCTTGCGCCTCCAGCCAGTCGGCGACGAAGGCTAGGGCGTCGTGTTCGTCCAGGGCCTCTTGAGACGAATTAAAGTCCGAGCCGGTGGCGCGATCTTGCGCCAACTCGACAACCCAAACGAGGGTTTTCAGGACTTCAGCCGGCGGCTTGTGCGTCAGGGCGCCGGCGCTCGCGCCGATCAGCTTTCGCGGAGTTCGGCGCGCGCTTGCGGCGTCACGTTCTGATTGTTCGGCTCCAGCGCTTCGGCGGCTGCATAGAGCAGCTTTGAAACGTCGTTCGCAACCTTGATTTGGTCGGCGAGACGGTAGCGTTGCGACATGGGCTTGCGCTCCAGGGGATGTGGGCGGCGGCCGATCCGCCGCCCGTGCTTTCCTTCTAGCCTCTATTTCTTAACAAGAGGTTAAAGAAAAGCGCTTTCCACGACAAGGCGGGCGGCGGCTTCGCGGGTGTCGTGGTAGCCGTGGCGCGACGCCGATTCGAGGTCTTGGGCGGGATAGTAGCGCCCGGCCGCATCCTTGCGGATGATGTAGCCCAGACCACGGGCGGCGGCGATCACGTCCCCGCCGTGCGAAGCGATGATGACTTGCACCGGGTTCGCCCCGGTTCCGGGCGTGTCCGGGTTCGCTTGCCACGAGTCGGCGAGGTCGCCCAGACGGGCGCCGATGTCGGCCGGGCTGGCGTAAGCGTGTTCGCCGCCATTGGTCGCGATGTCGAGAAAGTCGCCGGCTACGTCGGCGGTTTCTTGGCCGCGTTCCAGGGCGAACGAGACGACGCGGACGGCCGCTAGAACGGCGTCATATTCCGGAGTCGTGAGGGCGAGAATGTGGCGGGTCATGGGCTTGCGCTCCAGAGAGGCGGGCGGCGGCCGATCCGCCGCCCTAGGGGGTTAAAAAGGGGTGTCTTCGTGCATGGCGTCGCGCTTGGCCTTGTCGGCGGCGATCCCTGCGGCGCGGTCGCGGTCGAAGCTGTAGCCCTCGCCGTCATCATCGCCCCCGAAGCCGCCGAAGTCGTCGGCCTCGTCTTCGTACCCGCTCCAGCGCGAGTCCTTTTCGATTTCCCGGCGAACGCACCCGTTCAGATAGTCGCCGAGTTGAAGGGCGTTCGTAATCCCGAACGACGCCCAATGCTCCACGTCATCCGTGAGGCGGAGGGTGTCGGCCGGATCGTTCAGCCACGCGACATAGGTCGGAATGTCCATTCCGGCGAGGGCGCGCTGAAACGCGCGGCGGGCCTTGCGCTCTTTGCGCTTGGAGGCCGGGACTTCGCCCCGGATGATCCGGGCGGCGCGGTCCAGGCGGGCGGCGAGGGCGGCTTGCGTCGTCATGTCGTTTTTCTCCGGCGGGACCGTCCCGCCACAAGAGCAACCTACCGCCTATTTCTTAACAAGAAGTTAACGCGGGAAACTTTTTCGGGGCGCTGAAAAACGCGCAGCCCCGCCGTTGCGCCCCTACGGTTCGAAGAGCCCGGCCCGCCCGGTCCCGCCGGGTACGTGATCACCTTAGAGGCTATTTCTTAACAAGAGGTAAACGCCCCGGCTTTTCGGCCGGGGCGCTCGCCTTAGGCTTCGCTCATCACGCGGTCGAATTCGTCGCCGCGATCAAGGAAGGCCACAACCTGCGCTTGGTTCGCTTCGAACGTCGCGGAAGGGCTGAACATGTCAATCCAGCCTAGCAGGGTGTGACCTAGGGCGCCGCCGGTCGCCATGGCGTGGCGGATGGCGTCGTCACTATCGGCGAACGCGGCATCGAAGCCGCCGCCCCGGCGCGTGGCCACCCAAGTCAGATGGCCGATTTGCTCCAGGGTCCGAACGGGAAGAGTGCTCATCTCAGGTTCTCCAGGGCGGGACCGTCCCGCCACAAGAGCAACCTACCGCCTATTGCTTAACAAGCGGTTAAGACGGAGTCGACGGCCTCCAAAATTCTCGCGTGGTTCGCGGCGCACCGTTCCGCGTGTCGCGCCTCGACCAAGGCGCCGGCGCGGTCGCCAGCTAGGGCCAGGGTCTGGGCGCGCTGCGCATGTCCGGCGGCCTGCCGCTTGAAGGTCGCCAGGAACGGGGCGGCCTCCGCCTCGATAGCGAAGGGCCGGGACCGCGCCGCCCTTTCGAGGGCGCGGCCGACTCCTTTCTCAACGTGGCCTATCCAGCGTTCCGCGCGGGCGGCGTTGCTCATCGCCCCTCACGGATCAGCCGGCGGATTCCCTCTTGGGTATCGGCCGCGTACCCGCCGCCGCTCCAGCGGAGGGCGAAGCCCGGCGACGTGTTGCGCCAGACAGTGACGCCGTAATATTCGAAATACAGGCGAGGCTTGCGGGCGGGCTTGGGCTCTTCCGGCGCCGGCTCGATGTCGTACCAGCCGCCGCGCTTGATCTGGGCGAATTCCTCGCCGCAAATCGCGTAACCGGCGTGGTACTTGTTCCGGGTCCGGATGTGGAAGCGGCGGCCGTCGTTCAGGAGCATCAAGGCCAGGGGGCCTTTAAGCATGTGATCGTTCGGGCCGATTTCGACGCACGATTTCACGCGCTCGGGGTACTTTCCACGATAAGCCATGTGACTTGCTCCAGGGCGCGGGATGCGCCGACAAGATGAACCTAGAGGATATTTCTTAACAAGAGGTAAACGCCCCGGCTTTTTCGGCCGGGGCGCTCGCCTTAGGCGACCTTGGCGGCTTCGATCATGGCGAACGTCTCGCGCCAGGACTTTTCGAGGGCGGTCCAAGCCTCCTCGCGGGTCTGGACGGTGACGGTGCAGCGGGCGGCCCGTTCCTTAGGCGAGAGGCGGCGATTCCAGTGCGCGGCGAGGCGGTAAGCCTCTTCCTTGGCGTCGGCGGGGAACGCGATCACCGTTTCGGAGAACATGCCGCCGAAGCGGTAGCCGGCGCCGCCATCGGTGTTGACGACGAGTCCGCCGCCCGTGTCGCCGACAAGGTAGAATTGCCCGGCGAGGTGCGGGTTCGCGGCGACGCTGGCGCGGGCGGCTTCGATCTTGGCCAGAATGGTTTCACCGGTCGCGCGGATCGAGGCGGCGGCGTTGGTCTGAGCTTCGTTCATCGGTTCATCTCCAGGGCGGGACCGTCCCGCCACAAAGACACCCTAGACCCTATTTCTTAACAAAAGGTAAACGCGAGATTCTTTATCGCGTTTACGGTTTGTTAAGGAATGGGCGCTAGATTGGACCTGTAGCCGGCGGGACCGGCGGGGCCGGGCTCTTCGAACCGTAGGGGCGCTACGGCGGGGATGCGCGTTTTTCAAAAACATGGTTAACGGGCTGGGCAAGCGTTCGCCCGGCGCTGGAGGGCGCCGGGCTCCGCCTTAGGCGTCGCGATAGTTGGCGAAAAGGACCGTCGCGGACCTGTAGGGGCGAAACTCCAGGGTGTCGCCGTGCGTCGAGGTGACGCCCTTAACGCCCGTCAAGCCCATGGCGGCCTTGGCGCGCTTCATGAGTTCGCGATTAAACACCTTGTTCGCCTTGGCGTAGTTCGTCCCGCCGTCATACCCATAATGGGTTAGCTCCGGCATGGTCACGGTTGCCCGGCGAACCCATGAGTAATTCGCCTCTCCGGCGAACGTGTCGGTATATTCGATGTCATAGACGTGCGACACGGGCGACTCCTACTTGAAGGCCAGGAAGCGGCCGGACGCGTCGCGGACGCTCTTGACCACGTTGCGGGGGAACATGGCGCGGAAGGCTTCAGCGGCGGCGCGGGCGGTCGGATACAGCGCCCGTTTCATGTCGCCGTGAAACTGCATCACGTCACCGGGCAGGGACCAGAACACGGCGAACGTGTCGCGGGGTATCTTCATGCTGTCTTGAGACATGCGAGACTCCAGGGCGCGGGATGCGCCGACACGTGAGACACTAGAGCCGATTTCTTAACAAATCGTAAACACGAAAAAGATTCGGCCGTTAACGTCTTGTTAAGAAATAGATGCGAGATTGAGCGGGTCGGCGGACAACCCCGCCGCGCTCTTTGACATCGTGAGGCATCATGTACCCTGCATCTGACGTGCAGCAATCGCGCGAGTTCGGGCGCCCTATTCGCCTGACCCTTGTGCAGTTCCTGCGATACGTCCAGAACGACCGCGCCAACGACATCAAGCAAGCTTGCGAATTGTTCGCAGCTATGATCGTCGGGCCTCTTCGTAAGGTTCCCGGCGCCGATACCGCAACCCGCATGGCGGAGCGAATCGGACACGGCCGGACGCCCGAACAAGCGGCGGCGCGAGAATACCTCTACCGGTGGCGCCTCGCTCTGGACGCCCGCCCGCGCAACGCGGCGGCCGTTTGGGGCGTCCCGCACACCTTGGGGCTGTAGCTTGATCAAGCTAACGCCCCTCATTCTCGCCGCGCTCATCCTTTGGGCGCTTTGGTAACCCCTAGCGCCGGGCGGAGACGCCCGGCGCGCTCTCCAAGGTGAATCCATGGCTTTTTCAGGCCCGATTCGGATTATGGAAGGTACCCGTTACGCCCTAGACAGCTATGGCAACGGCGCGGCGTACACCCTGCGAAACAAGATCGCCCAAACGTCTGTTTGGCTCCAAGGTGACGACGCGGCGACCTTCCGCGAAGAGCTAGAGGCGCAAGAGGCCGCGCACCCGAACAAGAACCCGGATTACATCCTCTCTTGGTTGTGGGATGACTGCGATTATGGCCTAGCCGCGCAATCTGACGACTAAGCCGGCGCCGGGCGGGAAACTGCCCGGCGTTTACGGTTTGTTAAGAAATAGAGGCTAAGGTGTAGATGTAGCCGGGCGGGACCCGGCAGGGGCCGGGCTCTTCGAACCGTAGGGGCGCAACGGCGGGGCTGCGCGCTCGCAGGGCGTTAACCCTAATGGCCATTAGGTATTACCGGGTAGTGCCGAGTAATACCGGCCGGGCGCGTTAACCCTAATTCGTAACCCTAACAGTGGCGTTAACCCTAACAGTAGTAGTGTTAGTGTGCATCGCGGTGTTAACCCTAACGGGGCATTAACCCTAACGCCCTGTTTACCCTAATTCGTAACCTTACCTGGACCGGTAACCCTAACGAACGTGGTTAACGGGCCTGACGTTTACCCTAATCGACCTGGGCGGTGGTCTGGAGCCGGCGGGATGGAATGGCGTCGCGTCAAGAAAATGAAATGGCGTCATGTCGAGTCGCCGGAATGGAATCGCGTCATGTCGAGTCGGCGAAATGGAATGGCGTCGCGTCAAATTAATGGAATCGCGTCGAGTTTTGCGAATGAAATGGCGTTTTGTCGTGTTTTTCGGCCGATTTGAGGCGTTTTTAGCCCAGAATCGGGCTAATCCGGGCTCCTGACCCTGTTTTGGGCTCCTGGAGGTGGGATAGGAGCCGGCCTGACCTCGATCGCCTTGGGAGAGAGCGATCGAAGCCGCCTGCGAGCGGCGGACTAGCGTCTGGAATGCCCTCGGGCTGGGTGAGGGGGTACCGACTAGCGTCTACGACGTGCAGGCCAGGGAGACCGGCTCCCGAGAGACAGTAGGGCACGATCCTGGCGGGCTGGCAAGCGTGGCACGATAACGCAGGGGCGCGGCGCCGGCGACACAGTCTCGTTTCTGCCAATTCAGGACTGCGAGGAGGTCGCAGGTAGGTGGGATTGACAGGAGAGGAGGGATGTGTCTGGGCCGATACAACCAAAATCGGTTGTGAGGTCGAAATACAACCGAAATGGGTTGTACGGGCTGGGATTATGTTGCGGTGCAGCAATATGGTGAGAGTCACGTTTGCGTGGCCGGATATGTCCGGATAGTCACGTTTGGCAAGGTGGTCGTGTTGATTTCATTGAGGTTTCTGGGATGGGGCTCTGTCCGGATATGTCCGGATTAAGGTCTGGCCGGATGACCGGATCGGGCTGGGCGTGGCCGGATTTGAGATGTGACTCTGTAACATGTTGAAAAGATGGGAGGAATTGTGGCGACAGGTCGGTGAGTCACATTTGCGTTGAAGGATGACTACAGTCAGGCAGGGCGCGGAGCGGGCGCTGCCGATGTTGAAATGGAGCTAAAAGGCTGATTTTTAAGGGATTTTAGGCCCAAAATGGGGTAAAATCGCCGATATTTCTGCCGATCTGAGGGTTGGGCTTAAATGGGAGGCGATTCGGGCCGGAAATCTGGGTGAATTTTCCAGGGTCCCTGGCTCCAGAATTTCCCAGGGTCCCCGGAGGCAGAATTTCGAAGGGTCCCCCGGTAAAATTTCCAGGGTCCCTGGCCCATGAATTTCGAAGGGTCCCCAGGGTGAATTTTGAAGGGTCCCCAACCTGCGGACCTCGATCGGCGGACTCCGTAGGTTTGGTGACGGAGGTCCGTAGGTTTGAGGGCAGGCGCCGGCGGCTGTCAGCGCGCAGACAGGTCGAGGAGGCTGTCGACGCGCTGATCTCGCAGCCATACCGGAGCAGTCTGACCGGGTAGTGCTGGGCCATACTCCAGGTAAACTCGGGGATTTTAAGACTACGAATTAGGGTTACCGGTCGGGCGCGCAGTAACGTAAACAAACATGGTTAACGCGCCCCGCAGAATCCCAGGTGTCTAGAGCCCGAGATTTGCCCCACATCTATGGGGTGATGTCGAAATTGGCACCAAATGTAGATGAGCGCTCGGGGTCGGGGCC